CGACTGGGGTTGCTAATAATATCGTGGTTCCAAATGCGGGTCTTTTGAATATCACGCTTTTGGCTTCTTCTTACTCGGCAGCTCCTGTTACTCGGCAGCTCCTGGGCTAACTTCTATCCTCGATGCGTCAGCTCAAGGCGCGAATACCGGAAACGGAACGACTAATCCGACGATCAGTTTGACGACGACTGAAAATGGGTGCGCGGTGGTGAGCGTGATTATGGATGCCAATGGAACTTTAACGGCTGGCCAAACAGCATTGTTCTCAGGGGCGGCAGGAGCAGCTACTGACCAATATGGCAGTCAGTATGCCTTACAAGCCACTGCGGGCGCTATCGCCATGAATTGGACGAACGCGACCTCGGCTCGTTGGGCAACTAACGCCGCCGCTTTTAGAGAAACTTCGCGCAATTCGATGCTGACCGGGGTAGGGTCTTAAAAATTTTCTTGGGTTGTTTATTTTGATCGAGTATGGAAGGTGAATTCACTTAAGGAATCACCCCATGGAAACTTTTTTCAAAAGCCTGAGATCTCTTTTTAGAGCTTACCGTTATTGGAAGCTCAAAAGACAAAGACAGCAACTGATTCAGATCTAGTATCTGATTACTTAGATTTTTTTCTCAGTTTCCAGACTCGAATCAACCGCGAGTGATTGGTTTTTCGAGCACTTTTCCGAAAGCGGCCTGTCCACGCCCATTCAAATTGGCTTTTGAAAATGCTGCCTGCCGAATTGCCGAGATCAATTCCCATCTCGATCAGACGGGCTTGCACTTGATCGGCATCGCAGGTGTGGTCGGGGGATTTCAGCGCGATTTCGCGAGCGATCCTCCTGGCGATATCGAGTTCCGCAGTCCTAGAAGTTGCGGCAAAAAGCATCCCGAGTTCTTTAAGTGCTTCACCTTCGGCTAAATCGAAATCTTTTTTATCCATGGCTTATGATTTACTGAATTAGCACAAAGACTTTGATCCACAAGAAAGAAGGAAGTAACGCTCAGCATATAATTAGTTTTTGTTGCCATTGGTCTAAACTTCTTTTATATTCCGAACTCTCTCAAATTGTAGCAGAAGCATTTGTTCATCACTCGTTTGTTTTGTGTACTCTGACTTCTCCCTCTTAGGTTTTACGTTTTTTGTTTCCTAAGAGGGAGAATCTCCTAAAAAATCAATCTCATTTCAAAACAGTAAAAACCAGGGGATGATCTCCGATAAAATTATTTACTGTTTGAACAGTGCTGCCGTGGGCGATCTCGTGGCTTCTGCCCCGGCTTTGAAATGGGCGATTGAGACTTGTCATAAAAGGGCCGAATACCGAGTCGCCTTGCTCCCAGAGTTCAGGGAGTTGTTCCCCTTTGTTCCCGGCGACAAAATCATCCCTTTGGCCGAGAAATATGACCCGAATTTTTCCGTTCGGAAATTGAATCTCGATGGAGGCGGTGGAAACATCACTAGGCTCACGCCTTCTCGGTTCAAGCTCACGCACTATGCTTGTATCGGTCTTTTGGCTCGGATTATTCCTGACCAGCATTTAAAATACGTGCCTTTGCCTGAGGTGGATATTTCGCGCTACAACGTGGACTTCACGAATGCCGCTGTTTTCATCGTCACTTACCGAGACATCACTCGTGCTTGGAAAGGCGATGAGATCATCAAAACTGCCGAGCATGTTTATAAAAAAGGCTTCACTCCGATCTTTATCGGAAAACTCGGCGGCATCTCGATCTGGAAGACACTGGCGGTTTCGGATTTCGTTTACCCGGGCTTCGGCGTGGATCTGACCAATCAGACCACCTTCCTAGAGATGGCCACGATCATGAAAAAATCCAAAGTGGTTTTCGGGATGGATTCAGGACCGGTCCATATCGCTTTCTCGACGGACACGTCTGTCATCGCAGGTTACACCAATGTCGCCCCGCAATTTCGAATCCCGCCTAGGAACCCTGGGATCAAAACGGTGGCAGTCACACCAGGAATTCTTTGCCAGTTCTGTCAGAGCGATTGGAATTTGGATTTCTGGAATTTCCAGAAATGCCCAAGAGGCCAAGATGTACCCGATTGTACCAAGGCCATGGTGTCGCAGAGCTTTATTGAGGCCTTTGATAAATTACAACTGAGTCTGAGTTGATCGGATCTTCTCATGAAATCCTATGAAGCCAAGTGTCTGAACGAGAGCTGTGATAAAGCCACGTCCCATTCGACAGGTTATTGTAAAGAGCATAGGCTTCATAAGTGTGAAGTTCCCCCTTGCCCGAGGCGGATCGGGCATGAACACAAAAGGTGCCAAAGGCATCGAAAGAAAAAGACAGAGGCTTAGCGTGGGCGTCGATCAAGAACTTGAAAAGAGACTCAAGGAAGAGCAAAAAATTACCGCTCAAGTTCTAGAGCTGTGTAAAAAGAAAAAGAAAAAAACCCCGCTCTCGTTGGAAGCAGCCAAGCAATACTATTTGACTCTGGGGTTTTTAAGCGGAATCAAGTTCGCTTTAAAAATCCTCAAGCAGATCCGAAAGTTCTGAGCGATAGATCTCGTAGTGTAGAGACACGCGGGTTCTAATTCATGGCGGAAACGGCCATGAGCAATAATCTGCAAGTGCTAGTCGGAGTCGCGACCGACCCTCTCACACTTCTTCTTCTTCTTCTTTCTTGTAACGCCTTAAGTGTGGCGTCACCCAGATCAGTTTGACTTGAGAGTTCCTAGTTCCGCATCTCTGCCATCTCAAGAAGGTTTCGATGAAAGTGGAATCCACATGGTATTGAACCGGCTTGTGATAGTTCCATGAAACCAAGGTCACAGGCACCGAACACTCGTTGATGGGTTTTCCAGCATCGCGCCTTTCTTTGAGCTGCTTATTGGAAAGGTGATTGGTTGTCGGTGCTTCAATCAAATCTGGGTCAATCGAGTTGACGAACAAAACAAGATTGATCAGGGTTCTAAAGACCGTGTTTCGAGCTTCAACTTCCTTTTCACTCATCTGCACGTTAGCGCCGTCGATGAAATCAATCGTCTTGTATTGGTTTGCTAATTTGGAGAATTTCTCGTTTTTCAACTCGATCAGAAGCTTGGAGATCCCCATGAAATTGAAAAGCCTAGGCACCCCGTTTCGATCTGGGCCAAGCATGGCTTTGTATCCTTGCTCTCGCTTGATCTTGTCTTTGCAGACATAAGAAATCCAGATCACTTTTTCGGATTCCACTGCACCGGGTTTTAAAGTGCTTTCTTCGGCGGGACCAATAAAAACATAAGCCCCTTGAACCTCATCACTGTCATCGAAGATTGCCCCTTCGGCAAAAGAAAAATAGCCAAAGAACCTCTCGGGCAAAAGATCGACCGGGATCTCTCGGTCCACTTTCATCAAAGCTTGTGTGAAATCCTTGGGGATATGATAGATCTTGGGCTTGGATTTCTTAGGGAGTTTTAAAAACTCGTGCTTGAATTTCCAAGTTAGGAAAAAATGAGTCGAGAGGTTGGGATCGAAATTTTCCCAAACGGGTATAAATTGCAAAGAGGGGTTAAACTGTTTCCAGGCAGTATCTTGTTTTTCGATGGGGAGCGCATACGCTGCGAACCTACGCGCTTCCAAGTCATAAGCGATGTTGTTATACAAACGCTTATAGATATCGATCATGTCCTTTGGACCCCTTTGGCCCAAAACAATCTCTGGATGTAAAATCTTATTTATTTTCACGGCTGTAATTCTCCTGAAGAGAAACGTTGTGGGTAAAGAAAGCTTGGGCCGATTTGAGGTCGGAGAACTCTTTTTTCAGCTCTTTGTTCTGCAAGAGATTCTTGGCGATCACATAATACCGCCCTTGATCTTGCGCTAAGGTCAAAACTAACAAAGCTTCGGCATAAGTTTTTTGTTCTAGGATTTTCATGTCATTCCTTCCGACAACGAATGGACCAGCCCTCGTTGTTTTTCTCTCGGAGCCCGGGCTCCAATTTTCCACTCCAGCGTTTTAAGATGAGCCCCTCAAAGAGATTCAGACTTTGATACTTCGAGAAAAGCTCACCCCAGTTGTTTTGAAAATTGGTCGCAACCCAAACTCCCGGGGCCAAAGCTTCAGCGAATTCATAGGGAGTGGAGATTCTTTGGGAGAAGATCTCAGTGAGAATCTTTTGGCGGTCTTGAACGGTGGTGTTCACAAGCCATTCCCCACGGTAGACCAAGATGTCAAAAACGTAGCAGAGGTTTTTCCAATCCTTGGTCTGACGATGGATCAGCTCAAAGTTTAAAACGATCGGGGCATAAGCCTTCAAGGATCTGAAAAAATCCTTTTGCTCCTCGGTAAGCTGATGGGCGATTGCCGCATTGTGCCTATTGAATAGCTCAGGATCGGTATCGATCAGGACCATCTGAGTGTTAGCACCCTTTAACTTCGCTTGAGCAAACCAATCGGAGTCTTGCTCTAGCTTCTTAAACCAAGAGCCTTGGGGCTGAACCAAACCTGTTTGGGGCCTTGGAGGCCAAATGTATTGCCCTCGGTACTTCATGCGGCCCCCTTCATGACAATCCAGGTGCTACCGCCGTAGAAGGAAAAATAGTTTTTGACCTTCTGAATCCGATACCCGGTGAAGCCCCGTTGGTATTCGATGACTTCGTGCTCGGTGTCAAAGATGGGTGAAACCCGGTGACCTGAGGCGTTAACTGCGCAATACCCAAATAGGATCTCGTCTTTGCTTAAGCTTGACGATGTCATTGTTTCCCTAGCATCATTGGACTTGGAACAAGTGGTTTGTGCCATTTCTATTTTATTCTCCTTTTGCCCGGGCACACGGACTGCGCCCGGGCATTGTTTTTCAGAGAATCAGCTCAGCTCGTGCGGATTTGCTGCACCGGCTCAAGAAGTTTGAAGGCCGAGGTTACGAGTTCTTTCTTGCCCTTCGAGGCGATTTCGCTCAGGGCGTTGTCCTTGACCTTGTACTGCGTTTCAAAGAGGCTCAGAGCTTCCTTGATGCCGAACTCCTTGGCCAAGGCTTGAAGGATGCGCTCTTGGGTCTTGGCATCCAAGCCATCGCGAAGCTGGATCTGGTCACGCTCGATATACTCGCCCAAGCCCTCAACTTCGAGCACTTGTTTCTTTTCTTCAGAAACGGTTTTAAAATTGTTTTGAACGATGAAGGTGACCGCTCCGGTGTTGCCGACCAGTTTCAGGTTTTCGAACTGCCCCATCACAGCGCGAGAAGCGTAGAGGTCTTGGCCGATTTCCTTCACTTCGGAGTTCAGGGAGTTCTTGCGGGCTTCGAGGTCTTTGATTTGAGCGCAGACGGTGCGGTACTCGTCCACGAGTTCGGCTTGGTTGTCTTCCAAAACGATTTGCGGGTTCTGGGATTTCTTTGCGGGGTTCTTGGTTTCGATCTGATCGAGCAGAGAGGGGATTGAGGCGGCGGACTTCTTTGGCTTAGGCATTTGGGTACTTCCTTGTGAAGCGGGGGTTTGGCGAGGATTTTAATTTCCAGCCGTGTTCCGCTTACAAATCCAGAATACTATAAATATAAATATATTCAAACAAAAAATATCAAGAATTATTATTCAATGAAATTGAGATATTAGGTCAAATGGGGTGGGATCGAAAGCAAGTGAGCTTGCCCTTCTTTAGTGACTTCCTGAGCTAAGTCGAGTTCACTGTTTTCTGTGAGGGCGGCTTGGGCTTTCACGACCGGGCAAACGTGCTTGAGGTCGTCGTGGTGGTTTGCACCCTTGGATGAATAGCCGCTGCCTCCCATATCGCAATAAAGACACGCTGAGTTATCTCCGTCGTGCGGGGATTGTTCGATCAGGAACTTCAAGGCTTCTTGGAACTGGATATGTTTTTCTCGGTAAAAACGTAGACCCGCGAAAAACCCTGCTTTAAAAGAGCCTCGGTCGGGAGTGAACCCTTCGTTGTCTTGGGATGGGTAATCTTCCCATGCTTTTTTGAACGCTTCAAACTCTTGTTGGGTCATGTAGGAAAACTAACCCGCAAATTTTCCGCCGTAAAGTAAAAAAGGGGAGCCGGTGTGACCGACTCCCTGTGTGGGATTTATTTCAATTCGGAAAGAGGTTGATTCAGCCAAGCGTTGGCGATCCGAGAAGAACCAAAGATGCCGATCAATTTGTTGAGGATGAAGTCTTTCATTCCGTTCGCTTTCTTCCGCGCTGCTGTGTACTGGAATAAATTTTCCACTGTTGTTCTTTGCGTGCTGAAAGTTTTTGAGATGCTACGAAAAGATCCCACACGTAAATGGACATGGAATAATCTTCAGCGGCAGCTTTCTTGATTTTCGCTTTCAAAAACTGCAAATTCTTTGGGATGTAAAGAGAGAACTTCTCATGGATTCCGCCGCGAGAAGGTTTGGATTTTTTCTCTTCTCTTGATTCGGTGGCTTCGATCTCGTCGGGAGAAAGCATCTTTCTTTTTTTCATGTTTTCTATGATGAGATCAATCAGCACCGAGGACAAAGACTTCTCGCCTTTCGTGGTCGTTTGGTTCAGCAGGTCTTGGAACCAATCCAGTTGGGGCACAAAGAGCATAATAAAAGGAGTGCTTTTAACTGGAGCTTGTTGTTGCTTGCTAGTGGTCATAGGTGTGGTTTTACTGGATTCCGTTAAGCTAGGCATCTGTTTTTTTATTTTATTGAGGCACCGGCTTCCAACCCAATAGATCTTTTCCGCGCCATTCATAAAATTACTCCAGAATGTTGGTGTTCTTGTATTGAAACCCATCGAAGTGAGAGACTTCATTGTCTTTGATCACTACGCTACAAGAGGAGTAAGGTTGGGTTCTGCAGAAAGGCTGATTCCTGTAATAGAAGATCCATTGATTGTTGCCCGCATCTAGAACTTGAGTGGGTTCCCCAAAGCGCGCCAAGACTTCGCGTTTAGATAAACCCTTTTCGATCTTTGCTTCTTCTGGAGGAGGAGGGGGCGAATCTAGCTCGGTCGAATCGTCGTTATCGATTCCTGGAATCGCTTTTGGCACAAACGAAAAGCTCACCATCCTACGGCACTCGACTTTGTCGTTTTTCTTTTCGCAAGTCGTCCGTTTGGGATCGGCAAAGACAGGTCTTCCTTGGCAATCACTAGAAGCTTGGCAGAGAACATTGAATTCGATCTGAGCGTGAGCAAGAGCCTTCAGCTTGGCCTCGGATTCATCTGCGCCTAAGCCCACGCCACACGCCTGGATCGTGGTTCCTGACCGACGAGTGGAGGATTCCGTGCAAAGCCAAGACTCCGAAGCCAGAACTTCAGGGATGGACTGTGCAATCAGAAAGCCTAGGTAAAAAAGAATCGTTCTCATACATTCACTCCTATTTATATTTATAATAGGAGTAAATATACTTATAATCAAATCTTTTATTTATTATGCTTAAACTATCGTTTTTATTTGATTTTCTTTTTAGGTCGCTTTGTGGCTTTCAGCTTTGCCCTTGTTTTCTTGGCCACTTTTCTGGGCTTTTTGGCCAAACCGTGGTCGATGGCCCATTGCTGCCTAGTTTCATCCGACCATTGTTTGTAAAGCGGGTAGACTTTGGAGATGGGTTGGGGGGATGCCTCGTCGCCGCAGTAGCCTAGCCAAAGATCCTCAGTGTCGCTCGACCAAACCGGCTTTTGTCCTGACTCCTTGAATAATTCCAAGGTGCCGTCAAAGAGCTTGGCGACCCTAGCTATGGCGGATTTCTGGTTGTAAATGTCCAGATCCCCATCCCAGACCATCTCTGGCTTTTCCTCAGGATGTTTTTTAAAATAAAGACGCGAGTTGCAGATGCAAAGCGGTGGGGCCAAGCGCTTGGAAAAAAGCGTAGGCCGATAACCGAGCACCGAAATTAACACCTCACCCAAAGCGACTTCCTTTTTTGGGCCCTCGACTCGGTGCTGAAAAAAAGGATTTATTTTTTCTTTTTCCTTATCCATGAAACGCACCTTGCTCCAATAATTCTTTAAAAGCTTTTTCGTCTTCTTTAACGATGATTTGAACCTCGTGGTTAATCTCTTTGCTGCCTACTGATTTACTCACGGAGCCGCGCACCTTGGCTCCGACATAGCAATAGTGTTGCCCAGGGATTTTGGCGAAAAGATAATTGTCGTTGAAATAGATTCGAATATTGCTTGGGATCTCTGGGTACTTGCTCTTGAGAAAAAACATGCAGCAGCCAAAAGCAAAGGGAAGATTGTGGATCGGAGAGGCCAGCCTTTTTAAAGGCATCACTTTATCGGAGTGCTCCAAATTCGAATAACATCCAGGGTGAAGCCCAATGATCCCTACTTTAGGGTTCATGGCCGCTTCTATAAATTCAAAGGCCTTGGGATCAACCACAATGTCATCGTTGAGAAGACAAAGCGTTTCGGTCTTGGCTAGGAAAGCCCCTAGGTTCCAAGACTCGCTCACATAAAGATTATGCGGTGGGGTCACGACGAGAAATTTCCCGAACTTTTCTGTCTGCATCACGCGACCGTGATATTCTAGTTCCCCAGCGTGAGCCAATTCCCCATACTCAGCAAACTCGATGTTCTTAAAATTTTTGCGATTGTTGATCACAATCACTTCTTCAACAGCATTGTTGTGCCTAAGCTCGTCACAGCTTCGCTTTAAAACTTCGCTTAGCCAAAGAGTCGGAATAATTGCGGTGATTTTCATGGAGGCAAAAACTCTATCATCCTAGTTGTTATACACCAAGCATAACGCCCATAGTCAAAACTATTTATTTTGACGCAGAGTAGTTGGTTCGGTAGACCATTCTAGAAACACAACCAAGGGGTTTTAGGGTGATTGTTTTTTCCAGGTTCCGTGTAACCAACGCAGGCCCGTTTAAAAAGATCGATCTTGATTTGAACAAACGAGGTTTGGTCCGGTTAACCGGTCCAAACGGTATAGGCAAATCGAGCGCTTTTCATCTTTTCACTCAGACCATCTATTCGACTAATCCCAACGGGGCCAAGAAAACAGATCTTCAATTTGAGCACGATGAAAATTTTTTAATCGAGATCACCTTCACTAGAAACCAGTCCGAGTACGTGGCGGCGCAAGCCATCAAGTCAAAATCCCTTTCACCTGAAGGGAAGAAATACGGCACTGGGGTTTATCTTTTCCGAGATGGTCAAGACATCTCCATGCACCGTGACCCAGACACTCAAAAGTTGATTCGTCAAACCTTGGGGTGGTCCTTGGAAGAGTGGTACGGGTATGTCTATCTGGCGCAGAAATCCACGCACACTCTGATCGAGGGCACTCGTTCGGAGCGGCAAACTTATCTATCCGCGCTGTTTAATCTCACCCCGCTTGATGTGTTGGCCAAGCATTTCTCAGAACAAGAAAAAGAGATTGCTGAAAAAATCGAGATCGTAGGGCGGTGCAAAGAAGAATATAATACCAAGATCTCTTTGCTAGCCGGGAGAACCCAAACCGCTTTGCAGCAAAAGCTGCAAGAGCTGGACTCCAACATTGAGCACCTAGAAGAATCCCTGGAAGTTTTCCAAGCCAAACAGGTCAAGTACGAACGCGCACAGAGTTTGCTAAATGAGATTTCAGATTTTCCCGATACACGTGAAGTACCTTTACTCGATAATCTCCTTTCAGATTTCAGGGGTCTTCAAGCCGAGTATGAAGCTTATCGGAAAATAAAACGGGGAATGGAGGAAAAGCTCAATGATTTGGTGGAAGTTCCCAACACTCAGATCCCCCTCGACTTTCAGCATATCCTCCGTTCCCCAGATTATGACGAGGTCGGTCTTAGACAAGAGCTATCGGCTCTGGATCAGATTCAAAAATCTTTACAGGGTGTGCAAGCTCCGACTGACCCACACCTGCCAGAAGATTATGAGTCAGTATTAGCTTCACCTGACATCGATTCTGCCGCTGTCCTTAAAACCACGCAGACGATCGAGGGTAGACCCGCTGCTCCAAAAGAACAGCGACCTCTTCCAGAGCAGATCGAAATTTATAACAGCTTGGTTTTGTCGCTCACGGAATCCATCGCTAGCCTCAAAGCCGAGATCAAGCCTTTAGAGTTTGGGGGCTCAGTCTGCACGACTTGTGGAACCCAGCTTGATTGCGAAGACCGGAGCGAAAAGCTTCAGTCTAAAAAAGAAGAGTTGGCTCAATTTCAAATCGATCTGAAAAAGACGCAAGCGGATCTAAACGACAGTTTAATTCGGGATAGGTCTTGGAGAGCTTACGATGCGCTGGGGCCGGATCGGTCGCACGAACTTCCCGCACTCAAAGTCTCTCTGGCTTTGTTTGATAAAAAAACCGCTTACAAAAAGCTTCGAGAACAAAAAGAAGCCTTCAAAAAATACGAGCAGAAGCTTGAAGAACTGAAGAAGATCCCGCCCCTAAAGGAAAAGCTTTCTCTTTATCAGAAGAAAAAGGAATACCTGAAACTTCAAGAGCAAGCGGCTCAATATCAAAAGTATATCGAAGAAAAGACAAACTTAGAAAACGAGCTTCAAAAGCTTTCTCTTCAAGGGTTGAAAGACCACTCCAAGGAGATCGAAGCTTTGCAGCAAGAGCACACCCAAGCTTTGAAACTAGAGCGGATGGAAGCCGAACTTTTAAAGCTCAAGGGATCACGGGATCAGTCCGCAAAGATCCAAGCCGTCAAAACGGAACTTGCTTCCGCGCAGACGCTCAAAGGGTCCTTGCAGCAAGAGATCACTGAGATTGAAACTCTTTCAACTTCCATTCAAGACCTTCAAGGCAAGATTGACGCAGGCGAGCCTCTTTATGTGAGGCAAAAGCTTTATCAGATCCTAGCCAAAGGCTACGGCAAAGCCGGGCAGCTTAGAGAAAGGCAGCTTGCCAAGTTTTCCCACTACCTAGAGCAGGCTCTGTTGGCCCACACGGCTCGCCAGCTCCCCCAGCACCGCTTTAAGATCGTCGTGGATGATGGGATCGATATCTTGGCGAGCAAGAACGGTGGGAAGCCCTATGACGTGAAGTTTATGTCAGGCGGCGAGAAAGGGGCCTTGTCGGTCGCTTTCTTGTTTGCCTTAGACGACCTTCTCCCCCCAGACCGAAGAACCTCGATTAAGATTTGTGATGAAGTCGAAAGCGCTTTTGACAAAGAGCGAAGAGCCGATTTCATTGCCCACACTTTGCCTGAACTCAGGAAAAGGGCTGAGACGGTGATTGTCATTTCCCATGCTTCTGAAGCCAACGACTCTTTGTTTGACGCCACCTGGGAAGTGAAAAACGGAAGCATCGTGGAGAAAGTTTCTGAAAGAAGAGAATTTGAATTTGAGGAGATGGAATTATGAAGTTACAAGAGTTTAGAAAACAAGCTTGTGTCGGTCAGAAGTGGGCGATCTACCACCATATCTTGGATAAAAATCTTGGCGAGCGAGAAATCTCCAGACTCATTCCTCGCGGTGTGGCTTTTAAAGACGACAAGGGAGAACTCTTGCTCTACTACCCTAAGCCCACCTCCGTTTACTCCTCTTGGAAATCCGTGGATGAGAATACGTTTCAGATCTATCAGCAAAAGGAATTGGTGATGACTTACAAGAGATTGTGTGGGGACGACCTGCAGTAGGAGGATTGATTTTTTGGGAACAAATTTTTACGTTCGTGGGTTTAAAAGTTCGGATTACCCAGGCGGGCATCTTGGAAAAAGAAGCGCGAGTGGGCTATTCTGTTGGACCTGTCAGGTTTCTCTTTTTAAGACAGAGAAAAAATGCTTCCAGTGTGGAGCCGAATACCAAGAGAACTTTGAGGACAGTTCGGTCGGAAGAGAGCTTGGGTTTAATATAAAACAACCTGCGGTTAAGACGGGTGTGGCCTCTTGCTCTTCTTTCACATGGGCGATTGAACCTGAGGATCTAGAACTTTGCTTGGAGAAATATGGGGGTGGCCTTACTTGCCCTTGTTGTGACCGAAGGTATGAAGACATCGGCAAAGTGATTGAAGACGAGTACGGTCGTCTTTACTCCTTGGAGGAGTTCAAGCAAGTGCTGTTAGAGTGTCCGATTGAGTATTTGGATATGGTGGGGAAAGTCTTTTTTTAAAGTGGAGCTGGTGATAGGGGTCGAACCTACGGCCTGTCAAAACCCCATAAAATTTTTAGCGTAGAGCACATTTGGTTATTGCCATAAATAAAATGGAGCTACGGGCGAGATTCGAACTCGCGTGGGCTTTCGCCGCTGGTTTACAAAACCAGTCCAATCAACCACTATGGGACCGTAGCGATGTGCTAATAGCTTGTATCACAAGATGATTTTAGTAAAGAGCAAAAAGGCCCATAAGTTTAGACTTGAGTAATTATGAAAGTAAATGAATCGTTCGATCCAGAGTTAAAAGCCGCCATGGAAGAGATAAAACCCATATTGGAAAAATACGATTGTATGGCTAGTATGGTTCTCATCTCTCCTACCCATAGTGAATTTTTGTATCATCTCACTACTTCATGGTCGGTCATGAAATTGGAATCCGAGAGTTTGAGATTCAGAAGCAAGAAAGAAGATTGGCCGTCTGTAGAGATTCAAAATGAGGCAACTCAGAGCAGCGTTCACGCGCTCACAACCATTATCGAATGGACTCGCAAGACCAATTCGGCATTTAGAAGCATTGTCGAACAACTCGGTAAACACATGAAGATCGCCTGGGAGACTTGGGAATGATTGTGTCTCACTGTCCTGAAGAAATTGCCCGCGCCGCGCTGGAAATGATGGAACGCCACTCCGACATACCGTCAATGCAATCTACCGCACCCCATCCCAACGGATGCGCTACGAGGCTTCCATGATTGACAGTAAGGATGCCGCTATCCGAGCGCTTCGAGCTGCCTTGGGTGGTGAGGTCTTACTGTCATGAAATTCAGAAAGAAGCCAGTCATCATCGAAGCCATGCAGTTTGACGGGAGTGATAAAAGCGCCCTAGAAATTTGTTTCTGGTCCGGAATGTCATCTCTTTTCGATGAAGGCACACTAAAGATTGAAACTCTTGAAGGAACCCTGACGGCTAGCCCAGGCGATTGGATTATCAAAGGCATCAAAGGGGAATTTTATCCATGCAAGCCGGATATCTTTGAATCGACCTACGAGGCTGTGTAGAGGAGACTCTAAATTGACCTATCGATTCGTGGCTGCAGTCGAGCATTACCCTAATTGCAGGTCGTGTGACTGTGGCTACGCTTCGGGCCTTCGGTTCTTCAAGTCCCTCCGCGAAGTCCTAGAGTGGGCAAAAGAAAACCGGCGTGACTATGCTTTGTCTGAAGTCTACGGCGTTAAAACCGGGAGAGTCCGGTTTGAAGTCGGGTACGAACTCGGGAGGCATTGCTGTACTGGGGTTACTTTTAAAGCTAAGGGGCTTTCAATTCGCACCATCGATAACGGCAAGGGGGATCTGATATGGGCAGCGGAGTAGAGAAAAGGATGCCTTGGGACTTAGACCCCCTTCAGCTTAATTGGTTCGGTATGGCTATTGGGGCAGGGTTTTCCATCACAACCCCTCTCTTTAGGTTGCGTTATGCCGACCCTGAAGTGTATCGTTGTTTCTCTCTTGTGATCCATTTCATGGGATTTCAGCTTTGCATCACAATCCCTCTTTGGATCGAGTACAGTGGCATGAGGTGAGGTTCTTTGGGGAATCGTCCAATGGCAGGACACCAGATTTTGATTCTGGTTATCTAGGTTCGAATCCTAGTTCCCCAACCAACTGCTCTCATTCTTAGCCACTCTAATTCGAAGTAAAGGTTTGGCTAGCTTCATCGTATCTCCAGCCAATATGAGGGATAACTTCTAAGTGATCCACTCGGATGCAGTGATCCCAGTCTTTAAACAATTCAAGGACACTAGGATCATCAATGACTATGATGTTTTTAATGACTCCATCTTTAATTAAAGCGTAGTTCATTTTATTCAATCCATTCGATCACGATAAGACCCGCAGAACCTGCGTAGCCCCCACCACCAAGGTAACCGTTGCTTGCGGAACCAGCACCGCCAATACCGCCGCCTCCACCGCCCCCACCTCGACCCAAAGTGCCTGCACCAACGCTCGTAGCATCCGCTCCGGTTCCAATCCCATAACCCGCGCCACCACCTTGACCCCCACCACCGCTTGGGGTTCCCAACCCAAATTGATTAAATGTGTCTACCAACGCAGCCGAACCCCCAGCCCCGCCTGAGGGCTGAGACCCATTGTTCAGACTCGTAGCTAGGGTGGCTCGACTTCCTCCGAAACGATCATAAACAGAACTGCCACTCAAGGCAGAGCTTCCACCACCTCCGATCCCCGTAGCTCCGGCACCGGCTGTTGCGGCTGAAGAAAAAGCCGCAGCTTCTCCGTAATGGTTTGTGTTGGTGCTGCCTGCTGTGCCACCGGTTCCATTACCCGCAACGTTACGACTACTTCCCCCAGATCCGCCAGTGCCCCCAGGTGCTCCTACCCCGGTGGAGAAATGACTGAAGGTCACAACGCCTTGAATGCTACTGTAACCCCCATTACCCCCATTACCCCCACTACCACCCGAAGTAGGCCCACTATAAGAACCGCTAGAACCATAGCTCCCACCTGTACCGCCAGCCCCGATGGTTATGGTGTAGCTTGTGCCGGGTGTAAGAGTGACCGCGACTCTTTGAAGCTGGCAAGAGGCTCCCGCACCGCCACCGCCACCCCCACCGCCATAAGCACCACTCACAGACGAACCCCCACCGCCTCCACCGCCTCCACCACCACCCGCACCCGGCCTACCGTAAACAATGTATTCGGTGATGCCTGCTGGGGCAGTGAAAGTTCCAGAAGACTGAAATATTTTTCTAGTGATCTTACTCATTGTTGTTACACCATGAACCAATCTGTACCGTTACAGATAAAATTCCAAACACCCCAATTTGTCCCTAAATACCTATTCGCGTTTACTCCATCTATTTTGTTTGTCCCTGCTGGAACAAGAGTAATGTTATTGGCTGAAGCTGTCCCTATAGAATCTTTGATTATGACTAGCATCCCAGAAGAGCTAGCAGCACTAGGGAGGTTGATCGTTTTTGCAGAAGATGTATTTACTAAATAGTAGCCTGCGGAAGTAATCCAATAAGGGGTTGACGTGACCGAAATCAAGTTAATCGATCCACCCCCGGATAAATTCCCATCCACGATCGCTTGCTTCAGCGTCTTGTTGAGAGAATTGGCTGTAATAAAGATCTTATCGTCATTAGGTAGATTAGATGCCGTCAGCCCCTGGGACTGAAGTTCTGTGACGCTTTTAATATCTTCATTTTGGATTTTGGACATATTTATTAAAATAATACCTTTTAGTGCGACTTTTTGCTAACATCTTAAGTAAGAATGATGCTTCAAAATCCCTTAGTGCTCCAAGCGAGAGAGTTTGCCGAAAGCGCCCATCAAAACCAAAAACGAAAATATACGGGGCTACCTTATTTCACTCATTGTGAGGAAGTCGCTCAGATCGTGGCTTTTCACCAAGGCACCCCAGAGGAGATCGCGGCAGCCTACTTGCACGATACTGTCGAAGATTGTAATGTGACTTTGGATGAGATCGAAGCCTCTTTCGGAAAAGAGGTCAGAGATCTCGTCGATCAGCTCACGGATGTCTCTCGGCCCGAGGATGGTAATCGCGCCAAGCGTAAGGCCATGGATCGTGAACACTACCGAAATGCTTCTCCTGGGGCTTGTACGATTAAGCTTGCGGATCTGATCTCCAACAGCCGCACCCTTGCCGAGCACGACCCGAAATTCGCTAAAGTCTATTTTGCTGAGAAGAAGCAATTGCTTCCGTTCTTAGCTTCAGGGCACCCGAGCCTTCTGGCTCAGGCTGAGTTTTTGCTCTGGACACACTTGATTATCGATGACGAGGCCCACCATGTCTAAAAAGAAAAAAGAAGCCGTGACAGCTCGGTTTGATCAGGGCTATTGGATCTGCGACACCTGCGCCAAAGAGCGCGGCGGCAAATGGCCCGAAGGCCATGTCGCCACTCTTGCTGTGAAAAAGTGCGGCTACTGCGATGGAAAAAACCACGGCGTCAAAGAGGCAATTGCTCCGTGGGTGGATTATAACTGGACGAATAAAGAATTAACTCATATCGCAAAAGTGCGCCGAGACTAAAAAACAAAGATCGGATCGAAATTACTGCTCACGTCAAAATGTAATTTCATGTCATCTCGAATGACAAATACGTTGCCCGATTCGAGAGCACAGACAAAGCCGTTTCCTTCCTTGTACTGGGATTTGAGATGCTGCACCAAATCCGAAGCAGAGTTGAAAACGTATTGCTTAAACAGAGAATCCGATTGTTTCTCGAACAACTGAATCATACGGCACCTTTATCTGAGGAGTGAAGATTTAATCTTCAGACAAAAATGGCGCACCGTAAAGACGGTTGCTGAAATTTATTTCACAACAAATCTAGTCCAGATTGAGCACGCTTCTGGTTTAAGATCCCAGCCACGCTCTTTCGATAATCTTCCGTAAGTTGCAGATCCAAAAGGATTTTGGACAACAGTTCTTGGAAGTCTTGGAAAGTGACGCAGCCCATTGCTTTCCCTTCTTGCTGAAATACCTGAGCGCGTTTAGCGTCATCTAAACTGAAATCATCGAGGGGGGTTGGGAGAACGTGCTCGGGCAGATCCCAATCTTTCTTCTTGGCGGCCAAAATTTGATGAGCTTCAATCGGTGTGTGTTCTGGGTAGGTATCTCCGTTAAGCTGAGATAAAGCGCTGAGTTTTTGATCTTCAGGTATCAAGAATCTTTTGGAGTTCGCTACACTTCGAGTCAAACCACTCAGGGTTGGCGTATCCGAGCTGGAGTAATTGCTCTCGGTTTTCTCGGAGATTTCGAAGCGCTCTAGCCACGCTTTCTCGTTCTCTTGGCGAGAGGGGTTCGCGCTCGTCGATAGATTTGCTTTCGATGATTTTTCGGTCTTCCATCTTGTCCTCATTCTATCACAAGCGTCTTTTGACGCAACAGCTAATAAACTTTCGCTATTTTCTAAACAACCGTCTAAATCTTGGACAGCCGCTTGGGTTTTCGATTCCTTAAGGATTTGATCCACCAAGGAAGCTTTGGCTGGCAAGACCTCTACAACAATCCCGCCTAAGATTTTCTTAGTCCTGCCTTTAATTTTATAAGCCACTTTTTTAGCTAGATTCGAATCCCTGAAATACAGGTGGTGTTTCAAAACTTGCGCTTTGGGTTTTTTACCGAGCGGAATCAGGATTTGATTTCCACCATCCACGTCTTCTCCGGTAACGAGCACTCCATCAAAGCCTTTCTTTTTGGCTAGATCTGAAATATCCCAGCCGTCAATCTCACCTTCGAAAAGAGGATTTTTACCTTTGCTAGTAAACTCAGAATCCCAAAGACCTTGGGTATTTTCGTCGTTGATCTCAGCGAGCCGATTGAAAGTCAGGTTGTACTCCGTGACAATCATCCAATTTTCTGGGTTATCGTCTTCTTCGTAATCTGGATCTGCCCAATCCATTGTGGTGGGCAAGGCTTCTTCTGCTGGCCGCAGATAGGTTCCTTGGCCCAACACCCCATCTCCTGGGTAGTAGGGATCGGCCTGAGAAATGAGAATGTCTCGCACAAAGCGCCAAGCCTTCAAGGTCCTAGGCTCGGCTTTGCTTTCGACTTTTCTTTTTTCCCAAAAACGCTTTGCATCCATCGAGCGGTCTTCGCTAGGTTCCACAGACAGCCCACGATCCTCCTCGACCAGATCCATCATTTTGGACATGAGGCCTTGGCGTCGATAGCTATCGAGAACCCACATATTTTCAGACGTGAAATGACTCTCGTGCTCACTAAGCCTGAGCCCAGCCACGATATCTTGATCTCGGATGGCAAGCACTCGGAAGCATCGCTCACCCTCGTAAGAACCGTAGCCACCCACCAAGCGGAAGCCGTTCCAGTTCTCGTCAAAATGGATTTCTGTTATTTCTTCTTCGATGATTTTTTCAAGCCCAGAAAACACACACGCAGCCACCACCTCGGGCAAGAGCACCTTCATGTAGTGGTTGAGTTCCTTGAGCTGGTTGCGACAATCGACCAAGGCGTCATGGATGTTTTCCTCGTCGTAGCCTGCAAGCTCTTTTCTGTCTTCCTTGGCCCCAGTCCGGTGGCGTGCCATGGCTTTCAAGGGGTTGAGATCGAACGTCTCATAGTGGAAGGTGCCCGGGATTGGCCCCCCATCTCCAATGTCAGCTCGATCCAAAAGGCCATTCTCGTACAAGAAGGCAAGATCTGTGTGAACGCAATCTCCGCAAGGGGTCACCTTGCCTTTGAGTTCCCCAAGCCAGTCACAGATCTTTTCTTTAGCTTCCCCAGGCTGAAGGTTGGATTCGTTGCAGCGCTCAAAGATATGCTCTAGGTGCTCTCGGTGGAAATCATTCTCAGGCTTCCCATCGTGTCTGAGGTACAAGACCAAAGGCTCGCCCACCTCTTCGTACTGGTTGTCCTTGAGCTTGAGTTTGAGCATCGCGATCTGAAGAAGCTTGTCGCGGCTTGGGATGACGCCTGTCATCTCGCAATCTAGCATCAAGAGATCTTCGGGGAGAAAACCAGACGATGTTTCATCGAGAGTAGCTGTCGTAGTATATTTTCCAAAAGGACGATTTGGTTGAGCCCACAATTTCTTTGCGTCCTCAGTACGGTCGTCGGATGGGATGAGTTTTCTGCCAGAAGCTTTCTCGGCATGGAGATACATAGCGGTCGCTATTCCTTGCCGCTGAAAATCTTCTAGAACATAGGTCCCAGCGTCCAAACTAAATTCTATTGCGTCTTTATCAGAGATGGGTTGAATCGTTTCTTGATCTAAAACCCTAAAAGCAGAGTATCCAACCTCTTTATTTTTAAAATTAGCCCAAACGCAAAATATACCGTTTGTATCTGCTAAAGTATTAAAAAGGTTGTAGCGCCCGTGTTTGGTTTTGATTTTTAATACAGGCTCTTTTTTCTTAGAAATTGCTGCTTTGACTTTGAGATCGAGATCCTTGAGAAAATACCCTTCGCCGTTAAAAAGAGCGTTGGCCCAAGGAAGGGAAACCACAAACGCATCGATCGTTTTTCTTTTCTTTTCGTAAGCTGTGATGAGCCTATGCGATCCGTCGAGAACCGAATAGTAATCCCCTACCTTAGCCACGATAATAGGATTTTTTAGGTGTTCTTCTTCGACCCTTCTACCGTGATCAAAGACTTCGAAATTTTCAGCGACAAACTCCATGGGGAACGAAACGGTTTTTCCAGCCGATACCGCTTTATCCCACTTGTCTCTAAAGATAGCCTCTTCTTCTGGGGGAACATTTCCATCGTCGTCCATATCCGCGATCATCAGAAGAACAGAAAAGGCATCTTCCAAATCGGGCTGATAGGGCTTTACCGCTGTTAGAACTGGATCTTTTTTCGATTCGACGTGATCTTCTTCAGTCCAATCGAAAGTCCTGACGGGTTTCACACAGCTCTTATCGTAGACCTCAAAAGAGATATGCCCGTTGAAGTTCTCGTCTTCCACCGCGCCACAAAACCCCAAGTCTCGAATCACGGTATGAATCAAACTCAGAGCTTCGTCATGAGTGGCTTGAGGCAACCCCAATGGGCCCTGAGTCAGTTTAGCAACGACATCGGGGCCGAATTTTTCTTCCACAAGCTTCTGATGCTCAGGCTTTCTCATGTCGAGAATCCTAGACAGATCGAGATGAAATTCATGGATACGCAGCGCAAACTCTTTGGCAAAATCGAGGCTATCGGTGAAATAAGCGCCCGCATCCCCATCCCCAGAGGGGATCTGACCTTCAGGCAGGAAGTCTGAACCGTGGTAGACTGTTATCGTAGAGTTTTCTAAGGAAGCTTCCGTAGAGACTCCGTCGATTTTTTTCCAAAGCTTACGGTAATAAAACTCCGATCCATCACCCAAAGCTTCTGGGCTTTGAATTTGCTTGAGTTCTTTGTATTGGGGATCTTTTTTGAAGACGTGTGGAAAATCTAAATCGGGATCAAATTGCCTTGCGGTGAAATCATAAAAAGTGTCTTTGATCTTAACAAGAGTATGCCCGATTTCTTCTCCTTGATTTAGTTCACCGATATCCGATCTAAGGGTAACCTTCGAAGACCAAAGTTTTATTGGTAACCCCATACTCTGAGCCATGTAAACGACAGCGTTGGAAAAGTCGGAGCATTGCCAGTAAGCTTTATCTGGAAAAGCAAATCCACTCTCAGCCGCAACTTCTTTTACAGTGTTGAGGAACTCATCTATGGGGTTAGATGCTGCAGACATTCTACCCATGCCGTGTGACGGGGCGCTGCTTTTTATTGGGGTTAACTCTTCGTATTTTTCAATCGAGTGATCAAAAAATCTTTCAAACTCAAGAACTACGTGGTTGGGTAGGCTTGAAACCCAGTACCCATTAAAGATCATTCGATAAGTGGATGCCGTGCTGGTTTTCACTTCCACTTTAAATTCGGCGTACCGAACTAAACCTTCAATCGGATCTTGCTCGGGTTCGTAATTGAGGATTTGACCGTTGGGTACGATCGCTACTTTTGATTCTCCAGAAACTTTAAACGGTGTTGGAGAAACGATCCAATTTAAAAACTCTTTTTTAGTTTGTTCAGGCAGGTCAGCGTTTTCGATGAGCGACTTGAGGTTTTGATTTTTCTCGCTCGTCTGAAGCAGAGAGACTTCGCTCGATAACGCCTCTTGTAGCGTCAGCTTCTTTCTGCGAGATCTTGCCTTGCTGGAGTAAATCTTTAGTGGCTTTTCCGAATACTCGCTTGAATCGTTCCAGAATCTGCTTGTTGATAGTGGCGGCCATACTTTCCCCAATATATCATTTTTTTGACTTGACGCAACAAATAAACCACGTTCATTTAAATCTAGGGATTCTCTGAACTTCTTTCCGTCTGGGGTTTGCATATCCCCAGGCAAGATTTTCTTGCCCGAGGCTTTCTCGATCTCCTGATACATGAGGGTGGCAAGACCTTTTCTGCGGTGCGCTTCACCCACCATCAAATCCCATGCCTTCAAATTCTTAGGGTCTTTGACAAGACTTGTGATCGCTTGCTCTTGGATCTCGCTGCATCCATTGCCGGTGGCTTTCATCTCTTGAACGAACTGATCGGCAGCTTCGCGAGATTCAAAGACGTAGCGGCCACCGTCAGGCCCATCGTAAACGTCCACGGCAAACTCTAGATCCCCTTCTTTGGGTTCGAGCATATTGGGGATCGCCCGAGCAAAGCCCACGGACTCGCCTCCAAAGTAAACTTCGGCGTTCCAGTAGTCGGTGCCGTTTTGTTTGTCTTCCCAAACTTCGATAGTATATCCAGGCGGAAGCTGCTTCATGTTTTAACCAGCCATTTCTTTTTCAGAAACTCAGCAAATTCTTTGACGTTCTTGAGCTTTTCTTTTCTTAAGATATCAACTAAATCGGCAATGCCTGCATCGGGATCTTTTTTGTAATTGTGGATATCGGCTAGCAAAGAAGAGACGAAATCTTGAAAGTACCAAGACAAGCTATAGAGCTTCTTCTGAGCTTCATTGGAAAGCTCTTCTTCTGAAGACTTGTTGTATAGTTCTAGGATTGGTTCGATGTATTTTCGCTTGGAGCTACTTTGGTATTCGTAAGGGTTTTTGACTTCCAAGTCCAAGGACTCCAATGGAACCGTTTTGGTTTTGTCCAAAACCTCAAATGCTTTTTGGTCTTCGTAAAGGTAGATCGGAATGTTTTTCTCTTGAGCAATCGCGTAAGCGTTTTTGATCCAGTTTTTCCAATTATCGTAAGTCAGATTCTTGAAGTTCACTAGGATATGGATCTCTTTAATGTACTGATCCGCGTTCTTGATCTGAGGCTCGCGAGACCAGAGGCGGTCTTCCATTTCATTTTTTCTTGGGTCGGCTTTTTTAAATGCAGGTCCCCAGTAATCCACCGCTTCGCCGGGGTATTTCTGGTTTAATTTCTCCCCATCCAAGACGAGTTGAACATCGCGGCTTTTGTTGTAGTGCCCGATCTTGGATCGAGACGTGGAGAAGAAGTAGAAATATCCCTCAGGTCTTTTGATGTCGTCCGATGCGGTGCCTAGCATCGTTGAAAGTTGGAAGGCGTTTTGGGTCAAGATCTTCTCTAGGCTATGAAGGCTTGTACCATGGTAAAGGATTTTTGAGAGACCGGCTTCTACCGTTTGGGCATGGGCAGCAGCCCTGCCAGCCTTAGTATCCAAGACTCGATAAGCGATACCCGCTTTCTTGAGCACTTCAATCGCCTCAGGCATCCACTTGGCGTTGTAGTTAGGAACCGTGGGGTCGTTGAAAAGATCCACCCTGAGGACGTAGGGCTTGATATTGAGGCTATCCATCCCTTCGGGCAGGATCACTGCCTCCTCGGCCTCTTCTCTGCCTGTGTGGGAAGCTTCTGTCTCTAGGTCGGTGGTCGGCAAAACCTTGTTGTGATTGGAAAGCTTAGTGCCATCGATAACGATCCTAGCGTTCGCGTTGAAACCCACCTTGTCTTCGTTGGAATAGCCCGCATTGAATTCCAGGCGGGGGTTCCGTGTGAAGGAAAGAAACTTCCGCCCCTCGTAAGGGCCGTACTGCACTCTTCGTTCACTGAATAGAGCGCCGTTTTTGAAGATCCCGACAATTTGGCCGACTGGGGTGAAATGATAAAGAGTCCCCACTTGCTTGGCTGAAAGAACCAAGCTCGATTGAGCGGAATCTCCGAACAACTGCTCTACTGCCCATTTAACGCCAGGGTGAATTTTCATGTGATTACCTACGTTAAAAATAACACTAAACCAAATTGACTTACTGCGTTATATCTGCCAATCTACTAAGATGATTCGTCAAACCACACCCGCCCAAATTACGGATAAAATCAAAAACTTCTGCCAGGGCGTGGCTCAGAAAGAACCTTTTTACGTCAAAGTAAAGCCCTCGGGAAAACACCAGGAATGCTTCTTCAACTGCTCTAGGTTCCTATCCACCCACCCAGGGTACAAAATCGTTTTTGGTTGGATCATTTGGGAAGCTCCTTGGATATTAGAAATGGAGCAGCACTCTATTATTCAAACTCCAGATGGCGATTTTTTGGATGTAACGCCACAAGCAGACGGCGAGGAATCCATCTTGTTCCTACCCGATGACTCAGCAGCCCCCTCTTTCATACTCGTGGTGGATCGGCCCGATGACATTGTCACTTGCCGTAAAGCCAACATCACATTCCCTAAGACACAGTCAAAAACCCAATGGGTCATTACTAACGTGGGGCTCTCTCAATTCAAAAATTCTCTTTCTGGGCTGAACGTTCAAGGGCCAAAATCACTCGAAGAAATTAATGCCACCTATGATTCTTTGTCGGGGCGGAAGCTGAACACCTTTTCAGATACGCTCGAAGACATCGTCTCGATGCTAGAAGGAGGCTCGGTGCTAGGAGGCCGCCACAGCATCAAAAAAACAAACCAGCCGCTTTCTTGTCTCAGCCATTTGTCGAACCCCAGCAAAGAAAAGCTGCCTAGAAATTCCCCTTGCCATTGTGGGAGCGGTGAAAAATATAAAAAATGCTGTCTCGAAAAAGATTTAAAGGGCTCAGTTTAAGAGCCCAAAATTTCTTTGATCTTCACCCACGCAAAATCCGTGTGCTCATTATTCAAAATGGGATTGAACTTCTCGGCCACCTCGAACAAGAAAGTCGTGTACTTGAACGAACCCTTTTGAAACACCGTCTTCTTTCCGGTGTCATGGTAGGCAGGGATCATTCCAATCTCCTCCTCAGTCTCCTTCAAAGCCGAAGCCTTGATATCCGTGGGGTTGCCCTTGGGATCGACGGGCACGGCACCCCCAGGGATGCCCCAGGTATACGGGTCCATGACCCAATGCGAGCGCTTTAAGAGCAAGATATCATCTTGACACCTGAACATGATGCCCGAGGCCTGAGAACCCCAGAAATCTCCCACGTGCCCTTCGTCTTCGTATTCAGAAGATGACAAGGTCTCAAATGGATCTGCAGTTGAAAACGCCTCTGCAGGTAAGGGCGTTTTGACTACGAGATATGCGGGAGTTTCTCGGTTCAATTCATCGTCAACGGTAGGACCAATCCCATCTTCTGGGTCCACGCCAAGTTGTGATTTTTTTACTTTCACTTTTAAGACTGTATTGCAACCACGCTCTTGTGCGAACCAAAGTGCGTTATCGTACTCATTTGTAACGTAAAGATACTTACTTTGCCCCCCGTGAGCCCCTGTTGGGCTTTTTCCATTCCACCCACGTTCCAAAAGAGAAGCGGCATTCTGGTTACAAGTTCCATGGAAAAGTTCCAACACCAGATCCTCGGCAGGGGATGAATGAATGCGATCTCCATCCTTCCACTCGGATAAATAAATGACCTTGGCAGGGATTGAACCCGGTCGCAGAATAACTTCCGACTCCTCAAGTCTGAGATCAAATAAGCTTGCAAGATCTTCTGGGATAAGATTCAGATCCACTAACACCTGTTCGGGAGAAACCGTGGCCTCAAGGATTAAGCCCTTCTGGCAGATCTCATCGCAAGCAAATTCGCTTTGCTTGAGCCAACCCAAATCGGTCGTCCAAGAACTCGGGCGCGAGTCTCGATAGGTCACGTCTTTCTTTTCAAAAGTGTCTAGACCCAAAGAGCGCAAAAGATGGCCTTCATGCCCACCTTCGGAAGCTCTGAGACCTCGGTAGATTGTCACGGGGGCTTTTGGTCGATACTGGCTTAAAAAAGCTTCCACTTCAGGGTATTTCGAATACTGATCCGCTTTTTCGTTACCCCAGTAATCCCAGGACCGAAAGAAGTTGATGATATGCCTAGAAATTCCGTTGATATCTTCTTTTTCACCGCTCGGAATATCATCCGAGTAGTCGGAGCTTTCCTCCTTAAAAGACGCCTGAACGGTGGGTGAAAGCCTTTTAATGAGCCATCCGTTTTCTAAGCTCGAATCCAGACCGTAGTATCTTTCACCTTTTTGAAGCTTAACAAGTCTCTCGGTTGTGATTTTAAAATCGAGTGGCAAAACCTTCACTCGCACAGTCTCATCGCCATTGACAATGACCTGTAATAGTCTGTGGTGCCCATCAGACACGACGAATTTGTTCTTGTAGGGATAGACCTCGATGGGGTCCTGAGTTTGCGCCAACATGCCCTTGTGTAAAGAGTCCACAGCAACTTCCATGTTGTTTTTGTCAGGCCAGATTTTGTCTATGGCTACTTCTCTCGTTGTGGGGGATTTAGAAGACTGAACCCCAAAAGGCCGATTGGGCTGATCCCAAAGCAAACGCCCTTCTCGACTTTTCGACAGATTCGGGGCAAACTTCATCCCAGTCTCTTTTTCCACGAAAACATAAAGAGCGTTGGCGAGACCTTGTCTGCGAAACTCAGGCTCAATGTAGGTATCTGTCGAGACTAAAAACCCAGGCTTATTCCAGGCCGCCCCATAAAGGAGCTGACCTACGGGTTTATCGCCTAGAAGAACAAAAGCGCGGCCCTCTCGGATCGAGTCATTATCCCCACGCATGGTGATTTGGTTTTCAAACTTGAACTCTTCATGAGTTTTTGGATTATCGAGAACATTATCCTTATTTGTTGCTGTGGTTGCGTAAACCACTGACGAGAGCGTCGTATTCGGCTTGCCCGTGCTGCTGAATAATTCTTGCTTTGAACTCAGGCTGTTCGAGTCGGTGAAGGGCTTTTTCGAAATCCCGGGTGTCAGGCTCTGGGAGTTCCTTAAGCTTTTTGTCGATGATTTGGTCAGCCAGTTTTTCTTTTTCGTCCATACAGCGCCTTTATAAAAGCTCTCGATGACCAGCGATGACGAGGTCGTAATTTTCTTTGCCGTACATTTGGATATATTTTTCTGGATTAGCGAGCATGTCTCTATACTCGGCTCGCTCCTCTTCGAGGATATCTCGGTTGGCAAGCCCGTATTCATCGACAACATCTTTGTCGAGGAGTTCATCGAGGGCTTCGCTATGAGGTTTGAGTTTTTTGTCCATACAGCGCCTTTATTATATTTATTTGGATTAAAAAAGTCAAGATTATCCAAGTCGTTGAAACTAGACAATATTATTTCGTTTTCGATCTCAGAGAAAGGAACTCCTTGGTCCATGTCCGAATCTTGATCTTCTGGTATCTTGCCTAAGATCTCGAATTGGCTGCCTGGGATTTTCCCTTCTTTTCTGACAAAGACGGTATAGCCCGCACCATCGTCTTCAATCTCGATGTCTTTTTCGGTCGGAAAGAATTCTAGGATCGTATCGCCATAGCCAGAATAGACCTTGTCTCGACCCACCCACATCAAAGTCCAGTCGGTTCCGAAATGACTTTTAATTACGTCCCTGAAAAATCGAGCACGATCTTGTTCACTCAAGTCGTCATCATGCAAAGTTTTCTGAAGCTCTTTGACTTCCTCGTCTGAAAAAAGCTCAAAAAACAAGTGATAGTAATTGAACCAATCGTGAAGGATCGAGTCGTCGCTGAAAGAGAATCGATTTTTGCCATCGTACCATTCAGCCCCTCGGGTGTGACTGAACCCATTTCTCAAAATTTCTTTTGCTGCTTTCTCAGTGGTGACGTGAAAATACCTTGGCAGACTCGCTGCCAAAGTCTTGGTCGAACCCCAGTCTTTCTTGAGGACATCTCGGTCTTTGAACTGAAGGGGCAACACCTTCACGCGAAGATCCCCCGGGAGAAGCTTCTCCTCTTTCACTCTTTCCCAAATATCATCCGACACCGTGATATGGGGACGGTAGGTGGGATAGTCGTCCTTACGCACAACTTCCAAGGCGTTGTGCATGTCCTCGATTCGAGAAGGCAAGCCCTTCAATTCAAGAACACGCACCTTCCCGTTTTGTTTGGAGTCAAACTCGACAGGCTCCCAAGTGAAGCTTGTGGGTGGGCTTAAGTCTTTACCTTTCAAGATCTCCTCGATCTTGTCTACTGTCACAGGCTCTTCGCCAAAGAACTTGACTGTGATGTGCGCTTCATCCACGCCTTCCATCTCTACTGGGTAGTAGAGGAAAGAAGTGGTGTTGGCGTACTTGTCTCGGATCTCTTCTTTGGTTGCCTCTTCCACTTTGGAAGCTTTTATCTTTTTGCTGACATCGACTAGCAAGACTTTTGGTGTCACCCCTAAGATGAAAGCCGCGTCCAAGCGAGTGTTTCCGCTCAAGACCTGATAGCCCTCGGGGGTTTTTAAAACGATCGGGTAGGGAATAGGATCGTTGTTTTCAAACCCTTTCACAATCCGTTTCACGTCGCGAGGAAACGAGTAGCCAGAAACCAACTCTTCGAGTTCTTCAATCGAGTCCGTATGGCTTCTCATTCGAGTCTGGTGATCAAGATCTGGAGTCCAAGTAACGGCCTGGGATTTATTGACGGACTTTTTAAAGTCCTCGATGTCTTCAAAGTATTCTGGAATCCATCCCTTTTTGACCTGCTTGATGACTTCCCATTCCCACTCTTGCTCGATCTGTTTTGTAGTGAGATTCACCCAGTTGGTGAATTCATAGGCCGCTGCCCCGAGCGATAAGCGGTAGACTTTAGAGTCTGGTTCATTTTCTTCTCTAGGGCCCCACTCAATGACATCTGGATTAAAGATGATGAGCTGGTCGGGCTCTCCACTATAGATAATTTCTTGATCATCTTCGATGCCATCGATCCCGAGATCTTTCCAAAACTGAGTGAATTTTTTTCTATCGTGGAAATAAGAGCGAAGGGTTGTAAACCAAAGGTAATCGCTAGGACCGTCCCCGAGCGCTTTTTGAATATCTTCTTCAGTTGGGTCATTGATGTTTCCGCCACTATTTTCAAGAAAGCTATTCCACTCGGAGATATCTTTTCTTTGCTTGGCGGCATTGAAAGCATCTAAACCTGTCTTGATTCCGGCTTTTTTCCAAATCTCCCACTTTTCAGTAGAGGTAAAACCACTGAGAAGTTTAATCTTGGTACCGGGCTTCAGCTTGGCATCCCAACGGTATTTCTTGGCAGACCACTCGCTTACATCGATGTAAGTTCCCTTTTTGAAGAGATAGATTCCCTCGGGGTCAAAATAAATACGACCCGATTCCGAGTGAACACTTGGTATCTCTGGGTGATTGGAGACATGGAAATAGGGGTAATCCACGTCCTTGATTCCAGCGGTATTCTTCTGACTAGACGTAGCCAAATCGTCTTTTAAAACTTTTTTGAGCTTCAGGTTCTGAACGGTGGTCACATCAAAGACCACCTGATCTTCGTAGTCGGTGTTGTGGTAGGCTTTCACTGCATAAGGCACCGTGAATTCAAAAAGATTGGGCCCGTATTTCAAAGACATTTCTTCAATATCTTTTTTGGTCTTGATATCTTTTTTCTCAAAAGCAAACGCTAGATCTCCGTGCCCAGCATACTCATGGTGAGTGAGTCCCAATCTTTCTGGTGCTTTTCCTTTGAACCCGGTTTTTAATACTTCATCTGGCTTTGCGGGGGTGAATCGATAGAGGGTGGTTCTTCCTAAGATTTTAGGGTTTTCAAAGTAGACTAAAGACGAATCTTCATCTTCTTCCTTTTGTTGGATGTATTGCGTCTCAAAGTAGGCGAGTCTTTTTTGTCTTCTTTTTTCAGGGGAAAGCTTTTTCAGTTCTTCCAGATACTCTTCGTAATCCCAGTTAGCTTGGTGGAAATAAAGTTCGATATCTCCGTCGATCGTCTCGTCGTCTAAATTCTCGAATTCTTCTTTAGCCTCTTCCAGCCATTGCTTTTCGTTTTCTTGGCGGTCGGCCATGTAATAGAACGTTAAAAGCTCGGGGCTGTTTTTGAGTTTCTCTTCTGGTGATATTTTCTTGGCCGCCTCGATTTCCAAGTCGGCCCTGGCTTGCTTGGGCAATTCAATCTCAAGCTGAGTTTCCCCGGGCTTGAGAATCTGGATGGGTTCGATCTTGGCTCTAGGCTTTAATTCGAACTCGCGTTCGTTCTCAAAGTGGTCGTACCCTCTCCAGACAAGCTTTCTAAGAGTCTTTCCAAAATTGATGGATTGAAAGGGAACCCGAGCCTTGACGATCCAAAGAGGCAGATGCGAGTTTCTGCCTGAGTAGTTATCGGCTTTGTGGTAGTCCCAGGTCCAATAAATGCCAAGCTTTTTAAAATCGATTGTGTCTGGGCTCTCTGCGCTGATCCCACGGTACAAGAGAACTGCATCTCCGTCGAACTCGCCCGAGTATTCTAGCTCTTGCATCCAGCGCGGATAGTCTTCTTGGAAGGCTCGGTCCAAGACAAATTCTTTTTGGGCTTCCTTGTTTACTAAATTATCAGGCAGATCCTGCCAGTTCATCGTGTCGCTTAAGATCAAGTCTTGGACTTTTTTATCTCGCATCGCAGCCGCGAAATGCTCGTTTAATTTGCCCAAGAAGGCCGCTTCGACGGGTATTAAGTTTGAAGTGATCTCCGCTTTAAAGTCTTCGTATGTGTCGTCATACCGGCACTTTAGAGCAACTAATTTCTCAAGAACAAATCTATTAACTTGTTGCCCGCGAGTGTCTCGGTAAATCCACTTCCCAAAAACGAACAAACGTAATGGGGTTTGGAATTTATTTAGCTTTATTCTAAAATATCCACGCTCGACAACACCTTCCAGCCGCGTTAAACCGGAAACTTGCTCAATATCTAATTTGGCTAGGTTCTTCGTAGATAGTGCCCCAGTTAATTCTTCGTGGCACTTGGCAATTTTTTTGCTGCTGTATTGTTCGCTACCCTTCAGATTCAGAGGTGGAAGCGGCGGTTGGAATAGACCCGTAAAGCTTTTTATAGCGAGCGAGGAGATCGTCGTAAACATCTTGTCCGAGGGCTTCGATGTAGGCTTGTGGGTTGGATACCATGCGGGCGTAACTTTCCCGGTCATCGGTTTCCCATTGTCCGCTGAATTCTTTTTTGAATTCCTCGTCCAAGAGTCTATCGTATTTAGATTCATCTCTTGCCATACATCTCCTATGCTATCAAAGTTTATGCCGCTGTGCAACACGGGACTTGAGTCGTAACCAATTGGAACTAATTGTGTTTTATTTTCTACACGATTGGAGTCATCCGCCCAAACGGTATCCATCGTTTTTTTGACAGTCTTCTCTAGCTCCTTCATGTCCATGGGCTTTTTATCCGCGCCCCGACCAAAGCGTTCGATCGATTCACCGACACTGTAATTAAAGCGGTGGCTGCCAGAGTAGTAGACGGATATCTCAGAGGGACGAGCCTGATTTAAATCGTGTGCTCTCGGGGATACCTTCCAGCTTGCATAATGGCCGGTGTAGGGCTTAGGACCATCGTAGACATGGACAATCCCTTCAAAGGTCTTCACACCCCATTCGGTTTTCCTTCGAGGCAAGACAAAATCGACTTTGCCATAGGGGGCGACCAATTCCTTGATCCGCTCCATGACCTTGATGGTATCCTCGTAACCCGTATCTTTGAGATCGATTCTTTTGACCACCTTGATTTTGGTCGGATCTAAAACCAAAAGCTGCTCTTCCCAAGCATGGATGACTTCGATGTCATCGAACACAGCGTCATAACCGAGATTACGCAGCGCCTTATTCCAGGCCCCTGCACTTCGGTAGCCTTTCAAGATGAAATGATTCTTCATCAGCTCCCAAAACGAATCAATTGAGAGCGTGAATTCTTTCTCTGGGATTTCAATTTCAAGCTGCCTTAAGATTTCTTTAGCCTGATCCAAAGTCAATCGGCCCAAATCCAAGATTCGAAGCGATGGGTCAATCTCCACCTCAAACTTGTAGGGCATGACTTGCCAGAAGGGCGCAGGGTTGAAGTCACTAGGGAACAAATAGATCCCGGCAGGGTCTTGATGAAACCCCTTAGGATTGATTGTGACCTGGGGTACTTTGGAATAGTGGACCCAAATCTTATCGTTAGCGTGCTCTGAGAAGTCTGCAAAGGTGAGAGTAGCCATCTCCTAAAAAATAACTCCAGGTGTTGGAATAAAATATGAATATAGCGGGGGCTTAACTACTGGCTTGGAGAAATTTATGGAACGCACACTAGCTAACGTATTAGGTCAAAGAGTTGAACGTGAACGTCCTACTCGAATCACAAAAGAAGAATTAAAATGCACAGTTGGATTTAATTCTTATTTAACCGTTTTTTCGATCCAATTAGTGCATCGATTTCCTGTCGTTACTGATTTAACTGGAATTCCTTACGATGAAGTGCAAAAAATAGCTGATTTTTCTGCAGCAAGCTCTTTGATTGCTTTAGAAACTTGGGGGCGAGTGACTGAAGAGCAATACAAGCAGCAAGCAGCGTAAAATTTAGCGGAGATGGGAAACCGTCTCCGCTATTTTTTTAATAGGGTCAGTATTAAAAGTTTTAACGCACACCAAAAACCAACTCTGCCTACCTGAATCAAATCCTCGCCGTGCGCGTAATCGAGCCAGTAGAGGCAAAAAAGGTTGACGTTTTGGTCAGGATAGCGGGGAAGTTTCCTTAGGTCCGTCTCAAACCCCATCTCTTTACTCTTAGAAGTCAGAACAAAACGTTTTTTATCAAATGTGTTTTTCCCAGAGAAATACTTTTCCACGTAGCGTTTGAAGACTAGCTCCGCGATCTCCACATATTTTTTGGGGGGCTTAAGCTGATTGGCTTTGTCGCTCGGCCAAACCTGCGTGTAAAGATCCGTGAAGGTCCCAATGATCGATGGCGTGGAGGAGATGTTGGTGTAATAATAAGAACCAAACTCTTTCCACTGGTAGTAACTCAGGTAGCTGTAAGGGATGCTTAAAAGATCCACCCCTTTGTTTTTGGTGATCAATACCAAACCAGCATGGATCACGACATCCGGTATGATTTGAAGAATGACGTTGTAAAAGAAACCGATGGCTTCATTTGTATTGTCATAGATCAAACAGATGTTTGCAGATTGAAAAAACTCGATCAGCTCAGTGCAAGAGATCTCGGGATCTAAAATACCGTAGGAGAGATTCCTTTTAGAAGATTCGTTGATGTATTGTATTTCTTCTTTCAGCCAATTCAGTTCGGCTGATTTCATCCAGAGCCCCGGGCGGAATAAATAGTGTAGGGTGTAACCCTTGTAGCTTTTAGTTATCCGTTTCACTCACCTGAAATAACAAGGGGCCGGTTGTGATTTTAATGATCGCACCGCCTTCAGGGTGATTTGCAAACTTCATTTTTTGACCTCTTGCTTCCACAAGATTCTGAATCAGAAATAACCCAATTGAATTTCCCTGAGCCTTGGTGGTTTGAATCCATTTCCCAGAATTCAATTTTTGAATCTGCTCTTTTTGAAACCCATTTCCATTGTCTCGAATAAACAAACAACTGTCTTTAATACCGATCTCAATTCTGCTTGCCTTTATTTCCACGGCATTGATGATCAGATTGTATAGAATTTTTGTGATCAAGTTTTTGTTTCCGACAACCACAGAATCCTTTTCAAGTACGATTTCCGCGCCTTGGAGCTGAGATCTCAATATGATTTTTAAGCTCTCTAGAATCTCGGAGAGCTTAAAATTTTCGGTCGTATTGTATGGCTTACTCAGACGGTTGATCTCTTCGATATAGGCCAACAAAAACTTGGAATCTCGATATAAAATCTCTATCAATTTTTTATTGTTGTCGTTATTTTCTAATCTCTTTAACAAGAAAATGGCATTGATCGGTGAGGTTAAAAGATTTTTAAAGTCGTGAAGAATGAGACTAGAGTGACAACCGATGTCCAAGAATTTTTCTGCGAGCGCGTCTTTTTGCTTTCGGGTGATGCTAACAAAGTTGTACCCGACAAAGGATAACAAGGTGGTGATAAGCACCCCGGCTGTGGCATCAAAGTGAAATTTACTAATAGCAGCAAGGTTAGTTGTTTCATAGACCGAAGCTGGGCTTAGAAAAATCATCGTAATCATTCCAGCCGCTGAGACGCCCATCGAAGGGTAAAAAACTTTTTTGGGGGCCATGAAAAAGATCCCAATCGGGATCACAGCTTCCATGTAGGCCAAGTAGTAGCAAGGAAAATAATATTGACCGTGAATCGAATAAGCTGCAATCGTCAGTAAAAACCCCGGCAGATGCCATTGACGATATTTTTTAAAATGGATTTGAACAATGATGACCAGACAAATGAACGCTGTTAAAACTCTCCCCAAAACATAAGAAAATCTCAAATAGTCTGGTAACTGGGGAGTATCCAAGAAAATCATGACCAGTGGTATGACAAGACCGAAATAAGTAACCGCTTTTAATGTTTTAGGTTCATAATCTAACATCATTTATATTTATAAAATACCTAACTTTATTACTCAAGAAAATTAAGGGAATTTATGTTTTCTAGAAATTGGTTGTTTATTTCCGAGGCGACCCAAAAAACTCTTTCAGACCAGATGGTTCTGATCGTGGGGACTGGGCTTGGCAGTAAAATAGCGGAGTTAGCTGTAAGAACAGGCTTTAAAAAATTCATTATTGCGGATGGGGATCAAGTAGAATTGTCGAATTTAAACCGACAGAATTTCAATCTAGAATCCGTAGGGCAAAACAAAGCGGCGGCCACCAAAGAGGCCCTGCTGAAAATCAACCCAGACGCTCAGATTCTCGATTTGCCTGCTTTCTTCGACCAAGAGGATCTAGAGCGTTGGGTTCCGAGAGCCAACTTCGTTATCAACACGATTGACTTCGAAAACGACAGCTTCCGGCACTGCAGCCAGATTTGTCGTAAGTACGAAAAGATTGAACTCTTCCCTACCAATTTAGGCTTTGGGGGGTCTTTGGTCGCCTTCAATTCGAAGAGCCCTACTTTCAGTGAGTTCTTTAAGACCGAGGATTCCGTTGTCTTGAAAAAGAAGATTCTAGAGTATTTGATCCTCAACAAAAAGGCCCCGACCTACATGAAGGAGGCTTACTCTCGATACCTTCTTCAGAAAGTGGGTAAACCCGACCCACAACTTGGGATCGGCGCAGCCATGACCTCGGCTTTGACGGTAACCACGATGGTCCGAGTTGTGTCTGGGGAAACCATTAAAACATTTCCCCAGGATTTTTATTACGTGGATGGCTCCTATTAGAGCAGCCCGATTTTAGTCAGGGTGTTCATCAATAGTGCATTCGATCCCACCGAAGAGATCTTGTAGGTGTAGTTATACATATTGCGGTAGGAGTAGCTTCTGCCCGCATAGGTGCCCACACCTCTGGCTTTTCGCACGTAAGCCATTTTGGCTGGGCCGATCTGCTTGTTGAACTCATCCATCATCCGAGAGGCTGCAGAATCCAAACCAGACGCCCGGCTCACGCTCAAAGTGACGCTTTGGCCCGAGAAGGAGAAATCGAGTTCAGTTTCCAGAATGCTTTGAGCCTGAAGCGCATACCAGCCAGCGGCCAAAAGCACCAAAGGCTGAAAGTCATCTGGGCATTGATCCATAATGTAAGTCGTGGTCGGGTAGGAAAGATTCACCATCCGCAAGCCCTGCGAGATGTACTCCAAGAGATCGGAGTCTTCATACGCTTGAAGACGGCCCAAGCGCTTTTGAAACTTGTCGATTAGCATTCTGAGATAGGTGATCAGAGGCAAGATGTTGGTGGAAACGGCAATCAGAATTTGAAACTGGGTGACTGGGATCGAGAACTCGGTTTCTTGAATCTTCCAAAGCGGAAGGTAGGCCGTATTCTTTTGGGTGACCCCCTGAGCCACGTCTTTGTAGATGACATAGCTGTCGCCATCTCGCCCGATCTTTAATCCGCCTTGTAAGGGCCCTGGCGGCTGCGTGGAGTCGTAAAAATCCACGACCACAGGGTTATCCTCATTCCCGCGCACGATCATCTTAAAATCGACTCTGTAAGGGATGACCGACGAGCGGTACATGACGCGGACGGCATCGCCCGCCATCGTCATATACTTGAGTTCTCTGCTCTGGCTTTGAGTGATGGCCGTATCCCTGACATCAAACTCTTCGACAAACGAGACTTGGAAATTCTCCGCCGTCAGCATGACCCATTCGATTCGGTAGCGCGAATCGTTAGCTGAGAGGGGTTGGCCTTGCCCCTCGTTTCCATAGCGCTGGGGGGCCTGCTGAAAGTAAGAGAGCGGGGCATCTTTAGGAACTAAGAAATCAGCAGCATAGTTGCCCGCACTTCTCAGAGTCCCAGTGCCTGTTTGAATTGGAGTGCCTTCCAAGTTGTAGATTGTGTAGGCCGGGTAGCTTGGGTCGATAGGAACAAGAGCCTCGGTCTTGGCTTCATCAGCAAAAAACCCCACACGAAACTGAGTGGTTTCGCCGCGAGTTAAAATCCTAGGTGTTTGTTGCGAATCGGTTGCCATGAGCCCCTCAAATTCTGTCGAATTAGTAAAAATCTTTCGTGTCTGACTCGTCTGCTTATATAAAAATAATCGACAAGCTCGACCAGTACGAGGTTTTATCCGTATTGGAGCGCAAGGACTTGCTTTTGGATATCCAAAAGGTAGCCGAGCTGCATTTGGAACCCGAGGTTATTGAGCCTGATTCGGTTTGTCCGGTAACCAAGCAAGAGGTCATCATCCCGTGTCAGCTCACCCAATGCCGCTATTGGGTGGAACATCAGTGGACTAAAAACTGTGCTTTGAATTTTATGGCATCCCAAGAAGTCGATCAGCTCTCAGTTGAGCAAGTGAGCTTCTTGTATCGGAAGTCCGTGGAGCGAGTGAACTCCATCTATAATCGCTCGTTCAAGGTCTTGCAGCGCCACTACTTGCGAGACATGCTTAGGAACAAAGGGGTGCCTCAGTTTTCTTTTGTTCCAGGGTTTTGTGTCTCTTGCCAAAGCAAACTCTGGGAAGAAGATCTAGCCGATGGGAACCTCAGGCTGACCGACCAATTCGGCTATTGCTCGGTGGAGTGCAAGAAACAGCTACCCCCGCAATACTTTGAGATCGAGCATTTCTTTCAAGCCGATTTTTATGAGATCGTTAAGCTCGGGTCGGAGCTTTTTAACTTTTACTATCTAGAAGACATCTTGGGATTTCAGCCCAACGTGCTACGCAATCGCTTAGAAAAACTTCGAGACTCTTCCGAATCTAACGACAATAAAAAGAAAAAAAAGAAAGCCTTTTAAGCCTGCACGTTTTTTATCAGCCAGTGCAAAGAGTCCCATTGTGCTGGGGTCATTTCCTGGTGACTCGACGCAGTTAAGCCTTGTAAGGTAAGCTCGCTACGTTTTTAATGTCATCATTCTGAATCTTGGACATAAGCTAATGCAAATACTTCAAACCCCTATTATTTTCATAGTATGAAGCGCTCCAAGAAACTGTACGTTGCCAGAAGAAGCTCCTCCGTATTAAGTCGATTCATGCTCTCCCCGCGCAAACGCTTCGTGCGGTCTTCTTTGTACGAGGGCTTTCCTACCTTAGCTGAAGTGATCTTGGCCCGTAATGTTGCCAATACAACAGAGATTGAAAAGTTTCTGAATGACTTCCACGTGGAAGACTTGCCCAACTTGAATGAGTGGCTCGATTCCACCATGCGCAAATACCTGATCAATAAATATGACAGAACCCGAGGTTATACCCCTAAGGCTTCTGACCCAGATTGGATGCAAGGCAAGACGGATCTTGAAACGGTCATCTTGGACAACGCGCTCACGGATAAGCTTCAGCATTTAGTAGATTTTTTAAAGAACAAAATGACCACTGAACCTAACTTCAACCTCAAGTCTTTCCAGGCCGAAGAGGCCATGAAGCAATCTCAAGAATGGCTCGATCGACTCAAAAAGAAAAAGAGCGAAGAAGAGCAAGAGGGTGTGGATTACAAAGTCCTGATGGACTTAGGCAACGGCTGGAAGTGGGTGGATCTGATTTCTCAGAACGCCTTAACCCGCGAAGGTCAGAAAATGGGCCATTGCGTAGGCGGTTATTGGGATCGGGTCAAAACCGGAAGAGAAAAGATCTTCTCACTCAGGGATTCTGATAACCAACCTCATGCCACTATCGAATACGTCCCAGGCCAAGCTTCCATCGATCAGATCAAAGGCAAACAGAACAAAGGCGTGATCCAAGAGTACATGCCTTATGTTTTGGCGTTCTTGAAGTCCCCGCCTGTCAAAGTCAAAAAGATCAACGATTACGAATTGAACTTAAACGGTCTTTTGAAAACCAATGATGGATACATTTCAGTCAGTTTGATTCCAGAAGGAACCATCTTAGATCAGAACTTGGATCTCAAGAAATTTGATGACATTAAGCTTCCCAAGAATCTCACCATCAAAGGCGATCTCATTGTTCCATCGGGTCAGGAATCCTTGCCTGAAAACTTAACTGTCACGGGCACTTTGAACTTGGCAAAAACTCTGATTCGAGAACTCCCCACGGGCATGAAAGTGGGCTCTTTGAATCTCTTTGGCTTGAGCAGGCTGACTTCCTTGCCCGCAGACATTCAGATCACCAAGGATCTCAACGCAGAGTTCTCAGGTTTGGAGTCGATCCCGCCTCTGAAATTAAAAGGCGATCTCGTTTTAAGTGACACAGATATTCAGTCTCTCCCAGAAGGTTTGAGCGTGGGTGGCGAACTCGATATCATGAACACCGCGATCAAGACTCTGCCTAAGAAGTTGAAAGTAGGAACCGCCATCTTCGTGGATGACGTGGATGCTTTTGAAGGGGTTTCACCAGCTCTGAAAGCGCTTTTACACTAAGGGGGACTTGTGGAAGATATCAAACTTTCCGATGTCCAGAAAAACGAGATCGTTAAGCTCCTGAACGAGCGATACGCGAGAACAGCTCCGGAATACGCCCGCCCGAGACACGAGGATTTTAAATTTGGCAATAAAGCCAAAGAAAAATTCAAAGGCAAGATTCGAACTTTTCTTTCCAAAGCAAAGAGTTTGCCTGCCCCAAAAGAGGAAAGTGAAGATTCCCAACTGAGCTTGCTTCCGGCAGCTACACCGATCGAGATTTACTCTTCCTTGGAACATCTGCTTGGCCCAGAAAAGATGGGGAAATTTGTGGGCTCTTTTGTTCACTCTGAGATCAAAGATAGTCCTGAGCCTGAAGAAAATACTTTTTTCACAATCGAAGGCCCCAATGAAAAAGAAATTTACATGAGCGTTGCGGGTTGGGACTTGAGTACAGTCTCTGAGATTACAACAGATCACCCCGAGACCAAATACGGCAATTTTTTAGACTACATTTCCGATGAAGACCGAAACGATATCGTTTCTAAACTCGATTTTGATGCTGAGTGGAAACAGTACAGTGATAAAAGCGGGTACGCGCTTCATGTCAAGGCCCCTCTTACTAAAGGCTATTTGACCTATTCTTTTAATCTTCCAGAGTTTATTGACGCTGCCAAGAAACGATTGGCAAGAGAGCAGTCTACTCAAGATATCGACAGAGACGAACTGATTGAAAAGATCGCTGAAATCATCGATCGCTACGCCGAGCAGGAATCGGAATACCAAAAATCAGACGAAGCTAGGCTAGAAGACGCGGATAATTACCCAGCCGAAGATGCTGCTAATAATAGCCTGCCGGAGATGAAAAGAAATTTAGATGACGAGATTGTCGAGTATATCGATAAGCTCGAATCCTTTGGCGTGGATGAAGACGATATCAAAGAGGCTTTGATCGATTCTGGTGAAAATGAAGTGACTGGAATTTATCGAGTCGATAATGCGATTGGCTCTTATTCTTGTCGCAGTGAAGATCAAATCGATTGGAGCGACCATAGGACTCCAGAGGACTGGTTAAAAGAAGCGGGCCTCCCCTATACTGAAAGCCTCAATGACAACATCGCTCTTCTTGATGACGACGAAGTCGAGAAATTAAAAAAATCTTTGAGAGAATGCAGCGCTCGCATCGAGTGGGATAACTCTTTGGACGGGTACAGTCTCAGGTATGTCGATATCTGGTTGGGAGATAACGACTCCGTTTCTCTGATTGTAGATCCGCAGAAATTCATCTCTAAAGCCAAGAGAATGATCAAAGATAAAAAGCTTGAGAAAAAGGCCGATACTTCTTACTCAACTCTTTCGAAAATTTTAGGTAATAACTATGGCTCTCACTAGAAAACAAAAACAAGAAGTGATTGATACTCTCAATAAGAAGTACAAAAAGGAAGCCAAAGACGAGAGACAAGTTTCTTTTATTGATTTTAATATCGACAAAGAAAACAGTAAATTCAAAGGTAAGATTAAGTCTTTTTTGTCCAAGCTTCCTTCGTTACCACCTGCGCCCAGCGAAGAATCACAGCAGAGTCTGCTTCCGGCAGCAGCTCCCCTTGAGATCTACTCTTCTTTGGAGTCCCTTCTGGGCCCAGAAAAAATGGGAGCTTTTGTTGGTGGTTTTGTTCAGAGACAGGTTGAGAACAAGATACCCAAAGATGACCAGAATGTTTTCTTCACTATTGAAAGCCCAAAAGAAAAAGAAATTACAGTACCGCTTTACGGTTGGGAATTGAGCTGGCTGGAAAATGCGCCTACTAATTACACTAAAGATTTTTTAAAAACCATTTCTGCCTCCGACAGAAAAGATATTATCTCTAAGCTCGATTTTGCTGCGGAATGGAAACAATACGGTGACAAAAGTGGCTATGCACTACACACGAAAATTTCCACTGCAAAAGCCTACTTGGTTTACACTTTCCAATTGCCTGAGTTTTTAGAAGCCGCCAAAAAAAGGCTTGCTCGTGAAAATTTTGAATTGGGAATGGACAGAGAAGATCTCGTCGAAAAACTTGCTGAAGTCCTCGATGCTTATGCTGAAAAAGAGCATGAATATTATTCTTCTGACGACTATCTTTTAGAGTCCGCTGACGAATATCCAGCAGAAGATGCTAGGAACGAAGATTTTGAAATAGTCAAAAAAGAACTAGATGAAGAAATTATCGACTATATCGATCAGCTTGAATCCATAGGTATGGAGGAAGATGACATCGTCGAGATGCTCATCGATTCTGGGGAATATGAAGTCGCTAGCTATTACACCGTGGATAACGAGATCGGTTCCTACATCGCTTCGAGCGATCACCAAATAGATGACTTGGATTGGTCGATGCAGGGTTTTGAGCCTTTTAAAAACTCAGGATTGCCTTACACGGATAAAATCAACGACAATGTTCATCTTCTAACTGAAGAAGAGGCTAAGGAACTCAAACACGCTGTCAGTGAATGTCACCTGTATGTGCAATGGTCGAATGAGGCGGATGGCTACGAAATTAGGTATATGACCGTCTACACTTCAGACAATGACCGCGTGGTCTTAGTAGTCGATCCCCAGACTTTCATTTCGAAAGCCAAACGAAAAATCAAAGACAGAAAACTAGAAGTAAACCAGAAAAAAATCGGCAAGAAAAAGGCCGCAAGCTTAGAGGGTGAGAAGATGAAAAAGTATTCGGCTTTGTCGAAGGTTCTGGCTTCCAAGGTTCAAGCAGATGCCGACATCATGAAAAAGACGGAAAACCTTCCGCCTGTGGCCAAGCGCGAGATGATTGCCACCCTCTATGAAGCCATCGCACGAAATGTCCTCCCCATGGATGAAAATAGAATCCAGTGGATGGTTCACTACATTCACAACAACATGAGCGACAACGAGATCAACTCGGAATGGGAGTTCATCCGTAAGGGCCATGTTCAAAAGCTTGTGAAGCTCTTCAAACAGCTTGAAGCCCCGGGCATGATGGAAAAGCACGCCGACAAAATGTTAGACCTGCAAAGGCTTCATCAGGAGATCTCCGAAGGCATCATGCGGACCAAGGAAGCTGGCTCAGAAGTCGATCCCAAGACCTTTGATGCAATCGAAAAGATTGTCATAGACTTCGCTGATGACTTCGCTGATGAAATCGCTGGTAAGAAAAAGCTTCCTGGAGGAAAGAAACAAACTCTTCTTAAAGGCTATTCGGCTCTTTCTAAGGTATTAGATAAGAAGGGCAACTAATATGAAACAAAAATACCCTGCTTTAGCAAAAGTTTTAGCCCAGGCTTCTATTGAGATAGACGGCAAGCCCTACTCTCTTGAGCAGTTAAATGCGATGGATGAGATTGAAGTAAGGGGAGTTTTCGTTTGCCTTCTTGGAAACCCCCAGGTTAAATCGGCTCCCCATGCCACCTAATAAACTGTATCTAAAACCGCTTGGAGGTTTGCCCTTTAGCTGCCAAGCCAAGAGCTGCCCCAAGAAGCAAGACTCTTATGATCTCAGACTCTTTCGAGATGCGAACCTGAACTTTGATACTTTCAAGCCTCAGGGCTGCATGGAATATAAAACTCATGTCGTCGGGGCATGGACCCAGGTTTTATCCCAAGACGAATGGGAGCAGGCCCCTCTGATTGGCTGCATCTTGCCTTGCCCAGATGCTACCGGAGCACAAGGCTCAGCGGGGGGTTTCGGCGCTGGCAAAGACATTCTGATCGATGCTTTAGTGCGCGAGTTCAATCAGCCTGTTCGGATCGCTTTTTTCTTTCTCACGCGAGGCTATAGCTTCAGCAAAGCCACCCGAGGGGATATTGTTCAACAGCCTGTGAACAAGGCCGCTATCTCCAACTGCTACCCTTATCTTTTGAATGACTTGGAAAAGCTCAAGCCTACGAAGCTTTTGCTCTGTGGGCAGGAAGCATGTGAAACCTTTTTCAAAGGTTCCGTCGATGTGCCCACCTTGAGAAGAAAAAAGGGACTCTCGGTTCGGATTGGAAACAAGAGTTATCCCATTCAAGTCACCTACTCTCCGCATTACGCCATCATGATGCCTGTTTACATCCAGTCGATCCGAGAGGATGCGGGCAAGCTTGCAGGCAAGGGCTATACTTTTCAAGGCGGCAGCGCACGAATCCTAAAGACCTTAGATGAAACCTTAGATTACTTGGATTTCTTATCCGAGCACGAAGGGTTCATCGCGTTTGACACCGAGACTGAAAACCTCAACCGCAAGGCCCCAAACAAATTGGGAACCTTGCAGTTTGCCACCGACGATCAGCTTGGGGTGGTTTTGCCCTATCAGCACAAAGAAACACCGTTTGGTCCAGATGAGCTGGTGCTGATCAAAAAAAGGCTCAGCCTTCTTTTTTCAAAAAAGATCAAAGCCGCAGGCTGGGTGATCCACAACGCCAAATTCGAACACACCGTGTGTAAGAACCACTTCGGAACGTTCGTGGATTCAGCTCCGGTCTTTGACACGCAAGCCATGGCGTTTCTTTTGGACGAGACTAGATCTGAAAGGAAGATGGACATCCCCAAGGGCACTCGCGGGATCTATTCTTTAAAAGCCCTCTCACGCGATTACTTAGGCTTCTCTGGCTACGACCAAGGAGTTCTCCAAGCGCGAGAAGAAGGCACCTTGATGGATCTCACCTTGGATAACTTGGCTGACTATGGGTGCTTTACAAAAGGAAATAAGGTCTTATTAGCTGGAGGTAGAGTCAAAGACATTTCCGAAGTTAAAGTTGGGGATTTAGTAGTCACACATAAAAATAGATTAAGAAAAGTGGTAAAAACTTGGGTGAAACCATACCAAGGAAAACTTTATAATCTCTATTTTAAAAATGGGTTTAGTATTGAGGGGGTTACTCCAAACCACCCCATTTTAGTGCAAACAGAATCTGGGCAGAAATGGTCTCGTGTGGATGAATTAAACTTAGGATGCTTGTGTTTTAAACAAGGGGACAACACACAAATTCCCCAAAAAGAGGCTTGGTTAGAAATTCTAAATACAGCTAAGAATATTTTAATTGAAGAAAATAAACAAAAAAGTGCCCGCGCCAGATCCCAATCCTGTAGCGCAGATCAAATAGATGCCCTAGCTTCACACTTTGAACATCCCGATTTTTGGTGGTTTTTGGGGCTATGTTTGGCAGAGGGTTCCGTAAGGCACAAGCTGCGGGGCGGCCTTAGGGTCGCCGCAGCTTTGAGCCTAGCTTTACATCAAAAAGAATTAGAAGAGGCTAAGAAAATAATAGGCGAAATTTTCCCAGGCATACATCTCTCTATAGTGGGAAGAAAAAATAACCTGGGAGTTGAAATCGTTATTTGCAATAGGGCTTTAGCTATAGTTTTTGACGTTTTATTACAGACAATGAATAAAGTAGAAAAAAAAGCATCTACTATAGTACATCTTCATCCCAGTCTTTTTTATTCGTTATCCAAAGGCCAAGCTTGCGAGGTGTTGAGTGGATACTTTGACGGAGATGGTCACTTCAAAATAACGACCCAAGATGCTATCCAAGCTATTTCTAACACTACAAGTATAAACCTATCAACTCAGTTACAATTATTACTTCAAAAGGTGGATTCGCACTACACTAAGAAAACTATTTTTCATGGAACCAAATACGGGAAATGCAAAGCCCAAAAAAATACCAGCTATTGGCTTACAATATTTGGGGGATCTTGTTTCTGGTGGAATTCTCGTTTTGATAAAATCAAAAAAAAGCCAAGCGCTTTACTCGCAAAAAAACATAGTCCTTATTTAGAACTCGACTACATTGAAACTTGCGAGGCTGATACCGAAGTTTATAATTGCGAAGTTGAAGAAGATAACTCTTACGTCTGTAACGGGATTCGCGTACACAATTCCATGGATGCCTATGTGACTTTTGCCCTGTACGAAAGAATTCAAGAATTGGCCTCCGAGCAAGGCTACCTCAAGCAGCTTATGAAGCTCACGGAGCATTACTATAGTCCTGCTATTCGCTTGATTGCTCTTGTCGAGATGACGGGCTTTAAAACCGATCTCAAACAGCTCAGGCTATTGGCTAGCCGCAGAGGGCCCCTTGAAACCAAGATCATGGCTTTGGAAGAAAAGATGAAAGCCATGCCCGCTTTCCAAGAAGCCAACTTAAAAGCAGTCAAAAGAAGGAACGCCAACCATACGATGGGCGCTCGCGGCAACGTCCCTTGGGTCTTTGACTTCGCCAAAGACGAGGACAAAAAGACCGTGTTCTTTAACGTGTTAGGCTTAGAGCCTGTGAGCTTTTCAGAAAAAACCGGGCAGCCTGCCATCGATGACGAGTTCTTCGAAGAGTACAGCGAGGAGAACCCCGAGGTCGCGGCTTACGCGGAGTACACTGAAGCCAAAAAGATGCGCGACACATTTATCAGCAAAATGCTTGAGCGCGTCGATCCTGAGACGGGCGACCCCGACTGCAAGCTGGATCAAAGAATTAGGTCCAATATCTGGTACGCAAGGCTTGTGACCGGGCGCTGGGCGATGACTGAGCCCAATATGCACGCCATCCCAAAAGCCGAGGAAGGCGGTTCTGAAACAGACTTCTTGGTCAGAAAATCCGTCAAAGACATCTTCACCGTCGATCCTGGCTATGCGCTGATGCAAGTGGATTACAAGGTCAACGAAGTGAGGTGGGCTGGGATTTTATCTCAAGACAAGGCGTTGGCTAAGATCTTCAACGATGCCGATTTGCTGATGAAAGAAGCAAGACTGTCTGAAGATCCCGCAAGATTGAAGGACGCTGCCTTCAAAGAAGACATCCATAGAAACACAGCGAGTGAAACTTTCGGAGTGCCTTTGAGTCAGGTCTCAAAAGCGCAGAGACAAGCGAGCAAAAGTATTACTTTCGGAATTATGTTCCAAAGCTCGGCTAACTCGATTGCGACTTCCCTTGGGATCGAGCTGCAGCAAGCCGAGGAGTACATCAAAAAGTTCTTCAATAAGATGTCGGGAGTGGACTCTTGGATCAAACGGATCAAGTTTTTTGCCGCTCAAAATGGGTATGTGGAAACTCCAACCGGAAGACGGCGCAGGTTTTGGTCTTACGAGCTGCCTGAATCCTATAGAAATAAAAGATCCCACACCGCTCGGAACGATCGGCAATCGGTGAATGCCCCAATTCAAGGCATCGCCAACGATGGCAGTATGCTGGGCGGGGCCTGCTCGCTGCATGACTACATTGAAGCGCACCAGAAGGACTGGAAGATTCAGAATCTGGTTCATGACTCTTGCTTGATTCAAATGCCGATTGAAGACGTAGCCGATGCGATTTTAGCCATGGAATCCATCTTTGTGGATCAGGCAATGAGAAGGCTTGAGAAGCTTGGGGTTCAATTCAACCTGCCTTTGGCTATTGATGTCGAAGTGGGCTTTAACTGGGGCAGCTTGAATAAGTGGTCAGGCACCCGATCTCACGCCTTTGAGTTACAACAGTCTCTCCGCAAATAGTTGACCTGACTAAACTGTTAAACGTGGAACATTCGCCTCAGGTGAAAACACGCATTCTGCCGCTCGAATCAGTAAAAGCGGAGTAATGCGCAAAACTAGGTTGATGGAAATTGCTGAGCGTTATGGGGATCACGGGGCTGGGGCTTTAAATCCAAGAACCATCGACGCGGTGGTGTATCAGATCACCGAACTTGGAGAGCAGGCTTTTGGGCCCAAGTTCACCGAAGCCTTGGAAGAAGACATTTCACTAACTGAAGCAAGCTACCCTAAGAGCAAAGCTTTGGAGTTTCTCGCTTCAGCTTTTGTTCAAAAGTATGTCTCTCAGGCTTTGAATCGAAATCAGATCGAATTGGGCCAGAGGGTAGGGAATCTTCCGCCTCTGACTCGCGATACCTACGTCGATTACTTCATGGCGCTCACGACTTTGGAGCGGGCTACCTTCAGGACCCCCCTTCAGAACACCGCAGTCAATGTCCAGGCTGTCTTGGCGGGCTACTCCACCGAGACGAGCTACCCTGTTTGTGAAGGAATTGTGAAGTTCTTCAAAGACACCAAAAACCAAGTGGGCCTTTACCTTCTGATCAAGGCGCTTTGCGAAAAGATCAAACGCGAGTCCAAACCTCATGACCACGAGTAAGCTCAAAAACTTTGTCAAAAAGTTCAAAAACAAGAAGGTCTTGGTGCTCGGAGATATCGGGGTAGATCGGTATCTCCTGGGCAAGGTGGAGAGAATCTCACCTGAAGCCCCAGTGCCTGTATTTGAGCCCACGGGCTTCGAAGACAGGCTTGGGCTAGCCTCCAACGTGGCCAACAACATCAGAGCCTTTGGCGGGCATCCTGTGCTGTTATCGATCATCGGGGCCGATGCTATGGGGGAAAGAGTCAAAGTCCTTTTGGATCAAGCTCGGATTGAACATCACCTTCTGATGGATGCGGATCGGAAGACGACTTTGAAGACGCGCTTTGTCGTAGATAAGCATTTCTTACTTCGGATGGACGAAGAAAGCACGGAAGCCGTCCCAGGCCGGTTGGTCGGAGAAGTGATTGAGTTTTTAGATCAAAGGCTCTCTGACTTTGATGCGGTGATCTTTGAGGACTACGGTAAAGGTTTCTTAAGTTACGCCGTGGTGGAGATGACCTTAAGAAAAGCTAAGGACAAGCTCACGATCTTAGATCCAACATCTAAGACGAACATGCACCCGTATGCCGGGCTCAAGTACATGACGCCTAATTGCAAAGAGGCGGTGGCACTCACCGGGTTTTTAAGTTCCGACCCGATCTTGCTTGCGATGGAGCTTTTGAGAAAGTTCTCGTTGGAGGGATCGGTTCTGACCTTAGGCGGCAATGGGATCATGGTCTGTGAAAAGAATAGTAAGATATCCCACCACATTGAGGCGCAAGAAAAGCAGGTCTTTGACGTATGCGGAGCTGGCGACACGGTGGTTGCGGCGATGACTTTGGCTTTGTGCGCTGGAGCTAGTTTGATCGAAGCGTGCGAGATCGCCAACGTAGCAGCAGGAATTCAGGTCAGTAAATTTGGGACCGCCACGGTATCTACCGACGAGCTATTACGCGAGCTGTAATATTACATTACATCAAGCTTTTAGCCTGCTCGGTTTTTAAGAACTCCAGAAGCTTTTCGAGGGAACCTTCAAAAAGAAGGTCGTCTGTCATCATTCCTTCGGAGTCTAAGGCGTAGGCTTCAAACCTGTCGGGCCAAACGTAAACAAGCAGCCTGCCTTTAGTGGCAGAAGCCGTCTCGTCGTTGGCCCAAGAAGTATCGGTGAACCCTAAATCGACCAGCTCTTGTGGGAACAAGATATGCGAGTGTTCCTTGAAAGGCACTCCCTTAGAAGCCTGAACGCCCTTGCACCAATTGGAGTGCATGTCACTCCCAGTGGAGGTTGCCCCACAGTCGCATTGTCCCTTTGGGACAGACTTATTGATGTAACTCAGCACCTGAGAGAGCTTTGGGAATTTCTTTGAGTTTAATTTCACAGCTTAATCTCCCCGGCAACGTTACAGACTTTTCTCACATCTTCTTCTGTGAACTGCTTGCGGTTATGGGAGCAATAAAAGTTTTCACCCACTTCTTTGGGTGCGCCTTCAAGCGAAGTAAGTCGATTGGAAGAACAAAAACTGGGCTACTAGATTGTGCTTTAGGCGACATTCTGTAATCCTCTCAGGGGTTTTATCGCCTTCTTACGAAGGCTCTCCTGACCCTTCCGAGCTATATTGATGCTGGCGTTATAGTCAGCATTCAATTCCTTTTTACAGGACGAGCACTTAAAGGTGCTCTGATTCACTCGACTTTGCTTGTCTGTAACACCACAGCGAGAACAAGTAATTGAGGTATATGCGGGGTTAACCCAGATAGTATACACTCCAAACTCACTGGCTCTTTCTGAGGCTCGATTTGCAAAGTAAGACCTAGCCCAACGATCTAGCCTAAGGTTGGATAGGACTTTCGGGTGCTCAACTACTAGATTCCATCCCCTGAGCTTACAACGTGTAAGAACTCTGGTGACTTCAGTATCTAGCTGTTGCTTTAATTTTGTTTTAAATGGTTTTTTCAGATGTTTCTGGCGACTGCGTTCTCTTTGTGAGTCACGCTCCGCTTGCATAATCTTTTTCAGGGATTTTCCGAGGTATTTATCGGATCTTGTAACTCCGTGAGCTATTCCTACATCAATACCTATGAAGTGAGGCTTGGGGGTTGGGATCTCTATTTCTTTAGAAACAAATACCCTCACCTGCCATGTCCCGTTCTTGGCTTGAACCACTTCGCAGTGCTTTGAAAGCTCAAACCCTTCTCGGAGTCTTTCATTGAGTTTTCGATGAGAACGAGCTGGGATCAGGATACGGTTTTTCCACTGAGAAGTGACCGTGACCCAGTAATCAAAAGTCGTATGTTTGGATTCTGAAATTGAAGCCGGACAACTATTGAATTTAATCTCAGGACAGTTGGATTTTTCTCCGGTTGCCCTAATTCCTTTCACAATCCCCATAGCCTGTTTCTGAGCTTTGTTGGCTAATGCTCCCATGCCTTGAGTCGAGAAGAATTTGATAGAGGGTTTGAAATAAAGCTGGGTAGTAAAGTGCTGGAGAAAAAGTCTGTACCTAGACGCTGAATACCTCAAATCTTCCAACTTTTGAAAGTTGGGATCAATACTGAGGTGATAAGCTCGGGTAATGACTTTCGTTTTCATTTTTCAGGTATTCTAGCACACAATCTTTTTCAACGATCAATTTCAAAAACTCAGAACAGTTCGGTTGAACGCAAATCAACTTCTAGAAGAAATGGTTCAAAAATTTCTTCCGGGTTTTTTGAGGTAAAAAAGAATATCAATTCTATCAAATTTTACTTGCTAATACTAGACTATTGTGGTATGGTATTATAAAGCAGGGCGAAGTCAGCGGAAACTAAACTTTAACCGATTGAAAAAGCGAAGGGACCGGAATGGCTGATATTAATTTTACCAAGTTTGTTAAACTGGCCAAGTTGGAAGGTAAGAAGTTTTTGATCGTGGAGATCCAAGAGGGTGGGGAATCCAAGGTTTATACTACCGAAAGCGTTTCCAAATTTGCCATTATGATGGGCTCTGCTTTGGCTGGATTGTCCAATGCAGTTTACTTATCCTCATCAGCGATTAAAAAATATAGCCCCTCCGATATTCTTAATGCCATGCTCTTTACCGCAGTTCCTTTGGCTGAAAAGGAATTGAAAAACAAAGACGCAGCGTAACTTCTAATCGAGGCCCCGGGAGTTTTCTCCCGGGGCTTATTTTTTAGGTTATTGTTACTAAATGAGGAAACCTATTATGAAACTAAAAAAATATCCAACAGTTACTAAAATTTTAGCTTCAAAGGGGGGCGCTAGAAAAATTTTGGTAATGGATTTTCTTCGAGACCACGCTAAGCATTTTGGGTTTTTACCCATGGAAGTTGAAATCGATGGGGAAATATTATCTTGGGATGATTGGCAGGCTTTATTAACGGAGCAAGACCACCAGGAATTGGATCAAATCGAAGCCGCTGCTAAAAATAAAAGAATAGACTGGTCAAATAAATTAAGCGGAGAAAAGAAAAAAGGTTATATTGATTTACACGACGAAAAGGGAACACCGATTTATAAGTCATCCGTTCCCATTGGTGGACATAAAAAAGAAATGCACGAAGCTGGACAGAAGTGGTTTAAAAAACTGTCTAAAAAAGAGCAACAAGAATATATTGAATTACACCCACATTCAAGATATAGAACACAAGCCTCCACTTCCGGTTTCCCAAACGACTAGCAGATTAATATTGCCCCAAGAACCGAGAGATTTCTTTTTTCAGAGTTTCCTCAATCGCAGGGATCGGAACTTGAATCGTGAGTTGGATCGTGAACTCAATCGACGCATCGGTTAAACCAGCTAAGCTTGCGGGCTCTTCGTAATCAATAGAGACATCCACTTTCACTGAAGAAAACCCTTGGGAAAACTTTTCACCCAGGGACTCACTCAGCTCTTTTTTGATCTTCTTTTCTTCCGCGTATTTAAAGCTATCAATCGCTAGGATCTGATCTTCCTCGCTCAAATCCGAGATGTCTTGGTCAAATGCCTTGCTCAAATTCACGTGGCTTTTTTTGTAAGTGACATCGAGAACAATGCTCTCGTCGTCTTCGTGAAGCCTTAAAGACGGGCTAAAAAAAGTATCGAGATCTTTTTCTGGGAAAGCAGAAAGGATGGTTTCACTTAGCGGATAGCGCATAAGTTAATAATAACCAAGCTCACAACGACATCTATCCGACTCTCGCGGATATGCTGCGTTGGAAATTGGGTCTTCCTAACCGCAGAAAGTAATCTGTTTGGGGCTGATAGAAATATCAGCCCCTTTATTTTTCGTCGCTGAAAAGCTTTTGAGGCTCAATCCAGCGAGAGAAATCGACTTGGATCTCAACGATCCCGCAAGAATCCCAGCAGCTTCGATCGGCCTTTAATTCTTCAAGGCTAGAATAAAAGGGCATCTTCCCTTCAATATCCGCAGCTTCCCCGATTTCGTAAAGCCAATCCACCCCACAAACGTACATAGTCTTCATCATACTTATAGATTAACTAAATTAATCTAATTTTTTTCTGCGAATAGCTTCCGCCCATTGGCACGCGACTGCCGCCACCTGGACTAATTCCACGTACAGTTTATTGGGGTCACTCTCGGCTAAAGCCTCATGAAACTCTTCTGCGAGAATATGCCGCCAAGTCAAATTCCCAATCTTAGTTTCGAAGTCGCAGATCCGCTTGGCCTGAGCCGCGAATTCAATATCGTCTTCTGACCCGGTTCCGTTGGGCCAGTTCTGAACGCCCCATTTTGCGTGCTGTCTTCGACGCTCAGTAAAGATATCATTAAGCACGTTGCGGCAATCGGATTCCCAGTTTTTTCTCAAGAAAAAGTCTGGGGGGTCTAAAACAAAATGATACTCATAGCCCAAGGCGTATTTGGCAAGATCCTCTTTTAAGAACTCCAAGTCGGAGCTGATCCAGCCGCCCAGGAAAGCGCCTTTCTCTGAATAGACCGAACCGGACACATCTCCGTTTAGATACTCTCGGATTGGAAACCCATAAGCTTTCATAGCTTCCACATCAAAAGAATGAACAAAAAGGTTGGCACTAAAAAGGAAACCCAAAGAGTGGCCGAGGAGAATTCCATCATTTTTTAATTTTACCAAACAGTTTGGGTAACTTCTTATGCAAGTCTTGAATTTCTAGGGTGCCTGGGAAATGCTTCAAGTGATCCAAAGCCAGTTGTCGAATCTCTTTTGGGACTCTAGGCGTTTTCTTAGGGTCGTTCAGATCCAAAAGAAATTGTCTCACTTTGAGTAAAGACCGCGTTCTCTCGTCTGGTAATGTCATAGGCTCCCTTGCAGGCCCTCGCGATTCAATCTTCCGATTTTGTGGGATTCCAACCAGCTCAAGCGTTTGTAAGTATCGGCAGCAATGGTTCTCGTTTTTTCTACGGTCCAATCTTGCCGCAAGGTGATTCTAGCCAGTTCGCATCGGGCATCTGCTAAAGCGCTTTGCAGTGCCAAGATTTCGTCCACTAAAGTTTGAACTTCATCATTGGTTAAAATCGAAGGCAAAGTTCTTTCCGAGTAGGGATAGGCGGTGGCTTTATTTACGATCTCTTTAATTTTCATAGTAATACCTCTTAAGACTAGCCGACAGAAATACCGGCGTTTGTGACGGAGAAAAGAAAGTCTGGTTTTACCCCAAGCTTTTCCTGGGTCCAGATCCAAGGCTGACTGCCGCCTGAGATCACCCAGATCGCAGCTCCATGCGGCGAGCGTACCCAGCGCCGCACGTAGTGGGTTAAAGCATCGTCTTGAGTATGAGCGCCTAAAAGGATGTAAAGATCTTTCACTTTCTCAGGGTCCTTGGGAATGCTTTCTTGGGGAGAGACAAATTCAAAGCGGGTAAATCCGTTTTTGTGATGGTGCTTTAAAAGTTCACACACGCATTGCAATGCCCATTGATCTGTCGGGGAAGAATGAAACAAGGCAAAGTGCTGATTCTCGGGTGGGGTTTTTTGAAACTCGTCGTGCATCTTGCGCTGAACCCCAACGGATAAAACCCCTTTGGATACTTTTTCACTTTTGAAATCCAATTTCTCAGACGGGGTTTTCAAAAACTGTACTGGCATTCCCGTCAGGTACAAGACCTTCAAATGCGTAGGCAATTTATGAAATTGAGTATCCTTGCGCGGAATCATACCCGCACCTATTTCATGTCGGGCGGAGGGGTGTCAAGCTGCTCGATAGACTCTTCTTTTTTCTTTTTCTCGTTTTCTAGATGCTTCAAAATATCGTCAAAGACTTCAGCCTCGGTGACAATATCCCCAGTGATAACTACTTTAGGCTGCATATCTCGAATTCGTTTCTTTAAAATCGTTTTTGCCATGTCAGAAAGTGGTGCTGTCCACAGCACTCCCTAAATCGAGTTGGTTTTTCTTTTCTTGAGACGCAAGATACGATTTTACCACGGCTCCAAGTTTCGTGTAGGTCTTTTTCCGTCTTCCAAGTGTGGCATAGCCTATAGCGCAATTATCCACAAAATCTCGAACAATTCCGCACTTTTTCCCAGGGTGGGGCGTGAGTACCCGAGTGCATTGCTGCTCGTATCCGCCACCGCCTTCGTATTCCCCCTCTTCTGCGACAGAATTGGCCGAAGGAAGCAGGTTGTAAAAGCAATCGGCTGCCGGAATGTCTAACCCCGTACACATTCCGCGCATGACAATCAGAACCTTGGTATCGCCATGCCGAATCCCGCCTAAGATTTTTTTTCTTAAATGCCGATCCGACACCGTGCCATTGAAGACCTCGGCAACAATTCCTCGTTCACGCAGTTTGTCTCGCAAGTAGACTCCGTGAGGCTTTCGATCTGTGACCGCGATAATCCGGTGACCCTCGCTTACGTCCTTTTGCATCCAGCCTAGAATCAGTTCGTTTCGAGCCTCGTGCTGAGAGAGGTAGGATAAGGCTCGGACAAACTGAGTGTCTTTTTTAGGCAAGGTGACATCGGTACTGATCGTGGTGACTTCCATCGGAACACAGCCGATCTCAGAGCGCGTGATCTTATGGATAATCCCTCCTAAGATCCCATCCACTACGATATGCAGATTGTCTTTTCTTCTCGGGGTGGCGGTGACCCCTTGCCGGATTCGGGAATGAAATCGATTGATGAGCTGAGAATAGACTTCTCCCCCAACATAATGCGCTTCGTCAACGTAGACTGCCCCAAAGAGTTTCTGAACAACTCTAGCTTTGGATCGATTGATAATATTGTCGAACGTCTGCTTGGTACAAAGAGCAACATCGAGAGTCTCAAAGTCTTCCATGGACTCTGGGAAGCCCACCACCGGACAGTGGGAAGTTTTGATTTCATTCAGGTTAGTAAACTCCTCGAATGTATCAAAGAGCTGCAAAAGAAGATCCGTCTGATGAGCAAAGACAATCGCTTTTTCTCGGTTCATGCAGATTGCGGCTGCGATCAAAAGGGTCTTGCCCGACCTCGGCGGAGCTTCCAAGATTCCATGCTCTTTTTCAGTCATCGCCATCACGGCATCAGGCTGATAGCTGCGCCAAGACTTGCCTGGGTTAAACCTAATTTTCAGAGAGGCTTTCATCGGAATTGAAATCCGCTGATCAACGATCTCGAAATTAGAAAACACCCGCTGCATCTTGTCCAAGTCGCCTCGGTTAAAAGCGATCATGGATTCGTCGTGGCTGATCTGAATCCGCTCGTAATGACAAATTTTGCTATAGATCGGTTCCTTCGTGTACGGGTCGGTGCCGATCATAAAAGGCACTTCGTACTCAGAAAGCATATCGTCGGTGACGTAAGCTTCGTTCACATAGAGACGATCCGTAAGTAAAGCTTTAGGATTCAAAACTCACTCCTCCGATAGGTAACTTCCCATATCGGCTAAAAACCAACTGATTGATCGCTTCATTGACATGATGGTGTGCGACCCGAAGTTCTAAGATTCTAGCTAAGATTTTTTTAGACCTACCCGACAAATAGATGACCTGTTTATTGTGAATGCCGATTCCAACCACCCAATGGCAAGAACCGATGTATTTACGTTCTTTGTATTGAAAAAGATTCAACCGATCCAGCTCATCTAGAATTTTTTCATAATCTGCAGGCTTAGGTCGATAAGATAATTGCTGGGAGTGAAATTTTCCTTCCACCCCGGCTAAATAGATATCGGTTAAGTCCACGCTTTGAATCTGGGTACGGATGTTTTGAAAGACCACGTAATCCCCAGGCGCAGGTTTCCAAAGGATGCGAACAAACTGTTCGGCAATATGGATTTTTTTGCTCATGAACTACCTACTTGGTTGGATTCGAGCTGGTTTGGCGATCCTTTACCGCACAAGATTGAATAATGACACCGCTGGTATCTGGGTTGCCCGTTTTATCTGGTCTTTCATAAATCGCGTTGTACGAGATGGGCATCGCCTCGCCACCAGCAATCGTTTGGTACTCGATTTTGCTGTTCTTTAAAAGAGGTGTTTTAACGCAGTTCAAACTCACTGAAATTGCAGGACTTTGATCATAGCTTGGCAAAGAAAGTCTGACCGAAGTGATTCTCCCCACCCGGTTTTTTTCTTGATGTAATAAAGGGCGGTTGGGGCGAAGGTAGGGCCGATAGGTAAACGTCATGGAGAGTTTATTCGCATCGGCTAATCGTTTTGAGAACTCAATGGCGCTGATCTTCTCTAAGGCTTGCAAATTGGCCACACCTGTAAAAGTCTGGTTAGCTAATTTGACCCCATATTTGCTCGCAAGTACGTTGGAATAAACTACGGCCCGAACAGGAAGATCGTAGGTGAGTTGCCCCAAAACAGCTTGGGCTTGGGCGGCTTGGGCAAAGGGTTTCATCATTTCGCCTTGAACCAAAGAAGGAGAAAGACTCTGCGACTCTAAGCCTGAGATGACCTCGCCTTCTTCTTCAGAGATCATGTCGCTTTCTAGGTGCTTTTCCACGGTATAAACCGTGTTATGTCCACCGAAGTTTTCTGGGAGAAAATCATACATGGGAAATTCAAAAATGATATCCCCGTTCCCAGTGACACTCCATTCGTAATCAATCTGCTGGCAGACCTTTGAGATCAAACTGAACCGATCCGTCCAATCGGGGGTCGCCATGATGTTGTTCAAGCCCTCAAAACTTGTTCGGATCATGCCAGAGATTTGAAGACCCGAGGCAGGGATGAGAAAGTGCATCTGTCCGTGTAACGGAGAATGTTTATCCTGCCAGAACGAATTCTCCCCGATAGAGACGCATTCTTTTTTAGTCCAGAAATCACTCTTGGTTCCAAACAAACAAAGATTATCCCAAGACTCCAAACTGCCGACTTTCCCACTTTCAATCGCTTGAGTGTTCTTTGGGTTGGAATATTTAATAACTTTGCCTGGGCTGAAAAATCCTGTGCCTTGCCCACCCACCACACCATTGGGACCAGATTTTGATTTTGAGGAGGGGCTTACCCAGTTGTACCGACCCGTGACAATCAGAGAAACCATATCCACAAAAGAAAACCCAGAGAAGATATGGTCTGTTCCCGCTACACGCTGATTGTTTGTGGGGTAATAATCTTTGAAAAATCCAGCAGCGTCTGAATCGATAAAGATGGTATTTTTTTTACCACCTTCACTCGTCTGCCACATCGAGTTGTTAAAACCATTCACCGCGATACGCATCCCTGTCATCGTGGCGCGAATATCGTAACAATGAAGCGAAACCGAACTAGCTCCGGTGACATAGTTGGATGTAACCGGCCTATTTCCGATAGTTCCAGTAAAGGCTGGAATCCAGCGATCCGTTGACGGAGAATCATAAGGGTTTTTAATGAAGATCTTTACCGTGTCAAACTTAGAAAAAATACAAGATCCTGGCCCAAACGAGTAGCGTCTCTGAAAATCTTCCATCGCGCTTTTCGGATCTTTCGAGGACTTATGCCGACTCGTATTATAACGAATGAAAAATTGTTGGGAGAGTTCTTGTTTTCTATTGTAGATTTTTAGTTTGGCCTTCTCAGAAAACCTGTCATTTGTGTTTCTGTAGATATTATTGAAATTATCCGAAGTCAAAATCCATTGATTGAACGGATTGGTCAAAACAATGTCCGCAGATCCAGGCCCGTTTCGATCCGTGTAGGTAATCTCAAGGCTTTGAACCCATGGCGAAATATCCACGCCACAGACAAAAACCATGTAGTCGTGGTAAAGAACCGTTCTTTGCTGTTCTTTAAAAGAAATAGCCATTAGACATTTGCGACCAGATAATTAAAAAGTTCCTTGGAAAGGATGACTGCTTTAGGCGAACCGCTCAAGTCATCTAGCGCATAAACACAATGCCGGATGCTTTGACAAACCAGTTCAACAGTCACGCCATCGGCAATCGGCAACCCGGTGTCTTCTAAAGAGACAACCCCAAGTTGAAGGTCAACGGTGGTGACGGTTAAAGCTCCCCCAGGTTTCCGAGCCGAAACCGATTCGGACGAATCGATTGGGTAGTTGGCGATGACAGCCCCACCACTTGAAACCTTGGTAGTAACTAAATCGGCAAGTTGGCGTCCTTCTAACCTGAGCTTTTTTTCCACCCCAGTCACTCCCAAAGAAGGGGCATTGGGGTCAGAGCCCGGGTAATAAGAGAGCCCTGCCACCAAGTGGTAGAGTTCTTCCATCCGCAAAGCGGCTTGAGTGATATCGATGGTCAAATTGTTGATCAAAACAGGCAACGAAAGAGCCGGATTCAAAGCTCCGAGCATTGCGTTGTAGTGAGACAGGCTCATCAGCTTCATTTCCGCAGAACCTACCCACAGTTTCGAGATGTCGTAGATTTTGGTGGGGTTTTTAGCCACATCTCGTACCGCTTTCACTAAGTTGTACGGAATCTTAGCTTCAGATAGAGATAGTTTCATGGGTTTTTGAATCAAAATCATACGAGTCTCCTACAGTATAAAATAACTTTAAAAGCCATTGGCATTGAAAGCGTTCAGCAAAGTCGCAAAGGAATTGGCATTCAACTGCGGCGTCATAGAATAAACCGTGAAATTGGCTGACCACGAGTTCACGGTATTGGGATTGCTTGAGTCATCTAAAAACTGGACCGTGACCTGGGGGTCAAAGAAACCCGTGAGTGTGATGGCTGGGAAAATCCTCGACCGATACAAGATATGGATCACGTTGGCTTCACCTTTGGCGGTAAGCTTTGGCTGATCCACGAGCTGTAGAAACTTATAGAAGTCGCTTAGGCCAGGGGCGATCTTGAGCTGATCTGCTGTCCGATCTTTCCAAAGCTTATCGGGATTGGAGACATCATCGACGGTAGGCAAGATGGACCCCGTTTGAAACTGAAAGGTCAGCTTCGGGTCGTCATAATCAGAATTTCGGTATGAGTCGCGGTACACGTGAAGAACGCTACCTGACTTGTTCTTGGCCTCAGATCCCCTCTGGGAGATGCTCCATTGCACGCTTTTGGGGTTTGTGGACCAGACGATGCTCTTTTCCCCCAACGCTTTGCTAGCGTTAATCGTGGTGATTTGATCGGCTGTCGCGTTAAAAAAGTTTATCCCACCGTAATTGGTGATGTCTTCAAAAGTAGCAAAGATCCAAGGTTCGCGCCTGACATAGTAAGGGCTTCTCGTGCCATTGGAGGCCTCATCCATTAAATTTTTCCTGGCAGTCTTGGCTTCGAGGCTTTCGGCAATCGCCTCGAATTGCGATTGACCTACATTCACGATCCTAGGCTTCTCAGGGTTGCTCAGGCCGAAGAACGAGGAGATCTCCGAGACTTTCCCCTGGCTGATCATCTTTTGCCAGTCGCCAGTGGCAACACTTACGTCAAGAGGTTTGGTTTCCGCCATGTCTTAAATAATAAACCCCAAAGACCAAAATTTTTGCGAGCTTTTAGTAAATTAAAATTCACCGCCACAATGGCGGATAAAAGGAGAAATAAAATGCCTGCAAAAAAGAAAACAACTAAGGCCAAGACCAAAAAAACCGCTGCTAAAACCAAAGCTACGAAAGCCACAAAAGTTAAGAAAGCTACAAAAGCTAAAGCTAAGGCCAAGACCAAAGCTAAAGCTCCTCGCGCCAAGCGGGCTATCAAAAAGGCTGCTGTTGCGCCTATGGTGTCTGCTTGTGAAGCGACAACCGCTTAATTTAAGGTTTTGAGGTGCGGGGGCTTTTAGGCCCCCGTGCTCTTAGTAGTGACTCGTGGCCTTATAGATCGACTCTAAGAACCACTCTGGGAAATGCTGTCTTGCTCGGTTCATGAAAGGCAAAAACCCGGGGTCGATAAAATAGGTCGTGGCAAAATCGGTTTCAGATCTCACCCCTCGCCCGGGAGATTGCACCACGGTCATAGCGGTTCGGTAACTGTACCAATGGGGGTTGGCTTCCATCCGCGCTTTTACCACCGGGTTATTCATTGGCAGATAAGGAACCTTGCACAAAACAGCGAAACGGCAGAGATCTTCCTTCAAATCGACTCCTTCGGTCATACTCGGAGAAAGAAGGACCGTGTCGGTGGATCGTTCGTGTTCTCGAAGCATCGCGTTTTGTTCGGATGCGTTCTTAGGGTAAAGAAACCTTCTGCCGTATTTTGGACCTAGCTTTTCTCGGATCGCTTCGGCGATAGCGTAGGTATGGGTATGGATAATCCCTCGTTCATTGGGATGCCGCGCTAAGATCTCATCGATTCTAGCCAAGAGGTTGGGCATTTCGGACGACAGGTTTTGATAGTTCAAACCTCTAGCCCCGTTTCGCCACCAAAAATAGATGGGGCGGTTCTTGGCTGGAAAAGGGGAATCCAAACTAAACCAGCCTGTGGTCTCTGGATCAATTCCAATCATTGAGCAAAATCCTTCTCGCGACAGCAAGGTGGCCGAAAGAAACAGAGTAGGAAATTCAAAAGTGTTTTTGAAAATCGCGTGAACCTGAAGGGGTTTGATCTCAACCTTGTCTAGTTTGTTCTTTTCTGGGCAACTCACATATTGAATTCCAGAATTGATGTTACTCAAGGTAAGCCTGAGCTTTTGCTGCAAGCTCTCTAACCGTTTGTATTTTTTCGAATTGCGATCCTGGGGTGGAACTTGGGCCTCAAACTCCATGTCTGACTCTAGAGACTGCTGAAGTTTTTTCATCCCTCCAATGACAGCCTCGATGTCTTCGATATCCGTGAAGTATCGCTCAAAACGGTGATCAATCGCGGACAAAGTTCTGGCATCAATCGAGACAGAGGCTTCTCCGTCTAAGGCGTTTTCAATCCCATGCCCTTCGTCGTAGATGATGAGCAAAGGTTTTGGAAAAGATCCGTTACGCAACAAGGTAAGCGCTTTGGCTGCATTTAAAAGAAGAATGGGAGCATTTTTGGCTGCCTCAGTCACCTGATCGTACTCACAAGCGCGAGAGCAATATTCAGGTGGTTTCCATTGGGTTTTTTTGTCGGGGGCTCGTAAGCGTGCGCAGCGGGATTGTCCGCAGCTCGCATCGTCGTGATAGCAGCGGTAGTTATCCAAGCCGCGCAGATCAAACAAGTCTTTTTCGAAGTCGCGGTTATATTGGTCCTGCAGCATTTTGTTCTGGGTGATAATCCAGATCTGAAAACCTTCTGGCGGATCGGGCAGTTCTTGCGCCAAGGAGATAATAGATTTGGCAATCCCCACCGCCATAGGGCTTTTGCCGGTGCCTGTCGGAGAGTCGATTCCAAAGTAGCTCGCTTTAAAACCGTCTTTGAAAATCTGTTTCAGCCAAGGTGCGACCGCTTCAAACGCATCAAGCTGTCCTGGGCGAATGCTCGGAAAGGGAAAGTTCTCTCTCAAATGCTTCAGAATCAATTCGTTTGTCATCATGCACCGAAGGTAAACGATGCGATGCGCTTTCTCCAAAGAAATTAATTTGACGCTATGAGCTAAGTTCGTAAGACCTTGGAAACGGTCGGGTATTCTTCTAAGGATGACTTAGTGGCGTGCGGTAGTTTATTGCGTAACCGTTCTGGGATTTTTTTGAGAACATCCCAGTCACGTAAAGTGAAGGCTTGAAAAAGAGTCAGCAGCGTATAGATATCTTCTCCTTTCACTTCTGTTTTAGGTAAGACTTTTTTAAGATCGTCTTCTAAGGCTTTCAAAAAATTAGGATATCTTTCGCCTTCACTACTTAATTTGTCGTTAAAAATTTCTTTAAAATTGGGCTCTTTAGCGTTGGCTAGGGCGTATTCGACCAAGTTTTTAAGCTTCTGTATATTCATATTTTTTCTCTGCCCAATTTTTAGACGGCCTAGGAATAATTGTCCCAGGTTTCATATACTTAAAAATAATTACTTTTTCTGTTGGTAGTAGAACTATTTATATTTATAATAGAAGCATGATTAGATGGAAACCAGTTGTTCTACCGAATGTTCATGGCCAAGCTTATACGGACAATTTGACTTACATGAACTCCAAGCAAACCCCTTCGCTGGCGCAGATTCAGGCCATGCCTAAAAAGACGCCTATCAGCTTCGTGGACGCTCTGAAACTGACCCGGTCGGAATTCAACAAGGTGACTTCCTCGGACTACACCCGAGATCAATACCGACAAGCTTTAAAGACCCTGATGGAAGATTGGACCGATTGGCTTTCTAATCAAGGCTATCACGTGGAGTTGACAGGAACTGAGTACGAAGTGCTCGCAGATCCGATCGCTGAACTTGCTCAAGCTCAAGATGTTAAACCGATCTGGATTCAAGTTTTATCACAAAAGATTTTGACCACCGACAAGCGCCCACCGATTCAATCTGCGCAATGGGTGGACTCAGATCATATCGAGCTGCGTTATGTGACGGGCGAGAAAGAAATCGCTCGGAAGCTTGTGGCTTCCGATGGTGTGATCTTTGTCCTTTCGAATCTTTTTTCTGAGCGTTTTCTAGGACAGTCTGAAGCCATCCAAGCCTTTAAGTGGGCTGCCTAATGATTTCAGTCTATTTCGTTAAACGATTTGGAAGGAAGAAAGAGTGGCAGCAGATCGACCTGGCAATCAAAAAGTTTTCGGGGATCAAACCCTAAAGCGAAAGTTCAAGGGCTTGCTAAATTAAGGAAGAATAAGCCCACTTTTTTTTACGCCCATTTTTTCTCGAAAGCCATCCAAGGTCTTCTCGATGGCGTCCATCGTTTCTGGTGAAAAAACATTTTCATCCGTGGAGGAAGCGACCTTGTAAAAGTAGTCATTAAAACCCTTGAGCATCGCAGCTTTGACAATCTCTGAAGTGCCGATTGGAATCTCCAGAAGCAGATCCTCGGTAGCGATTCCGTCCGCAGAATTGGAGAAGTTCACGATCTTGATGTGCTCGATTTTTTTGGTTCTGTTCTGCTGCATAATAAAACCATAGCTCAATCTTTGGTTGACTTCTAGTCCATTTGGCTGTTCGTTTTGGTAAAAAGAGATCCTTTAGGGGGGGATATGAAATGAAGAAACCTATTCAGAATCCAACAGCCAAGGTTGCAACCGTTGTAGATGTATCTCCACAAATTCTTCGCGAGTTTGCGGATCGCTTAGACCAAGCTGCAAAAGTCGCTCGCGTGAAACACGGATCTAATGTGCTGGTGGATTTTACGGATGAGATCACTTTCAGGTTTAATCCAGAAGTTCCCCTTTCCAAAATGATGAACGGATTCACCGATACAGAAGTAGTACAGCATCTCGATTTTGTGGAAGAGAAATAGGGTAATCCTCTTAAAAATGGGGTAATTTGCTACTATGCGTTACCCTATTTAGTAATATCTTTAAGCGTTTCAACAACTTAAAAATCATTGACTCTCGTTACATTTATATTTATATTTATAATAATATGAAGAATGTTTTGCAAATTGATGACGTTTTTACTCCAGAACAACTGCAGTTGGCTTCAAAACTTCAGACTGCGAATCTTATTTACGAACAGCTCACCAAGCCGTACATCGAGCAGATCAACGAAAAAACCCAGCAAGAAAACGACCCCAAGTATTGGGCTTACCTTTTGGAGTCGGTCTTTTATTTTCAAGGGAGGAAAAAATGAGCTTTCTTCGAATCTATGTCAAAAACCCTCGGGAATGGGCAGCCAGGATGTGGGATTCTTATGGGTTCGACTACGACATGGAAAATTTTGGAACCAACTCGGTTTACGCTTGGCCGTTGGAAGGATCGGATCTTTCCGAACTGAAGACTGCGCTTGATGCAGACGGCATCGACTATGACGATACCGTGGATATTTACTTTGGGGGCAAGAATGTCGCAGGATGATCAGATTCAAGAATTGAAGGCCGTGCTCCAATGGATTATCGAGCGCATTGAGTTTGAGGCTGAAAAGTCTCGCAGCAGGCAGAAACCCGACTGGAAAAAAGCCGCGCACACGAGTCCGTGGAGGAGGCGTATGCGGCTATTTCAGTTGTGGAGGAGTGGGAAAAAATCCGCCGCCAATCCAGCGAATAGACTGAGTTTTTATCCTGAATTTTTTTGTTGATAAATATATTTATATTGATAATATCTTGATAAGGAGTCGCTATGAGAAACAAAGCCTTTATTGAGTACGTTTTAAGCTTTTATGGTCCTGCTGGGATCTATGGGCGCGAGTTGATTTTTGGCGGGGGAGTTTCCGAAGAGGAAGTCGTGGCAGCCCTTAAAGTTCGGAAGAAGAACAAGAAGGTTCCTTTTGACGGGGACTCGTTGGATCGCGAGATTGTGCGCGATATCATGCTTTATCTCCGAGGCAAAAAACACGATCTAGAATATTCCATGAAGCCCTATTTTAGGGGCGCGAAATAATCAGGGAGGAAAGATGAAAAAATCATCGTTAAAAAAAATCATAAGGCTCAAGGCCGACTTCATCGTCCAAGCCGCCAAGATGGAAGGCATCGACCTCCCGCAGTATATGCGCCAGATCGACGAACTAGCCAACAAGGCACAGCAAATGCCTACCCGGGGCTTCAAGCAACGCGAGCGCAGAGACGCTGTTTACGCAGAGATTGATCAGAAGATCAAAAAACTCATTCTCCGCCTCGGTAACGCTGTGCTCGATTCTTATCATTTCTGCGGAGCCAACGAGGCGTTGTTGTCAGATGAACAAGTGAAAGAGCTTTTTGGGAAATGACCATGAAGGTTTTTGTCTACAAGAACTTGAACAGAGATTGCTGGAGTATCCGCTCCGTGGAAAGCGGGCTTGTCGTTTCTTACCGGCATAAAGTTCTTCTGCGCGATTGCGTCTTCAAGGTCGGTGAAGGGGGTAGGCAAAGAGTCGTCAAACTCAAATCCAAGTTCGTTCATGCGGGGGTCCAAGGTTTTGTCACCACCTCGCAGGTTGAAGAAAAAAATTGGGTTCGGATCAATTACAATCCCTATAAGGGTCCTGACTTTTATGAAGTTGAAACTGGCAAACCGATTGTCTCAGCCAAGTTTGTTCAGTTCCGAGAAGATGGCGTTTATGCCATCGGTTTAGAGTGGAGGTAAAATGTTTATTTTGCTGTTTTTCATACTTTTTTACGGAGCCCTTTTTGGAGTAGCCGTATTTCTTTGGGAAATTCATCCCATCCTCGGAATCATGTTCGCGATTTGGTTTTATCACGATTTGCAGAAGGGAAAGAAAAAATGAAATACTATTGGGCTGTCGGATTGAACTTTGATTACGATATTCTGCTGCTCGAAGCAGGGGATGAACCCTCGTCTCAAGCGCACGCTTCGATCAAAGGCCCTTTTAAAAATCTCTCTGACGCAAAAAAACAAGTGAGGGAATGGATCTCTAGTGACCGAAGCCATCTTCAAGACCAGCTTGAAAACATTAACAGCCTAAAAAAAGATTCATTTTAAAGCTTCAAACTCTTCTTTAGGCAATCTAAAAAGCCTCAACAGGCTTTGAACCTTGATTGTGTACTTTCCAAAATCCGGGTGCGGCAGGTCGATCCAATAAAAGACCAGAAGCTCTTGGGTCAGAGTCCTCAAATGCAATAATGCGCTTGGGTCGCACTCTGGGATTTTTGGAAATTGCGTGGGATACATCTCTTGGATCTGAAGCGTGAGATCCAAAATATCGTAGCATTCGACAAATTTTTTGACTGGTTCTACTTTGTAACAAGACCGAATCAGGCCCATCGTATCTTGTTTTAAGTCCTTCAATATCGTCTTCTCATCCATGAGTTTGACAATCTGAGCCATATCTTCAATTTTTACTCCTACCTATTTTTAACAATAATCTGAAAACGGTAAAATCAAAGATAGACTCTTATTATCTAGGTTGAGGTGTGTACTTGTGCCGACCATCCATTTTAAAGATTGTTCCATTCAAGGGGATCTCGCGCAGGCGGTCTTGGACTTGGAACAACAAATTGGAGATATTGCCAAAGAACTGATCGAGCAGATTCAGTCTATCCCAGTGGACACGAGTTTGATCCCGTCTGGTCATGACATTTTAGATCAAGAGATTTTGAAATCTCCCAATCCCCTCACGCAAGATCAGGTTTCTAACAATACAGGAATACCCAAGTCTGAACCCACGATCACAGACGATGAGGATCGGCTCGCTGAACTAGGCCTCATTCTTTGCAAAGGGGTTTTGTATCTCGCTGACAAATCGAGCAATATTGAGAACTATCGAAGGCTTTACTTTTCGGTGGGCTCCAATATGGACACCTTTTTTTCAATCCTCAACTCGGGGAATCCTTTTGTCGTCGTTCAAACAAGGCTTCATGTGAAATCCTTGACCTATAAACCTGGGGGTTGGAACCTGACTGAGGTCAGAAAGATTTTTAATAATCCGGCCATCGAAAATATTTACTCGGCTGGGGATGAAAAGACCTACGCCGTAGTGCCAGAGTTTTTGTCTTATAACGAATCTGTCGATGCCATATCCCGAAAGACGAGTATCCCAGAAAATCAAATTTTGTCTCAGGTCTTCTGGTTAGGTCAAGTGGATCAGAACTCCCAGACGGTTGCAGAGCTGATTCGCTTAGGAATCACCGGCAATGAACTTACTGCGACTCTTTTTGGCGAAAGACTTTTAGAGACCATCCCTAGTGCCGCAGACTCAGTTCGAGGGGCTGCAGCAATCTCTACAGGTAAAGCCATCGCTCAGCTCCAGCTTTTGAATCAAAGGTTTGCCAAACTCGATTCTTTCTCCAAAGAGAGCCTGAAGTCAGATGCAAAGGTTTCCATCAGCGAAGCTAACTATGATTGGTTTTTAAATGCCAAGATCGCCCGCTTCTGGCCCACAGTCTTGTCTCGAACTCAAGACATCACCGATTTCCTTTCTAGGAACACAAAAAGCGATCTAGATTACTTGTTCACCGAGAAAAGAAAAGTTTTAGGCATCGATTTTCAAGCCACCAACAAAGAGATCCTGGATCGATTAAAGCAAGTGAGAAACATCTCCTCTGGAAGCAGCACGGTGAGTTCTCTTCTTGTGAATGACCTCACTTTGCTTGTCGATCCAACCATAGACGTTTCCAACCAAAAGCTCATTCAAAATTTCTGCGCTGTTGGTCAGCTTCAAAGCAAGCTTCCTGTCAAAGTGGATCAAGTTCAAACCGCTTTAGCCTGTTTGAAACAGTCCTTAGTTTATCCTCATCAGCCTGAGACACCTTCTCCAACCCCTCTTGCCGGGTATGCAAGCTACGATTCTCCAGCTTCAATTATTAACCGCCGAATGGATTTTGGGGTCACTTTCAATGTCGATAAAATCCTAGAGCAGTTAACCAAAGTGGCCAATGATCTTTCTCATCCTATCAAAATCACGGTAAACGCAATCGTATCGGTGATGAGAACTTTGAAACAGTCCATTGATAATGTTTATAATATTTTTTTGCCTCAAGTGGAAAAGCTACTGGCTCAGATCGAGGGCTTTCTTTCTAGGTTCATGGCTTTTCATGGGACGACAAGCTTAGACTCCTCTGTTCTCAAGTGCTCTCTGGGATTAGATATCCAGGTCACTCTTCCCATCTTGGATCAACTTGAGACTTTTTTGACTCTTTTAAAAGTGGCCATCGGATCGGCTTTAGCTAAAATCAATCAAGCGGTTTCTAATCTGTTGAAAAAGCTTCTTTGTATGCCGATTAATTTTCTGAATTCCTACATCACTGGAGTTTCTAGTTCTTTACCCGCTTTTTGCCAAACCAGTAAAATCACTTTACCCTCAGAGATAGAAGTCCTTTTGATTGAGCTAAGGGATATTTTTCAGGCTCAACAACTCAATACGGTCGCTTTTAATCGGGATCTAGTAAAAATGGGTGCAACAGTACAGGCGTTGCCTTTGAAGCTTGATCAGTTTAGAACAAGCTTATTGTGTGACTCGCCTGCCGCTAGCAACTTTTTTAAGGCTAGTAAATTTATTCTTTGAGCGTGGCTATGGCTATAGATGTTGTTCTCACCCCAGAAGATCAAGCAAAAGTCGAAGCGAATCAAAAGTCGGATGACAAGCTACCGTCTTATTATAACGCTGACATCAAACAAGACGCCCAGATCTCTCGTGACTTTGAAGCCTTTTTAATTTTATCCCCGACCGCATTGAAAACGTCCGCGCTTTCTTGGATTCAAAAAGCAAAGGCTTTGAACCGAGCCAACCAATTACGGGATGAGTTGACTCAACTTTCAATCAATCAGGAATTAAAAAACGCGCAGGCAAAGATAGCGGCTTACGACCTTCAGCTTCAGTATTTTAGCGACTTCAGAAAAAACTTCCAGTCGCAGACCGCTTTCGCTGGGGTAGCCGAAGTCCAAAAATTCCTATCCGATCTGCAGCGCGTAATTGGGGAATTGGTTGTGGCTCGGGAGCGAGCTTATTTCGATCAGACTGTGTGCAAGGTGTTCTTAGACTTCGATGCGCAAGCTGCGATCACCGATGACCAAGTGCAAGAACTCCAATCCTGGTCAGCGGTTATTTCCGAATACCTAGGCGTAGGTTAGTTTTAAGGGTATGAGCGTTACACTGAAAGTCTCTGATGGCCATATTGTCATCAGCGCAACCACAGGGGTTTTGGAAACAGTCTCAGGCAATAGCAAAGCGTCACAAGATCTGGCCGAGTGCTTACTTCAAGAATATTCATCCTCGCAGAATTATGGCTCTTATCTGAAGGCGATTATTACTAACCCCAACCCGCTTGAGGGGGCATCCGAGCTTTTGGTGCGGCACTATGTGGCAGAAGCCGTTAAGCTTCTCGATGCAGCGCAACTGTCCGATCCGGCCATTACTTCCGATGAAAAGCTCACCCAGATCACTCGCCTTGAAACCGCCTCCGATGACAGCGGGACAGTGGGGTTTTTCGTCCAAGTGGCTACCGAAGACGGCGGTGCATCGGTTCAAGCATCTGCGGTCCAAGCGACATCGCTCAATCATCTTACCGAGGGGTTTTGATCTATGGCTGCTCGAACTCAACCTGAAATCCTCCAAAGTTTCCAAGACTCCGTGACGTTGACCGACCCGACTGCTGACACCCAGAAAGGCCCGCTTTACTCGCTCGTGGGTTTACCCCTCTCGCAAGTCTTGGCCCCCGTCGAGGAAGCCGTAGACACGTTAGAGCAGACTTATTCGGCGGCCTTCGTAAAGACAGCCACCGACGATCAGGCTCAAGCCTTTTTGACCAACTGGGGGGAAAGCGCCGGAACTGGAAACCCATCCACTGTTTTAGTTTACTTTCTCAAGTTCTCTCGACCCTTGGTATCTGAGGTCATTGATATTCCAGTGGGCACTTTGATCGGAAACGCCGACAAAACGCTGCAATACATTACGGTCGAAGCAGGTCAGATCCGTGGCGATCAAGCGGACAGCTATTATAATGCGGTGCGTAGATCTTACGAGGTTGCTTTGCTTTGTCAGGCGGTGGCCAACGGCCCACAGTATGACCTTCCGATTGGGTTGATCAATACAAAGGTTTCCCAGATCGCGGGAATTGACGCGATTGAGAACCGAGAACGAGCCAGCGGCGGTATCGCAGCCGAAAGCATTTCTAGTCAGATTGATCGCGTGCAAAACAAGTTCTTAGGGACCGCTATCAATACGGCTTCTGGGAATGAATCTCGGATTCGAAACTACAACCCTGCTCTTGTGCTCGACGTGAAAGCCGTCTTGTCTTCGGATAAGATTCTTTTCAAACGAGTCTCATACACCCCGGCTGTAGATTATTACATCTTAGGGACACAGCCTGTGACCGTTAACGAAAGCTATACGAGCTTGATGGGTGGCGAAACCGAAATCACTTTGAAAAATGTCCCTAGCATTTCTATCAATAGTGTGAAGATCAACAACGTTCCGATCACGAACTTCACCTTGATCTCGGATACTTCTCCTGAATACGGTGGGTCTTCCAAGGCTCAAGATAAAGTTTTGATCCTCCCTGCCTTGATGGCGGGCGATGTGGTGGTGATCAACAACACTTATGATTCTTTATTTTCCAAAATTCAAAATGAAATCTTCTCGGCTGAAACCAAGCTCTATGCCACAGATGAGCTAGCAAGGGCTTTCAAAGAAATTCCGCTCAATATCGAGATTCAAGGAAAAGCGCTCCCAAGCTACGACCCAACGGTGGTCGCCAATTCTGTTAAAGAGCAGCTTCAAACCCTCCTTGAGCCTGGGTATTGGCAAGAAATGTTTCAGCCCAATGATGTCTTGCAGGCTTTGAAAACGGCGGTCCCAGGTCTTTCGTCTCCGGTATTCTTGAAATTTCAGAGATCGACACTGGCCACCTCCAACATTGAAACCGTGGTGTTAAACGACAACGAAATCGCGACTTATAGCTCCACTCATGTCGTGGTCACTATCAAGAATCTTTAAAGGGCAACATGCTGGACCCAATCAGGCCATTTCAAATCAAAACGCCTCTTCGTGGATATGACGACCTGTTTGACCAGTTGACAGGATCAATCCCTGCGGGTGATTTTTACGACACCAACTTAGGCTATCCTATTGTCGCTTGGTCGGTGAAACCCGTAGGTTTCTTTCTCGAAACCAATATTCCAGGGATTCCCATTCAAGTCGAGACGATGCGGATCGGCGATTACCACCCTGGGGTGGACGAAGGGAATCTCGTCAAATCCGTTTATTTCGTGCCCGAACTCGACCGCACTTTTTTCCAAGTGAGCTTGGGTCTTGGGCTTAACCGGATTATCGCAACTGAATTGGTTCCCAATGGTCGGGTGGCCATCTTAGACGTGATGGCAACACCGAACGCCGTCTTGTTTGAACCTTTCGGCAGGGAAATTTTCAAGCCAGTTAATATTTACAACCAGCAAAAAAACGCGATTTATTCCGCGTATGCCACAAGGCTTTCAGATCAGGTCATTAAATTCAGGGATCTACTTTCTGAAATTCAGTCTTTGAAGATCCTTTCAACAAAAATGTTGATCCGATCCAATGTCCATTTCCCGGGCAGGCAGATCGGGTTGAAGGATTTTATCCAGTCTTTTTCTTTTAATACCCCTGAATTTGTCTCGATGCGTGCGTCTTCTACCTACGACATTGAAGAGTCTCGCATCCAAAGAGTCCAGCAAAACTCAGCCGGTATGGAAGCTCATATTTGGTTTCCCAATCGAGCCGTCACTCGCTGGCTTGCTTTCACTCGGATGGCCGACTCCTTCAGAAATCATTACAAGTTCAAAAACATTCGTGACGATAAAGTGGAACTTGTTTACAAAGGAAAGCATCAGACTCATTTATTTGATTATGACTCGGCTGGCGCTAACTTTCTGACCAATCTGTCGATCACCGATTGCTTTGAGAACATCGATATGTTCATGAGTTCTCAAATCAATTCGCGCTATTTCTTTTTCATGTGGACTTATACTTTTGATCTGTTCATTTCCGATCCAAGTCCATTGGCAGATCCTGTTTTAGACCCTTGGGGAGATGGTTGGGTAGGCTATAGTTTAACAGGCCGTTTCGATACCGACACGATTGGTGGACTCGATTCTTCGGTTCAGCCCGCTCTTTTTGCGCCTCGCAATTTCACGGTTTCAATCGGATCTCCCGCTTTGTTCACTCTCACCTCCCATGGATTTGTGGGGGGAGAAAGAATTCAGCTTCTCACCACAGGATCTTTACCCACGGGTCTGACCACGCAGCAAGATTACTTTGTTCTTTACGTCGATTCGAATACTTTTTCCGTGGCCACCACCCCGGGCGGGACAGCACTCAACACGACAGGAACTCAATCTGGAACGCATTCGATTGCCATGAATCTTTATGGCAGCGGTGATACCCCAGGACTAGCCGTTTATTATAAAGGCCCTTACACTCAGTGCTTCAATACCATGAGTACCGATGTGGATTTCACTTGCCCAATCGGAGCCTCGGGGACTTTGGAAAATTATGTCGCAGGTTCTATCAATCACTTGGCAATCGATTTCCCTCTGAACTTGACCGACCTTTCCGTGGGAGATTCCTATTCGGTTGTGGTCAAATTCGCCGACTCTAATAATCAAACAGTTTCATCTGGAACTGGTATGATTCAAATCGAGGAAAGTAACGGTGGGACAATTCAAAACGTGACTGTTCTTTCAAACGGCTACGTCTTGGCGACGATTACCCCTACTCAGACAGGATCGATTTACTGGAGTCTTTCTTCGGGATCTCTCACCGGGCAAAGCTTAGTTTTCAACGTGACTTAAATCTTTTTTCAATCGATCGATTTTTTCTTTCGATAGGTGATGTCTATTGGCGAAGCAAGAAACGCAGGCATACTCGTCGTAGACTTCGCCTTTTCTAATACCATGAGCGGCGTAGTGAACGGGCTGTTTTCTACAAAACTGACACACTTCTGGGATGCTTATCGTTGGTTTTGGCACGGCGCGTTTCTAACATCAAAGAATTAGTATTCAAAATACAATTCCCATAAAAAATACAAAACTAAACTAGACAGTAAAAGGAACATACAGTCTTGTTTGTCCAAGCCTAAGAGCAACATTAACTGAGAATAACCTGTCTTTGTTCTTAGGTTATTTTAAGAATCAGGGAGATCCTACCGATGGTCAAATTTTATACTCTCCACAATGCGGCTGGTTTAATTCGTTCTAACAAGTTTCACGACAAGGCAGACGCCGTCTGTGTGGGCTCTTTTAGAGCAGAGTATTTGAACTTTCCGATCAAAATCTATGAGCATAAAGACGATGAAAAAACCTGTGTCTTGGTCTGTAACCCAGATGGCTCGGTAGAAAAACCCAAAGCTTGGGGAACGGAGATTCATGACCTAGGCAATGCGACCTCGGGCGTTTCAAATCGAGAAGCCGCGCACATTCTTCTTTCGGCCTTTGATGAACAGCCGATCACTACTTTCAATTTGAAAGCTCAGATCACTGAAGCTCAAGTCTCCGAATTGGAAAAAGCCACTGGGTGTGACATTGGCATGACCGCATCGGATTCTTTCAACGCTTATACACAAGAACCCAAGACCATCCATGCGATCGAAACTCAGCTTGTGGAATGGGGTTTGGAGCTTTATCGTGTGTCTGAAGCTACTGTGAAAAAGAACAAAGCACACGCTGCGATGGAAGCTTCCGAGATTGAGCCTGCGCTTGAAAAAGAATTTGCTCAAGCTTCAACCGAAGTGACGGCAGCCCGCAAAGGACATATCGAAGCGAGAGCCTCCCGGTTACCCGAACTTCGTGTTCGCGCCACGATGAAATTTGGCGGTGGTCTGAAGTTCACCGCTCATTGTGAAAAAATTCCAGCAGAAGGAAAGAAAGCCCCAGCGATTGCAGTTTACGTCGATGGGTCAAAAGTTGGAGAAGTCAAAGATGAGCGCGGAGCTGCTCGTTTGATTTCTGAACACGCTGAAAAAGCATTCGGCAAGTTCTTGAAGAAAGAATTAGCCTAAATTTAGTTAAAAGGTCTGTATGGCAATCTCAGTTATCGCGGCATTGACGGAACTTGGAAGGCACCATATCGCGGATATGACGATTAGCGGTCGGGGCTTTCAAATCACAAAATTCGTGGTGGGCTCAGGTGGGCATGACTCGGGAGATCCCACGGTTCCGCTCACGCCTAGCCCTACGGTGATTGCCTTACCCGATCAGACCTTTGGACCCAAACTCTTGGTTGTTCCTGCTGCGCCCTATACGGGAACTTTGGTGACTCCGTTTTGCCCTCAGTTCACGGCCTTGCTCGATTACACTGAAGCCAACGGGTCGATCTCCAACTACGGGTTGATTGCTCAGGTTGTGTATTCTCCAATCCCAGGCGATCCCCTTTTAGGAACAGAGTTTTTGTTTGCGCATGGAAACACCCCTCTGAAGGAAAAAACGGATTCTGATCAGTTTCAGATCACCATCACGCTGCAGACTTAAAAGGAATCACAATGCTCAGGACGCTGCTACATTTCAGAAATTTTGATTCCACTCAAGACCTGAACTCCACGTTATCAGGTTTTTTCAAACGCGGGATCGTGACTGGTGGGGAAGTATTTCCCGTCCCCGGTGTATTGGCCGTGGATATCGCACCGTTCAAGCTCATCGGGCAAGACGGGATGGTGGTTCTTGAAACGAGCAACCTGACTCGCGTCTCAGTCGTGGCCGGTCAGACCAATGTCGTTGTGTTTAAATCCAAGTACATCCCAAACTCGGCTCCGATTGCACAATTTCAGGTTTTGGAACTATCCGCTTATCAAGCTGATCCGGAGATTGCTTATTTAACTGTTTTTGCTATCTTGGATCTTCCACCTGGAATCACTCAAGTCATTTCTTCTCAGATTGATTATTCCTCTCGGGACGTAATCGACGCGGTTTGTAGAATGACATTGAGGGGGGTTTTAGCTTCGACAAGCTTTTTGCCCCCCATTCATAATCGCCCAGGCGATGCTTACATCATCAATCAGAATCCCCCAGGCCTGCACGTTTGGGATGGGGTGAACTGGATCAACATCACCGACACTTCCGCTTTGATGGCGCTTCTGACCGCGCATATTCAAAACGCTCGAACCAACGAAAAGCATCTCACCGATCAGGAAAAAGAAGCGGCAGCCGGGACCTCGGGTTCTCCTTCTGACACCAATCGTTACGTGACAGATTTGGATGCACGTATCCCCACGATTTTTCAGACCCAAGCTTTGGTGGGATTCCCGGGTTCTCCCTCCACGATCAATCCTTTTATCACCTCAGATTATTTTTTAGCTCAGCCTCAATCTAAGCAATTCACCGCTGCGCAGACGGTGCCTTATATTGAGCTGTATCCGAATGACGGGCCTTTTTTCATCGGCCTTGAAGATGTCACTTCGGTTAAAAAATATTTTAAACTTTATCACGCGACCGAATCTCGTGAATACGTCAATAGCTTAGGCGAAGCCGTCACGATCTCGGCCATCCAAAAGACCAATGGCTTGCCTGTCGATCCTCTTTCCGACCCCACTGACAACAATGGATTTTATGCGGGTCAGTTGAATCTGGTTCTGACAGGAACGGTGGATCTTCCGGTTCGAGTGGTCTATGGCCAGAAAAAACCGTTTGCCAATATTTTAGATCCTTCCAAGAATTTGTTTAAGGGATCTTTACTGGTTCCTCAACCGGCCTCGGCTGAAATGAGCCAAGAGCTTTTAGTTCGGTTGAAAGATATTTCAGGCCGCTTGTTTGATGACCCCATGCAAACAGGCGAGAGCAACGTGGAGTTGAAAGACTCTGTCGATTGGCTTGATTTGAGATTCACTCAGCTTAAGCTCATTGAAAATACAGGCAACGCAACCCGGGTGAATGTGACAGGCGTGGATGTGAACATGCCTGACTCCAAGCTTGAGATCTCGGTTTTAAAAAATCTCCAAATCAACTTCTCAGGCTGTGAGATTCAATTCTCGGGCGGTAGCGCTGGGAATATCTACGAGTCTGACGGCGTTACTCTTCTTTCCACTTTCGCGGCGGTTACTCCGCCTGTGGGCGAGTATCAGTATTATTCGGTCAGCTTGCTCCCAGGATCTGCGGATTCCACCAACAGGCTTTCTCTTCAAGTTATTGTGGAGGCGGCTACCGCAGCGGGGGCTTCTCTCAATGCAGCGCCTAGGGCTTCGTTCATTGCAGGTGGTTGCCAGATCGGACAATTCGCCGTTCACAACAATGCGGGCACTGTGGAGTTGGCTCAGATCCTTCAAAACGGAATCGGCTCAGGATACCCGGGTGGAATCCTAGAGGCTCAGCCTTATGACATTCCGCCAGCCGATGGGTTTCAAGCGATCGTCGTTGAAAAGTTTGAGCAGATTCCAACCGATACCAATAGCGGCGTGAAATCAACCAACGCCACTTATGATCCGCTCAATCAGCTCTATCAGATCTCTTATGATCGAACCCCGACGATCACGACTTACGGAATTGATTTTACTTTAAGCGGAGCACCTAGCTTTGAATTGAAAGTTGGGGATGTGGTTTTTGCGGCTGGCGTGATCCGAAAGATCGTTAGCGTTGATCCTTCTCAGACCGCAGGTCAGTTAGATGCGGTTTTCTCTCCCGATCTTTTTGGCGCTTTCTGTATGTTGAGCCAAGGCGTTTGGACCAAGGACTTGGTCAACTATGGCAAAGTTTCAGATGGAAATCTTTTCAGCTCCATCTTTGGAGCTACCACGATCTCTAAGATCAATGTCTCCTATTTGGATTCGAAAGCTGCAGGCGATCCGGTTTATGACATTCAGTCCACAGCTTTAGTGGTCTGTGCGGCTTCCAATAGCGGCTTGATTTCAGATATAACTGATCCCAACAGCACTACCTACTCGCCTTACTATCAGCGTCCTTATGGGATGAATCAGATTTATGATTACCCGCTGATTGAGAACGCCACTTCGCAAAGACTGCATCTGGCGTTTTTCGCTAACCCAAGCATTGTCCCGGCTAGCGGCAGTTGTAACCTGCTTGAGTATCAGTGCTCATTGTATGTGGATACTTTGGTCTACAATGGCGGGTTACTCAACTCGGCTTACTGTTTATCCGATGGGAGCGGTATTTCCAACAATTGCTTACCACCGACAGTAGTAGGCGGAAAAACAAGACTTCAGTTGAATTTCCCATACGTCTTGCAATCGAACCCAGGTCAAGTGGGCTGCGATTTGGAAGTTTATTTGGATGGAAAGAAGATCCCACGGTACTACTCAGGCCTGACGGGCGCGTACTGGAAGGAGATCTCGACCACTACTAACACGATCGAATTTCACACCGATCTCTCAGCTTCGGCTACTCCGATTCAAGTGGAGCGCAGGCAAGGTTACAACGACAGCAGCTTAGTCAATTCGTTAAGACTTTCCGCTATGGCTGACGCGATTGTCGGATCAACCGTACAGAAGGCCTCGGGCTTGGCTACCCACGACTCCCTACAAGCCGCGCACGACGATACTCCAAGTGGCGGAAAGATTCTTTTCTTGAATCAAACGATTGTTGAAAACTTCAACTGGACCAAATCGGGAATCACAATCGAAGGCAAAGGCTACGGCAGCGTCTTGCAAGGCAACCTAACCATGTCGGCAAGCTCGTGCATGGCGCTTGGGTTTAAAGTGGGTGGTGACATTAACTTGGCCGGAAGCAATGACAGTTTCTTCAGGCTCTGGATGGGTTCAAGCGGAACTTTCACCCCAGGCGGGGGTGGCAACCGTGTCGATATTATCGCAGAATAATTGAGGTGGCTTGTGGGGAGATTAATTTCATCAACAGTTCCAACGGGGACAGTCAAAGCGTACTCAGGCACCACAGCCCCTCCTGGCTATTTACTTTGCGATGGATCTTTGCAAGGCACGACCCTTTACCCTGAGTTATTTGCCGTTATCCAATATAAGTATGGTGGCTCAGGTCTCAATTTCAGAGTTCCAGATTTAAAAGGCCGCGTGGTTGTCGGTAAGGATGACATGGGCGGTATTGCTGCTAATCGTATAACTGTATTAGGTTCTGGAATCAATGGAACACAGCTTGCGGCAAGTGGTGGATCGGAAACTCACGTTTTAACCACAGCCGAACTTCCAGCTCACGATCACACAGCATCTGCAACGATCACCTATGCAGCCATGCAGTCTGCGGTTACTGCAGTTGTTCCTTTGATTAAATTTGCAGTCGAATCAGGAACCTCGGGGACGGTAGGCACAATTGCTTCTGACAGTGCGAGTATTGATATTGCCGATACCGGAAGCAATCAGGCGCACTCTAGCACTCAGCCATCCATGATAATGAACTACATTATCAAGTATTGAGGAGATTTTTTCATGCCTAAGCTAACCCAACTTGATAGTAAAAGATTGATCAGACAAAGGCAGCAGATGCCTTTTAACGTCTTGCCGAAACAAAGCGTGGATGCGGCTCAGTTATCTCGTTCGGCGATAGCTTACTTGATGCAAGCCGATGCAATTGTAGGAACAAGTATTGAAGTGGCAAATGGCTTTGCCAACTATACCAACTTGACTGATGCTTATAACGACACCCCAGCCGGTGGTACGATCGTCATTACCAAAGACGTAACCTTGTCTGATAGCTTGACTATCTCCAAGCAGATCAGTGTTTTTGGTTTTGGCATCAGCTCCAAGCTCAGCGGTTCGATCACGGTTGCTACCAACAGCACTTACTGGACAGGGGTGAACTTCACAGGAACCCTGAACCATAACGCGGGGACCAACAACAACGTCTACAACGATTGCTTTTTTACAGCAGACCCCAGATTGACGGATTCTGGATTTTTAAATCACTTTAGCGGAAATATTCCTTTTGAGCAGACTGAGTATAATAACGGAACGATTAACACCGCCACTTTGACAATTGGCTGGGAAAGGTCCCACAACCAAAGGCTGACTACTGGATCTACCAACATTACGAGCTTAACTTTCTCGAACGGGATTCCTGGGGCAAGTTACTTGTTGAAAGTGATTCAAGGGGCCACGCCTCGAAGCATCACTTGGCCAGCAAGTGTCAGGTGGCCTTATTCCCTTCCTCCGATTTTGAGCGGCGCAGGTAAAATCGATTTAGTGACCTTTTATTACGATGGGACCAATTATTTCGGAAGCTTTGTTACAGGCTATTAAGGATTGATATGCCTTTACCGTTTTTCATGCTGACAAAACCTTCTTGGCCTTACGGATCGATGGGCCATCTTGTGGTTTCGAATGGTCAAACTGTTACCTTATCCAACGGAACAGTTTATGATTATGCTAGTGTAACTGTTGATGCTGGTGGGATACTTCAATTTTCAGGTTCTGGATTTGCTTTTTTGGGTGTCAGCGGAAATTTGGTTGTCAACGGAACTATAAAAGCTTTTTTCGATGTCCCTGGTGGTTATACGCAAACAGTATCTGGTCCAAATTCTATTGGGGTTTTAAATACCGCCTTGGGTGAATCTCTTTCTTTTACTCTGCCTACGCAAACGGGCGGAAAAGGTGGATATGGTCCTTACATGATCTATGGGGATTGGTCCAATAATGGTGGATCACGCGGAAATCAAAACTCTGGACATGGTGGTGGCGGTGGTGGTTCTGCTTATTACTACCATGAAGTGGATGGTGGGAGTGATTATTATTCTGTAGGGGGTATAGATAATAAAGTAGCCAAAGGTCCAGATGGATTAGATGCAACTGCTGCAGGTCCTGGGGGTCGTGCTAAAATAGCTAAATATAATAATGGTTGGGGAAATCCTCCTATTTCTAGCTATTACGATCAAGGCTATGGTGGGGCAGGTGGTGCGCGTGGAATTCATGGTGGGGCCATTTACATAAAAGTTGGCGGACTTTTATCGGGGTCTGGTGCAGTAATAGCCGATGGAAGTAATGGCGCTGATGGCGAGAGTGGTGGTGGTGCTAGCTCTTTGTATCCAGACGATACAGATCCAGATGATAGCACTGGCTTGCACTCGAAGGCCGGTGGTGCCGGTGGTGGCGGCGCTGGGGGTTCTGGTGGGGTTATTGCTGTGAAAGTTAGAAGTGGATTTTCTTACGGGCCAGGTTTTGTTCTTTCTTTTAGATTTTCAGCAAATGGTGTTCTTTTCGCAGCAAGAGCAGGTACGGCAGGGGCTAGCCCGGCTAGCGATGCAGTAGCAGGTGTTGTAGGTTCTACGACTATCGCTAATTATTAAGTTTCATTCTAGGAATGAATGGAGGGACGAATATGGAAATGGGTCAATTGTTAGCGCAGGTTTTGGATTTTTTTAATCACTTTGGAGATATGCCACTGCCTGGAAAAATCTCAGGTTTGGTTTTGCTTCTCCTCTCGCTTTGGAAGACTTCTTTCTTGCAGCCCTATTGGAAACAATTGGGTGCTTGGAGAGCCTTGGTTCCTCCGGTCTTAGGCATCATCTTGGCTTTGGTTAACGTAAGACCATTGACTCTTGAAACTCTCGCTCAGTCCGCCATGGGTGGAGCCTTGGCGATTGCCTTGCACGAGATGTTTACCACCGTGAAATCCATCCCAGGATTAGGTGGGTTTTACGTCCGACTGATCAATGCAGTGGAAGCTTTCTTGCGTTCGCCTAACGCTATTCAGGCTCAAGCAGTTGCAGCCAACGCAGAAGAACCTAAAAAACTCGAAGGCTAATTTTTAGATTTCCTTCTCGGAGACAAAGGCCACCCCTCAAAAGGTGGCCTTTGTTTTTTGACTGAATTGGTAAAATCTTAAAAGGAGCGGCTATGCGAAAAATCGGGCTTATCTCTTTTCTTTTCTTAATTTCTTCATGCACTTCATTTCAGCTACGCCCAGATCCAGCGCCAAGCCCGATTGATCCGAATATTTCCCAAGCTCGGTTGGAATTCCAAGGCTGCCGAGCAGAAGATTCTCAGATCGGAACGATTGCGTGTCTGCCTGGGGATAAGCTTTCGATCGTCACTGAATTTCCAGGCACTGTGATTTATTTTTCTTCAGGCGATAAATGCTCTGTGCGAGTCGAAGCTCGGGCTACACTTCCTAAAACTGAAATTCAATTGCCCACTTTCGATTCCATCTGCCCTTTGGTAGTCTACTACCTTCCTGACTACCCTAAGGCTTCAAGTTCAGTTTATCCGATCAAAGGGCTTTTCGGAGAAGTCTCTCTTCAGCCTGACTCCAAATACGAACCGTTTGGGAACTTCTCGATCACGACAAGCGAGATTTTAAAGATTCAATTCCCAAACGCTGTCAGAGGCGCTTTCATCTCTAGGCAGCTCAGTAACCCGCAAACTTTTGAAGGCGATACCTTGGCTATGAAACCCGCTCTGGTGGGCTTGGATCTGATTCAAGTGAAGCTTTGGATGGCCGATGGAAGCAATCAGTTCAAAGTGGTGCCGGGGAATTTCTTCTCGCCCTTTGCGCTTCAGATTCTTTTTGATCCGGTTTTAAAACCTAAGAAACTAGAAATCACTTTCCCAGAAGTGGTTTCGATTGTGACCGTCAATCATGAGATCCACACTGAGCTTAAGCTTAAGCTTGAGCCTGATTTCACAGGCGAGATCAGAGCCTATACCGTTCAAGGCAGAACGCTTTTAGCGAAGTATTCGAAGGGAGTATTACAATGGGTCCGCTAGGTTTTCTTTTTTGGGTGTCTCCTACCGCTTCTCCTAGCCCTTTAGTTTCTCCAACTCCGCTTCCAAGCCCTGAAGTGGTTTCCTCTTCATCGAGTCTGCTCGATTCGACGATCATCGCCAAGCTTGTGTTGTCGGCTCTGACTGGGGTGATCGGGAACCCCATCGTGGGCGGCCCGGTGATGATTGCCGTGATGGGCCTCATCTATTACGCTTGGACTTATATTAAAAAGCAGCTTCGCGACATGGAAGTCAAAAGGGCCAAGGATCAGACTTTAGAAGGCCAAGAAGACTTTATTCGCAACCAAGTCACTCAAAACAAAAACAATACAGAAAAGGATAATGAGGGAAGAGATCAGCTCGAAAAGATGCCCTGATCTTAATTCTCTATTATTTTTACTTCATGGCGTATATTTACACCTCTCCGTCCGACAGCATTCAGGCCTACTTAACTGATTACGCCCGTCAACTTATTGCACGCGCCACCATCGGCGAGGTGGTTTATCAGGTTGTGGGTTTTTCGGTCGGCAGGGGTGGGTACGATATTTATGATCCTGTTTTAGTTGAGCCTGTGGACACAGCAGCTCAAACTTTGGAGGATCAAGTATTCCCAGACGCGATCAATTATGCGCCGTTTGCCGCCATCGAACAGCCTACAACAACTTCTGTCATGTATGCGTGTAGGCTTCCTAGCACACCTGCTCCGACCAACGCGGATTATGGATTAGGTGAACTTGGGGTCTGGGGTAAAATTCTCGTCTCCAACGTTCCTTCTGAGGTGAATGCTACGTTCTTGTTTGCGGCAGCGCACTTTCCGATCCGTGCCAAAACTTACCGTGATGCTTGGCTTCTTCGCGCCGTGGTGCAATTTTGAGGAGGCTTGATGGGTAAGTATGCCGAGATCCTCAAGCTTTTAGAGAAATCGGTCCCAGAATACACTTCTTTGAAAGTCGTGCCTCGGGGGGCTCCTGTTTTCCCTGACCTTTTGATGTCAGGGGAACTTCGCTTTGGCCGTAGGCTTGGGGCTAATTTCTCGGTCATCAATCCTGACAATCAGGTCACGCTGGCTAAAGACGCCATGATTGATGAGCAGGTTTTAACCTTGTCTCGAATCCTTCCTTGGTTTGAAGCGGGTGCTTTGGTGAGCTTCAACGAAGTCGAGATGATGGAGATTCAGGATTGGGACCCGAGTCAGAATACCTTGGTGGTCTCAAGTCCATTGAGCGCCAATAGGCCTTCTGGAACCAAGCTGACTCTTTGGGCAACCCCGTTAACCGTTCATGTGACCGCTGCCTTAGGGGATGAACAAGTTTTAGTCCGCTCGCGTTACAATCTGTTGAATGGAGATGTGCTGACGTTTCCGGTCAATGAGCTTCTTTCGAGTTTGACCCAACGAGAAGTGACTTTGGCTGAGTATGCCGGAAACTCTGGGGACTCCGAGTTTCCCCATCTTTACTTACTGCATTTAGATAGCGCCTTACCGATTGAGCTGAGAACGACTTCGCGGATTTATCTCAGGGCATACCCAGGCTATTTGTCGAAGGTTCTCAAAGTCCCTAAATTGAAGTTTGCTCAAATGGGCCCTTTCCTTTTGGACTATGTGGCAAGTCCTTTGGACTCTATCCCAAGTTACAAAGAAGTTTTCAGCATTCGAACCTTCAACACCGTATCTGTTCCGATCGAAGGTGCGGTCGATAGCTTAGTCACGGTTCAAAAAAACCATCCTGTGCCACAGCGCCCGATCACCGCTGATAATATGGTTTTTTGGCAGGTCGTTCGAGGCTCGGGAGGCTTTGCCACTCCGAATCTCTATCGGATGATTTCTGACAAGTACGGCAAGGCGAAAGTCTATACTCGACTGGTGCCGAGCCTCCCTGCAGGCCATAGTTGGAAGCTCAAAGTCAGGCCTCAAGCCAACGGGCTATTAAGATTTAGAACTTTTCCTAGCGGGACTTTTCAAGACTTTGTCTTACAAGACCATGTCACACAGCAGGTGACTTTGACGATTCCACCTGGGGATAACTCTGACCGGATTGAAATCCTCGTGCGGCTAGACACTCCTAGAAAAGAAGTGACTTTGTCGGATGCCAACTACGTGGGTGAGATCGTCTCGAACTTTCAATACGGCTTGGTACTGAAAGTTATCGGCCAAACCAATTATCAGTCTACTAGCGTTATTTTAAAACCCTATTTCCTATCGTTCTCGGATGTCACTGGTAACTACAGTGAAGGAGAAAAATATAATAGCGGGATGATCTACGGCTTTGAAAACGGGTTCAAGCCCTTGAAAGTTACCCCCATGGGCAACTACCAGAGTCCGGTCCTTCCTCCGGTTTATTTCTCTTTTGATGACCTGCCAGATCCTTATTCTGGTGGATTCGATGTGGGTCAATTTTTTGAGTAAGGTAAAACTATGGCGAAACCGATTTCTAAACCAGACTGGACAGCAAGCAACTCAATTGAACCATCGCCAGAGAAGAAAGCTGCGGGTTGGGGAATTGGTGAAAAACCTTACTCTACCCACTTCAACTGGCTTTTTAAAAATGTCTCCGAGTGGGTAGACTACTTAGATACAGATGTCGGCGACATGATCGCGGAGGAATACTCACGTGCTCTTGCCGCAGAAACCACTTTGTCACAAAACGTTTCAGATCTATCTCAAAGTGTTGTGGAAGAGACCTCTCGCGCTTTAGTTGCCGAGCAATCTTTGAGTGCTCGAATCGATAGTGGTGGCGGCGGTGGGTCGGTAATCGAATCGGGTTTCGTTTTGCCCACAGTGGATTCTTCCTACAGAGGGAAGTTTTTCTTGGTTAAAGGCAGCCCTGGGGTTCCAGACACGCTTTACTTTTGCGCCAAGGATTACCTTGACGCATACAAATGGTTTGAAGTCGTTTTGATGAATGTTTAATGGAGCTGAGAGAACATGCTTGATCAATTTTTGAAAACCGGTGGCAGTGATAAATTTTACCCAAATAGAAGCATTGTTTCTACACAAAGCTGTGTTTCTAAAGTTGGTAATTTGGCAGACAGTGCCCGCGTCTTTCGCTACCAAAAAGTAGATGTCCCTGTAAAATTAGGACACCGTTTAAATACGAACGGCGGTTATTTAATCCCAGACGGCAAGACCTTCGCCATGGCTTACTCTAGCATTCAAGCGAATGGCGGTCCTGTGGGTACTGGTAAGGCTGCTTGGGCTTATATCACGATTGGTAGCGGCTTGTTTTCAGATGGGGATACGATCACTTTCGGGACTAGAACGCTGACTTTAATCACATCGGGATCTTCAAGCGAAGACGTTTTGCTCATTGACGATACTGATCCGCATACCCAGCTTGATCAGATTAAAACTTATTTTTTAACGAGCGGTTTAGTTCCTTACACGAGTTTTCAATGTGATTTTCATGGCATTATCCCAAATACTTTAGTTCTGAATGGAAATGCTCTCAACTCTAGTTTGGACACGACTGTAATTTCAGTAACATCTACAAACCCAGCAATTTCAGTGAATTCTAACGCTGGAGTTTTCCACCCTTGGAAAGCTTGTGATCTTTTAAAAGATGTTTTTATTGTTTCTCCAAGACTTTTGTACTCGTACAGGCCAGATGATAATGTCCAAGGCGGAACTACTGATCCTTATTTTAATTCCTTGGAATACGATCTGGAAGCTGATCAAGTTATTAGAAATGTGTATTTCGGATTACAACTGATAAGCAACAAAACGAAAAATTCTGGTTTTTATCTTCGGAAGAACACAGTTAAAAACGCTTCAGTCAGGCTCCCATACACAAATGAAGTTTATAATTACGTTGAATTTATTTCCAAAATTCCAGGTACTGCTGGAAATTCTTTGACAATATCATTCGTTACACAGCCTGCAGTTCAGTATCAGCCTAGAGCTTCTTATTTTACGGCATCTGGCAATAACATCACTTTTCATTTAGCTTCTTCCTATTACGGCCAGGTAGTTTATAGTTATTCGGTTGAAGCTTTGTATCAAGCTTACGAAAGAAGTGAACCCGAAGTTCAAGCTCTTTTCTCTGTCAGTGGGGCTGGCAGTTTACCTGCCTTAGAGGTGGCTTCTTTAGTTCCTTTCTCTGGAGGAGAAAACTCGGCTGGATCGGATTACTGTAGAAATGCTTTTATTGACTATTACGTTTCTGGGATTTTAGATTCCGAATCGGGTGTGGGGGCTGCGATTGCGCCTCCTGAAATGGCAGAGGATGGAACTTCTCGAATTATTCATGACGCCCCAGGCTCAGCTTGGGGGAAATATGGTTGTTTTGTGGCGAGATATCTCCCTGAGAACACCCCTATTCATGCTTACGCTCAAATTCATGACCTTTGGTTCACAGCAGTAACTGGTGGAGTGGCAGGAAACAGTATTACTATTGAATACACTTCTGGAGGCACGGCTGGGAGCGAATCCGTTTCGGTGCTAGGCAATGCTATTACAGTTCAGATTGAAGATGGAATTAGCACCTCAGAAACTATTTTTGATGCTTTGACTACAGGCCCCTCTGCAGCCGCTGTGAGCGCTTTGGTTAAAATCAAAAAAATGGGATTGTCCAACGATGCTCCGGTTGCGGCCATGGCTTCACCGGTTTCTTTAGTTAAAGGAAGCGCAGGGTACACGACACCTTCTGGTTATGTTATTGTCCCTAGATTAAACGCAAGCGTAGTCACTTACACTCGATATTTTGATGTTTATTGGTCGAGCGATTTAAACACCCCTTCTAGTTTTAAATATTGCCAGGGTTTTAGTATTTCCTTTCCTTATTGGAATCCGCATTATAATGTAACTTCCTTTAGAGAATCTTTCGAGATTAAAGATGGGTACGATCTAATCGGTCCTTACGTGTCTTTTATTTATCGCAATAACCAGCAAGAATTTCGCATTCGTCCAGATACCAAAGCTTCCTTAAATTATAATTCTACACATTGGGAAGCGGTTACACCTGGATTTGCTGGGTCGGATCTTAAAATTCAGATCTTAGGTACAAAGACGGTTGGGAATGAACTCGTGACTATGGTTGGAAACCTAATCAAAGTCGAAATTCAAAATGGGTTGAGCACCGTTCAAAGCGTTCAAACCGCGCTGAGTAACAACCCAGCCGCCGCTGCTTTAGTCTCTGTGAGCCCGGCATCTGGATATACGACTGCTAGCCCGGTTACCGTGGGTTCGGATGAATATCTGGTCGGCGGTAAAGACGCTTGGTTTGTTGATGGGATGTATGGGTTTGGTTACGTATCGTTAACGCCAAGAACTTACGCCATCAACGATGACCAAAACACTATGGTTCAGATTCCATACGCCAATAAAGATTATATGGTTATGGATACTTTTAGATTAGTAGACTTGGAGTAATGATGAATGAGCACTCCTTATAGTTTAGATAGTTTTAGCGATTCTAGTGTGGTGGAGACTTTTCCGCCATCACTACCGACTTCTAATTATACGGTGGATCAGATTCTGGCCCAAAAGCCTGAGGGCTTTTTCTTTAAAGACCCGATCCCACATCTCTCGGATCGTCTTGAGGCTCCAGACATATCTTTGGAAAGATTTGGAACCAGCACGATTCAATTTTATGCGCCTGCTTATTCGGCAACTGAAATCACAGATAACTATAAAGTGATCGGTGTAACGTTAGATCTCATTCTAACAGAACCCGTGACGGTGGATTGGGCTGTTACGGGCGGAACCGCAGTTGATCTTCAAGATTATACGATTGCTGGCGGCACTTCTGGGACTTTGACTTTCAACCGAAATGAATGGATTAAATTCATTCCGGTGAATATCATCAGCAATGCTTTAGCTAAACCTGCTAGAACAATTGAATTGACGCTTTCAAATCCAATCGGCTCTGGAAATTATTTTCCAAAATTTGTTTTATACTCAAATCCAAGCCCAGGCCAATACGTGCAGATTGCGTATGATCCTGTAAATGATTATTATAATTATCATTACTTCTATTTTGGGACCGATATTACAATCGGAGCAACAAAAGAAGAAACCGCTCAGAATATAGTTTCTTACTATAATACTGTTCATGGCAATCCTAATGTCGTTGCCACGGCTATCGGAAATGAAGTTCGATTCGAACTCGATTTCCCAACAGATCGAGATCTCATATTTTCGACAGATAGCCCAAACCTTCTGACTTATCTTGGAAATTATAAATATTTTGTTTCTGGGGTCCACGATTGGACTTTGAGTTTAGGGGCAATAGCCCAAACCATCATAACGATCGAAGGGCACCCAGCCCAGCCGGGCGTAACCATGGTTCTATCTTATAACCCGACTACAAAAACCATTAACCGGGTTTCTCAGATTCCGACTACAAGCGTTATTCAGTTACAAGAAACCTTGGATAATTTCTCTCAAAGATTACAGAACATGGGTTTCTAAATGATCATACCTGATTATAGCTTGAGTGATCCGATCGTAATTTATGATAATGTTGCCAAAGGTTTTGCTGTCCCGCAGCTTTCGGTGGAGCAAATTGAGAACTTGAAGCAGCAACTAGAAGACCTAGAGACTAGGATCGAAATTGCGGAAGCCAGTCATTAGCTCAATAACCGTGTTATTTTTAATAAGTTATGAAACGAAATCATTTTCTTCAGGCTTTAGCTCCCGATGTGGAGATCCTACTCGAAAAAAGCCCGGTCACTTCCAAGCTTTGGCAAGTGGCTAGAGAGCTTGATTTCTTCTTTACCTTGCAAGGTAGACCTAGGCAGCGGATTCGGTCTTCTCTGAAAGCCACGAGATCACAGGTGCTCAGTTCCACCGATCCCTGGGCAGAGATTCAATACCAATCTCTCTATCTGACAGACGACACGAAAGATCGGATCGTGCTGCACGAACCCGCGTCAGATGACCCGACTGTCGGGATTATGGTTTTAAAAGCCGCTCGTCTTCGTGGTGAGAGCGGTTTGGTCTATTGCGGCAAGGAAGAACAGCTTAAAAGCTTTGCTAGCAAATTAGCCGAGTACGAAGAACGCGGTGCAGACTTGAACGAAAAAGATTTCCTTTCTTGCCTGAAGGAAGCGGCTGAAGCCGAGGGCTTGAAAGTTATTTTCGAGCGTTTGTCCCCAGAGCACGGTGGGGAAGCCGAGATGGAAGACTGGGAGGATTGATGCGAATCTCCAATCGATACCCAGTTCTAAAGAAAGTTTTGGCTGCACTAGAAGCCCCGCTGTTTTTGAACGCAGACGTAGAAGCGGATTGCTGGGCTGAAACCACGGGTGGGGAAACTATCTTTCATTGTGACCCCAAATCCGCCAATCTGTTACTTCCAGAAGCCGATGCCCATACCCTAGAGCATCTCAAAGAACTTCCCAAAAGTTTTGGTTTGAAAGTAAAAAAGCATTTTGAAGACGAGCAAGCTCGGGCGGCTTGGTTTTACTTTGTCTTTGATGTTGAGATTCAAGGAACCGAACAAAAAGATAACGGGATGTATGAACTTCAGTACACAGCGAAGCTGAGAGACTGGAGTTATGAAACCTAATCGATTGGGGGAGTAATGCCAGTTACCCCTACCCTTCAGATCGCAGCCGTCTATCAACCTGACTCGGATGAAGTCTGGGTTGATTTTAAAGCCTTGGCCACGGATCAAGTCACGGTCTTGGTGGCCGATCGAATTGTTGCCAAGCTGAAAGTGGCCTCCAAGGACTTAAATGGCACGGTGACTTATCGAGATCTAACTGAGATCACGACCACTAAAGACTATCTTCAGGCCGAGAAGAATTATCTTCTCAAGTTCAGGCATCCAAAAAGAAGAAAAGATTTGTTTCTAAGCATTGATGCTCTTTTTGGTTCGGACGTTTTTCAAAAGCAAGTCTCGGTTGGGGAAGCGGCTTCCCCCTACACTGAAATGCAGCTTCCTGACAACGTGCTTTGGGAAAAAGACACCTTTGATGAAGGCGTGGACTTGGGAGACAATCCAGGCTTTGGTGAGAATTTTCCAAATAACAACCAAGTTGTTCTTGAGCCTAAGCTTCTAGACTACGCTCAGAAATTTGACTTCACTTTGTCTCAAGATCCTCAAGTCTTTGAGTCCCTGCTCTATCAAGGCGGTGGAAATCGCCTTTTGATGAGCAACAAAAACAATTCCTATTTGTTTCAAAATTTGAATCAGTCCCCTTGGGGGTTGTCTTCCTATGCGTTCATGGAACCGCAAAGACAAAACCTTTTGCCCAACCCTTTCTTCAATGCAGCTACACAAAATACACCAAACGGTTATCTGGTGGATTCGGCTGGCGCGATTTTAAATCAAACTCTAGCGCCTGATTATTTGACTGCAACGGGAGCTAAGCTTTGGACCTTACGATTCAGGCAAGCCAATATGTACTCGGCTTTCAATCAAGCTAGAGTATCTCTGAGCGCACCTATCTCAGTTTCAGAAAACCAGCCCTATACCTTTTCAATCTACACAAAGGTCACCCCTCTTTCGATGACAACCGAAGTTAATCAATTTAAACTTGCCTTGGCTTGGAAAGATTCTTTAGGCGGAATTATTCAAACCGATGAAGAAGTCCTTCAGACTTCAAATTTTTCAAGTCTAGGGCTAGCTCAGATGCAGGTTCAATCCCCTATTGGGGCGGTGGCCGTGGAGCCCGCTTTTTATCTAGGGTCGATCGATGCTGGTGATGACGTTCAGTGGGTATTGTTTGCGCCTCAATTAGAAACGGGCACGCACCCCACGAGCCGGTGCTCGGGCAGCCGCGCTGAAGACGTGATTGAGATCCCCAACTACACTGCAGCCAATCAAAAGGTTAGGATCGAATTCATCCCAGGATTTGATTCTGGATTATCCACCGTGGCATTGACCACAGGGCCTTTGCTTCTTTCCTTGACGGCTGCCTCTAAGTTTAGAGCCGAGATTCCAAACTATACGACTTCCAATCAAGTTGTTTTTGACAGCAATAATACCTCCAATGCCCAACCTTATTTGGGAACCATACTTTATGCTAAAGGCGCTTTAGGGGTAAGCATTGTTGATGGAACCACCGTAATTCTAACTGGTACGGCCAATGGCACAATCAGTGGTGGACAATATATAGTGAAAGATTCGCTGCCGGGTTGGTTCTATTTAACCGATCTCAATAGTCAGCAAGTTCCATTCACAGGTAATGGTACAGGATCATTTACATTGACCTTTATTTCGGGAACAGCCGCAATCGCTGAAATCCCATTGGTCTTTTCCGCAGGCGATGTCCTGGATCTGACTGTTCAACACCAATCAGGTGGATTTTTATCTATCTACCAAAGTGGCGATCTTGCGGCTCAAGTTCCGCTCCCAGCAATCGCAGTCGCCCCATCCCCATTTTTGATCCGAGGGTTTCTAGGGGAGATCCTCAGACTGACGGTTTTCTCTCGGAAATAGTAAACTCTTGGAACAAGAGTATTTTTAGGTTTGAGCGACCTATCAAGGATTGGGGAAAGTAATGGCAAATATCTTAGGCGGTCTCAATTACGATGCTACACTCAGCGCTGAAGATTACAAAGCTTATCGGAATTTGATCGAAAATGAGCTTTTAACTCGCTTTTTGCTCTCAGCGGGCTACCCACCCAATACTCTGCCGACCACTGGAATTGTCGATCTAATTGATCCGGCAGCGATTTCTTCCTCAGAAACGACTCGTCCATTTCTGGTCACGATCTCCGCGCTCGATCCTTTGCAGATCAAAGTCAACCCAGGCATGGCAATTACGCCAGCCGGGGCAATTATTAAAAGTGATCTGATTTTCTCAAATCCGTTAGCTCGAACTTTAGCGAATGACATCAATGTCATCTATCTTGAAAGCTCTCTTGTTCTCGGGGGGACGAATCTTCTCAATGACTATCAAGAGAGTCTTTATAGCCAAGAGATTCAAAACCCGACTTCCTTAGGGGTGGTTCTTCTTTCGGACTGGAACAACACTTCCATTTTCCCACCCGACAGAAAAAAGAACTGTGTGGTCATTGCTGTGGTTTCGGTTGTCCCCACGTCAGCCGGGGATTTAGAGCTTCAAATCGATCACACGAGAAATATTTATTCGTTCAATCGTCCGTGGTTTTCGATCCAAGACATTCAGCATCGTTCGCAAGTGGGGGGTGGAGAAGTCACAACCAATAACCCACACGGAACTTCTTTAAACGATCTTTCAACGGCTGGGAATGTCTCCCTTTTCCAAGGGCTCTTAGATACCGGGGTAGTGGTTTCTAGGGATACCGCAATCTCAAAATTAACGGGTGCCAAGTATTGCGTGGAACAAATCCCAGTCACTCGGATCAAAACGGATTTAACAGGCTCGATCACAGCACGTTCGATCTATGGTGGAGCCGGTTCCAAGTATTGTGAGCTTTTAACTTTCCCCACTCGAATGGGATCGATTTATCAGTCTGGAGTTAAAGCCAACCCGATTGTGGCTGAATGGATTGAAGGCACCAACATCTTGGTCTTTGGTTCGGCAGAACCGTTGACTCATCCGCTGGTTGCTGAATACACTGAAGCCAAAGCTTTAGTTCCTCCAGTTTCAGCCAATAATTCCACGGTTCTTTCCTTTGGAACTCCTCTTTCGAATGAGATTTTGGTCTCAGGCGGTTTGACTCATACGACGATTGCAGATCCTACAACCGATCTTGTCGGTTCGGGTCCATTTCCAAGAAGGTACGCGGTTTATCATCAGGCAAATGGAACTTTGGTCACTTATCCGCAGGTTCTAGTTCCAGCCATCTTCTTGAATGACTTAAACAGTTTCTTAGATACCACGGTGATCTATCCTGGCCGAATCCGAATCGGAATTACCAAGGCAAGCACTGTTTCCACCATGAGTTTAGGCTTTGTTTTAAACGGCAAAGACTTATATGGGAATGCTCTTTCTGAAACGGTGACGATCTCAACTGCCAACGGCTATGTGGATGAGACGTTGCCTTCAACCAACTACGATTCTGACAATCAGCAATACATGACTCAGAACGTGTTTTCAGCGTTGGAAAACATTCAGGTCACTCGGACAGATGATGGCCCATTGACTACGATTCAGATTTGGGTGGATTGTGAACCTACGACTTCGTCTGATCTGAATGATGCTATCAAGGTCGCAACTGTATTTTGGGATGGTCATGGGATCTCGGGCGTGGAAGATGCTCGTATGGTGTCCAAAGGGTTTTATCGACCCGGCCAAGGGCAGCTTATCAAAGCCACCGCAGAAGCCCTTTTGGATTCAGGAAGGCTTCTTAGTCAACTGACCACTCCCCCCACTTTGAATCAGGACTCAAGTCTCATCTTTTCTGAGGACTTCGAAGATCTGAAAAATTTTGATTCTTCTCGTGGGTTTGAAAGCCAGATTGCTTCTGTTGGAACGATCGGATTATTGAACAATTCTGCCATCATTGCTGGCACCACAATCACCTTGAGGCCAGGGAAAACTTTGACCTTCACCACGTTGGCACCCGCTGTGGCAGGTGAAGTTCAAATCGGGGCAAACCTCACGGCCACCCTCAACAACATCGTGGCCGCTGTGAATGACCCTGCGTTTGCTTGCAATATCGTGGCAAGCGTTGGCAGCGCAAACACGGTAAAATTGGTGATTCAAGATCTTGTGGGTTCTTTAGGCAATGCCGTGGATTTGACCACTTCAGCAAGCTCCTCGGCTTTATATGTCGGGGGGTTCAATAGCGGTTTTGATGCCTACGGGGAATGCTACTTAGAGAGAGCGGTTGTGGGACTGAAATCGATCAAAGTCCCAGCCAATACCAATCTCAACCCCTACAATTACGGTTACAGAAACCGCTACCGATCAAGAGCCTTTGCTTGCGTGGGGTTGCAGCAGAAATTTGCTATCGCTCTTCATAAACAAAACAAAGCCTACCCGACAAGTATTCGAATTCGTGGGGCGACGATCACTGAACCCAACCAGTGGTTACCTTGGCAAATCGCAACTCCCGCTGCGCCTGGATACTTGGGTCTTTACGTTGCTACGCTGTCTTCCTTTGTTTTTAAGGTCCAAGTGGAGATCTACGGGGAAGCTCGCGGTTGCTCTGTTTATCAGTTAAAATCAAACGTCTAAAAAGGAATAAACATGCAAAGAATTCAACTTGCCATTGGCGATCCTGTAGATGCGGAAACCATTCAAGAGATTCTTTCATCCTTGGCCCAACCCGGGGTTCTGTTGGGGTTTGATCTCACTGTACCGGGATCTGGAACTTTAGCGGTTCAACCTGGGGCAGCCTTAACAGATTCCGGCGTTTTGATCGTGGAAGACGAAGCGATCACGATTCCTTTTTCTCCCACCCTTTCGGCGGGCAATTTCACTCTGTATTATTCCTACATTCCTAGTAATAATTTTGGGGGTAATCCCGCTGTCTTGGTGCTTCAGCCTGGGTTATTTCCAGCCGATAATTTTATCAATGGCGTTGTACTCGGTTGGCTGAAGTACCCTGGGGGTTCGGTTCAGGTCAACCCTGAAACCATGTATATCCCAGCGCCTAGGATCAGGCTTTCCATTTCTCCGTTGAAAAGGAAAAACGAGTTTCAAACTCTTTACAGCCCTCTTTCCACTCGTTGGACTCAATACCAACTGGTCGGAGGGCCAGCCTCAAAAACCGCAACTACTACAACAGGCTCGAACACAATCATTGTCTCTAGCAATGCCGGGATTTCCGTGGGTCAATTAGTGACCGGAGATGGCATTCCCTTGGATACTTTGGTGACTGCAATCAGCGGCACGACAATCACTTTAAGTGAGGACGCCACGGCCACTGCGGCTGGGGTTTCCGTTTCTTTCACGATTGTCCCCAAAGTGATCGAAAGCTATGATTCGACAACCAAGGTGCCTGTCACGGCTGTCTATAACCCTGATCCCAACATCGCGATTCAAGTGGGCTACATCGTTCCTTTCAGGGTGCCGTTGGATGGCTTGGGTCAGGTTGAGCTGTATTTACAGACTGACTATGGCGCGACTGCGGCTATCTTTTTAGCCGACAGCTTAGGTAACGTGCTTTCTCCGAGTACGTTTAATATTTTTACCAACAACCCGATGAGCCGTCAGGTTTTAAATGTCCCTCAAAACGATTACCTGACTCCCAACTCAGAAATGTTTGTTCAGTTGGTTTTAAACATCCCGGCCAATTCTTACATCCGATTCAGATCGGTTGGGATCTCTAGCTATACGGACCCGTTCTAATATGGCAGCCTGGGGTTATCGTCTAGAGTTACTGAAGAGTCAGCTTTCCAAAGATGGTCTAGATGTGCGGTTTCAATCGACCTCGCATCTTCCGACCAGTTTTGAGATTAACCACAAGGTTTTTTATACTTGTTTTATTTCAGAATTAGATTCCTGGGCTACGATCTATGTATCAGATAAATTGCGAGGGCCGAGGTACTACGCTGCCATCACTGTCTCAGACAATGGCAAAGTCCATTGCTTGGAACTCAAAAAATTCCTGCATGACTCAAATTGAAAACTCTCTCATCATCTTGCGATTTCATTACGGGAACCGAGGTTCTTCAAACCCGATCATTAGTTCCACGATGGGTCGTGCAGCGGTGATCAACCATGCGTATCAAGGCAAGATGCCGCAGCCCTATACTTTATGGCTATGCCGAATTGATCGAGAGATTTCAAAAAACAAAGAACGTGGCTGTTTTGTGGTGACCCCGGTTCGAGAAATTGCCCCTGAAAAAGTTCTGAGATTAGTCCCAGGGACTTATGACTTGGAGATTCAAAACTATAACGTGATCTGTAGGCCAAAAATTGAGGGGTATTATTGGATCGCACCCAGCTCAATTAAAAAGCTCTACATCAAGTCGGGGCGAGCAGAAATTCTATATCAGAGCGTGATTGTGCCCCTCAAGATTATCGAGGGGTTACCTGAACTTTCTGGTTATAAGACCGAGGCTGAAGAGGCCGACGAATTACCAAAAGATTGATTTTCAAGGCGCAGTCAAGGTAACGAGTGCGTCATGGAAAAGACTCAGATTCATTATTGCATTCGCGATCCAGAAACCAATGAACCACAAATTCTCATGGTAGATTACTTCACGCATGTCCCAAGAATCGGGGAAACTGTTCTTCTACCCAATCTCGGACGTTTGTATTTAGCTAAGGTTGAAGAAATCTGTACGCACGTACCACATCGTTTTGTGGCCGTTTTACTGAAGATTTTAAATGAGGTTGAGAATTAAGGTTTTTTCTTGGGGTGCAAAATAGCGACACCCTTTTCTTTGAGCATTTCAAACTTGGTCTGCTCGTACATGGCTTCAGCCCCATGTGTCTGGTAGTTCAAAGCAAGCTTAGCGAAAATATCTAAGAACTCATTTAACAAAGGATTCTTGGTAACGTCTTCGTCTTCCACCCGGAGGAGTTCCTCTAGGGATGCGCGGAGCTTCCAGTATTTTTTCTCCTGCCAGTTCATATTTAAAAATTAACCCGAAAAGCGACAGATTGTGAATTTGATGCCTTGCGTCGAGTAAATTCACTTGCTTGGGGCGGATTTCTTTCTTACGCTGACTTTCATAACAGGCCGCACTTAGGCATATCGCCGCATTTAGGCCGCAACAGAAAGGTCGGATTTATGTCGATGTCCATGTCCATGGACGATAGTGGTGAACTGCGCAAACAGAAGTTCGGAGAACGCGAACCGCGCTGGGATGAAAAAATCAAGTGGTACGAGATCCCAGATGATGCCACGCCACACGCTTATCGCTTAATCGCTCGCCCCGTTTACTACGCTCAGCACTGGATTCAAACCCGCAAGCAAGATGGCACGAATGGAAAACCATTTGCTGCTCTCTGCAAGAATTACGACTCCGAGAACAGCAAGTTCTTCGACAACGGCTGTAAGATTTGTGAGTTTGTTGATACGGCTTACAAGTCGATGCGTGAGGCGGAAAAGAATAAGCCTCCGAAGAAAGACGAGAGCGGAAAAATCATTCCACCGAGGCTCCCTGACAACATCAGCCGTCTTCGTAGACGTGTGACCATGGCTCACAACTGCATTGTTCGCGAAGACCAAGAACAGGGTCCTCCCTCGAATAACGCGACTAACTGGTCTTTTGTCCATGCAATCAGGCTCCCTCAAGGTGTGGCTGACTCTGTCGTGGATCTGCAAGTCAAATTCGGGGCTCCCAATCCGGCTGGAGGCAAGTATGGTTTTAGCCACAAGGATTTCGGAAAAGATATCTACCTGAGCTACAACTCCCAGGCCGGAACCCCAACAGCTATGTATAGTGTGGTTGTGGGTCCAAAAGATCCGCCCACTCCTTTGACTGCTGATGAGTTGAAACACGGCCCGCATCTGGTCAATTTCTTGGAGCATCTGAACGGCAAGTACCCCAAGGATGAAACCCTTGAGGAAGCCTTGCGTAGAAATGGCTATTACGATTGGCTTGAAAAGATGAATGCTGCAGCCAATCTGAGTCAGATTGAAAGGGTTTCTCCACCTGTTCAGGTTACTGCTCAACCCCAAGCGCACAGTGCTTTTGATGACGGTGGTGGAATGACTCATTCGTCTGGGGTAGCTCCAGCTCCCGCTAAGATGGGAAATTTCCAAGCTCCGCCCGAAGAAGATGACGTTCCGATGGATTTCCCACCGGTACAACAAGCTAAACCCGCCCCTCAAAAAGCTGCTGCTTCGGCACCAGCTTCCAACGGAAGCGATATCCAAACCAAACTTCAGGCTTTTGCAAACGAAACGGGTAAGGCCTTAACGGCTTTCGAGAAGGATTTATCCGATGTCAGTTTGAAATTTTATAAACCTGGATTGAACGTTCCTGCGTGCTTTACTCAATACTCAGCGAACGACAAAGCGGTTTGTAAAAAATGCCCAATCCGTCTGGATTGCATGATGACGGATAACTAAGGGGAATTGTCTTGGGACTGTCTCGGAACGCAACTGCAGCGGAAGTCTTGAAGTATATCGAAACTAAGCCTGTGGCGATCCTGCTTTTTGTGGATCAAACCAAGTTTAATGTCGATTATTCGAATTTCCCTTGGGTGAAATCCGAGGCAGTCATTGTGGATATCGACTCGGAGATTCTCGATACTCTTCAGATAGGGAAAGTTCCTCAATTCCGATTTTTTGTGCGTGGGAATGAAGTGGCTTCCTTGGTGGGGACGGTATCTTATGAAGAATACTCTGAGCTTAAGACCAAAGTCTTAGGTAAGACACGGAGCTATTAAATCATGGCAAAAACTAAGAAAGAAAAGGCTGAGTCTGCTCGCGAAGAGCGGTCTAAGGCCAGGGAAAAGAACGCCTCGAAGGCACAAGCAGATCTGATCAAGGAATACCGCGCTAAGATGCAAGCCTCGATCAATCAGATCACCAAGAAACTCGATTGCAAGGCAATGGGTTTTGAACCACCCCAAGGAACCAATGGCGCGGTGAGCACAGGGGTTCTTTGCGTGGATCTGATCACGGGTGGGGGGTTCCCTAAGCACCGTATGTCCACGGTGGCTGGAGACTCAGGCGCAGGCAAATCCACTTTAGTAGGCAAATCCGAAGGTACGGCTCTTCAGACGGGATTGATCTGCCATCATCTCGATCTCGAAGGCGCGGCTGACTATACCTGGATGCTCAAAAACGGAACTGACATGAATCTGTATTTGGGTAAAAGAGGCCAACCCAAGACTCTTTATTACATCCCAGATCTTCCATCTGGAGATGCTTCTTTCAGGTATATGTCTCGCGTCTTGGATGAAGCGATTGCAAACGGGGCTGAAGACCTCCCGTTTCTTTCAAATATCTTTTATCAAGACTCGATCCCGGCTTGTATCCCAGAGTCCATGCTTGAGAACGATGAAAAGGGCAATTCCCCCGACCTTGCGGTATTGACCTCTCGCGAAATTCCTCGCGTTAGAATGAAGCTGAAAAAAGCCAACGCAGCCTATGTTGCGATCAATCAAATCCGCGAGAATCCCCGTGCGATGTTTGGTTGTTTGCATGGAGATACTCGAATTCGATTCGTAGATGGGCGAGTCCTTAAAATTAGGGATATTGTAAATCAAAAAATTGAAGGGGATATTTGGAGTTTCGATGAAAAATCTCAAACTCTAGTGCCTAAGAAAATTTTGAATTGGTTCAATAATGGCTATAGCTCTAGAGAACATTGGGTTTCGATTCGAACAGAATCTTTAGGTTCTCAACGTGGACATTATGACATTACGGTTACCCGTAACCATAAAATGCTTACCCCTTCTGGGGAATGGGTAGAAGCAGCTAGTCTCAAAGTAGGCGATAATTTGGTTAGCCAATACGAGGATCGAATTAACGGTACGTTGAGATCCTTTTTACTAGGTATGGCTGTAGGGGATTCGTCTCTGCACGAAAAATATAATCGTGGAGCCCTCACCCTTTGTAATAGGGAGCAACCTGAATACTTAGAATGGAAAGTAGACAAGTTAACCAAAGCGGGTATTGAGTTCAAACAATACGGGGATCATGTTTTTATCTCTAAGCCACGCGCCGACTTTGAAATTTTAAGGCGGGAAACAACCAGAAGAAACCCGCTCAAGGTCTTGGATCAAATGACACCGCTGAGTATGGCTCTCTGGTTTATGGATGATGGATGTTATCATGGGAATACCCCGTTTTATAAAAATGAAAAACCTTATTTCAAACATGATGGATTCCTTTCTTTTAAACGCCTGAGAGAAGATCCGACCACTTTGGCTGGGATTGAAAAGTTTTTTAACCAAATGGGTTACTCAGGTTCACTTTCTTCAGAGGGGGGATATCTTTTCAGTGCCGAAGGTTTTAGGAAACTCAGTCAGGATATCAGTCCGTTTGTTCCGCCTTGCATGTCTTATAAGCTCCTTCCAGAGCATAGGAATAATTACCAGGACTTTGACCTTTCTTTTGATGTGAAACAAAAAGTAGTCCCGGTAAAAATTCTTTGGGTTCGAGAGATTTCCGACAAGAAGTCAAAAAGCTTGGGGAAATTCGATTTAGAGATTGAAGGAACCCATAATTATGTCGCTTGTAGTCAATACGGCGGTGTGGTTGTTCACAACTCGCCAATCTATGAGCCCGGGGGAAACGCACCTACTTTCTATGCGGATTTGAAGCTTTGGCTCACTCGAACCGGAAAAGCGAAAGCTTTGGACTTCAAAGGCGAGCACAAGATCACGCCCAAGGATTCCAAACTCTTTAAAGCCATGGGGGTTTCGATCGAGCAAAACCCAGATGGCACGGAAGACCGCTACTTCTACACTCACGTCAAGACCGTCAAAAACCGAGTCTTCCCACCTTTGAAGGAAACTTACTTCAGAATGTGGATTGAAGAAAACGGTGGGGTGGGTCGCGGCATCGATCCGGTCTGGGATGTGATTCGTTTCTTTGAAGAGATCGGAATGTTGACTTTCGAGAGTATGAAAGAAGTTGTGCTCAAAGGTCAGATCTATGATTACTATGATCTGAAAAAAGAGATCCTCTCCAAGCCCGATCTTTATGAAGAAGCACGTTCACTTCTGGATTCAGGCAAAGCCTTCGATCTTTACTTCAACCGCTTGAGAGGCGGTGGTTTGGAAGTCGGTAACCCAGACCAAGAAGACGACGAAGAATAATTATTCTCTGCCTTAAGCCACAGAGGCAAGAGATGTGGCGGCTCGGCGTTTACTTTCCTTTCTTCCGCTGGGCCGCCATTTTTTGGGAAGTAGCTTATATGGGAGAGCACGGAGCCTAGGGCCGATGAGCGGATTCGAGCGCCGCCTTCCCAACCATTTTTAGTAAAAGAGATGAGAGAGGAAATAAAAATGGAAGTTACGATTGATGTCAGAAAACTGATGACTACACTTGAGGTCATGAACCCCGAAGCCGATTTCACGCTCACCAAAGTTTATCTCTTTGACTTGGCGATGGGAAAAGAAGCTGAAGTTAAAACCCCTGCCAAGCGTGGTCGCCCCAAGAAAATTGAAGAACCTCAGATCGAAGAGTTTGTTGAAGAAGAAAAAGAACCTGAGCACGAGCAGTTGGAGCTGAATAAGATCTTATCTCCTAAGCCCAAGGCCCATTTGCCCAAAACACAAGTTGTGGTGAAAACGAATAAGACCTTAGGCAAGCCTACTCGTGAGGAAACCTTGGCCAAGAGAGCTGAGATGGAAAGACTTCGTAATATTCCGACCAAGGAGCTTTTAGCTCAGCTCACTTCGGAAGTCCCCCGCGATGGCAATCAGTTCACAAGCGAAGGCATGGATAGCATTAGCCCAGGTGGGGATATTGAAATCGGTTAGTTTTTAATGAGGGGGGAATATGACCACACGTGAACAATTTAGGGAAATGATGAAACAAAGACCGGCTTCCACAGAGAAAACCCCCATCCTAGGGGTGTACGAGGAAGAAGAAAAAGAAGAAAGAAATGACCAAGGAGATCAACAACCTACCGAAGAAAAAACCGATGGGTAAAAGAAAAAGAAATGAAACCGTGGATGATCTAGCCGCTTGGTTTATCGTTTTCGCTGAAGCCCACTACAACGGTCAAGACGCAAAGTGTAAAAGCATTTTGACTAACGTGCAAGCGATGCTAGAACAAGGCTTAGAATTACCGACCTCAGTTGCTGAAAAGATTGAAAACTATCGCTTAAGAATGATGATCCCCTTGGGGAATGATCCACATTGAGAAGTATTTATGCCCATTAACTTACCTGCTCCGCATCAAGACAAAAGGTTGAAGTGTGAAACCTGCAAATGGATGTACGTAGGTTACGAAGGCAAGACGTGTCGCCAACTCAGGCAAGTGGAGTTGAGCACGCCAGCTTGTATTGAATACCAGATTTATCGGGCGACCCCTTTTCTCGCAGTGGAGCAAGACAAGTGGATCAAGGAGATGGAAGCTTCCATCGAGGTTTTTTCTAAAGACTACTTGAAAGGCAAAGAGCGAGAACTAGAAACTTACCTGATGTATGAAGACTTCGACGAGAAAGATCCGCGTTCGTACATGAGCGAGGAGACGATGCTTCATCTTTGTCACCGCTTTGAAGTGTGCCAGAATTATATGGAGCGGGTCATGGAGTTAAAGAATGAGCTAGGCAGTAAGAAAGCTCAGCTTCTGAGTCTCCAAAAAGACGCAAGCGCTTATCTCTTCACCCAATACACGGAGCAGCTCAGGGCTTTGAAAAACGAATCCGAGCGGTCCAATTTTTATAGGAACGCCATGCCCAAGCTTTCAAGAGCGCTCGATGAAATAGAGGCGGTCTTAGAGCAGGTGGTTTCTCTGCAAACCAATCTCAAAGACACCTACTTTTCAATGCGCCAAACCCAAGAGGGGGCTTTGGAGATCTGGAAGTCTCGGGTTCAAAGCCTAGATATTGCCAAACGCGCCCATCTCTAAAAAGGGGTTATGTCAAAAACCGAAGACGTGAAATTTTATTACGATCAAGCTCTCGACTTTTTAGCCAAAGCCAATCATACAAAAGCGGGGGAATACGTCAAAGACGTGTTGGTGGAGAACTGCGAGGCGGAGAAGGAATGGCATTCTGGCTTGACCTCTTTTCTAACCTTCATCCAGCAAAACGGTCTTGAGATCGAAGCCCCCACCAAATGGATGCAAGAAGTCGGTAGCAAGCTTTTTGAGATCCGATTTTTGATGAAAATGATTCATGCTTCGGGTCTAGGCAAGTATGAAGAACAAATCCTGAATTACGAAATCGAAAGACGCTGGAAGCCTGGATCTGGTCAACAAGGTAACAAATGAATTTCTTTATTGCGATGCTTTGGGCTTTTTCTGGAAGAACCACCGACTGTTTCCTTGTCGGTTCTGTCTATTTGAGATTTGAAAACGATGACCACATTGTAGGCACCGTAGGCGAGCAAGAGATCTCCTTAGGTAGATACTATGATTTTGTCTATGGCGATATCAAAGGTGCAGAGACTCGATTGGTGATTGAGCATTCAACAAACGGGGATCGGCTCAGGGGACGTGTCGGAAATTATCACGTGGATTGGAAAATCAATACCGCAAGAAATATGGTTTTAGACTACCAGCCTTGTGTCAATGAAGGCGAGGTTCTGCCGTGAAACCCCAAGTCGTTTTGACTTTTGGTGGCGCTTGGGCGGATCTTTTTGAGGCTTCCTTGGCCAAGAAGCTTGCTGGGATCGTGCATCTACCCATCGGTAACCCGAGGTTTCAACTCACCCCAGAAACATTAGAGCAGATTGTTGGCGAGAAAAAAGAAAATGCGGATTCTATTTTAGAAAGAATCAATTCCTCTTCTCGGCAAGCCTCCGAGATTCTCTTTCGGTTGAGCTGGTTTATGTCATTCGCCGATATGGTTTTTATCGACTGTGCGCTTCTCGATACCGCGATTGGCCATCAGATTTTAATCGACGCGCAACGGATGGAGGTCCCCACCTTTGGGGTTGGGGTGGACAATCGATCCTCCCCTTTGGCAGCAGCTTTCTTGAAAGCGATTGTCTATCCCTCTCAAGCCGAGGACTTGGTGAGATTGGTTTTACAGCAAACGGCGCAAGATGGATCTTTATAAACATTTCAACCGTACTCGGATGGTGGTTTGGATCAGGATTTCGGCTGATCCCCATGCCAAGGCTCGCGGTTTCAGTATTGAGAACCGAGAGTTAAGGGTGAAAGGCTACGAGCCTATTTTCGGTACGATGGAAGACTTCAGAGGCTCGACCATGCCTGGGAAGTTCTGGGTAGTGGAAGCTTCCGAAGTTTACCGAGTCATCCCAGAGATGAGAAAGTTTCCTATCCGAGAAGAGGCTTGGTTTTTTCCTTTTGAGTTTTGTGATTCTTTTGTAAGACCTGATTATTACTTGAGCACTAAAATCGTCCATCACGAACTATAAACGGTCTTATTTTTATGGGTATGAAAAACAGAGCCTACTTAGCCATGGATTTGGATCGCTTGATTGAAGAGCATAAAAAACTGGTCAAAGATCTAGAATCGGCTGACGAGAAAGTTCTAAAAGATGAACTGACCGAACAGAAAAAAGAATTAGAGCACTATATCGATTTAAGGCGGCAGCACACGCATAGCGCCGAAGAAGTGTTTTCGGTTCTTGTTCAGAAAGTAAATCCAAAGACGCATCGCAGAGAATGGGCCTTGCTCTCCAAGAACAAGGACAAAGTGCTCAAGTGGTTCGGGGTGCAAAAACCTTCCGAAGAGACGGTTAAAAAAGAAGAGAAACGAGTTCAGTTCTGGAAAAGTCGTTCCCATCTTTACCCCACTTTAAGTCGATTGATGTCTGAAGTTTATTGAGTCTTGTGGAGAGATACCCAAGCGGCCAAAGGGACCAGACTGTAAATCTGGCGGCGTATGCCTTCGAAGGTTCGAATCCTTCTCTCTCCACCATTAAAGTTGTCTGTTTCAATTTTAAAATTTTATGTTAGTTCTTTTGGTGTTCAGGGATAGCTCAGTTGGTAGAGCAACCGGCTGTTAACCGGTTGGTCGGGGGTTCGAATCCCTCTCCCTGAGCCACTTATACTTCTTTCACTTCTTTTTGTTTCCACCCCATCCACTCAGCATAAAATATCAGATTATCTTAGTAGTAGAACCAATCCGTGGGGTGCCAAATGGCTCTTTTGAATGTTCCGGCAAGTGTGGTGAAAGGCGTTCCAGCTCAAGTAACTCTGATTAAGTCAGACGTGCTTTTATTGCCAGAAGTTCAAGCCGACAGTTTTTGGACCCAAAACGGCGGAGAAGACATCTATCAAGTCTGGGTAGACTACCGCTCTAGCGTGGGTGCTCAGCGCAAGGTTTTGATTTTCAATTTTTCAGACGCTAACCCAACGACCTCTGTCGAGTTTTCCACTAAATCTAGACCTCAGTTTGAGATCTCCAAAATCACCTTAGTCGATTTCGACGGCGGCAAACTGGTCATCAATCGAGACGCTCTTCTCGTTACTTTCCCCACTCTAACTAATACCAATATTTCTCCTCAGTCAGAATCACCCCCACCCACTTGGGGCCCAGAGCTTTCTGGCTATTTCCTTCCAGATAATTGCGATCCGATAAATGACGAGATGTTTATTACCGCAGATATAGCACCGCCCGAATTTGGAGATCTTCAGTACGTTGTGAATGGCAGAGCTGTAAAATTTGCTGGAGTTAATTTGCCTGGTGGAATGGTAGCTGGTCAAATTTATTACATCGGTTCTGCAACCGCAAACAGCAATGTTTTTTACGGTATCAATCGCTGGCGTAAAATTTATCGAGATGCGGCTCTCACTCAACTGTTAGACATCACGAGCAGTGGATCTGGTGTGATTAACGCCACTGTTGCATTAGCTTAGTTTTTAATAGAGAGGTAAAAATGTCTCTTTTAAGCGTCCCACAAGTAACCAAAGGCAATCGGGCTCAAATTGCTTTGATCAAAGCGGATGTTCTCGCATTACCTGAAGTCCAAGCCGATAGCTTCTGGACTCAAAATGGTGGAGAAAATATCAGGCAGGTCTTGGTAGATTACCATTCTACGGCTGGAGGGCAGAGAAAAATTCTCACCTTTAATTTTGCCGATAGTACCCCTTCCGATTTTATTTGGTTTTCTGAAAAAGCGAGGTCAGACTTTCAGATCCTCAAGATCGTTTTGATTGACTATGATGGAGGTAGACTTACCATCAATCGCAAGAAGCTTCTGGCATCTTTCCCCAATCTGACTGCAGAAGACATCTCCCTAACACTATCTATCCTAGAAACAGTTCCATTTTCTTCATTGAATGATTATGGAAACTTGGCTCACTGGTCCGAAGGTGGAGAGGCCCAAGTTGTCACCCCAGGCGCAAATGGGATTTTTTCAAAAATAACCATGGCCTTAAAACGTGACCACTTTCGCTCGTCAGCGACAATGAATTCTAATCCTTCTCCATCTTTTGATGTTAACGTTAAAGTTTATGAATTTATTGGTGGAGCAATTGGACAGTTAATTGGAACATCCGAGCCCATTAATAGCGAAACTTTTAATCAGTATCTAGGTGGTTTTACTTTTACAGATTCAGATCTTGTTACATTTAATTTTCTCTCATCCTTTTCTTTGGAATCAGGGACGAGCTATCTTGTTGTTTTAGCTCCCCTTAATACAGTGCCTACAGGAGGAAGCATTGTAGTCGGCGTGGCCGATCAATCCTATTCCGGTGGCGAAGTCTACGAATTTGATGATTATTTAGCTATGATAAATGCATCCTCTTGGGGGCCTGGCTACGCAATTTATTTAAAGATTCAATAAATAATAATTACATCGATTTACCTGTCATTTGGAACGGTGATGGCACTAAATTCTGTGATTTACAGACCAATGTCAACATGACTAACCTGGACGTAAATGGTTTTCACTTCTCCTCCAGTTCGTCAGAACTGACCAGCGCGGCTCTGGCGTCTTTCAGCATGTTGTCGATTAAAAATCTGCCCATGTGAAATGCGACGATAGTGCGAATCGTGGGGTCAAACTCTTCAAGATTGCGTGGAGGACAAAAATCTTCGGAGTATGCGCGACGGTAATTTTTGAGATACTGAATGACTTCTTTTAAAGTTTCTGTACGTTCGCTCATTTCCCCTCCAGAGCTGATCGGCCCTTTTTTATTGTATGATTCCGCCTGCGCCTGTTCCACCCGTCATTGGAATCAATCCAACTCCAGCACTAAAACTTCCGTTGATGGTCCCAGGCAAGTAGGAACCTATGGCATGAGCTTGGGTGTAATCCATCAAAGCCGCATAGAAAACATTTTGAAGCGGGCCTTCTGCTCCGGTTTGAGACTTTACCTGACTTGCGCAATCTTCCCCAATCAAAGTCCCGCCTGAGATATAGGTGTAAGTGACCTCGATAGTAGTATGTGTGTCCACAGAGAAAAAAAGATTCTTTCCACGAAACTGAGGAGCAAGCGTAGTGTTATTGGAAACTCGACTGATGCTTAAGGGGAGCTGAGTCAAGGTCACACTGTTTCCAGCAAATTGATTGGGCTCAAAGGACTCGACCGTGTCTACCGAAACATCATCGATTAGATCCCAATAAGTATAAAACACTTGGATCGGCAACGGGACACTTTGTAGGGGAGTATTACTGAGAGTGACTGTCTTGCCTAGGAATGAAAAAAGTAAATCGCTGGCTGTGACTCGGATCGAATCCGGGTCCACAGGCTGATGATTTAATGCCACGTATTTCTGCCCTACGATCCCGGTTTCATCTCCAGTGGAGTCGGTTAAGAAATCTGAAATCTTAAAGGAAACCGTTTCTTCTTGCAGCTTGTTGAAAGTGCCTTTGACGCCACTCCCAAGCGTTAAGACCCCAGGGGAAAGCGGGGTGTTGGTGGATACCCCAAGGATAGTCCCAAAGGCGAAACTCATCTTGCCCGAGTTCATCACGTAATTGATCACAGCCGTATTCTCTGGCATCACAAGCGGGCCCTTCAAAGCGGGAAGCGCAATCGCGGTCATCAGAGCCGGGATCAAAGTCGCTTTCCCCTCGCTAGCCGATCCTGTGACCACATTCAGTAGGCTCACCGCTTGAACCGTGCCAGAAGCGTTATTTAAAATCCCGGCCTTCAGACATGCACAAAATCCTTCGGCATACGCAACCATCGCTTCAGGAAGCTGAACCTGACCATCTTTGTCAGGGGGTGCCCCCAAGACTCGGTAGAGAAGCTCGGCTAAGTCTTGGGCTATGAGCATTAAAAAGACCCTTTGAGAGGTGCCAAACGGGCTGCAAGCTGGGCGTAGGTCGCAACCCCGGTGATTGGGGCCCCAAACCCAACGGCAGTCTCAATCGAAAGCGCCTGGAGGGTTTGAATTAAGATATCCACTAATTCGACCGTATCGTTGCCTAGCGCCACCTTACTGCCTGTGAGTCTGAGCTTGGCTCCCGAGCCCTCTAAAAACGCCTCAGAGGCCGTAGCACGGTAGTTTCCTTCGACGGTTAGGGTAGAGTCTCCCCCCACGGTCGTTTCTTGATCCACGCCCACCTGAAAGCTCAAATCCCCATCTGGGATCTGAAGCTCATACCCCGTCTCTGCTGTCGAAGGTAAGGAGACAAGCCAGTTGCCGTTTTGGTCAATCGCTTGTTGAGCAAATTCGTCGGTTGTTGTGTACCAAGTCTTCTGAGATCTCAGAGGGACGGATGTTGAGGAATGCAAAACTTCCACTCCAAGATCGTCGTAGACATGCCCTTCTTGGGATTTGAATAAAACGGCGGGGGCAGACCCTGCTGGGTTTTTCAACTGCAGGTAGTGCTCGGCCAAGAACTTCTTATTCTTCTGCGGGAAGAATTCATCGATGGCTGAACTCCAGCGTTTGATCACCCCAAGTCTCTCTTCGTCACCCATTTGCCCGACATCGTGAAATAAAAGCTCGCGCTTGAAGGTGGGGGCAGAATCACTTTTGCTTTGATTGTCACGAGAGAGCTGGCTTTTAATCGTGGCACCAGATCTCAAATCCAAGTGTCCTCGCTTGCTGAAATAAGCCAAAGCCCCACCCGAGGAAGCCAGATCATGTTCACCGGGTTCTAGGGTCCGATAAAGATTCAGGCCTTTTGTATAGTCTTGGGATCTTTTCCCTGGGGACATCGGCATGGTCTTGATCGCTTCGGCTTGCCCGGTGTCGAATCGGTTTTGCATCAAAAAACGAGATCCGGTTTCGGGCACAGATCTGATCCAACTTGTCAGCCCCGTGAAGGGGTGCTGAATCGGCATTTTTCTTTCGCGAGTCGGACCAAAAGAAACCCCCATCTCATCCGCATCACTTTGAATGGAAACCACTAGGCCTTCAAAGGGACCTAGTTTTCCTTGCTCATAAGCTTGGGTGCGGGCGGCTTCGCGTGACGCTATCTGGATTGGAGTTTCCACAGCAGAACCTTCTTAAAGTTAAAAAGCAGGGGTCTCATCCATGAGACCAAAGTCCTCCATGACTTCCTGCTCATTAAACAATAAACTTATATTTGATTAAGCTTCTTCAAAGGGCTGTTATTAAGCTTCTTCAAAGGGCTGTTCTGGTTGAGCGTGTAGCTCAGCTAATGCCGATTCTGCGAAGCTCCGAATCGTGGTTTCGTTTTTACATTGGCTAATGATAAAAGCGAAATCCGCTTCATTCAGGGCGGGCTTCATTCTTTTGAGCTGCAAGAGTGTATCTTTGGAAGACTTCTCTTTGGATTGGAAGGATACGATTAGGCCTTTTACTTTCAAAGAGACCTCATCGGAATCGTCACTCTGATTGAGTACGTCTGCGGCTGAAAGAACCGGGCCTTGAGATTTTTTGTTCAAGCGCTCCATGGTATCTCTCACGGCATTGGAAGGAGCACTGTCCGAATAGACGGACATGGAAAGCGCTTTCATTTGCTCTTTGGCTTCCTTGGTATTCAACTGCTTCATAGCCGCTTCTGGATCGACCAAAAGCAAGGTCTGATTGAAAAGAAGGCGGCGGATGTCTGTGCTCTCGCGAATCGAATCGCTAGAAAACTGTGCCGAGACATTGATAGGAATATCGGTCGGAGGAATCTTGAGCGTCTGATTTCTTCCGTTTTTATCCTTCAAAGCGATAACCAGCAAAAGCTGGGTCTTCAGTGCGTTGTTTCTCACGAACACAGGTTTTTTGTTATCGAGTAAATCGTCCAAATCGAGCTTTCTCATTTAGTCCCCTTTTCAAATACAGTTTGAATTAGTTTTACTAATTCGAGTGTTATTTTTAATTGGGGAGGCTTACCCTTATGGATTTACTCAAGAAAATGACCGAATTTTTCTCGGGTCTTTATCTGCAAGCAATCACCAAGCAAGAACCCGCGAGGCCAAATCCTGAAGTCACCCTCTCGGCTATTAGGGAAGCCATCGATCCCAAAGAAGCCCCTTTAGAAGTGATCGCTCAACCCCCAGTAGCTGAAGTCACAAAGCTCACCAATTTACCCGAACAAGTCTTGTGGTGCCCTTTTGCGGTGAAACGTAAAGAAGCGATGACCACTCGCGGCAAGTACAGAAAGGGCTACCCTGAAGGGGCAATCGTTCACTTTACGAGCGGCTCATCGGCTGAAAGTTCCTTTCAGCATGGGTTGAGATCGGGGTATTGTTTTTTTGTCATTCATGAGGATGGAACGATCTGGCAATCTTTTCCATTAGACTCTTGGGGTTATCATGCGGGCGAATCCTTCCACCCTAAATTAGGCAACGGGGTATCTCGTTATCTAGTTGGGATTGAAATTTCAAATGCTGGGGTTTTGACAAAAAAACCAGACGGTACTTTTGAAACTTGGTTCGGAAGATTGATCCCATCTTCTCAGGTCAGGCATATCCCTAAAAAAATGGAAAACATGCAGCCTGGATATTATGCAAGATACACAGAGAACCAAGAGCAGAGTTTAAGAAAATTGGTTCAATGGCTAAAGATGAACCACCCCACGGTTTTTGATTACTCTTTGGTTCTTGGGCACGATGAGGTTGCGCCACAAAGGAAATCAGATCCCGGTGGGGCTTTATCCGTCACCATGGTTGACTTCAGGGATTCTTTGAAAAAGAGCGTCTAATTATCGGCCTTTTCTTTTCTTAGACAGCCGCTCTTCGGTTTCATCGTGTGCATCAGCCGGGTCGTATTTAGGCTGCTTTTTCTTTTTGTCTTTTTTAACTTCTCTCGAAATGGCATCCGAGATCTTTGTGATGTGAACGGCGTTGACGGTGATCAGGGAATTTCTACCTGCTTCGGGAGGTATCTTCACTAGCCAGTGAGTGCCATAGGCGATTCCAACTAATTCGCCTAGACCCGTGTAACCTGATTTAGAACAGGTGACTTCTACGCAATCTCCTTCGTTCAGGAGCTTCATGCTTACCACCATCCTTGGTAATTTAAAGGGAAAAGTAGAAATGGGAAGTTTCCATAGCCCTACGACCCTTAAGTAGAAAATAAGTGTGAAAATGTTGTACTTTTACGTCCCGAGAAGGAATAAATGTGGGGATGAGGCATAACCAAAAATACACAACTGAACAGATCAATACCTTGATCTTAGCTCGGGGTTATTTGGTTGACCCGGAATTTGTGTGGTTGGGAGCTAACAAAAGCGATATTTCTTTTTTTTGTCCCCGCCATGGCAAGAGGACTACACATTGGTCCAATTTCCGAAAAGGAAAAAGTTGTAAGTTGTGCGCTAGCGAGCAACAAGCTCAGAAAAAAATCAGTAAAATCGATTGGCCTACCCGGGTTAACGAACTTTTAAATGAAAGAAATTTTAGCCTGCTAGAAAGACCTGAAACACTTTATTCTTTCGCTAAAATAAAAGTACGCTGTAATGTGGATCAGCACGAGTGGTGGACTTGCTACAACCACCTAAAAGCGCACAAAAAAGGTTGTTTGGTTTGCGCGGGTTTATTGAAAACTTCTTTTACCGAGGTTAAAAAGAAACTGCAGGAAGAAGAGTTTAAAGTTACTGGGGATCTTCTTCCTATTACTTTCAACAGCCAAACTCCAATAGAAGTGATTTGTCCCCAAGGGCACGCTACAACCACCAATGCAAACAAAGTGCAGCGAGGTTATGGCTGCAAATATTGCGCTGAAAAAGCACTCACCCAAGAAGAGGTCATACAACGCCTTAAAACACGTGGGTTCACAAGCACGGATTCGTACAAAGGAGTGCATACTCCAATGCACTTAGTTTGCGAAAATGGGCACGATGTTTTTAAGTCCTACATGGCGATATGGCATGATGAAACTCAGTGCTCCTCTTGTCGTCCCCCTTATTCATCTAAGCCGGAAGAAGAAATTTCCTCTTGGCTGAAGACTCTCCTCCCAGAAAACGATATTTTAAGAAGCGATCGGATTCTTTTGGATGGGAATGAAGTGGACATTTACATTCCTTCCAAAAAGCTGGGGATTGAATTCAATGGTCTTTATTTTCATACAGAAATTGCCTTGATGCGATCGGGGCGCACACTTCTGGAAGCTCAAGCTTACCATCAGAGTAAAACGGTTCGTGCGGCCCAAAAAGGGGTTCAGCTCATCACCCTATGGGATTTCGAATGGGAGATGCGGCAGCAGGCTGTGAAAACAAGATTGAAATCTCTGTTGGGCCTAAATTCATTTAGAGTGGGTGCAAGAAAGACCACACTCAGGTCTTTGAATAAAAATGAGTGGAGAACAGTTCGGGATTTCCTAAACACTTACCACATTCAAGGCTCAGCTTCTTTTAAGTATGCTTACGGGCTTTTTTTAAAAGACGAGTTGGTCAGCGTCATGACTTTTCAAAATCACCACAGACAAAACGTGGATAGAGGCACTTTGGTTTTGAATCGTTATTGTGTGAAAGAAGACTTTTCTATTAGTGGAGGAGCTACAAAACTCTTTCAATATGCACACAAAGAACTGTCATGCCCCATCTTGAGTTATTCTGACAATCGTTGGTCCACGGGTGATGTGTATGAAAAATTGGGATTTACTGCCATCAAAAGATCCAGGCCTGATTATTTTTACTCTTTTAGGGGGAAGGGACCTTTTTCGAAGCAGTCATTAAAGAAAACGCCCGAAGAAAGAAAGTCTGATAAAACAGAACGGGATTTGCGATTGGAACAGGATTACCAGCGGGTTTGGGACTGCGGAAAGATCACTTGGCTTTATAAATAAAAAAGGAGGGGAGTTTCCTCCCCTCCTTTTAATGCTAAGCGTCTTACTTCAAAGCTACGCCGGTTGAGAAGTCATTGCTGTTCAGAGCATAAAGTCCGAACAAGCGCTTGATGACGTTTCTCGAATACCAAGCATAGTTGAAGTAAAAGAGAGTCGGATCGTTCTTGTCTTGGAAGACAATGATGTCCTTGGTCGGATCGAAGTTTCTGTCGTTTCCATCGGCGTCTTGATACTGCCCGATGAGACCGCGAGCCAGAAGACCCCTTAAGATCGAAGCCAATTTGCCACGGACAATCGATTTGGCAGCCGTTCCAGAAGCCGGGGTGATGCCCACCAAAGAGGCCATTTCTCTCACCACAACTTTCGTGACAAAATGCCGCTGAGTCATGACCTGGATCAGGTTGAAGTCCTTGGCGGTATCGACCGTCATGTCTTCACCCCAAGTGTAAACGCCAGGGCTGCCATTGACGTAGTTGATCTGAGCTTGACCGAGAAGCATGATCTGATCTTTCCGATACATCTCAATCGTGTCAAAGCCGTTGACCAACTGACCTAAGAGGTCTGTAGCAGGGTCAGCGAAACTTGCCACCCGAGCCGCACCCGCGAGAGCCACAAACGAACCGTCCAAAGTCACGGTCGTTGTCAGGCCGTTGTCGAGCACGATGGTCTTGGTAGCACGAGTCGGGGCCACCAAGATTCGAGAGCCGTGAGCAGCCGAATCGCCTGCCACCTGAAGGGTTTTGCGGGCTGTGAAGACCAGAGTGCCTTCGGTATTTTCGTCTCCGATCGGAGTGCCAATCGGCATACCGAACCAGACCAGATTCGGACGCTGTTCGAATGGATCGTTTCCAATCAGATTCTGATTGAGAACTTCAGACAGAGCCGCAGGGTAATTCAATAAGCACAGATCCGTAATCCGAGGATAGTTCTTGACCGATTGAACAGCGGCCACGAAATCGGGAATCGAGTACACACCAGAGCCATCTGTATTCTTAGGTTGAATCAGATAGACGCCTGGGGCGTTGTTGTTCCAAGCAATTTCGTTGCCGATATACAGGTCATTGTCCACAGCAGAAGGAGCCGCAAAATTACGACCGTCTTCCAAGCGGAGGACCAGATACGGGGTGTTGTAGAAAGACTCTGGACGTAAGAACAGAGTCGTCAGGTAATAAGCCTGACCTGGATCTGGCTCAGCGCCTTTGGAGGTGTAGGTCACTTTAACTGCAACAGCCGGATCTACTGTGAAGTAGACAAACGGAGTTCCAAACACCCAGTTGAAGCTGATCTCAGCGTTCGTGTTGTAATTCTTCACACGAATCGAATCATGGTCGGTCGGAACTTTGGAGAGGATCAAATAGCGTTGACCGGCTACTCCTGTGATCTGACCGTTCATATCCGTCTTGTAATCGGTGAGCTGACGGATATCTTCAGTCTTGGCTTTCAAAGACCAATCCAAAACGTTGGAAATGAAGATCGCGTACTCGAAGATATCGAGGGTAGCGTAGCTTTCCGTGTTTCTGAAAGCAATCGAGACGTTGTCTGGGAGCAAAGCGTAACCGTCTTTGCCAGCAACCAACGGATCAAATTCAGCCGTGAAAGTTCCGAAGCGTCCTTCGGTGGTGCTTGTGGAGAAGCCACCGAACAAAGTGACTGCGTCACCCGCCACAATCGGAGCTTGCAGAGTGAGTTTGTACTCGCGAGCGTCTTTGGCTGTGTAGTAGATGCGAGGAGCCTTGGCGACGATCTCCCAGGTTGTTCCCACAGCAGCAGCCGTAGGGCCAATCACGAAATCCAGCTTCACGCCGTCTACCAGTGTAGGCGAAAGGGAAACGAGGTTGTTTTCAGTGACGGTGAAAGAACCCGAGATCGGAAGAACGTCCCCGTAACGAGCCCAAACAAATTGCATCACCCGAGCCGGGGTCACGCCCGATACGCTCATGAGCTTGATGCGGTATTTGTTGTTCCGAGCGTGGGTGTAAAGAGCTTCAGGGTTGATCTGGATTCTGAAGTCGTTCTGAAAGCCACCGACGACATAAGGGGTTTCAATGGTGGCGAACTGAGCATTGCCGTAGCGGCTGTCGATTTCGACCATGCCTGGGCCGTGCGCTGTTACAACAAACGAGTCACCTGCGACAAAGTTTGCACCGTTGAAATTGAAATCCAAAGCTAAGCCAAATTCCAAAGCCCCTGACAGCGAACCCGTTTCATTGATGGTGAAAGTCGGGAAAGTGTCGAGTGCAGCAAGCGGAACCGGAGGAGCGGCATAGTTACCACCCGAAAGGGGTGTTGCAGTCCAGTGGAAAGTAGCGGTACGAGAACCCACAGCGCCCGAAGCGCTTGTGCAGGTCACCGTGTATTTTCTAGAATAAGCGTGAACAAAGCTTGCTGTTGGAGAAACCAGAGCAGAGCCTGTGGAGCCCGGCTGCAAAGTCGCGGCCACGGTTCCGAAGTAAGCTGCCGGATGTACGTTGGCGGCGTCCGCAGTCACTGGGCTGAAAGAAGCCGGGACAAAGTAATCTTTGTATTCTGTGTATTGGCTTGAATCCAACTGATTGCCAATGAACCGGATCTGACGGATCTCAGAAACCGGGATCGGGTCCTGAACCGCACGATCATTCGATTGGTAATCGAGGTAGTAGGTCGCCAATGCGTCAAACGACTCATCTCGAATCTGAATCGAGAGGTATTTGCCGCCTGTTGAAAGATACTGCCACTCTTCTTGGCGAAGCTCGGTGCCGTCTTGTTTGAACAAGCGGTTGGGCTTCAGCTTTGCGCCTGTGGCTTCGTGGAGCAGCAGAGCGACATAAGGGGCGGAGTTAGAAAACGTCAACTGCTCGCCTTGGATGAAGGCCCTGATGATCGGGCTGTTTTTAGCTACAGCTAAACGAGATCCCTTGGCGATGATGGCCGGGATACGGGCATCAGCGGAAAGATTCGTGCTTTCAGGGTTCAGAATCTGCCCCACATAAGCGCCCGGTTCAGTGTAACGGGATGTTGTTAATGTCAAATTAGCCATCGGATCTCTCCCTCAATACCTTTTTGAAGAAACTTTCTCTCTCTCTTAAAATAATGCAGATTTAAGAGTACCTAAAATTTTCTAATAACTTACTTCATTAGTTTTTCGGTTAGCCACGCAATCAGAGCGGTGGTTAAAAAAATACCTAGCGTGGGGCCTAAAATTGTTTTCACGGTGTCGATGATTTCATCGAGCAAACTGACTTCTTGAAACCCTTTATCCGACCAGTTTTTTAGGAGCTTATTGATCTGTACGGTTTCGACTTTCAGGCTCTTGGTGTTTTGAACGACCACGTCATCGGCCACGAGTCGGAGGATCTTATATTTTTCTTTGGACTTAGCGGACGAGGAGAAGGTCTTGCCTGGGAGGATCGAGTAGCGATTCAAAGGTTTTGTGGCAGCTACGATCCGGTTGCCCGAGCAATCCATTTCATTCAAAACAATCTGTAGATGCTCTTTTTCTTTCTCTTTGGCATCGGAAAGAGCTGCGTGGATTTTTGGGGCTATCGACTCATAGAAGAAAGGTCTAGTCACTTGCTTTTGATCCATCCAATCAGTCCGGTCCAGAAGAGCATGAAGATCCCGTACATCCAAGTGCGGTCACGTTTGATCTGAACAATCTCTTTTTCGTTGTCTTGAATCTTTTTACTAATTAAGCTTTGATTCTCTCGGATGAGTTTTTCTAGCTCAGAGTAATTGGCTCTTCTCTCTTGGCTATGCTGCTCTAGGATCTCTTTCAAAGAGCACAACTCTTTTTGAGTGATGAGCGTTCGCTCATCAATTCTACCCAATTTCTCTTGGAGATCGGATAAATTCCGAGATGACGACATAATTCAACCCCTTCAAACCATCTTCCCTGAGATTTTAAAGGCTGCGTACTTGGCCACTTCTTGTGACTCGAAAGGCCCTTCTAGGAAACGGAATTCGGAATTCTCCAATCCTGCTTCCACGGGTTCGAAGGATTGAAAGACCAAAGGGTTTTGATTTTTGTCCTTCGGAAATCCCACGTACCAGTCCGAGATACATGCTTTGGACACATAGATTTTTTGGGCGTGATTCTTTGCATATTGAACGGATCTATTCATGGCATGAGATAAGACATCAAACCGTGAGATGACCACACCACAATGCTTCAATTCGTATCGACCTTCTTCGTTTCTATCCAAAAGCAAGCTCATGAATAGAAAATAACTCGAACTGAACTTATTTTAAGAAAGGAGCAAAGGAAGGCTCCCAGAAAGCAGAAATGACCGGTGCTAAGACACAAGAAGGATAGTACGATTATCGCTTACTTGCTCAAGGACAAAAACGGGAATTATTTTCACGCGGAATTAGAGGATATCACGGAAGACGGGCTGATTTTTAAAGTAACGGATAAAGAACTAGCTCAAAGCGGTCATTTTCCAGACAACTATATTGACTCAAGGTACTTGGATGCTTTGGGTCTAACTCTGATTTGGGTTCTGGAAGAGCCCATGCAAGAGCACTAAAAAGAAAGCCCCACGCCTTTCGGTGTGGGGCTTAATCAAAAATTAAAGATTGTAGGTACTCATGAGAGAAGCTTCGATCGATGCACGATCAGTATCTCCCAGTGCTTTATTATAAATACGGAATTCGCAGATCTTGGCATTTAACCGATCCTGATCTGTAAAACCTCTTTGCCCGATAGCTGTTTGACCTATGCCATTAGATGGCATGGGGAAACCGGCTCCTTGCAGAGCTTTCAAATCATAGCTTGCCCAACTGCTAACTGTGTATCTCAATGTTCCATTTTTATACACTTTGAGAGAATTTGAACTTTGGACGATTGAGACTAGAGAGTTTCCAGACCAGTTTGAAAAGCTGTCCACAGGATCAAGACTAGCTGGTTCAGTTTGTGAGTAAGACATCTGCTTAACAGCATAAACATCAGTAGTAATTGGACAGATCGGCGACCAGGAAAGCCCCAAAGAATTGGTAGAATGACCAATCAGATCTTGGTAGTATTCCGAAGAAACCCAGTCAGCCACAACAGCAAAAATTGTAGCTTCAGAACTAGAAAACATCGAGGCCGAGCCAATCGCGTTTGGAAACACGAGACCGCCAGAACCAAATACCATTCCAGGATATCCATTCAAACTTGTAGCCGTGGTAATTGTTCCATCAACAGTCGGAGTTTGAATCGGGGAGTCTGACACCATATTCAGGATTGTAAGCCGTGAGCATTGAAGCTGGGATAGTATAGACGCCATTGTCGTAAGAGGTTCCAGTAATCTGATAAACTAGACCCGATAAATCGATGCCATCTGTCATTATCGACAAGAAGCACTTTTTCTACAATCCAGGCATCTTTGGCAGAAGAAGAAAATACAATACTCGAAATTGGATTGTTCTGCGAGTAATCAAATTTGAAAACTTTCGTTTGTCTTCCTGTTATAGACGCATAATGAACAAATACCGATTTAATATCGTTGTTGGATAAAGAATTATCTCCCGTTTGAGATACGTAGTTCGCTAAGATAGTGGGGATTTGATTTTTGTTTAAAAAAACTGGGACGGAAGCTCCTTTCGAAGGAGCTGTAGGGAAATTTAATAGATTCATTTTTCTTTTCCATTCAAAAAAAGTGGCGCAAATTAGAATTTGCGCCACATAATTTAAAAAATTTTAATTAAAGGACCTTGATGCGAGAAACGTAGGCGAGCTGGCCAGAGATCTTGTGGATGTAGTTACCGTCAGCGGTCCAGGCTTCGGGGTTTTTGGTTTTGAGCCAGCAACCCGAATACTGATAAATCCGATAAGGATCAGTTCCTTTGTAAAGATATTCTTGCACCACAAAAGGACGGGTCTGATCGGTCAGATCCGTGAACACGTCTGCGTAGCCCAAGGTCTTCTCAAGTTCCTGATCCCAGACTTCGGTGCGAGCGAAGCTCACTGTGAAGCCGGTTGCTTTGCCAGGAACATAATCCACAGGCTTACCCATGGTGACTTTGGAAAGCTCATACACGTGCTCGCCATCGCGGTTGTAAGCGCCTTCAGGCTGCCAGGAGTTGATGCGGCCCACAAGATTTCCGCCGACAACCAAGGCGGCCCCATGGTAGGTCATTGTTGACGGAGAACCCGGGTCGTTAAAATCAATGGATGCGGTCTGGACCCCAAACTTGTTGGTGGCAAAAGGGCTCGGATTTGGCATGGAAAAGTTCTCCTAAATTTTTAAACTTTTTCTTCTACTCAAATAATAAGCTAGAAAATCGAGCGAAGTTAAAATTGAACTGGTTCTCATCTTTATTATAGTGTACTGTTAAAGTATGTTATTTGAAGATGCTTTAAGAGTTGCAAAAACTGCTGGATTGAAAGTTCTAGAAACTGGGCTTGTCAATTCTGCAAAAAGACAACTGATCGATGTTGTCTGTAAGGCTGGGCACTCACGTAGAATGCCTCGCAATAAATTCAGCAACAGACCCCCTCAAAATTGTCCTGTTTGTTTAAAAGAACAAGGCCCTGATCTGGATAAAATTCTAACTGATCCTAAAATCAAAACTAGGTTAGATGAGGGGTATCATCTCAAAAAAGCTTTTTCCGAAGATCATGAAATCCAGTTAGAAGTTGTCTGCCCACAAGGTCACACCTATTCTATTGCTAAATGGAAATTTACTAAAGGGACTCAATGCGGCTCTTGCTCAGGTAAGAATCGGGACCTTACTTTTTTTAACATCAAGCAAGAAATGGAAGCCGAGGGTTTTGAAGTTTTATCGAAGGAATATCAAAATCAGTATCAAAAGCTCCATCTGATTGACCCTGACGGTAACGAACAATGGATCTCGGCAGATTCTTGGAAACGCGGTTATAGGTCAGAGCGAGGACCGACTCAGCAGACTAGAGACCGCACAATCGAAGAAGTAAAAAAAGATTTTGAAGCCGAAGGCTATCAGCTTTTGGAAACCAAATTTATCAATGTTAAAACTAAAATGAGAGCAGTATGCCCTAAAGGGCATGAGTTTCGAGTGCATTGGAATCATTGGAAAGATGCTGGCGTTAGGTGCTCGGTTTGTTTTGGCACCCCTATGATGACTTTAAAAGAAATTCAAGAGCATCCAGAAACTATCCAATCTGGTTACCAAGCCTTACGCCGAGAGCGGATTGGTGCTCGTTTGGGTTGCGTTTTTTTATGTCCAAAAGGTCATGAATGGACTTCCACTCTCCCAGATTTTTTTTCAAAAAAATACCGATGTTCCTCTTGTAACCCGAAGTCTAGCTTGGCGGAATTGGAATTCCTAGAAGAAGTGAAGAAAACATATCCATCGGCAAGAAAAAGTTTGGATTTCGGTTTTGAAATCGACATCTACATTCCCGAGTTAAAATTAGGAATTGAGTATTGTGGTCTTTATTGGCATTGCGAAAAAGAAAAACAACCTAATGCACATAAGGACAAGTTTTTAAAAGCTCAAAAAAATGGAATCAAGCTGTTGACCATTTTTGAAGACGAGTGGTTTTATAAAAAAGAAATTGTCTTGCGAAGAATCTTGAGATCCAAAAAGATCTCGGCTCGCGAAACTCAATTCAAAGAGATATCTAAAGTGGAGGCAGATAAATTTTTTGAGGAGAATCATCTTCAAGGAAAATCAGCTACTACAACAAAACAGCATTTTGGTCTTTTTTATCTAGGGTCTTTAGTTGGTGCTATTGCGTATGGACCCCACCATAGAAAGGATACGGGAGAATGGGTGCTAAGCCGACTTTGTTTTGGAGAATTTGATATTGTCGGGGGTACGGAAAAGTTATTCAAAAACAGTCTGCGTTATTTACCTAAAGTCAAACTAATCTCATGGTCCGACAACAGGTATTCTAACGGGTCAGTCTATGCGAGACTAGGTTTTATCAAAGAGGAGGATTTAGGTCCCGATTACTCTTATGTGAAACCTGGGCATTCCCCAATTCGGGTTTCCAAGCAATCCATGAAAAAAACCAAAGAAGAGCAAGCATCAGGGAAAACCGAGCACGAACTCCGATTAGCGCAGGATTGGTACAGGATCTACGACTGCGGCAAAATCCGGTGGGCTTACCCACGCTGATTCACTCGATCAAGCCTTGGAAGTGCTCCCAAAACAGATCCGAGATTTGCTGGTAGATTTTGATGGCGTCCTCGTCGAGGTCTCCGTACTTTAACTGGCTGCGCAAAGCCTTTGAGAAGGCCCAGGCGGCGGAAGAAAGAGCGCCCGCCTTTTGAGTGAGTTCAAACTCTTCTTTTTCCTCAGGTAGGTTGAATTCCAGAATTGCTTTCATGAGAGCCGCTCGTAAAATAATATAGAAAATTCTTGAGAAGATTTCAAAGATTCTATAGTTTTTCTAAATAACATTATTTTCATAGCAGGTGTGAGCCCAAGTGAAAACACAGGGCCATTCGGGCTCACACCCCTACGCAGGGGTTTGGGGTATGCTTCCATCTTGGCTGATTTGTCTTCTAGCGATCAATACCGCATCAGATCGATGGGGTGTCTACCCTGGAATTGGCCTGTTGTTTTGCCAGCAATTAAATTCCCCCCTCGGGTTAGATCTCCTCGACGAAGAAGGCATCTTCCAAGATTCATATGACGCAGACGACTCAGACGACTCAGATGAGGAAGATGAAATCGAAACGTGCCGTGTCGTTACGGCGCAGCCTCTAATCAGGGTCTGACTTATATTTAGGGTATGTCCAAAATTCAAAACGAAGACATTAAAAGCGTGGCCGAGCTTACTCTTCAAGGGTTGACCGAATCGAGTCTGCCGCACGATGATAAAGTCTTTTTGACAGCCAATTCACTCAACAAAACTTTATACCAAGCCATCGTGGATGGTGACCTATCGGGGGCAGCGAGCGGAGAGATGAGAAAAGCGCAATACTTTACGTCGAGCGGAAATTTCACGGTCCCTTCCAATGTCTACGTGGTCTATGTCACGGCCTGGGGCGGCGGGGGTGGTGGGGGCGGGGGCGGAACCTATTCCACGAACTCGGGCGGTGGGGGCACGGGTGGAGGCGGGGGCTATTTTATCTATGACCGTTCGGTTTCAGTTACCCCAGCCGAAGTAATTGCAGTCACTATCGGGGGCGGCGGGGCCGGGGGTTCTTCTAGTGCAGATGGTTCCTCAGGCGGAAATACCTTGTTTGGTTCTTATTTGACGGTTCGAGGGGGCGGTAGCGGTTCCGCAGGGTCTAATGGAAACGTGAGTAATGCCGCAGGCGGGAGTTTTGTAAAACTCGGAATCACCGCAGGCGGAGGTGGTGGAAGTGGCTACACTGGCCCAGGGGGTGCGTCTTTAGGAAATTTGGGGGGAACTTCTGTCAACGGCTATGCAGGTTTTGGCGTGGACGGTGGTAGTGGATTGGGCGGCAAACAAGGCCCTGGGGGCCTTGGGGGTATCTCCTATTCGAGCACGACTAGGAAAGGTTCTGGCGGGGGCGGGGGTGCATCCGGTAGTGGGGGCGGTGCAGGGGGAAGCCTAGAGATCAATGAAATCGGAATCTGTGGGATCGGCGGGACGGGCGGAACCGGCGGCAATCTAGCCAACGCTTACTGTGGCGGGGGCGGGGGCGGCGGGGCCGGATTCAATGGGGATGGCGCAAACGGAGGCTCCTCTGCCGCAGGGAGTTCAGCCTTAAGCAACAGCGGCGCAGGCGGAGGCGGTGGAGCGGGCGGGATCTCCACGAGTGTGAATGGATATTCAGGGGGCGCAGGCGGATCTGGCGGGTTGATTGTCTATTGGTTTGAGTAAACTTGAGTTATTTTTAAGGGGCTGACTTGAGGACAAAACATGGCTAACGCCCCGACCCCTTTAAAATCCGAACGACTTTTGCAGGTAGCGCGAGCTACACTGGAAAAGGGGGATTTAGATTTGGCCAAAGAAATCACAGTTTTAGCTCTGAGATCTGAAGACGCCGTCGAAGCTTTAGACAAATTGCTTCCGACCGTTCCAGAGCCTGAAATTCCTGAAGACGAATTAGAATTGTCGGATAATCAGGTGGCCAAAATTCGAGCTGTAGCCAACGAGCTTTTTGATCTGAAAAAGCAGAAGCTCGCCCATACTATCCTTGCCCGGTTGGATCGCATTGACGCAGCTAAGAAAAAACGCAAGTCGTCATAACTACTACCGCAAGGGTTCCTGGGATGACCCCAGGAACCCTGATAATTAGAGAGAGAGGAGTAGTATGCGAAGATGGTGCAAAAGATAAGCCCAACGCACAAGGGTCCCCCAAGCTAGCGGTCTGACTAAATACAATTTCTATTCCGACTTATTTTTTATAGTATGCGTATTCAAATTTGCCCAGAATGCCATGTCGCTTTATTAGAGCCCTACCCGCATCGGCAAACTTTGCCGCCTTGGATGAAATGCCCGTGCTGCGGGTACACTGAGGCCGCGCAAGAACGAGAAGCGGCAGAATCAGATCTGAATTCAAGAGAGTCTAAAAATAGACCTGGGTGAGGTTAATTTTTTGTGCAGTTGCAATAACAGCATTTAAACCCGAAGTCGTTTGAGTTCTTGCAGACTTCACAGACCCACTTTGAAAACAAAGGATCGATTTCCACCTGACACTTAGGACGATTTGAAAATTCTTTTTGGCTGTCGTCGGTGATTAGCTCAGGTTTCATCTTTTCATCTTTTTTCTTTTCCTGTAGTTCGAGGATCGGAATGCCTCACATCTTTTACAGATCTGTGCCCCGGTCTTCGTATGCCTTCTGATGTTGTTCTCTAAAAGAGCGTGCCCTCTTTTACAGAATTCGCGTTCTTTAATCGGAGATTTCTCGGACACGATAAGAAGTTTTCCTTTCAGACTGAACCAAAAATTTCCGAGGCGTGTCGTGCTTAGTATCTTTTAACCAGATCCCGCGTTCCGATCTGAAGTCGGTCGCTAAAAGATCCAAGGTGTGGCTCTCCATAATTTCCTGGGCGGTTTGATGATAACCGTAAGGGGACTGCCAAAGCTTGGCTTTCTCGGATTCCCACTCCCCGAAACAATAAAGATATTGAAATCTCATGGTTCCCCTGAATCTAAAATGTGTTTTAGGCTGAAAAGCTTATTTCAAATAAGCTTTGATGACTAGGTTATTTTTTAGGGGATGAGACCTTTGGACACCTTAACCGATCGTTATCCTCTAATCGCGGCAGTCCTTGCGGATCTTCCTCTGCCTAAATTGAGTAAGCCTCAATTCTGGAAACGAAACTTTGTTCAAACTAAGAACCGACCCGCTAAAAGACTTGGAATTGAACTGAAGACTTTCTTCGATTGGAACAGAAATAAACACCCTAGGGGTTCTTATGTGACCCCCAAAGATTTGATTCGAATCCTGAATATGAGCGACAAGGAAAGGGTTCGAATCCCGATGGTCATTGAATACCTGCTCGCTAGAAAAACCATTCAAAAAACCAGTATCCCTGACAAGTATCGACTGATCTGAGGAGGAGAGATGCAGTACGGGAAATTGATCAGTTTAAAAACCCAAAAGACTTGGCAAGGGTATTATTCTAATCCGCCTTGTCCTGGGGAGACTTTCCTCTTGTCAGGAGATGCCGATAGCCTTAGTTTTCAAACCACGGTTGTTTTCAGAGTCATTAAGATCCCATCCCAACTGAGAAAAGTAACCCTCTTCACTCAAGCTTATCCTGAGCAATCAAGGCCAGGGGATTATTTCTTTGTCACCCAAGAAGAATCCTTTTTGCTTCAGCCCTACTCTCCACCATTTACTAATGATGCCGCTTAATTTAGTAAAAATTGATAATGAAGAAATGTCGGTTTCCTGATTGCCCTGCCACCAAACTTCAGCGTTTTGGCCTATGCAATAAACATCGGAAATGGGTTGAAAAAGGTTATTACTCGGAAGACCTTCGGCTTTTAAAACCCATGACGAGGACGAGTACCCCCACGGTTTGCAAAATCAAGGACTGCAAAAACCCCCACGCCTCTCTCGGGTTTTGCGTGAAACATTACCGCAGATTTAAAGATGGGATTCTCGATGCAAACGGTGATCAGCTTAGGGAATTCAAACGCCCGATCAAATACCCCAAAGACATGGAATGCTTTTTGTGTGGGAAAAAAGGAAAGATCGTCAAAGGGTTTTGCCGGTTCCATTACCCTCAGTATTTAAAAGGCATCATCGACTACGATGGGGTGACATTAAGAAAATTAAAACGAGTGCAACGATACGAAAGTTGGCAGACGTGTAAAGCCAAAGGGTGCCGGAAAAAACCCAGAGCCAAAGGCTGGTGCAATTCCCATAAAGCTTCTTTTGACCGTGGGCTCTATAATCTCAAGGGCGAGAGGCTGGCTCCCTCGTTTGCTAAAAACAAAGACAGGCCTTGCTCTACTCCTCAATGTGGCCAGCCCGCTCACTGTAAAGGGCTATGCAGGCTTCACTACAATCGGCAACGCACAGGCTATCTCGGGCCTGCTGGGTTTAAAAACGTGGGCCACCCCTGTAGTGAAACAGGGTGCTCAAAAGAAGCCTATTGTCGAACCCTTTGCGTGCAGCACTATTTCAAATGGAAGAGAAAGAATTCCCCTAAAACCAAGGCAAATCCTTCCGGTCAGATTTCTTCAGGTACTCTAGAAAACTCGATTGCTTCTGATCTCGAACAGAAAGAATCGGGTTTTGAATCGGCCACTCGATCCGAAGCTCTGGGTCATTCCACATGATCCCGCCCTCGGTTTTGGGATTATAGAGCTGATCGACTTTGTAAAGGACATCGGCAGGCTCATCACCTAAGACGCAAAAGCCATGAGCAAAGCCTGCTGGAATCCAAAGAAGCTTACCATTCATGTCGCTCAATTCCACGCCAACATGCTTTCCAAAAGTGGGACTATCGACGCGGATATCCACCGCGACATCCCAGATCCTGCCTCGGATAACGCCCACAAGCTTTCCTTGCGCGGGTTGTTCTTGGTAGTGAAGCCCTCGGAGGATGCCTGGGGCCGAGCGGGAATGATTGTCTTGGGCGAAAAGGGCGGGAAGCCCTGCCTCCAAAAACTTTTCCTTTTGGAAGCGCTCCACAAAAAAACCTCGCTCATCGCCGTGGAGGTTCAACTCGACCAATTTCAGTCCTTCTAGTCTAAGAGAGGTGACTTTCATATTCTTCCCAGCAATCGTCTAAGCCTCGTTTCCAAGGCGGAAGTTTAACTCCTAAAGTCTTAAAAACCTTTTCCGTGTTCAATTTAGAATTCTTGGGCCGTTGAGCGCGAGTCGGAAACTCGGCACTTTTAATCGGTCGAACCTTTAAGGGGATTTTTGCTCGGTGAAAAATGGCTTGGGCAAACTCATACCAAGATGTCTCCCCCGAATTACACAGATGATAAACCCCACTAGGAAACTCGGGAAGATCAAGCGCTCGATCCAAAGCTCTCAAAGTCGCTGCAGCTAAATGCGGAGCATAAGTTGGGGCACCGACTTGGTCAAAGACAATTGAGATCTCAGACATCTTTTCGCCAAGTCTCAGCATGGTTCGAAAGAAATTTTTTCCGTAAGCATCATAGACCCAAGAAGTCCGAAAGATGAGGCTCTTAGGAGCCCGCTGAAGAACCGAGGCTTCGCCTAGAAGCTTGGCAGCCCCGTAGGCATTGATGGGCTTCGGTATATCGTCTTCGCGCCAAGGCAGAAAACCTGTGCCCGGGAAAACATAGTCTGTCGAGTAATGGATCAAGGGGATCTCTCGCTTGGCGCACCAATCGGCTAAAATCCCTGGCGCGTAGGCGTTCACCGCGAGATTGATTGAATTGTCCTGCTCCGCTTGATCGACTTGAGTGTAAGCCGCCGCATTGATGATCGCTTTAGGCGGCTCTGGGCAAAGCCGAGTTAAATCTGCCTCCAAATGATCGAATAAACGAAAGTCGAGCTGCTGAGAATTAAACCCAACGCCTTCTGACCCCAGAAGATGGAGCAAAGCTCTTCCCACTTGGCCTGAGGCTCCAAGCACCGCAATCACAGCACACGTCCTTCCTTGAGCACTTGCTCCAAATAAGTCCCGTAGGAAGTCTTACTATGGCGATCGGCATGAGCTTGAAGTTGATCCTCGGAGATGAATCCGTTTCGGTAGGCGATCTCTTCGAGACAGGCGATCTTCAAGCCTTGTCTTTTTTCAACCGTCTGCACAAAAAGTGAAGCGTCTAAGAGTGAGTCATAGGTTCCGCTATCGAGCCACGCCACCCCACGCCCCATTTTATTGACCCTCAAGGCCCCTTGCCCTAAGTAGATTCGATTGATGTCGGTGATCTCCAATTCCCCGCGAGCCGAAGGCTTTAAGTTTTTCGCGATCTCCACTACCTGCGAGTCATAGAAGTAAAGCCCGGTGACAGCCCAATTCGACTTGGGAAATTTTGGCTTTTCCTCGATACTCAAGGCTCTGCCTGTTCGGTCAAACTCGACCACCCCATAACGCTCAGGGTCGCTGACATGGTAGGCATAGATTTCAGCACCAGACTGAAGTTGGGTGGACAGTTGAAGATTTTTTCCCAACTGCTCAGAGTGAAAGATGTTGTCGCCTAAGATCAAACAGACTGGGGAATCTTGTAAGAACTCAGCCCCAAGCACAAAAGCCTGGGCGATCCCCTCAGGCCTAGGCTGTTCGACATACGAAAGCTCAACCCCAAAATCCGAACCATCCCCTAAGAGGGTTTGGATGCGGGGCAGGTCTTGAGGTGAGCTGATCACTAGGATCTCTCGGATGTCTGCAAGCATCAGAGTTGAAAGTGGGTAATAAATGGCGGGCTTGTCATAGACGGGCAAAAGCTGTTTGTTCACCGCTTTGGTGAGCGGGTAAAGCCTTGTCCCACTTCCTCCAGCCAAAACAATCCCTTTCATTTGGATCTCCTCATCGTCACTGCCTGACACCAAGCCTCGTTTTCGAGATACCACTGCACGGTGTCTTTCAACCCCGCTTCAAAATTCGAATACTTGCGCTTAAAACCTAATTCTCGCTCCGCCAAAGAGTCGTCAATCGCATAGCGGTGGTCATGACCTAGCCTGTCTGTCACGAATTTGATCGCGCTTTCATGCGGTTTCCCATCGGAGCGCGGGTGCATTTGATCGAGTTCTTGGCAAATCGTTTTGACGACCTCTCTATTGTTTCTTTCGGATCTTCCGCCAAAACAATAAGTGGCCCCAGGTCTTCCTTTTTCCAAAGCCAAGGAAATGCCTCGGCAGTGATCCTCGACATGAATCCAGTCTCGAATATTCCCACCGTCTCCATAAAGAGGGAGGTATTTGTCGGAAAGAGCGCAAGTGATCATGTAGGGAATGAGCTTCTCTGGGAATTGTCTTGGTCCATAATTGTTTGAGCAGTTGGTGATGATTGTAGGCAGTCTATAAGTATGATGCCAAGCGCGGACCAACATATCACCTGAAGCTTTGGAAGCCGAGTAAGGAGAGTTAGGCAGGTATGGGCTTTCTTCTGTGAAAAATCCTGTTGAGCCTAAAGAACCGTAAACCTCATCGGTTGAGACTTGGAGAAACTTGAAGTCTTTTTTCCTGCCTTCGGTATTCCAATATTCCAAAGAAGCCTGCAAGAGAGTGAAGACGCCTTGGATATTGGTTTCGATGAAAGCAGACGGATGATCAATGGAGCGATCGACATGGGATTCTGCAGCGAAGTTCACCACCGCATCCACAGAATATCGATTCAAGATCCCGCTCACCAAAAAAGAATCACAGATGTTCCCTGTGACAAAGTCTAGCTCCAAGCCCTCTAGGTTTTCTCTGTGTCCCGCGTAGGTCAGAGCATCGAGCACGACGATCTGATCGCCTTGCTCTAGTCTTTGACGAACAAAGGTGCTTCCAATAAACCCAGCCGCCCCAGTCACAAGAAGAGTCGCCATGACTAGGGTTTTACTAGAATCGCTACTTATTTTTTATCGGCTGCATCCATTTGGCGGCAGATCTTCTTGGCCCAAGACCAACCCGCATTTCCGCCCCAGAGAAGCCAAGCCACGTACCCCGCAGTCGTGTCATCGCCTTTGTATTTTAAATCGTCGGATTGATGGCGATCGAAGTAAGCTTTCATCCTACGCACAGTCGAAGGGGACAGAACCTTCCGATTGGAAAGATCCCTAGCTCTAGCGACACCCACTTCGGTCCCACCGCGATTGAGTTTCTTTCTTAACTCCAGCCCTCTTTTGGCATTGGAAGCCATCTGCTCAGTAGGTTTGAAGTTAATATGCTTATATTTTTCAGGCGAAGAAGCTAATATTTTTTCTAGTGTGGGGTATTTAGACATAAACTAACAATAAGCTTATTGTTTTTTCACCCCGTAGAAATATAAATCCCTAGGATAAGAATTCACGAAAAAAGCAAACTCACTGAAAATGGCGTCCACGTGCAAGACTTGGCGAATATCTTTTTCGGTCAAATTCTTATAGTAATCAAACCAATCGCCATGCGCCGCCAAGAGCGGGGCAGAGTTAGGATCTGTCCTGCGCGTGCCGTGTTCTGGCCTGCCTTCAGTTGCGCAGGTGAAAAGAAACAACCCACCTGGGGTCAGCATTCGAACGATGTTCTGAAGTGAAAGCGCGTAGTGCTGATCGTGCTCGAAGCACTCTGTTGAAATGATGGTGTCGTAAGACCCGTCAGGGGAATCCAATTCGTGAGCTTTGCAGACTTTATCTACGTTTTTCCCCTCACCCACATCGATTCCAAAGTAAGAACAATTCTCAAACAAGAACCTATTGTTCCCATTGATGTCCAAAGACCCCACATCGAGTACCCGTTTTCCAACGAAGTGCTCTGGAAGCTTGGCCTTAACTCTCTTACAAAAATCCATCTGTTGTGGGTGCGCCATCCCCTCAATTAACCAAAATCGAAACGGTTTTAACCTAACTCTTGGCGGATTTGTCTGAAGGCCGACATCCAATTACGGGTAGATCTCGGGTCATCGCTTCGGGTTTGGCGAGGGACCACAATCACTTTACGGTCTTTGACCCACATCTCGCCGTGGCGGACTCTGCGCACGTAGACAAAACCCTCTTCTCGTAAGAGCCTGATCTTGTCTCGGTACTTCGGGGCCTGCTTGATCATGGGCCAATTCATTTAACACGAGGCCCTATTTTTATAAATAGATTTATTTGATCAGGTAATCTTTACAAGCCTTTACAAATCTTTACAACGGTTTACAACCGTTTTCATTCTTCAGGCAATTCCAATAGCAGATCGTACCACTCACGATAGGTGGGCTCGTCTTTTTCGGACACCGAAAAGAAGATCCCGGCAGGCAAGTCGTCCCCGGAGGGTTCCATCCCGGTCACCCCAAGAAACATATTGTAGATCCAGTCTCCGTCGCCTTCTCCGTTAAAGAAGGCTGTTTCTGGGATCAACTTTTCCTTTTTCAGCAAAGCTTCAATGTAATCTTTGGAGTCCTTGTCATTAAGTTTTCTCAAGGGCATTAAAACTGTCCCAAGCTTTTTCCCTGGAGATACTGTTCTCTGTTCCCCATCGATGGCTTCGTGAATGTCGAAAGCCAACTTTTTGTTTCCTAATTTAATATATTTTTGAGTCTTGGGACCCCATTTTTCTGAGGCCAAGACTTTTTCGACGGTGGGATATTTCATAATTTTTCCCCAGTCTCAATCTCGTAACCAATTTTCTCCCACTCGTTTACCAGAGGGAGATCCTCTTCGGCGAGAATCAGGAAAATGCCCGACACCTCAAAATCATTGTCGTCATAAACCCCTTGGGTTTCCAAAAACAGATTGTCTCGGTCCCCGTCCCCTCCCCCCGTCAGTCGAGCGACACTAGAGATGATCTTTTCTTTTTTGAGTAAAGCTTCGAGGTAGGGATCGAGTTCATCGACATGGACTCCGATGATTTTTCGCATCGGTATTTCAATCGATCCGCGAGAAGCCCCTGGCTCTGGGAACCTTCCCCCATCTGCCAAATAGACGTGGTAGGTCAACTTCTGGTTGCCAAGCTCAAGATGCTTTTTCTGAAGCGGCGCTAGATCGTTGGAAGCCAAAATTTTTTCGACGGTAGGATAGGCACGCATATCTCTAAAATAATCTACTACCTGTGCTTGCGCGGTTTGCGGTGGTTGGCTTCTTCTTTCGTAACGAGGGCTTTGAAATAGCTCGCCCATTTCTTATCCACCGGATTCTTTTCACAAAACTGTAGCAATAACTGAACGATTCTTTCCAAGCCATAAGTTCCTACAATTTCTTCCATAGTCTGAAGATCTGTCTTGGTAAATTTCCGAGTTTGTTCTTCAATCGTTTGTCTATTTTCCAAGAGAAACGTCACGTACTCGTTTAAAGTCATGGTGCTGCCATTGTTTTGAATCTCCTTCTGGAGATCCATTTTCAGCTCGCTTTTCAACGTGGGGTCTAGTCTGAGAAACAACGGCACTTTTTTGATTTTCTTTTTTCTTACCATATCAAAATCCCTTCTAGAGAGAGAGATTAACACTGGTAGTCAAAAAAATGCTATCAAAAAATGCTATCTACTTTTAAACTTATTTAATTAAACCATAAGGGTTTTAATAACTTGTAAAATATCATCGGCATCGAACTGATCGAACACTTCCGCGTCCTTTAGGCTCGCGGCGATCTTCTGATCCAAGACCTCGTCGGCCTGAGGTTTCTGCGAGCGCTTTTCCTCTTTGCACACCGGGCAAAGTCTCCAGGCGTTTTTCTGGTTTTTGAGTCTCCGCTCGAAATTCCGATCTACGTCTTCCCAGGCACGGGAAACCCCACAAGGCCAAGCTTTGCCCCGCCTTTGAGCGTGGTCTGGGATGAAGACGAGGGGGTTTATTTTCTGGTCTTGGACTTTGGCGGCAAGGGGGATCTCTGGGAGATCAAGCCCAATGGGGATTCTGCCTTCGTCAGCTCCTTCACAGGCGAGTTCCAACCAAGCCCAGGTCAGATCGTCTATGACGACCACGGAAACCGAAACTACAAAGACTATGTCGAGATTGAGGTCATCCGAGCGATCTTAGATATCACCGAGCCCGGGTGGGATGCGCCTCGGCCCGGGGAGCCCGATTGGGTTGATCCCGATTTAAAAGGCGAGGCCTGATCTGTTCATTCCTGAGTGCAGGCTTCACACTGGCATTTTGTGATTTCAACCAAGCGTTTGAGGCAAGCGGTGGGGGAATTTTCATGGATCACGTGGGTTGCCGGGTCGCATTGAAATCCGGCCTTCAAATAGACCCAAAAACCATCGCCCAAGCTTCTTTCGTCCGAGATGGAATCGACACGCTTATCGCTGAGTATTCGCGCCACAGCTTTCATAGAAATAGGATAACGCTTAGCGTTACGAAGTCAAGGCTAAATGCGCTTAGGTGAAGCTTAATCCTCATCCGATTTGTAGTACGCAAACGGAAGCCCTTTGCAGAGAGTCCCCTTTTTAATCGCCTTGATGATAGCAGCCGATGTCACCCCCAAAAAGTCGGCTGCGTGTTTAGGTGTGTAAAAACAGATATTCGTGGAAACTACACGGCAAGCGGATCTCAAGGGACGGGCTTTCTTGGGGGCAGAACCGTTTTCCCTAAGCCACCTAGCCTTGACCTCGGGCCTAGCCTCTCCACGCAGCACGATATTGATCCAATTCTTATCGATACCGAGCTGATCCGCGATCTTGGCTGACGGAATTCCGAGTGCTTTGAGTTTGAAGGCTTCGAGCAAATCTTCTTCTGGGATTTGGGTGTAGTCTCTTTTTTTTGGTCCATTCCAAGCTTTGAAGCGTTCAGTCTTTCGTTCTTTACTAATAAACGAATGAATAGACCCAATTTTATACTTTGACTCAATTTCTTTGACCGAGAGATTGTTAATAAAATAATCTGAAAAAATGGCACGTATCTCTTTTTCAGTTCTTTTTTTCTTCGAAGTATTCACTTCTATATGAGAAAATTTCTTTTTCCGCTCTGGGTCTATTTTCCCATTCAGCAAATGATTTACATAGGTACGACTTGTCTTCAATTCACTCGCTATTTCGGATAACGATTTACCAGATTGGAATAAATTAAAAATAGCGTCTTTTTCAATTTCAGACATAACCCTTGGTCTAGCTAAGGGCCCGTGCTCTTCCTCAAATCTTCTTAGTAAATGAGGCCTTATTTTACCTGCTTGAATATGTTGAATATAACCAGGGCTCACAGATAAAATTTTTGAAATTTGCTTTAAAGATTTGCCTTTTTTTCTAAGAAAAAAGCTATCCATCAAAACCTTATCTGGTATTAAGTATGACTCGAAATCATACCCTCGATTCACGTTGTACCCGTTCTCAGTGTGATGAGATTTTAGCTTCTCAATCCACAAAGCTTCCTTGTCTTGAAGTTCTTTCAATGTCGATGCTGTATCTATTTCCTCGATCCAGAAATTTTCTAATCCAATAGATCGAATCGCTGAATGTATCGGCAAGGGGCTTCCGTTTGTGGAGTCATAAGTATGTCGCTGAAATCTGCGAGTTAAGGCCTGAGTAGTCATTCCAACGTAAAGTTTATCGTTTATCTTGTTTTTGATACAATAAATGCTTCCGTGTACTTCGGGGTTGCTCGGTTTCAATACATACTTGAAAATTATTTTGGGGGTTTCTTCCACTCGAACCAAGCCAATAGACTCAGCGTATTCTTTTTCTTTTGTGGACAACCTAACCGCTTTTTGCCAAATATTTTTTTTGTGAATGTAAGAATTTTTTGAATCCGTGTAATGATAAGATGACCGAGTTTTTCCAATTTCTAAAAAATTGGACGCTTTATAAATAGCTCCACTATGGCCAACTGTAGGATCTGCATAAGATATAACACTGCTGTATTGGGTATTAAGCCTCAACCACTTCAAGCATTTGCTAATAAAAAAACTAGCTGTGTTTTTGGGCGCTTCTGGCAGAATGACTAACCTACTGAGTTCAATGGCCCGACCATACCTGAGCGCGGATTGATGCCTGCTAAAAGAAGAAAAAGTACAGGCACCTAAAAACTTATTTTCTGAATCAAACAAACCAAAACAATGAATGACCGATCGGGAATAAGTCTTAGAATAATGATTCTCCGCGATAAATTTTCCTACTTTTTGATCGAACTCAATTCGTCTAACTTCTAGGTTCATTCAATAAATCATATCACTGGAAAACACTTAAAACAAATAAAAAAGCCGGGAAGGTTTCTCCCCGGCTTTCTTAATACTTCTATATACTTAGCAATTATACACGAACTCCGTGTACGCACGCTCTGCCGTTGCCGATGGCCAAGCCCATGATTTTCTGCATGTACCAGCCGCGCTCAGGCTTGCCGATCAAGTACATATTGATCGGAGCAGTGGTCACGTCTTTACGAACCGTTTGAGCGCCGAGAACGTTCGGAGCGGAGAGGAAGTAGAATTCCCCTGCGTTCAGAACCTTCAAGGTGTCATAACGGAAGCCGTCCGTGATGAGGTTGACGCCGTAGATCGAACCCAGGGAACCCGACATGATGATCTCACGCTTGGTGACCGGATCGAAGTAGGTGGCGAATTCTGGATCAGCCAGGATGTCGTTCCAGAGGTCCATAGCAATTAATCCAGTTGCGGCTGGGTTACCCCATTGCTGGATCTGTGTACGAGCCTGAGCGAAAACGCTCGGGGAGAAAGTGGTGAAGCCGACGAGGTCGTTGTACGAAGTAGCAGCGACATCGAGGAGCGACTTGAACACTTGGTCTTCTTTCACCATGAGCTGCTCCAGGCCGTCGATGTATTTGTCATCGAGGAGGTCGCCTGGGGCCTGTTCAAGTTCACGGTCTTCGATCAGAATGTGAGCCTTGACGTAGAACTCATCTGGGAAGAGGTAGGACTGATTGATCTGGGATGTAGCCATTCCAGAATCAGTGACAGCGTAGAAAGCCATCACGTCCTTTTTACGGATGCGCAGACGACCGATTTCGCCTTTTTTGAGGTCCTTGCGCATGACGCACTTGCGGAGGAAGCCATCGCGACCCATAGCCTCTAAAATTTCGTCCCCTAAGACTTCCCCGACAACGCGCCATGTTTCGCCGGTCTTGTCGGCCATAGCAGCTTCAACGAGTTCTGCACGCTGATTGGCGAACTCGTGCTGTTCCTGGACTTCGCCCGAGGTAGCAGCCAAGGCGAGAGCGCCGATACGCTGCATGAGTTCCTTTTTGGAACCAGCGTTGATTTCGCCGTTCTTGTCTTCGAAAGAACCAGCGCCAGCTTCGACTTTACCGGACTTATTGATGTGCAGAGCAGTTTTGCTCTCGGACAGTTCGTTGCCCGAACGGGTCACAACGACCGTCTTTTTTGTGTAAGGATTGGTAGCCATGGTAGCTCTCCTAAAGTTGTTAGAATCGATTCAAATTTTCAGGTTGAGCCGTAATTCAATTATTCAGGGCTACTTCCTGTCAGCAGCCTTTGGCCCTTCTTAATTGGGAAATAATACTGTGTTGGGAGGTCTTTTAATTTTTAGGTAGGAGGGGGTCTTGAGCTAATGAAAAAGGGAGATGGTGTTATCCATCTCCCTTTCATTTTGGTTACCCAGAATACGGAACAGTGACGCTATTGAAGGAGAAAGAAGTTCTGGCTTTTGCTGCAAATTGGATTTGGACATAGCCATAGTTGGCGGGAAGAGCTTGGTCCGCCAACAAGGTCGCTGCCTGAGACAAAGACGCTGTCTGAGAATAATTAACATCAGGCATATCCATATTGGCAGAATTCATTCCGTCCATATACCCCATATCCATCGTGTAATCCATGTTGTTAGTGTAGTTCTGACCCACTGCAGCCGCAATCCCAGGGTAATTTTGCAAAAGGTACTGCTTTTGAGTTGGATATAAGTTGGCATCTGCCCAGAAAGCTACGGGATCGTTCCACTGTGCTAAAACCCAATCGATATAAAACGCATTCACATATTTGAAAAGGATATCGCTTGTAATGCCATTTACAGTCTCCCCGGCTGTAAAATTTGAGGTGGAGGCACTAGCATAAGAAAGGGAAGTGAGCTTCACCGTTTTACCTACGAGTTGTGGAACAACGCTAGTGAAACTAGCAGAATAATAAGACTGACCAAATCTAATACCCGGAGACCAAGTTGAAGAATCAATATCACCATTGATCAGTTTATTTGAGACTGAATAGTATGATAAATTCTTACCGCTAACTTCATTACCACTACCGTTTCGAACGTACTCAAAATCCCAATAATCGCCAGCGTTAACTTGCAATGGCTGAGCTAAAGCCGCCATTCCGGTAAAATAAAAAGCTTCTGCTAATGGACCATTAAAAATAGTGGAGTTGGACTGATCTTTAACAGTAAGAGAAACGGATGAAGGCAAAAACTGAATGTACTCAATATACATCGATTGAGCGAAAGTGACCCTAAAACTAATTACATCACCCGCATTAAGATTTAATTGGTCTCCAGCAAACGATAGATTATACGAGTTGAATAGCTGGGTAGCTGGGTTGGTATTGTAGATAGTAACAGAGTTTCCGCCTGCTGCAGCAGGAGCAATACCAGTGGAGGCAGCTAAGTTCGGGTAAGTAACCAAAAGCTTGCCACGATTGATGACTAAGCTACCGCCATCGAAGTCGATAAGCATGATCTTGATGATCTGGAAGTCAGATCTCGATTTCGCGGAGAACTCAATGTAATCGGTAGGCGTGGCATCAGCAAAGTTGAAAACAAGAGTCTTGCTTTGACCGCCTAAAGTAGAATGATAATCCACCAAGACTTGTTTGATATTTTCCCCGCTGTTCTGAGTCCAGAAGCTATCAGCTTGGACTTCAGGCAATGCGAGAACATCAGCTTTGATCAAGGTGACCTGAGCAGGAGCACCTTTGGTTACGGCTGGAACATTTAAAAGCGACATGAGGCATTCTCCCTCGGTAGGTAATTAAGGTTTATATAATAATAACCCGAGTCTAAGCTCGATCATTTGCAGGTTGCTTTCTGGAACGTAAACCCCATTTCTTCCTAACCAAATTTCAACGAAGTCATCACCAGAGTCTGTTTTGGCTACTTGTAGAGAAAATTGCAGGTTGTATGTTCCAGGGTACGCAAAAATAATATGCGATCCCGAAACAGAAACCCCATGAGCCTCGTCTGTTTGGTTATACGTGATCGTATTGATAGTGGAAGAATTTAACTGAGTAACATTACTGAAAAAAGAACCGTAATATCCAAGCGCACCACCAGCCCCGGGCTCACCCATAGGTCCGGTAGGTCCGGTAGATCCAGTAAGTCCGGCAGGCCCACTGGGTCACGTGGGTCCAACGACACCCATATCTCCGTCTTCGATGGCTTGCTTCAATGTTTTAGACAGACTGTTTGCTGTGACAAAAATCTTGTCGTCATTGGTGGGAAGACGCGCTCAAACCTTGGAGAGTGAGTTCTGAGATGCTTTTGATATCTTCGTTCTGGATTTTGGACATACACTAAAAATAACAATGAAAAAGTTCCTGCTAGATGCTATTTAGTTTCGAGATCACTATCCCAGACGATCTTCACATTGGGTGCTTTGAGTAGGCCTGTGGGCGAAATGTAGGGCCGACCTAGACCAGCTAAATCCTCAAGATTCGCCCCGATTCGAAATTCAAAATCGGATTGATAGACCAATTCGGAGCAGTACAGCGCCTCTACTCCAAGTTGAAAAGCCGTGTCGTAAGTTGCGTTGTGGAAACTTAAGCACTTTTCAATGACCTTTTCTATGTAAGGCGGATCGAAAAAAATACACTCTAGAATCATCACTCGATCCGACTCCTTGCAGATGTCAAAGAAGTCCGACTTGGTGAAATTGGTGTGGGTCATTTCAGCCACTTCAAAAAAGTCCCCTTGAGATCTCAGTCCCACGCAAAGAGCGGCGTGGGTAAATTCGCCCCCGATCAAAACGGTGGTGAGCTTTCGCTTGTCTTTGGCGAGTAAAATATGCCCAGGCTTTAAAAATTTATATCCCGCATGATACTTCCACCCACGTAGACTTGTGTAATAAGTCGTGAAACGGATGTAAGGGATTACGTGTAACAGCAGCCATTTAAAAAATTTAGTGTTGGTAAATCCCACGATCAATGGTTTTAAAAATTTCAGCATTGCCCACCCCTATTAAAAATAATAGCCGATCGGCATGACGCCTAGCTTCAATTTGGGATCTCGGGGGCAAGGGTATTTTTAATGTTGGAGTGCTATGGATGGCAAAGGTCAAACGGAGCAAAAAAGGCAAAAAGATCTTAAAAACCAATATTCATGGGGACACCTGGACGTATTCCGAAGTAACCCCACAAGAAATGGTCGGCATCTGTGGAGAAGAAGTTGAGGGGCTGACCAATTTGGATGAGCACCATATCTACATCAATGCGGACTATCTTAATCAAGATGTCGTGATCCACGAATTGGTTCACGCTTACAAGAGCTATCTCTGTTTGGAGACAACCAACTTGACCGGAGAACAGCTCGAAGAGATCTATTGCGAGTTCTTCAGCAAGAACTGGCACAAGATTATCACTAAAAGTGCTCAGATCCTTTTGGATCTGCGCGACATCACTGAGTCCTCCGATGAGTTTTTAAATCTGGTGGAGTCTTTCATCCTCCTAAAAGCCTACGAGGGAAAGGGGAAAAAAACATTCACCCAAGAAGATCTTCAAGCAGCTAAACTTTTACTGCGGGCTTTTTTAGAGACAACTTAACCCCGTAAAACGGACATCACCGTGGGGTAGGAAGTGATCGCTTTCTTTCTTCTTTTGTAAGGTTTCAAGGAGCGAATCGTTGAAATCAGCTCCGAAACATTAGGAACGCTGTCAGAAACATTGGGAATGCTAATTATGTTTAAAAGTTTTGGACCATTATGCTTCGGCCTGACCCAGAGATCCAATTTCTTTTGGTCATCATATTTGATGCCAACTTGATGACCGCAGTCTAAATCAATGAAAAAAGTGGGCGTGGACCATCCGTCTCTTGTGCCTGCTTCGTGAATTTTGACAATTTTAATACCAGCGTTTTCTAATTCTTGAACTAGCTTTTTCCCCTCGCGATTGATGCCCGCAAAATCATAGGGTGGCGCAGGTGGCGCAGGTGGCTTCTTGGGTTTACCGTTGAGTTCATCCCTTTGGTCTTGATCATAGAAGTAGCCTTGGGTTTCATCGTGTTTGCTGAATTCTAGATCTTTGTATTTTTCGTTTTTATAATATTTCTTTTTCACCCATTTTTGAGACGAGTAAACAGACTTAAAACTTGAATCTAGATTCAATTTTTTAAAAACATCTTCGGTGGCCTTCAATAAATTGACTTCGCCTTGGGGTGTCACTACCCTACCATAACCGTTATAGATGCCTTCAATCACTGTATCGTCTGGTAAAACGGACACGATATGAGATTGCTCTTTGGGAAGTTTCGCCCACGGGTAAACCGGGATGCTTTCGCCAGATTTTGCGCAGAGATTAGAAAAAAAGCCCACGTGGATACCCTCTTCTTAAAGATGTTGAATTCTTTCTTTGACCCTAGGTTTATTTAACAGACTAACCGAGTTGGGAAATAACAACATCAGTTTCCTAATATCTTCCCCTTTAATCTTCAGTTGCATGGCTGGTTTGTTGAGTTCTTTAGTCAGAGCTTCGATAAAATCGAGCAAACTAAAATGCCCTTCTCTAGAGAGCGCGTTTTGAAAACGAGAATAAAGATCCGGGGTTGTGATCTTATGCTGCTCGACCGCTTCAATCAGAGTGGAAATCAGATTTACCAAACGCTGCAAGGTTTTTAATTCCATGTCTTAGAAAATAAACTAAAAAATACCGGATTGATTTTTGTTCGAGTGAGTTATATAAAGCGCTTATCCAAACAGCTTCTTGATCATCTTGACTGTGACGTTGTTGACATACTCTCCCCCTGGGATTCTCCTCCCAGGGGGTGCATAAATCATTTCCAATACAATTCTGCTTGGTGACATGAAAGATGTGGAGCGCGGAAGTTTGATTCTGGCATTGATGAAATTCCTTTATCCTACTCTGAAATCCGTGGACCATACTGGTTCCGTTTCACAAGTCCAGGTTCAACTAACACACAAAGAGATTGAAGAGATTTAAATGAAATTTGAAGCCCGCACCGCGCTGGAGGGGAAGGCAAGCGAATGAATAAGCGGCGACAGATGGCGGAAAATTCTGCACCAAACCACGCGGGCACGAAAGCATACCGCGTTCAGTGGATAAAAGCCTTTGAGGCTGGATGGGAGGCAGCGTTGAACGAGCTAGAATCAGAAAACGCCCGCCTGAAAGAGGCTCTGGCTTGGTACGGCCAAGAGTGGCTATACGACATAAAGGAATTTGTGTGTGCAGCCACTCTCAGCATTGCTGGAGAACTTCCTAAACAGGAAACAATCCAGGGGAACCCCATTCAGCACGATAGAGGGAAGCGTGCCCGCGCCGCGCTGGAGGGTGGGGAGTGAGCTTGTTTAGATGGACCATTATTCCAAAAAAGGAACTAGAGCGACTAAGGCATTTTGAAGCTAAAGCGGCTAGGTTCTGGGAGGTTCACAGATGGTTTTCTGGCTGGAAAGACTTGAACATCATCTGGGAATACATTTTTAACGATACATACTTTGGAGGAATTGAAGAGGCGCGTAAAAAATACGCCGAAGCGAGAGATACCGACGTTTACAACTCCCCGACTAAAGGCGACATGGGTTCACTATCTAAAGAAAACGCTCGACTTCGGGAGGCGTTGGAAAAGATCTCCAACCTATCGCTCTATCAAGACGAACTCAATGAGGCAGTGGTCATAGCCCGAGCTGCGCTGGAGGGGAAATGACATTTCAAGAAGAAATTGAATTTTTAACAGACAAAATAAACTTGTTGGCAAAAAGCTACATGGACATTTCATTGGCTTACTATAAAGCGATTGAGCATTTGACAGTCATTAAAAAGCATCATTGTGAATGTTGCGAACTAAACAAAGGTGGAGATTGTAATTGTAAATCAGCATTAGCCAAAGACGCGCTCAATGATCTTGACAACTAGAAATTACAAAACGCATTGCAAACGAGGTCACGAATACAACCAAAATAATACTCGGTATCATTCAAAAACAGGTGGGAGAATTTGTAAAAGATGCAACGCAATCCGAGCGGCTGAATATCGTGCTAGACGCAGAAAAAATTCCCGCAGCCTTAAATGAACTGGACCGCATTGCTCGCGGTTTGGATCTTCTTCATTCCAAATGAAACCGCATTCGGCACAAATTGAAATCGGGGCCGCGCTTCTTTATGACCATTGTCGAGATATCATGGCGGTATGTGGTCGAAATTTTGGCAAGTCTGAATTGATGGCTTACCTTTTTAAAGCGCAATAAAAAAACCCCCGAAGGATTACTCCCTCGGGGGTTTTTTATTCTAGCCTGAAAGGATAATTATCCGATCAGCATCGAGACGCGAAGCATTGCGCCCTGCAGGGAGCCAGAGAGGTCAGGCAAAGCCAAGACCTTGGCCTGAGGAAGCTCAACGCCTGCGCCACCGATTGTGATGATGCCGTTGTCACCCAAGGTGAGAGCAGCGCCAGTCGAATAGTCCTTCGAAGGATCGAACTGGTCGGTTGCGATTTCCACATAACCCTTGGCAACGCCGACCAAAGCGAAGTTACCAACGAGGTCGCGGTTGTTCAGAGCGCGTTCGTGGAAACGCTGACGAGCCTGCTGAACGGTCAGGTTATAGCGATAGAGGAAGTGAACAACCTTGCCAGCATCGCCAGCAGCGAACTTGATCCGGCCACCGACGAGGTCAACTTTCACGGTGCCTGTAGCAGGTGTAGCCGAGAAAGCGGTTTCGTCGATAGTGAGGTCAGAGCCGCCGACCACCATAGCGCGGTCTGCACCGGCCACGAGGTTAGCATTGCGGAGGTTGAACACGAGGCTGCCTGTGGCAGGAACTGTGAAAGCTTCGTTAGCCACGGCTGTAGCCGGGAGCATGTACGGGAGAAGAGCAACGCCAGCGATCTTCTCGGAACCGTCCACAGTAGCTTTCACGCTGACCTTCGAGACGCCGTTTTCAATGGCTTCAACGAGGATCACGCCTTCGTTTGCGATTTCAGCGCCAGCAGCAACCGGACGCTCAACTTGTTCCTGAATTTTGATCTGTTTACGATCGATCATGTTAGTCTCCTTAAGTTATTTAATTACCAAAACCCTACATCGGATTTGGGTGGTTATTATCGTCTGGTGGACTTCAAGCCCATCTGCGAGCGGATAACTTCACGATTCTCTCCGCTCACGCTTCCACCCATCGCAATGGCGCTGACCGAACTCTTCACGAGGCGGTCAACGAGGCTTTCTTCTTGCTCAGGTTCGCTGCCTTGGACATCAATCTTGCCCGAAGCAGAGATGGTCTTTTCGAGGGATTCCCGAGCTTCTTTCGGCATGTCCATCATTTCGACGGCTTTATCCATGACGAAGTTGAAGTATTCAGGGGCCGATTCGAAACCTGCTTCAATAGCCCAAACAGCGTGCTGCTCGGTCAGACCAGCTTGCACTAAGGCATTGAACAGACCGCCTTTGAGAGCGTGGCGACCTTCTTCCTGATAAAAGTTCTTGTCTGCAGCAGCCATCACGGTGCCCACAGCGCGGAGGAAGTCCGAACGGAGTGTGCCGATCTTTTCTTCCATCTCAGCCTTAGCTTCGAGCTTGGCCTTTTCGCGGATACGAGCAGTGATAGCAGACTCGTCAATCTGGTGCGCGAAGAACTTGGCCTGAACCATCGGCAAGATTTTCTTAGCGCCCATTTCACCGATCAGCTTGCCTAAGTTGTCAGCGTAAGCTTCGGTGGTGAAGCTAGCGCGGATCGAGGCTGCGTCATTCTGGTCAGCAAGATGAATGCGAGCGACCGGCTCACCATCGATCATCACGTTCCAGAACGGATTTTCGGAGTCTTCGCCGTAGAGGCTCATCTCGACTTTTTCGCCTTTGAGAGCTTCCATGGAAGCCAAGAATTCCGTCTTCATGCTGAGAGCTTCTTCTTCAGCGGGGATTTCTTCAGCGGCTTCAGCAGGTGCATCACACATTTCTTCAGCGCCTTCGGCTTTTTTCTCTTCGTGCTCTTCGCCTTCTTCAGCGATCTCAAAGCTCACAGGTTCTTCGACGAGAATCTCAGGAGCCACGAATTCGAGTTCCTTTTTGGCTTCTTCAGCAGCTTCCATGTCTTCGGAGGCCAGAGCCTTGAGTTCAGCGCGAACCTGAGCGCGGACAGATTTAGAGTGAAGAGTCTTTTCAACTTCAGCGCAGATCTTAGCAAGTTTAGGATGCTTCTTCACTTCGGCAAACTTGTCGGCATCGACAGTGGCCATGACGCGAAGTTCGCGCTTGAGAGCCATCAGAGTCTTGGCATCGAAAGCTTCAGCTTTGGCTTCCATTTTAGCTTTGGCTTCAGCTTTGGCTTTCACAGCTTTACGAGCTTTGTATTTAGCGAAAGCGGCCTGGAGTTTTTCTTTCTTCTCAGCCTTGGCTTTTTCTTCTTTTTCGGCTTCGGCTTTAGCTTTTTCAGCCTTCTCAGCTTCTTCTTTTTTAGCAGCTTCGTCAGCTTCAGCTTTCACAGGAGCTTTAGCCAATTCGTCCATCGGCTTGATCTCTTGAACCTTGACTTCAGGTTCCATCATCTGAGCTTTTTCAGCTTTTTCATGGGTGTGAGTCTGAGCTGGTGTTTCAGCCTTCATCGCTTCTTTAGCGATATCCTTGGCGTCAGATCCGACTTTCAGAGGTTCTTTAGCTTTTTCTTCAGCAGCTTTAACGTTGGTGGACATTTGTTTCTCCTGTAGTTTCGAGTAAACTGATTTTACTTTTTCGATCGCCCCGTCCATTGCCGAAGCACAGTGCGGACAGTGTACCTTTTCCGATTCAAGCGCCGAAGCCACTGAGATACAAAGTTCTGAGCGGCAATGCGGGCACTTATACAGCTCACTTGCTTCTTCCAACTGAGCGAGGAGGGCTTGACGCTCTTCCTCAGTCAGTTCGGCTGTCAACTGCATGGGAGAGCCATCCACCATGCTGAACATTTTTGATGCTTTAATTCCGATCTGAGTGAACCCGCTGGTATCTTGGTAGGCTCCATAAGAACCACCAAAATCGGGCGGCGGTCCAACGTAGGCATACCCACCCACGCCGTTGGCGTAATTGCCAGGACCAATCGGGTTTAATTGAACAGGTTTCTGGATCAAAGGATTGTAAGTAGAACTACGACCCTCAACCTGAATCTTTTCTTTGATTTTAGACATCAACTCTTCACGGTTCATCTTACCTTAGAGTTAATACCAGTTTATGTCGGTTCTTAATTTTTTGCGGATGGTCGGTTTGGGGGTAGGGCTGCTTCAGTGGGAAGCAGCCCCTCGGCATCGCCTACTATGAAGAGTGGACAATCTGACAATGCCGAGGGGGGAACTTAACAAGTCTTTTTTTGAACTTGAATAGGGCACTCTTGCCGATCGTTCTTTTTTTGTGGTCGTTCGTTACAAAAAAACAGACTATTTCACATCGTTATAGACGAAAACCAAAACAAAGAAAGCCACCAAGAGAGAAACCCCCAGAGAGAAGAAAATATAGGCAATCGCTCCGGCCATTAAACCGACAACGCCAGCAATCTTTAGGTTAAAAAGAAACACTTCCATCTTATTGTTTTCATTTTCCATGGATGATCCTCGTTTTAGTGACCAAAGGTTTGTCCTCTGGACCTTTGACGTGCTCGACGTGCCAAGTTCTGCCTTGTTCACAGTAATTGCCATCACGGTCTTTGCCGATCCGGCTGGTATCGAGAATCGTTTTTTCTTTATCGAGCCAAAAGTGGTGCCAAGCACCCCGGACCCACCACCTGTGACCCCACTCGATGATCTTTCCGGTTTCGCTGTTGTGTTCGGTCACCTGACTCTTTGGTCTGACATGGATCACTTTTCTAATCGTGATGAATCGTTTTGACTTGCCCGAGCCCACCTTGATCTTTTCTCGGACATTCTCTGTCCCAAAGCGATCGGTGTTGGAGTTCATTCGATCCACAAGTGATTTCACCACGCCATCCAAATTGGTGATTAAGATGACCCCGTCTGATTCCTGAAGCCCTCGCTTTACTTTCGTCAGAGCAAAATAAAACCAACCTTGCTTGGGTTGTTCAAAAGCCAAGATGCAATCGATATCGACCGCAATCGGATCGTCAGGTCGGGAAACCGTCACGTATGTTTGACCGGGAAACTCAGCACTCCAGACCTTGAAAGGCGCGTCGTATTTCTCCTCGCTCATCACTTCTGGCAATTCCTGCGGCCCGGTCTGCTTGGAAGGGGCGAACACGAAAGGCTGAGCGTGCTCAACCATGTGATAAAAGAACTCGGGGTCGTAGTTCTTGTTCTCTATCGGCGAATAGATGTACCCGGTTTTTTTGACGACCTCGATCATCTTTAAAAGCTTACGCATTCTTTTTCTCCGCCTTCCCAGAAGCAGACTTTTTGACAATCTCTTTCAGAGTTTGGATTTCTCCAAGCGAGTTGACGACCGCGATGTCATCCGAAAAAGCTTCCAAGGTTTTGCCTTCGCTTCCTAAGCCGCCTGCTCGATCGTTGATCGCAACCCCAAAGACTCTGACATCGGTTTCTTCCTTGAGGTTCAGGATCTCCTTGAGCTTGTGATCTTCAAACCGATATTCGTCGTCGGTGATAAAGATGATGTCAGCAGGTTTGAGTTCAGCGTCTTTTTTGCGCATCTCGAAAGCCGCTTTCAAAGGCCTATAGAAATCCGTACCGCCATCTGGGCCGAGTTGTGCGATCTGAATCTTGTCTTCCAAAGAGATCGAAACCGAGCGTGGAAAAAACCTCTGGAATTTGACTTCGGTATTAAACGCGATGAAGCCGAAAGCCCGCTTTTGTTTTGCGGCCAAAGTCATGAGAGATAAGGTGACGGCCTTAGCCCATTCGTCACGGCTACCTGCCATCGAGCCCGAGTGATCCATCACGATAATGATCGGGCCACGCCCTAGCTGCTCAACACCTTTGAGGTTATAGACCTGAAGATTGCCCTCGATCATGTCTTTGTAGAAGAGCTTTGGGGTCCGTTTGAGTTTCATGAGTTCAGTCGGGACCAATCGTTCCAGGTCTGATCCCGGGCCAATGTCCACAATCTCGTCACTCCCATGCTGGTAAACCATGGCGTTAGCCGCATTGACCACGTTTTTGAAGCGACCGGCTAGATCCGCGATCCGCTTGCACTTGCCGGATTTCAGGATTTGATCGGCAAGCTCCAGCCGCTTTTCAAACGGCACCTGCTTCAATTCCTCAGGGTTGACCCCCCAAGACCGCATCGCGGTGTCCCATTCGTCTTGTGCTTCTTGAGCCTGATCCACGCCTTTACGAAGCGCATTTCTGAGATTACTCATCTCTTCTTCACTGAGCACGTCTTCTAAAATGACCTCGCCATTTTCGCCCGAGCCTTCACCGGGTTCGGGGATCTCACCTTCTTCTTCTGCCTCGTCGATCTTTTTCTGAATATCTTGAAGTTGCTCAAGAACTTTTGGGGCCAAAGCGAGCGTACCAAAGGCCGAAGAGATCTCATCGAGCTGAGCCATCTTATGCGCTTGAGCGTACTCGGGCAGACGATGGAGCTGCTCGACCAAACCTCGTTGTGCGAGCGGGGCTTCCTCTTTAAGCTGCGGAGAGACTTTGTAGAGGGATTGAAAAACATCTTGAACCATAGCCTCGGTCTCGGGCTGGCCGGGCTGGATCAGTTCCCCCACTTTGGAGTGCTTAATCTCATTAAATCCCAAGCGATCAATCGCATCGGTTTTGACAGCATTCAGGTTCGGTTTGGTTTCTTTCTTGCTCATAAGTCAATATTATCAATATAAATATAAATATCAATGAAAAATAAATAAAAAATAATCTAATGGAATCAATTGCTTGCGGGTCTTTTTTCCTTGAGCCAATTGTGAACCCAAGGCTCATCCCACTCCGAGTCTGCTTCTGGACCGTAAACAATGGTGTGGGTTGCTTCTTGATAAAGGTCATGCGAGTATCTCACGTTGTTCACTTCGCAAAACTCGTGAACTAATTCCTTGGTGAGCATCTCCAGTTTTTGTTTCATGTAACTCATGATTCACCCTTTGATGACTTTACTAATAGTCGGGTAATTTTTGAGGAGCGCTTGAATTTCAAGATTAGTTCTTCGGACTAAAGCCGCCGCAAAAACAAACGTGCCTTTTCCATTCCTGAGTTCAGAATAGTTCTCAGCAATTTGGTTGGGGAGCAAGCTTTTACCGATCGAGATCATCTCCCCAGATCGGCTCAAAAGAAAAACCTCGCCGTTAGATTTCTCAGGCTTAAATACAGCCATCTCTTGCTTGTACTCTGCGAGTAAAGCCATTACGTCTTTTTTGAGGTTTTCTGATTTGCCTTTGGGCGCTGAAACAAAAAGGCTATCCTCTTCGACTTTCTTCTCTTCTGGAGTACCTTTGTTCTCGATGAAATACCCATCCAGCCAATGATAGCCATAGCCTTTAGCCCTGACATCCGCCGCGAGCGCGAGGTTTCTTCGGATGTTTTCTTCGAGATCGTACTCCCCCCTGAAAGCGGTGAGAATGGCAAACGAACGATCTTCATTCTTCCACATTTCCCACACCCGAGAGAGTGTGGATGCGACCAGCCGGGTTTGTTTTAAGTTCAAAGACATATAGCCCTCTTTCTTTTAAGATAAATGCTTTTTGATCGATCCGCTCAGGCTCTCAAGTTCCTCTTTCAAAGACTGAGCAGTCTGAACAAACAGGTCTTCATACATTTCGACTTTTCCCTTCAATTTCTTGAATCGGCGCAGATGGCTTTCCACACCGCGCTCGGTCGTGGGCGGGGTCTTGTCGAGTTCGGCTTTCTGAGCTTCCAAAGCGCCTTTGACTTCATTGACCAGAGAGTTCCACATGGATTTCTTGGCTTGAGCGGTATCAATGATCGGAAGCGTTCCCAAATAGAAACCATCGAACTTGGCAAAGAGCGCCTGGAGTTTTTGGAACTGATCCATTTTGGAGCTTGGGATGAAATAGATCCCGCCGTTGTCGCGCACTGAGATTCCTTCGCAATCGCCTTTGACGTAGTCCAAGACCACCTTACGGAAGTTGTCGGTATTATAAACGCCCTTCTCGCGCTCATAGCCTTCGATGATAGCGTCCTTGTTATAGCCGTCCACTTTGATCATGCCCGTCTTCTTGTCGAAAATGATCTGAGTGTCAGTCTTGAAGTCCACAGCGCGGTTAGCCACATCGACTGACTGAGCTACGATCACAAATACCGTGTAGTCCTTGTCTTCCAAGATATTGCGGTGGAAAGAATTGGTGCGGTTGTCGGTTTCCTTCTGGATAGCTCTGAGGAGCGCCGACTTGTGACGAACCTTGTCGGCATAGTCTTCGTCGATGCCCACTTCTTTCAGGATCGCGATGAATGCTTCAAGAGGCATTTTCATCTCGTTGGCAGACCAGTACACGCAATTCCCGAGCAGCGGGTAGCCTTCAGCGGACTTGGCTAGGGTTTCACGATTGATGGTTTGGTTGGTTTTCTTGCTCATGTTCATTTCTCCTTTATTTTTTTTTGGTTAGATCAGGCCTAGTTCTTCAGCCATGAACTTCTTATTCAGAGCTTCCATTTGAGAGATCGCCTGATCGAGTTTCGAGTTACTGACGCCGGGCTGTCTGAAGGACCGAAGCTTCTCTAAGCCCTTTTTGATCTTCTTGTGGGCTTCGATGTCTTCGATCTCTTTAGAGCGATAGCTGTTGATCACGTCACGGATACCATCGGTGATATCCATGATTTCCTGCCCGAGCGGGTTGGCGTACTTGGCAACAACTTGGCGGACCTTTTTGATCTCGTCAGTTTCGCGCCATAAGACATTTTCTAAGATCTCCAAGTCATCGGGTTGAACTTCAGAGTGTCCGTTCAAGTAAGCTTGAGCCTGAAGGACGGCGATGATCTGAGCCCACTTACGATCGGAGACGACTTGGCCTTGGCCACGAACTTCATTCCAGAGTTTGATGATGAGATCGATCGTGTCATCAGAGATCCCAACCTGAGAGACTGCGTCTTGCTCAGCTTTGAGTTCTGACAGGCTCAGAGTAGGGAGAGCAGCAGGCTTAGAGGCTTGGATCTTGGATTTGAGGAGAGCCTTACGCGAAGCATCGTCTTGAAGTTCAGAGACAAGGTATCTGAGCACAAAGCGGTCGTACATGGGAGCAAGCTCTTCAGAGTCAGGCAATTCGTTAGAAGCGCCGAACATTACTTGAAGCGGGATCTGCTCGGGCTCAGAACCGTTGAAGAAGGTGCGCTCGTTCATGATCGGAAGCAGCGTGTTGAGTATCGAGGAAGAACCCTTAAAAATTTCGTCCACGAATGCGATATCGGCTTTAGGGAGCTTGCCGGTAGTGACCCGAACATGCTGATCGGATTCCATGGCCTTGAACGAAACAGGCCCGAATAATTCTTCTGGGGTGGTGAATTTCGAAACCTGCCAAGCGAAGTAGTTTCCGCCCAAGGCTTTGCACAAAGCATTGCACAGGGCCGATTTGCCAACACCCGGAGGGCCTAACATGAAAAGCATTTGGCGTGAGAGCAGGGCAACGAGCATCCCGTTGATGACCGAAGCACGCTCATAGAAGCTTTGGTTCAAGTGAGCTTGGATATTTTGGATCTTCAGTTTACCTGACATAATCAATCACCTTCCTATCTCCAAAGTAGATTACGCGGTGCATAAAGTCAAAATAAATTTCTAAAGCACTCTCATTTTTTTTGTAAATCTAATAAAATCAATAACTTAGTTTTTTAGAGTGTTTAAAAAAGTTTGCGCGGGGATAAAATAGAAACAAAAAAACCCGGTGAGATTTCTCCCACCGGGTCTTAGTTTCCTTGTGTTGGAATAGGATATTTAGATAATACCCTTAATTAGGCTGTTGCATAGAAATTTTTGCTAAAGCTTCTTCAACTTGAGTGACACGGTTGGCCAGAGCTGGAATCTCATTTGTCATCTTCAAAATATCTTCGAGAGCTTTGGTGTTCGGCGCAGAAGCTTTTTTTGTTGTTTCTTCCTCTTCACCTTCCTCTTCACCTTGGCTTTGGCGGCGTACCTGTTTGACCATGTCGGTAATAGGTACTTCCCACTTCATTCGAGTGACACCACCGCGACGACCCACGATGAATTCACCTGCCCCAGCATCTGCCATTGCATCCAGCGTCTCTTCGATTTTGAGCTGCTGATTGACGATATAGTTTTTCAGATCCTCAACCCGAGTTTCCCAGGTCTGTCGCTTGTACGTGGCCAAAAAGTCAAAAATCAATCGGCCTGTAGGGGTTTTAGAAATCGTTCTCAATTTATTTAAATTCATGGCAAACCTCACTTCTTGGGAGTGGGGTTATCTGGTTTAAAAAGAAGAGTCAATAAGAAAAAAATTCTTAAAAAATAATTTAATCTTTTATCTTTCTGACCGTAGCCGGTTGCTCTTGATCCCCCCAAACATTTCGGACCAGAATAGGGCTAGAGGGCTCTGCTTGGATAATGTAGTTCGTGTTGAGGTAAGGCTTTCTCACCACGCCATCCGCATCCACAAACTCGATCTGAATCACTTCGTCATCATCTTTTCCGGCTAGCAATACTTTCGCGGCAGTGAACTCGTAGAAATCGAGTTCAATATTCCAGTATTCCCCGGGCTTCATGTGACGATTTAGACTCATGTTTGTTTTTCTATTTTTTAACCAGCGCGCCTCTTCTGATGCACTGGGTTAAATGCTTACAAAGGTGGGGTATGTGATGCGGGTTTGTTACATTAGGTGCCTTACCGTTGCTGTACTTGATGCTTGAGGAATCCTCCTGCGCATCGGCCACCTCACAATGAAAAAGATAATATTCACAAGAGCAAGAAACCCAGACCTTAGTATCTCGCGTAAAAGGCGGCGGATTGGCTGGACCAATATAAGGCACGCCTTTTTTCCTCAAATTAGGTGGGATATACATCGTCTTACCCCTACCACCCCAATAAAGGCGAAGCTCAAAACTTTTTGGTTTTTTTCCTGGCAGATTCGTTAAAGCCACTCCAGAAACAGATCGATAGTAGCCGTGGATATCTTTTCCGACTTTAACCGGATTGAATCTAATGGAGACCTTACTCGCGTTCGAGAGCAGAACCGGCCTATGAGATTGAGTCTGTCCTAAGAGTTCTTTTACTGTAAGCATCCCTTTAAAAATAACCTTCTCAGTTCAATGCTTCGATGTCTTGGTTTCCGTAAAATTGGTAAAATTTAAGAGAATGAAAAAGAACCCGACAGTAGAATTCCCAATAGCGCGAGCGATCCGAGAGCAGATTTTTAAGATTCCGCTTCTGCCTCAAGACCAGATCGTCGCTAGGTTCCAAGAACTGGATAGCGTACTGTACCCCCACGCTCTGAAATTGACAGAAAAATTTCCGCGTCTTCGGGACTATTTTCAAGAAGTCATGTTCCGAATCGCCTCGGGCAATACCCTGGGTAAAAATTACTACGACAAAGAAGACCATGAAGATGAAAAAGGGAAAAAATCCTCCAAGAAAATCTTCAAGAACTCCGAGAAAAGAGTCCTAGCAAAGAGCTTTGCTTTATTTCGGTTGAAAAATCAACCCCAACGCTTCTGCTCTGTAGTGAAAGAAGCGGGGTTTCTCAGAGGCGTCTTTGAAGAAGCTATCGAGTTATTTTTGGAAATCACTCAAGGCTATACTGAGACCTTGGATGCGATGAGAAAAGCCGCCTTGGCTCATTCCCCCGATTTCATCGAACTCGAAAGAAAAGTGCATTTCATAGAAAATGAGTTAGGGTTCTACAATTCTGACGAACTGGTTTTTCAGGTGGTGGAAACAAATTCCGTTTGGAAGCAATACTCCAAACTCAGGGATAATCTGATCGCCCCCTATTTCCGAATGGTTTACACGATTGCTAAGAGCACTTCGACCTCCGAAGCGCAGACCCTAGACAATTTCCAAAACGGAATCTTTGGCTTGGTTCGGGCTGTCAAATGCTATACCCCCACCCGATTTGCCGCTTTTTCAGTTGTCGCAAAGACCTGGATCAAGCAATCCATCTTGCTCAACTTGAAAACCGAGGTCAATCTCATCAAGCTGCCTGTCGCGAATTGGCACCTCTATCAGAAGCTAGAAAAAATCCGACAGAAAATAGAAACAAAGATGCAACGAGACGCCACACTAGAGCAGATCTCGAAGGCTTCGAAAATCCCGTTAGAAAAAGTTCAAAAGATTTACGAGAACGCCAAGCTCGTTCACGTCTTATCTCTTAATACCCCTAGTCAAACGGAAGACGAAAAATCCAATCAAGCCAAATGGAATTTGGAATCGATCCAAGCCAATGACACTCATCGAGAGCGGTTTGAGATTCAAAACGAATACGAATTGATTGAGCATGTGATTCATCTCTTTGATGAAGAAGAGCAGATCATCTTTGGCTTAATCTCAGGATGTTCGGATCTCATCCCAGAACCCGAGTTACCCCAGGAACTCATCCTAAAAGAATCCTTAAGGCAAAAAGCGGCCCGCAGGGGGCTCAGCGTTATTTTTAAATGAGAAGTGTGATGTATGGATAAAGTAAAAGAACACAGCATTTTGGAAGCGGCTCAAGAGGCTTTAAAGCAAGCCAAGAAAGCCAAAGCTGAAGCCGAAAAAGAAGAGATCGACTCCTCGGTAATCCCAGAAACCAGAGAAATCGTAGGCACGATTGAAGGTTACCGACAACCCTTGCAGCCTTTGGTCTATTTGGAACAGCCCGCCCCTCCCGCTATCCCTCCCGCTCAAAAATTTGGGGACATCCCTGATCAAATCAGAGAGTCCGAGCAGATCAATACGTTTGAGGTCAAAAAGCATAACTTAGCTTCTGCCTTAGAGTCCTTGGAGCTAGCCGTGGCTTCCCACACCGCACTTCCCTCCCCAGACGCCGCTTTTGCAGTATCGGGTTTGTCTGAGTTGGTCATGAAGCTGACAAAAGACATTGAGAAGTCTCAAGACCCAAAGAAGCTCTACGATCAGATCAATAGTGAAATTCTACAGAAGATGGTCGAGCACATCGTTTTCACGGTGGGCTCGGAGATGAAATGGCTCATCACAGAATCTCAGAAATTCGTGCCCACTGAAAAACAATCCCAGCTCACTGAGACGATTAAAAACGCAACTCGCAGGGTCGCCCCCTCCTTGAACGAGGTCTTGGAAATTGCCCAGACTCGGCTTTTAAAAACCCTCAATTTAAAGGAAACCAAATAAAATGTTTCCCACCAACTATGAAAATTTTTGGGACCTTTTAAAAGACGCGGATTTCGCACGTGGGTTTTTGACCCAATGCTACCATGAAGGGTTTTCTATCCACGGAATTAGGCATCCAGATGAAATTGAAGACATGCCTTGTACCTTGGTTGTGGAGCTTTCTAGGCAGATCTTGCCGTTTTACTACATGGAAAAAACCCCAAGCCCCAATTACTGGTTTCATTGATGCGAAAGTCTAAAAAGTTTTTGAACCCAGAAGACCTACTGAGTCAGATCATCAGCAGTGATTTTGATCTGTCTCAGTTTGACCAAATCGATGAAAGCCATATCCCACAGCCACCCAATTTCATCGATTGGATCACAGGCAGGGATTTCTGTAACGCAACCCTCCTACCTTGGCAGGTTGAAGCCGGGATGCACCTGTTCTCAGATTACTGCCCAGAGTGTTCGAACCCAGAATACATCACCGAGCTATTTGATGAATCGATGGCTGAGATCCTCGATAACATCCAGTTCTTAGATCAAGGAGTTTGCCCCAAGTGCAAAAAGAATCGATTAGATCTTTTCACCTTGGGTGAAAAGCATCCGACAAAGCCATCGATTAAATCCGAGTTTATTGGAAATTTGGGCCAGAGAAGCGGAAAGACACTGGCCGAACACACCGAAGTTTTAACCCCCCAGGGGCCTGTTGCCATCAAAGATATCCAAATTGGGGATATCGTTTATGGCTGGAATCGAGACGGTTCTGTTTCTGAAACAAAAGTAGTCAATAAATTTGATCACGGTATTAAGCCTGTTCGAGACCTGATTTCTAGGGGTAGGGTACTGGCTTCTTGCACCGACGAGCACCGTTGGCTTACGTGCAGAACCAGTCGTTATGGAAAAGGAACTAGAAAACAAAGAAAATCAGATTTTTTAGAGTTAAAACTCAAAGACTTCAAGGATAACAAAGATATCGCGATTCATCGTAAATTGATCAAGATTCCTTGTGGGGAAGTTTCGGAACCCCATGCTTATGCGATTGCGGCCCTTCTTGGAGATGGGTGCTCCCGTCAAGGCACCTCAAATACGATAGATATTTCTTCAGGGGATCAAAATGTCCCTAAAAAAGTAGCGTCTGTACTCGGAGCACAAACAATTAAACGAAACTGGGAAGATAACTATACTTGGCATATTCGCGCAGGAGATACTTATAGCAGGGAAACATTGAACTGCCACTATTACGCGGAATGGTGCAAGGGTAAATATGCCCACGAAAAGATATGCGATCTTGAGACAATAAAAACTTGGGATCGTGAAAGTTGCCTAGAATTCCTCGCCGGACTGATCGACACGGATGGTTCCGTACATGGAACTGGGAGACTAATTGTTGCTTTTGGTTGCCAATCCAGGTCAGTCGTAGAAGCATTCGCCTATTTGGTTTACCGCCTTTTTCAATACAAGCCAGCAATCCACATGGATAACAGACCGAAATACTTCAATGGTCCAATATATCAGGCAAAGGTAAACTCTACTTTTTTTGCTAAAAGAATTTTGAAAGAGATTGATCCTTATTTGGCGAGCCCAAATAGAAAATGGAAACCCGAATACGAAATGATTGGGAATCATAACTCCCATTCAGATTATACGAAACCCCAAGCTGGTGAACCCTACCTCTGTCAGACTTATGATATTGAAGTAGGGAATGAAACCAATCTTTATGTTTTGGCCCACGAAGGTCTTATAACGCACAATTCAAAAATGGTCGCGTTGTCCACAAGCTATCAGCTCAATCGCTGGTTGAGTCTTCACGACCCGCTAGGCTTTTATGGGCTACCTCGGATGGAAGTGATCTTGGGGACTTTTTCCGCGCTCTCCGCAGAGCAAGCTGAAGAAAACCTCTGGATGCCATTCAAGGGATTAATCGACGCATCGCCTTGGTTTAAAAAGTACAATGATTTCCTCAAGTCGGAGGAGAAGCGTCTCTCCATTCCGCTTTGTGACGTGAAAGACACCTATATGTTCTATCCGCACAAAAGACTTCTGATCTCTTTCACAGGATCGGATGACCGGAAAAAACGCGGTCGGACTCGATTGTTTGGTGCGATTGACGAAATCGCTTTCTTGAATTCGGAAGTCGGGACTTCCAAAAAGAAGGTGATGGATGCGGATAAAAACTACGCCGCTCTCAACAACTCTCTTTCCACCATCCGGCAAAAGGCATTGATGCGATTGGCAGAGGGGCATTTCAATACGATCATGCCCATCATGTATAACGCCTCCTCGCCTTATAACGTCCAAGACAAAATCATGCGGTTGACCAAATCAGCCCCAGACAATCCCTTTGCGGTAGTGATTCACCGAGCTACTTGGGAGTCGAATCCAGACTACTCAGAAAAAACCTGTCGCGCCATCAACCCAGGCCTTTCTCAAGTCGAGTTCGAGCGCGACTTTGGTGCAATCCCCCCGTTTTCGGATTCCCCCTATATTGGGGATGCTCGGGTGATGGAAAAGCTCTGCGCCCACAAAGATCACTATCGACCTCTTTTGAATGTGACTCGCGAAGTCCATGTCGATATGCTTGGAGACAAATATCTCTTTTTAAGAGCCAAGGCGCATCAGCTCGATAAGAATACGCCAAGGCTTTTGGCACTCGACAACGGGTACAATCAGAATGCGTTTGGTGCGGCGATCTTTGGCTATGATTCGATTCAAAAAAAGCCTGTGCTTCAGTTTTTAGTGAGCCTCTACCCAGATCCTCAATCCAATCTCTCGATTCATTTCCCATCGATGTTCGAGAATTTTATTTTGCCGATTATCCAAGGCCTCAATATTAAGCACGTCTTTTATGACCGCTGGCAGTCCCTTGATCAGATCCAGCGGTTAAGAGATATGAAAATCAACGCCGAAGCGCATTCGCTTTCTTTTGAGAAAGACATGCTGCCTTTCAAGCAGCAGCTTTTGTCTGGGAACATGGTGCTACCACCACTAGAGATCGCATCCATGCAAGAAGTCAAAGATGCGGTCAACCCCACGCAGATGACAACAGATAAACCGGTGGCCAATTTGATCTGGCAAACGCTGACTGTGAGACAGGTCGGTAAAAAAGTCTTAAAGCCTTTGGACGGGGATGACGATCTATTCCGAGCTTTTGTACTCGGGGGATCTCGCTTTTTGTCAGACGAGATCCAAAGAATTTATGCAACTTATGCTGGAATCAAACAAGCGGCTCAAAACGCCCAAGGCTTTTTAGGAAGCTTTCATTCTCGAAGCGGGGGAGGCAGTAGTGCAACCCCCAATCGAGGCAATCAGATTTCTATCGCCAAGTATCGTGGCTTTTCCAAATAACCAACCCAAGGAATAAAAAATGAAACTATTTTACAGTCTTTTGCTTCTATTCGTGTCTGTTCAAAGCTTAGCGGATGTTCGGTTTGTGAAAGTGTCCAATCAAGGCAAAGCTCTTCCAGATGATGCTTCAGAATGGAGCTGCGTCTATGATCGAAAAAATAAACTGATGTGGGAAGTAAAGACCAACGACAAGGGCCTGCGCGATGCTATCTGGACTTACACTTGGTATGACTCCACTCAGTCAAAAGAAAAACAGGGAACCAAAGTCGATCTAAAATCCAGAACTCAATGTTTTAACCCAGGCAACTGCAACACCGAGTATTATGTCAATGCGGTGAATAAAGCCGGTCTTTGCGGTTTCAACGACTGGCAGCTTCCTTCTCAAACCAACACCATCCGTGATGGCTCCCACCAGGGGGCTTTAGATAGCCTGATCAATTGCCCGGGTGGGTATAGCGACAACTGGGTTTATTACTACTATTGCCTCGACGCTCAGAAATATAAACCGAATCTTCTCGATCAGAGGTTCTTTATCAACCTCGATCGGGCCACTCGTGAAAATGTAGGATATCAGTATTTCAGTCCCTACTACTGGTCCCGCCATGTTTATGATGGGAACGATAAATATACTTGGTGGGTCAACATTGAGACAGGTGGACTCACTCAAGGGGATCAGAGTTTAGCCAACCATGTTCTTCTGTCCCGCAATGCTCCGAATTTCAATGACACGATTCCCCCCACTCCCCCTGCTCCACCCACAACACGACGAGCTTGTGTGATCCCGGCAGACACTACTGCGCTTTGTAAAGAGAACGGAATTTCCACTTTCACTTTAGCGAACGCCTCGGTCAATAACGGGGCTGTTTGCGAGAGTTACTCGACTGGCAACTTGGCCATCGCTGGAAAATCTTTTCAATGCGCTGATGGAAACTGGAATATGGTCGGCAGCAATTCCTACTGTGAAGTCACTAAAAACAATTACTACAATGGCTACTGCACTTCAAAATATGTAACCAACGGATTTTCTTGTTTTGAAAATAAAGAAGTCTATCGCTGTGTGGGCAACAAATGGGTCTTGCTGAAATGAGTGGTGCCGAGGATCGGAGTCGAACCGATACGTCCCTTGCGAAACTCAGGATTTTAAATCCTGTGCGTCTACCAATTTCGCCACCCCGGCACTAAGTTAGTGCATAACATTATTTTGGCATTATTTGGGCAGATTCTCTTCGATGAAAGCGTAGCGATCAAAGATTTTAAGAAGCTGTGCCGCCGCCTTGATTCTTCCAAAATCAAGGTGGAGGTCCTTCTTTTCCAATAAAGACAAAATATCAATCTTGTCTTTGGGTCTGAAGCTCAAGAGTTTGGTGGCGATCAATTCCTCGGGAGCAATAATGGAGATCTGTACTCCCAAAAAATCCTGGCTCTGCGCGTGATCCAAAATGTCTTTTTGAAACTCTTTGCTCTGGAACTGAAGCACATCGAGTTTAAAACCACCACGTTCAAAATGATGGATGTTGATCCCTTTAAAATCGTTGATGCCAGTTTGAACAAACCCGTTCTTTTTAAGTTCTGACGCCACTTCTGGTAAACGGTCGGTTGCAACCGTGATGTCAAAATCGTGAGTGGCTCTGGGTTCAGCATAGTACCCAATGACAAAGCCCCCGAGAAGAACCGGATTAAAAGGTTTGAGAATCTGAAGCGCGGAGTGAGCGCCCTCAAAGAGAGTAGTTGCGGAAACATAACCGCCTTTGCTTTTACGCAACTCGTGGGTAGCTTCAACGATCCAAAAAAGTTTTTTCAAACTCTCCATATCTCAATTCTAACACACTTCGGTAAGTATTTGAATTATTTGATTTTAGGTGAAGCCTTTTCAAAAGCCAGCGAAAGCGGTGTTATTTTTAAGGGTATGAGCAAGCCTTTGACTAAAGACGAGATTTTCAAAAAGCTGATGAACCGTTACAAAGAAAAGGACTCAAAAATTTTGAAGGAAGTGGCGTACAATCTTTGCTTGGCTTCCACAACTGAAGCCTCGCTTGAAGAAAGAGCGTCTCGCGCTTTGAATAGAATTCAAGCTACGCCCAGACCGCAAGAGCCGTTGAAGCAAATGGCAGCCAAGCAGCATCAGAACAAGCTCAGTGTTTGTGGGATCTGCAAGATGCCGATGAAAACGGTAAAATTACTAGAGGATCGTTCCGCTTATTACTGCCCTGACCATCGAGTCACCGTGCCGTTCCCTAAGGACGAGGAATAAAATGTTTAAGTTTGGAAAATACGCGACTCCTAAGGGTCCTTATCAAAAATATCAAGACCCCTTGAGTTATGTCTCTAGCTCGGTAGCGAACAAAGGCTCTGTTGCAACCGCCAGCAAAAAGACACGCATTCAATCGAACTACACACCTACCCTTAGCGGAACTGATCCCAACAGTTCTTTCACCTCGGGTGGGGCGAATATTGGTGGGGGCAACGGCGGATACAACTCGGATCGCTACAATCCGGTCTTTGATAATCTTGAGGAAGGAACAATCCTAGAGGATTGGATACCGAGAGACGCAGCCGGGCTAGATCTCTTATACCGCCGCATCTATTTGCGTGACCCAACGCTCGGCCCTGGGATTGATATCATCCGAAATTTGCCTTGGTCTGATTTCACTTTAGAAGGGATCGAGGACAACGAAATAAAAAAGATTTACGAAGAATGTATGTCTTCGCTCAATCCCATGCTTCTCATGCCTGATATCACGCATGAGTTTTTGGTTTTGGGTCGGTCCATCTCCTCTCTTATCTTTGACCATAAGCGTGGCATCTTTTCAGGCGTGGTTCCCCATGACCCAGACTTCGTGAGAATCACTCCGGTTCCAGTTTATGGATTTGACCCGATGTGCGATTTCACCTTGTCGCCTGGGTTTAAAAAGTTTCTTCAGAGCCAAGACCCTAGAGCCGTCGATGCTCGAAAGTCTTTGCCCCCCTCGTTCTTGGAAGCAGCCGCCAATCAACAAGGGTTCTTGCCGCTCGATCCGATCTCCACGATCTACCTTTCACGGAAAGCCGCGCCAAACGATTCGATTGGAACCAGCATCCTGACCCGCACTCTTTATTTTTGGGCGATTGAAAAAGCGCTGTTGAACGCCCAGCTTTCGTCCACTCGAAGACGAGCCCGCTCCTTCATTCATTTGAAAGCCGGGATCGACAATATGTGGGAGCCTTCCCCAGAGGAGATCGACGCCCTTGCAGGCATTGTGATTCAAGCCAATGAAGATCCTGTGGGCGGAGTCATTGCCACCCGTACCGGAGTTGAGATCAGTGAGCCTGTGAGTGGTGGAGCGGATTTTTATAAATGGAGCGATGAGCTGGAACTTTTCGCAAAATACAAAATGCAGTGTATCGGGATCTCCGATGCACTTTTAAGTGGAGACGCAACCTACGCAAATGCGGATCAAGCTCGATCTGTTTTTGTGGAAAATTTAGCTTCTCTCCGCTCTAGGATTGTGAACAAGTTTTTCATGCAAAAGCTTTTTCCTGTCGTGGCACGAGTCCATGGATTTGTAAAAAGAACGCCTGCTGAATTGAGTCATCGGATTCGAACTACTTCTGCCTTTGACGGCCCTCGGTTCCCAAGCTGGGCTCAAACGACGATGATCACATCTGAAAAACTCACTCAGCGCAAGGTCATGAGCTTACCGATCGAAAACTTAATGATCCCTACGATCAACTGGGCTAAGCAGCTTAAGCCCACCCAAGATGAAAAGGCTTTAGAAATTTTGGAGCGGCTCAAACAAAACGAGTACCCGGTGACTCTCAGCCAGTGGGCGAGCGCTGCGGGCTTAAACCCTAAAACAATCGAGCAAGAGCAAAAAGACAATCTCGATCTTCAGAATCGAATTCAAAAGCTTCAAGAAGCCATGGCCCCGCAAGAGGCCGAGACTAGCGACTCGGGTGAAGATTTGGGAATGGATATTCCAGAAGCTTCCGACGAACAGCCTGCAGGCGAAGAGGCTCCCGCTGAAGAACCTGTCCAGCAATCGGTTTACGCTAAGGCTAAAAGAATTGCCAAAGGCGGACCTGTTGCAAGAATTGATCAAATCGCGATTTGGAACCATGGTAAATGCGGTGGATTGAGTAAAAAAGACGCTCAAAAAGTGACCAGTTCTTTATTGAAGGATTCCAATCCTGGGATCTTTAAAGACCCAAGGGCCTTGTTGAATAAGCTTCAAGACAAAGTGGGTTCTGAGCGGGCTCCGATCCTAGCTTATGTACTGAATCGGTTGGGGTTGACTTCTTTCATGATTGATTCGAAATCGGCTCAAGTCATTGCCAAGTCGGCAAGAGATAATCTGAACCGGTATTCGTCTTTTTCTAGTGAGAAAGCTATGCTCGATGTCAGGCGTTACGAGACAGAGATTCAGGCTCTTTCTCGATACGCAGAAAAAATGCGTTTGAATCAGAGTCAGTTCAAGGCAAAATTGGCACCGCCCCCGAGCATTGATTCTAAAGTTATGGGTGGCTATTAAGCGCTCAGGACCATTTTTTCAAAGATATCAACATCAAAGGGTTTATACAGACAAGGATAGTTATAAAGATGAACATAGCGACAGTGTTCGGGTGACATTGCCGTCACACAGATCACAGGCGCTTTTTGTGTTTTTTTGTATTCTAAAAGGAATTCAGCCCCAGAAATTCCTGGCAAAATCAGGTCTAAAATAATCAGATCAAAAGATTCTTCGGTTAATCTTTGTAACGCTTCTTCAGCCGAATTGGCTTCTGAAACTTCATAACCCAAGTGCCAAAAGTAGGCTTTAAATGTGTATTGAGCCCCTTTTTCGTCCTCTATAATTAAAACTTTTTTCATACTCTTCTCCCAAAATAAGCGTTAAGGGAGTCTTATAGGAATATTAAGGAAAAGAAAAATTAATTTTACAAAGCGCGTTAATTTAGGCGTTTATCCTGTAAGAGCTTTACTACTCCAGTTCGAATATCCTCAATGATCGTTTTCGGGCTATAAAGCCCAGCAGCATGGATAGCTCTGGCTAAAATTTCAATTTCTTCCCGATGCTTCTTGGGGTCAAAGGGATTAATCACCCCGCGCCAAAGCTCGGGCTTTTCTAGGAGCCATTGGATTCTTTTTTGTTTAGCCAGATTCGAATTCCCACCTTTAGATGACACTAAGCCCCCAACTCGTTTAAATCCTCAATCATATCGAGCATCCGGTCACACATACCAGATAAGAACGCCAAAGACCTGAGTTCCTCTGAATCTAGAGGATCGTCTTCGTCCAAGGCATCTTTTGCTTCGAGTATTTTTTCTTTAAATTGGATTACGAGTTGTTGCCACTTTAATCTGAGTTCCAAAGTAGTTTTCAAGAGTTCAGGATTCCTTCCGCCACCACTTCAGTTGCAACGACGATGTCTTGTGGGAGATCTTTTCGTTTCTTAAACCGATCCCGACAATGCAGGGCAAATCGATAGCATCGATTCCTTTCAGCGAATTTGGCTTTTTGCGCCGTCTCGTTGAGAGCTGTAGAAACAATTTTTTTAATCTGCCTTAATTGTTTCTCGTCCAATCGAGTTAACATCTGAATCTTTGCGATCAAGTCCTTTGAGAGCATAAGGATATCCAGTCGGAAACTTTTTCTTTATTGAAAAGGATATCTGGCTTGAAGTCAATTTTTTTGGATAAAATATTGAAGATCTTGAATCACTTCCAAGGGGCAATCACCTGGGTCCATTTTAGCATCAGAATCGGTTGGATCTGATAGATATCGAGTGAGATTGGCGTCTTGAACTTCAAATCCAAACTCTTTGAATGCAGCAGCATAACGAGGCGTCTCTTCCCTGCCTGGGTTATCCGCATCTAACGCCAAGATGACTCGCGTGCAGCCTTTGGAGAGAATCTGAAGAATCTTTTGTTTTGTAAGTTGGCCCAAACCTAAAACAGCAATAGCTGGGAGCCCAAAAGACCTAAAACGCAAACAATCGAAAGGGCCTTCAACAATGATCACCCAGCGCGGGTTTTTTTCGTAATTAAGACAGTACCAATGTTTCTGAGCTGGAAAGCCTTCTGAATTGAGATACTTGTATTTGTTCGGGATATCACTATTTTCGCCACGGGCTGCGACATGGCCAACCAGCTTTTGACTCAAATCGTGCAGAGGAAACCAAAGCCGGTATTCTTCGGCCATCCGGTCCCAGTAGGCCTCGCAGCCGACCGATTGCAAAAATGAAGCTGTCAGCCCACGCCAAGACTCTTGCCAAGGCCCTTCTGTAATAGGTTTTTTGTAGGCGTTGTTTTGTTGAACTTTGTCTAAAGCTTTCAGATCCGTTTTGAGCTGAAGGAAAAGATTGTCGGGCTGGTTTTCGTGCTTCTTTTGCTCCCAAAGGTCTAGGCTAAGCTTGGAGGCAAGCTTGTTCCAGCCACCATGCTCTAGGCAGCTCCAGCACCGAAACCCACCTACTGAAACCCTCCCGGGAATGTTTTGAAGCGCAATCCCAAGAGATGGGTTGTGGTCGTCATGAAAAGGACAAAGAATCTTGGCCTCAGTGGGTTTGGACAAATCCACTGCGGGTAAACGAGCAAGTTGTTGTCGAATAAAGCTGACTTTATCCATCGGATAATACAGATGTCCTTGTGAGGCAGCCATCCCATGAAAGACAGGCTTGCGCAACCCCTAAGGCTTCACCAGCGCCTCAAGGGGCAGGATTCGCGTTCTTTGCCCACCTTGGCTGCAACTAGACATCCGCAGCGATTACAGGCCTCTTGAGATGGATTAAAATAAGGACAGGATCGGCAAAGACCAATCCTTCTTTCCGTTAACTCCAAGGCCGAAGGGGCTTGTCCTGACTCTAAAGCCAACCGCCGAGCCGAAGCCGCATTTAAAGCAGGTACAGAAGATAAAGGCGCAGTCTTGCGCCCCCCACAGCAATAACCCATTTGAACCTCAAAAAAGAAAGGGTAGGTGCCCGAAAGCACCTACCCCCCATTTTACCGATTCGCCAATAAATCAGATCCGGTAAGCACCGCTGACGTAGAGGATGTCCCCAGCTTCAAGAGCTTCTGGACCGCCTGTAGCCACGTCATTTGCGAAGGTGACCACTGTGACGCCACCCACAACCGAGAGGGTGTAATCGTCGCTAGCACCTGCGTTCAACATGAGGCGACCCACGTTGACAACCAACGAATCCACTTCGTAGTTGTGAGCGAGAGTCACAGCCTGCAAGCTGATTTCAGCAGCGCCGAGAACGTGCTTTTCTTTATCGAAGAGATAATGATCTGCTTCGAGAGAGAGAACACGAGAACTCAAGCTACCTTCAGCAATCATAGCGCGGCTGTACTCGTCGGCGACTGCTCCGTAGAGCGAGGTCTCAGCGATAACAGCGCGGCTATACTCGTCGGCAACTGCACCAGCGCTGATTGCAGCCAAAGACTGTTCAGCGATGTAAGCACGGCTGTACTCAGCAGCGACTGCTCCATAGAGCGAGGTCTCAGCGATAACAGCACGGCTATACTCTTCTGCCACAGAAGCTGTGCCCAACATTGCCAAGGACTGCTCAGCAATATAAGCGCGGCTATACTCAGCGGCGACTGCTCCGTAGAGCGAGGTCTCAGCGATAACAGCACGGCTATACTCTTCTGCCACAGAAGCTGTGCCCAACATTGCCAAGGACTGTTCAGCGATGTAGGCACGGCTATACTCAGCAGCGAGATTAGCTTGGAGTGTAGTCTCAGCCAAGTATGCCCGGGTATATTCAGCGGCAATCGCTGCTTGGCCAGAGCCTTCAACCACAGTCAACTGCTTCAAGTTAACAGCATCACCTAGTTGATTGCCATCTGCTACTTCAACAATTCTCCTATTGTGAATCCAGATTCTATCTAAATAACCATAAGAGATAGCTGGAGAACCACCCCCATCACTAAATGTTCTGTTAGAAACATCCCAGTTAGCGGTCGTTCCAACTTGGACATAATTCGCATAAAGAGCATTAAATGCAGTAGCCCCACTACCAATAGCAAGACCACCAACCCCGGCCACAATACTACCGGTCATCGTACCGCCAGCCAAAGGAAGCTTGGTTGCTTCAGCGGCAAATGCACGGCTGTACTCAGCAGCAAGATTAGCTTGGAGTGTTGTTTCAGCTAAAACAGCACGGCTATACTCTGCTACCAGATTAGCCTGGAGTGTTGTCTCAGCCAAAACAGCGCGGCTGTATTCATTGGTGATGCTGTTCAGAACATTCGTCGAGACAGTCAACTGATCGCCAACTGTGGTGATTGTTGTACCATCAACCAGAACATTCAGAATGTTTCCAGACCAAGCCAAAGCCACACCGGCTTCAATAGCGCCTGGGCCAGCAAACTCAATCCAGCTAGAGGATGTCGAGCTGTAAACGTAGTTGTGACCGAAAGAATACGAATTATCTTCGTTCACAAATACGGCTTGGCCGTTATTCGGAGTGATAGTGGTGTAAGTCAGCGGAGAAAGAGTAGCGACAACAACGATGTCGTTTTCTTTACCTGCCAAGCCACCAGTTGCTGTTCCACCTTCAAAAGCAACACCAAAGCGATCACCAACTGCAACCAGACCTAAGTCCACCCAAACAGAGCCCACGGCGTCCCAACGGACAGCGTGGCCTTCTAAACCAGTCCAAGCACCTGTGGCAGTGGCTGCAACGATGTAGACAAGTTTAGGATCTGGGGAACCCGGAGGTGTTGCCAGATTATCGGAGATCAGGTTTGGATCGAGGATCGGATCGAGCCAAACAAGGCCGTTGACGACAGCGTCGAGCTGAGCTTTGTTCACAGCATCGTAAGCATTCACACCGTCAGCCAGATTGATGATCTTCTGACGGGTTTCGCTGTTCATGTCGAGAGCGCCTGTCATCGGACGTGTGCCATCGAGCAGCAAGAAGGTCGCTTCGGCGGCAAGTGCGCGGCTAACTTCCGAATCCAGACCCATCTGCAGGGTGGTTTCAGCTAAAACAGCGCGGCTATACTCGTCGGCAACTGCACCAGCACCACTGGAGGCCAGAGATTGCTCGGCAAGGAAAGCCCGGCTGTACTCAGCGGCAACCGCTGCGTAGAGTGATGTCTCAGCTACGACAGCGCGGGTGGTTTCTTCATCTAAACTGCCAGAGAGAACTGTCAGATTAGAATCCAGATTACCTGCCAAGGTGTTGAGGCTTTGTTCTGCGATATAAGCGCGGCTGTACTCAGCGGCGAGATTAGCTTGGAGTGTAGCTTCGGCCAAAACAGCGCGGCTATACTCTTCACCCAAGGCTACCTGCAAAGAACCTTCAACCAGAGAGGCGCGAGTAATCTCAGCGTCCAACTGGCTAGTTAGAGCGATGGAACTATCGACTTTAGAAGCGTCGATTGCTCCATCGAGGATAAATTTTCTTTTGATTTGAGACACTGACATGAATAATTCTCCTTACAGACCTACCTTGTCTGCATTTAGGTTATTGGCGATGCGATACCACAATTAAAAATAAGACTGTTTTAAAAGATGGTTAAAAGAAATTGGGACTGAAATAAATAGGCTACTAAGAAAAATCCGGAAAGAGTTAAGGCGTACTACAAAGCCAGAATATACTCTGAAAAAGAAAAGGCAGAAGCTAGAGAACGCGCTCGTTTTGTGGCGAATTAACAATCGGTAACAGAACAGAACAGTAACTATCTCCATTCAAGATTATAGGCCCTACGTTTTTCCTTAGATTCGTCTTCAGAAGACACTATTTTTTAACCTCAAATAATATTGGTCCTTTGAGGAACAACCCCAAAGGACCAAAAATTCAAGATTCAAGATTTTTTCACTAATTGACGTGCATATTCTTTTGAGCCGTAAGCTTCTTCGAAATACTTCTGAAGCTTAGCGGATTCGTTTGGAGCTTTTTCAGCAGCTTGCGCTTGAAGATCCAAAACCGCTTCTTTGGCGATCACGGCTTCCTTGCCTTCTTTGGTCTTGGCTTTGAAGCCGCCTTTGATGGAAGCTGTGATTTCGAGAGGCTGAACTTCGCCTTTGAAGTAAGCTTTCACTAAATCGCCTGCGCCGATCATCTCTTTGGCAATCGCAACAGAGGCGAGAGAGACTGAAGGGGTTTCGGTAACGAACATCCGGTTACGGCGAGCAGCAATGATCTGCTCGATGTTTTCTTTGCCGATCTTGGCTAGGACTTTCTTACCGTCCTGATCTTTGACTTCCCAGTGGTCGCCCAAGGCATTGTCGAGGTACATCATGCCTGCAATCACAGGGGTCATCTTCGACTTGTCCTGAGCTTCGCTCATTTCACGAGTCGGGACATTGAGCTTGGCCACGATCGAAACCGAGGTCGGCTTGATCGAGCAAGAAGCCATGACTGGCATGATCTTGCCTTCGAAAGTCTTGGCGAAAAAGCGTTCAATGTCATCACCCTTGGGGCGACCGAGCTTCGGTTCATATTCAATCAGAACGTGTGCGGAAACGGCATCCAATTTTTGGAAGTCCGCAATGTCCAAGTCCCCTCTGACGCCTGTAGCGAAAGAGGCTGCGACGACTTTTTTGTAGACCCTGTCAAAATTCATTTCCGTCTCCTTGAAGAACTTTAATCAAAAACTTTTTCTAATTTAATAATAACCTATGTTTTAAAGCGTTAACGCGCACCAACACCTAATCGGTTATTGGTGTTAAACTGTTGAGTTGCGGCTGTACCAATATCGAGCACAAGCTTTTGTGTTTGAGATGTTCCAACAATCTGTCCGTTCACATAGATGGGTGGAGCGGCTGCATTGGTAACAGCCCCAGGTACGGCGGTCGGAGATGCGGCAGACATCGGCATTGGTGCCTGGGCAACTGGTGTCGCAGCTATTTCCCCAGAATAGGCAGTTGGGACTTTTGGAACTAAAATAGTTTTCTTGGATTCAACCGGAAAAATTTGATCTATTGTTTTAGAACTAGCCAAATTAACTGAATCGGAAATATTTTCTACTGAGTTCTCTAAAAGATTTTTTTCACTGGCGGATCTTAATTTATTAATTTGCTCTAGAAGAGGGGCAACCATTTTTTCATGCCGAGCCTTTTCGTAAGCTCTGTCTTCTGGTGTTTTAGCTTTTTTTAACCTCTCCAAATAATTTTGATCTTCAATGTCTTTTTTAGCAGAGTATTCTTCGATTTGTTTGTTTCGGCTGTATTGGTCAAAAATAGATAATCCCATCGATGCGGCTGCGGCAACACCAACAGCGGTCGCCCCGCCTGAAAACTTTGCTATCAATAAACCTAGAATTCCAGCTACACCAACCGAAATTTTACCTACGTTAGTATCTAACGCAGTTATAGCTTGTTGCAAACCTCCGCCAGTTAACCAAGTTCTGGCGACATTCTTTTTCTTCTCTTCTTCCGCAATTTGCTTCATTTTTTCTTCAGAGCCTTGAAGGTTATCTAATTTCTCTTGTAAATGTGCGGCCAAAGATTGGTCTCCCTTGGATTTAGCTATTTCTAAATCTTTTTTAACCGCCTCAATCGCTTCTTCTCGCTTCTTTTTAATCTGTTCTTCAGAGGTGCCTAGAGCTTTCTTTTCTTTCTCCATCAGAATGCCTTCGATTTTCTTTTTCAATTCGAACCGATGCTCTTCTTTTTTATAGTATTCAGCAGATGCCTCTTCCATCCCGTACATAAGCTTAATCTGCTCTTTGCTGAGATTTTTAAAATTGTTTGCTTGCTCCGTCGCTTGCTTGCCGAGCTTTGCTTGTTGAACCATTTGATCCGCAACTAGCGGATCTGTAATTCCATAAATTTGTTGAATCGCTTGGACTGCGTTAGCGCCACTTTTTGAAACAATGTCATTGATGGATTTTTCCATAGCTTCAATGCCCACCCCAGTATCTTGTAGTAAGCGTTGAACCATTTGTTGTTTAGTATACTCAGAAGCTTTATTGCTTGGGCTCATGATTGCAGCAATTTGTTTAGAAAGCCCAGGCTTGGCAGCCTCTAGTTGATCCCGCAAAGCCCCTGTAATATTTGAACCCGCCATTGAAGCTCGGATCGTTTTTGAGAGATCTCTGCCAGATAAAATTCTAGTCCAATCGGGGGCTTCTGTAGTCAACTTTTTGATGTAAGTTGTAGCGCCTTTCAGAGAAGCTTCGTAACTATAACCTTGAGCTTGCAAAGCCACCATGTTTTTGGTGATCATTTTTGCTAGTAAATCTTGCTCCTGAGCGCCGGATTGCGATTCTCTAGCTAAATCAAAAATAACTTTGGTGACATCTCTACCGATGATTACTGTTTTTTGTAATTCTGTGTTCGTGCTCTGAGTAATGTCACGGATGTTTTTTAAAACCATAGCAGATTGAGTGCCTGTTCTTCCGAATTTTAAATTCGCTTCCACAACATAATCTGTAGCATCGCCCAAGGATACTTGGAGAGCGGAAGCTAAGTAACCGGTAACCTCGGTGAGGTTTTCCATGCTCTCAGCGGAATGATCAGACCAAGCTGTGATTTGAGAGAATCTTTTGAAGGAATCAGCAGTTTCTTCGGCTGAAATACCCAAACCCGCCATAGCTATTTGAGCTTTTCCCAGACTCCAACTGTAATCCTTTGCTCTATCTGCTAAAACCTTAAAGTCATCGTTTATATTTCCAGTCATCCCGATGAATGAACCGGAAGTGAGAGAAATATCTACTACGTCTTGTACTGCTCTACCCGCGCCTTTCAGCCCTGAAATCAATCTTTCAGTAGAAAGAATCCACCCGAGAGCCTGAGCCACACCGGAAGAAAAAAGCTTTCCTAAAAGACCAACCGATTTTTTTGTTTCTTCTAAAGCTCCTTTTTGAGCTTTTATCTGCCGCTCAGTAATGCTGAGTTGAGCTTCTTCTTTTCTGATCTTTTCACCCAAAGCTTCCAAGGATTTTTTTTCTAAGGCTAAGCGCTCCTTAAGGTCTTTAGTTTCTTCTTCCTTGGCCGATTCAATGCTTTTTTCAAGTTCTTTGATTTTATCAAGTTGAGAAATTCTATCTACATAAAGCTTAGATAGCTTTCCCTCGATAACCAAAGCTTCTTTAGACCCTTTGGCGATAGCATCGTAAATGGATGCCAAAGTGTTGAGCTGCTTAGATGCTGCTGTTGCCCCAGTTTTGGCTGCCTCCGCTGCTTTTCTGGCAAAGACATCTGCAGTAGCTTCAGCCGATTTGATGGTCGCTTCTAAGCCTTTGATCGCGGCATTAGCTTGATCTATATTCTTCTCAGCCATTAGCGCCTCTTGTACTGATCAGCATTCATGGTCTGATCGATCACATTGTCAGAAAGCCCAAAAACATCTCGCAATAATAATTTGAGTGTATGAGAAGAACCCGTAAATAGAAGGTTTGCCTCCTCGGACTGTTCTTCATAATCCACGATCTTAGTTGTGTTTTCAGTTAACCCCTCTTTGGAAAGCCAATCGGATAATTTTTGACGATCCACTGGGATCGTTTCAATAGAGATCTTGCTCAGGGGTATGGCTCTTTTTAGGGTTTGAACTTTCTCGGGTTCTTCTTGAGTCTTTTTCTGCTCTTCTGTTTTCGTTTTCTGAACTAAGGGCTTCCCACTTTTGATCTTTTTGATGGCGTCTTCTTTGAATCCGATCTTTTTAAGAAGCTCTTCTGCGAGATCCTTAGGTCCACTATAAGAAAGTTCTTTGGTGTCCTTGTCAAAGTGGATGGAGTCAGGCCCGTCAAAATAAAAATCCTTGTCCTGATAAAAGCGAGTGACCAAGGTTTCAATCTGGTCCTCGGTCTTTGGGCTCAAAAGATTTTCTGAATGAACTAAGACCGTAAACTGAATGTCAGCTAATTGGTTGGCTTGCTCTTTCTTAGCTTGTTCAAGAAGCTTATTAGCTTCATTTTCTTTCATTCCAAAAGAATTGAGCAACGACTCGGCAATATCCAAAGGACCTTGGTAGCTGAGTTTTAAGCTCTCGGGCTCGAACTTGACATCATTGGGGCTATCAAATCGTAACCTGTTCTCCGTGTAGAAAAGAGCTACTTTTTTCTCGATCTCCTGGGGAGTCTTGGGTGTGGATAGTTTCTCTGGAGTAAGCTTAACTTGAAACTCTATTTTATCCTTAGAGCGCTCCACTCGGAGCAATCGCTCCAGCTCTTCGGGCTCTAAATCCAGAAGATTTCTCTTTTGTAACAATTCTCTGACCCAAGGCGAGTCTTTAGTTTGAGTATACCGTGTCTTAATCTTGTTAACTAAATCGTCTATTTTACCAGCCAACACCCGTTGGAAAGCTCGGGTGCTTTTGGTGTCGGCGGAACCTGTCAGAAAATGCAAAAGGGTATTCCTTGAAGGCATATATTAAAACTAACCTTCACCTGTCGGGACTTTGGGAAGTTTCTTTTGCCCGAAGAAATCCAAGAACTCTTGCGGAGAAACCTTCGAAAGATCGACCACCACTTCATTGGGCGCTTTTTTATAGCCTGAGGGTAATACCATTCCAGCACTGCCAACCATCCGCATCAAACCTTCCCTGAACTCGGGTCGGATCGCAAAGGCCAAAGGCACAAGCACCTTATCGGCATTCTTGTATTCAGCGGATTCCCCATTTTTTTTACCCCAGGACCTAATCTCACCGGCTGAGAAAGTGGTGCCCAGCAAGCGACCGATCTGGCCCAAGCGTTCGTTCTCAACTTCCTTGACCCAGAAATAAAGAAAGGCTCTTTCCTCTAGGCTTAGGTCCCTTAGTTCTTCCCAGCTACGGTTGGTGGCGGCCCAAAGATACCCGAGCACCGAAAGCTCGGGATCGTCCTTGGTCGCCTTTACTGCAAAGGGAGGGCTTCTACCTCAGAGGTCAAACCACGATCATCCATGGGGATGCCATGGATCTGGCAGAAGACTGGCACTCCTTTTTCCACCGCCAAGTCATAAACTTCTTTGCAGTCATCTACAGGGCAGGTGAACTTTCTTTGCTTAGGATCAAAAGAGGATTTCAGTCCCAAGTCTTTGAAAGAAACTTCAAAGGCGGTGTAGATTTTTTCAACCAAGTTAGGATTAAAGGGGAACAAATTGTCCAGGGAGGGTTCTCCTTGGTACATCTCGATCAAGGTTTGGGCAGTCAGGATTCTAACCTCCGTGGGAGGATTCAAAGGGTCTTTGACCGAACCTTCTGGAACTAATTCAAGCACTTCAGCAATCGGCATTTTCTCAACTCGAACAATACCTGTGGCTGCCGTACAAAGCTTCAGCATCATTTTGACTGCTTCAGTTTGACCCGCTACTTCTTGGATCTTATTGAGAACCCAAGGATAAACAGAAGACGGTGGAGGTAGAAGCTCGAAACCCACGTCTTCAACTATCACTTCCACGGGCTTTACTCTTTCAAGTGAAAGTTTCTCGCGCATCTTTTTCAAGACCGGATTCACTTCTTTTTTGAAAGTCTTTGGGGTTGCCGCTGCCTGCGGCTGCGATTGTTGTTGCTGGGCTGCTTCTTTTTCAGCCTTTCTTTGTAGTTCGAGTTTTCTTTTTTTCAATTCCAATTCTTTCAACTCGATCTCAAGCAGTTCTTCTTCAGTCAAATTACTACCTTCTTCCAAAGCTTTGGGTTCTGATGCTGGGGTTTTTTCCACGGGTTCCACTTTCTGTTCTAATTTTTTGCCCTTAGTCTTGAGTAATTCTTCTACTGTGATCCCTCGTTCTTTGGCGATCTCTCGCAAAGCGTACTCATTCAACTCAGGATCAAATTTTCGAGTTTGATTCCCGGCAAAAGGTTCCTCGGGCTTTGCCTTTTCTTCCATGTATTTTGAAACTTGATCTTGGGGAATCACCGGGAAAGGAGCAGGAGTAGGATCGCCTAGATCTTTTCTTTTATTAGTAGGGCGCTCTGGCATCTTGGGCTTTGAAGGCTGAAAATCATCCACCACAGGACGTGCATCTTTAAATCGACTACCCATGGTCTGCTTGATCTTTTCGTCATCCATCTACTAACACTCCGCAATAAGTTATCTGCTCGATGTCAGATATTTTACTAATTTCGGTAAATCTTAATCAGAAGGACTTGAAATGAGCAGGTTGCGACTTGAACTAGGAAAAATCTATCAAACCTTAGGGGCTGGTACTGTCACGATTATCGAAAAGAAAATCACGGGCAGAAAAATCTTCACTGGCCAGCTTCAAGACGGAACCTTGATTCAATATTTCAGAAACGGAAGATTCTCCAATGCCTCTCAAAGAAAGGGAGGCCATCGTTTTGACATTGTCATAAAGCCTGTAGAAGTTTATCAATAGCCCCTGATTCGTGTGCTTTGGCAAGCAATTTTAAGAATTCACAATAGCCTGCCTGATCCAAATACTTCCAGATCACTTCGGCGGGCTGAAATCTCTCAAATCTTCCCACATTCCGATCCAAGACAAACTTCTTTCGAAGCTCATCGTGCATCTTTTTTCTGCCTTGCCAAACCTCAACAAACTCTTCCACCAATCGATCCACGGCTTGTTTGACCGACAGCTTCTGAGTTTCAATCCTCTCGTCCACGATTTCAGGATCTCTTGGGTTTTCTTTCTGGGCTTGCAGGGCTTTCTTAAGGACCGACCATTGCCTAGAAACATTCCCCATCAAAAGATCGATTTCTTCGGCTTTCTTTTCGGCCATTTCAATGATGGGCTTAAAATAAATCTCAGGATCAAAGTCCTTTGGAAGAATCAAAGGAGGAAGCTTCCAGCGATCCCGCATCACATCGTAGGAGGCATCGGCAACCTCAACTTGCTCGGTCTGATCCGATGGCTTCACAAAAAGATGGATGACATATCCAGCCCAGGGAATCTCGACATTCTTGAAAGCCTCTTGAAGAATCTCTTCATCGCCTTTGAATTTTTCCCAATCAATGTAGCACGAACAGTCAATGTCAGCGCCGCTGTGATACTGATAAGTCGCCGCTCCGCCATACAACATGACGCCAATCAGATCCGCCCCAAACTTTTTTAGTCGGTAGCGAGCTTCTTTGAGAATCTCTGCGCGAAGCTTGGGCTGAAGCCTAGGGAGCGGCTTATCTTCTTCATAAAGCCACACCTCTGGCGGAAGAGTCTTGCGCGGAAAATCTAAAATCCCAGCTTCAATTACGTGAGCGGCCATAACTTAAAATAACTCTAGGGATCAAGTTTCCTGGGGTGGGCATCCTAATTGCTTGATATAAATACGGTTTTTAAAAAAACTTCCCTGTTGACTGTCTTTATAAATATATTTATATTGATAATATGACAATGCGTAAGATTCAAATTTTTGAGCAAGACCAAAAGTACCGCAAAGACTTGAGCGATTTTTTGATTATGGTCCATGGGGCCAAGAGCACCGAGGATGCTTCCGTTTTGGAAGTTCCAGAGGAATTGGACGTGGATGCTTTTCACGGCATCAAGTTGGTGGACACCAATGCGCCCAAGCTGCCGCTCATCCAACCTGCGGTTCCGTTCAAGGATCGGCATCCTGAGGTGGTCGAATGGCTCAATAACTACAAAGGCAATTTTGAATTTTACTTGAGCTTAAAGTCTCAGCTTGAAGCCAAAGGCAGTTTGTCTGAAAAGCAGGTCGATGCGGTCAAACGTGCTATCGATAAGGACGTGCAGCGAGCGAGCAAACGGACTTTATCCACAAGTTCTCAAACCGTTCGCTTGTCTTTGTCTGCAGGCGAGATTTTGTTGATCTCCAAATTCTTCGCCCGAAAGCTTGCTGAGCAAGCAGGTGCAATCCGCCCACACTATGTCTTTGAGGTTTTATCCGTCGAAGCAGAGACTGAGAAAGCTTACAAAGTGAAGCTCCGCATGACTGCTCAACGGACCAGCCATTGCGGAGTTTGCGGTTTGACTCTGACGAATCCCGAGTCGGTGGCGGCAGGTATTGGACCGATTTGCGCTGAAAATACCGGAATCTCTTTCGGGGCTAATTCGTCCTTGGAACTAGCCGAAGCTTTAAAAGAAACCCGCGAGATCGATACTTGGCTACCTAAGAGCGTGATCAAATCGAGGCTGTCTTAATAAAACTCCTCAATAATGATGCAACCAGAACCGCCGTTGCCACCTTTACCTGAACCCGAGCCACCGCCTGTACCACCCGCACCGACTGTGTAATTAAAAGTTACACCAGTATAGGGAATAATTGCACAGATATAGCCACCTGCGCCACCACCAGAACCCCCATAATAAGTCGTCCCACCTTCAGCCGGGGCACTACTTCCGCCGCCACCGCCACCACTACCGGTATTATTGCTGGCATCGGTTGGGGAGGTCAATCCACCACCGCCTGGACCATTTCCACCAAAAAAACTGTTTCCACCGGGTTGTCCCGCTAAAACCGTCGCGGCAGCAGTGCCGCCGCCATTCCATGTGGCATAACCAGTGCCAGCACTACCAATGACGTTACAAATGACTGTTACACCCGTATAGGCTACGGTCCCACCAGTTCCGCCATTTCTACTAGAGGATGTGGCGGCGTTCCCAGAATATGCGGTGAGCGCTATAGTTCCGGCCCCATTTGAAAACACAGTATCGACACCATCCGTGCCGTAAGCTAGAGATATTCCACCGCCAGTACCACCACCACCACCACCGACCATCTGAATCCGAATATACTTTGCCGTACTCGGCATGGTGTAGGTTCCAGCTCCAAGCGTTGTTATATAGTGAATAGTCGGTACAGTAGCTGATCCACCACTGCCTGTGGGTCCGGTAGGGCCAACATTGCCCGTAGCGCCCGTAGCGCCCGTGGGGCCCGTGGGGCCTGTAGCGCCCACACCTGTCGGGCCGGTAGGGCCAACTAAACTGGCTCCCGTGGGTCCGGTAGGACCAACTGCACCCTCTGCGCCTGTCGCGCCCGTAGGGCCTACATCTCCTACAGCCCCTGTCGGGCCTACCGCACCATCTAAGCCTGCCGAGCCGGTCGCGCCCACCGGTCCTTCCAATCCTGTAGGACCAACTGCGCCTGTGGGGCCAACTGCGCCTGTGGGGCCAACTGCGCCTGTGGGGCCTGTCACCCCGCGCATCCCAGTCGGGCCGGTCGCCCCTCGTGGACCTAAAGGACCACTGGGTCCCATCGGTCCTGTCGCGCCCACTGTTCCTGTCGGGCCAACCGCTCCAACCGATCCTGTAGGACCAACCGTGCCACTAGGGCCTGTCGGCCCAGTGGGTCCAAGAGGTCCCGTGGGGCCAGGAATCTGCACAGGACCCGTGGGGCCTGTCGGTCCTGTCGGTCCTGTCGGACTAGGACCAGAATTCGAAAAGACATCAAAAATTAGAGGGTCATATGTGGTGTTGATCGCGGCGTTATATTGAGTCTGCGTGATCAAAAAATCGGATAAAGCGGGTACGACCAAATTTTCAGAGGTCAGCCCATAGCTTAAAACAAAAGTTTGCTGCAGTTCTGTCTTGTTACGAATCGTCCCGTAGTAAGCCATTGTGATCCCCTATAGATAATAACCTCAGGGGGATTTGGTATTTGTTTGAACTACGCGAGGTAATAAATCCGCAAGCGATCCGAAGTGTCCAAGACGGATTGAAGGCCTTTGCCATCCCAACTTAAAAAATCATCAGACACAATAAAATCTTCGTCATAAGTAGCTGGACCGCCGCCGCTAAAAATATCCACCAAAACTTTATTGGGTTCTTTGGGTGCCAATGGAAGAGAGAGACCTTTATCCAAAAGCATCTGGCCAGTGATTTGTGGGTAAATGCAAACTTGCTGAATCGAATTACTTTCGATTAAACTTTGAAGAGATTGTTCGGCTGCGATAGCGCGAGAAGTCTCTACAGCGGTGAGATCGCCATCTTCTATGGCGTCTTTCAGAGTTTTATTGACTAAGTTGGCAGAAACAAAAATTTTGTAGTCAGGAGGTAGACTTGAAGCATCTAGTCCTAGATCCAACAACTCGGCTAAACTTTTGATATCTTCATTCTGAATCTTAGACATACCGAGCCTTTTACCAAAATTGAATTTTTGTGAAAAACTTAATCCCGCTAGCTATGACGCGGGATTAAGTTTTTTCCTAATTAGACTAAATACCAGCAAATCAATTCTTGACCTACGACAGGTGCTGTACCGAAAGTTAGAGCACTTGCTGTCACCGTATATTGGTCTAAACCAGGACCTTGAGCAACAAGAAGCCCGTTTCTGAAAACCAAAACAAACCCTGCTGCATTCGGAGTGTGAGTCAAAGTAAATTCAGTTGTTGATCCGTTTCCAGCAAAGACTTCTTGATAGGGAACATAAGATCCGGCAGGGCCCGCAGGGCCGGTGGGTCCAACAGCTCCATCAGCACCCGCAGGGCCCGCAGGGCCAGTAGGGCCGTCTAAACCCGCAGGGCCGGTGGGTCCAACAGCTCCATCAGCACCCGCAGGGCCCGCAGGGCCAGTAGGGCCGTCTAAACCCGCAGGGCCAGTAGGGCCCACCAGACTAACTGGATCAATGAAAGCACGATTGTTAATAGATTGCAGTTTAGTCTGAAGAGGTTCGGAAATAAGTTGAAGTGAAACAGATCCGATTTCGATCAGCTTTTTATTTAAAGAAGTTCTACCAATAAAAGCTGTTCCTGCAGCAGGTCCATTGAGATCTTCCGCGCCTTCGTCGTCCCAGATCGAATGAACCCGAATACCGTTTGTAGTAGCCCCAGGATAAGCCGAGGTTCCCACATCTTCAATCGTGACAATTTTCCATCGATTGTAAGTCCCGAAAAACGGGCTCTCATCAACAAAAGCGTCTCCGATTTGAACGTCTGTAACAGACCAACCTTCTAATGTAGAGTCAATGACTTCCCCGATGACTTCCCAAATACCAGAGCCGAGATCGGAAGCGCCTACGATATCAAATCGAGCATTAAACTTTTTAGACATGGTAAGCCTCTATTAGAAAGCCAATTTTAATACGCAAGTCACACCTGAGGTTAAACCGTTAATAGTAAGCCTATCAAAGCCAGCAGAAATTGTGGCCGCAACAGCAACAGTTGCTCCCGAATCTTCTCTCCAAGCGTGATAATTAGGACGCCAAGCATTGGCTGCACTCGTATTGGTGCCAGCTCCACCGCTTGTTCCATATACAACCGTGAATTGAGTTCCACCGATTGTCGCCATTGGGAGTCTGATTCTGGCGGAAATCAAATTCACCCCGGCTGGAATTGTAAAAGTTCCAATAGCACCAACGCGAGCAAAAGTTATCCCACTGCCGTCTGCGAAAACTTCCACCTCTTCATTAGCTGTAGAAGAAGCTATATAACGAGAAAGCGATGCCCCACCACCGCCACCTACGGTAGTCCAACTCGTGTCGTAATCAGAGGCAGAATTTTTGGTTAATACTTGCCCCATCGAACCACCGGTTGGAACACCTGCACCCGTAGGGCCGGTGGGTCCTGCTGATCCAGCGGTTCCATTTGCGCCCGCAGGGCCGGTGGGTCCAACAGCTCCATCAGCGCCCGCAGGGCCGGTGGGTCCAACAGCTCCATCAGCGCCCGCAGGGCCGGGGGGTCCAATAGCTCCATCAGCGCCCGCAGGGCCAACATCACCCTGAGGGCCTGTTGGGCCTCCCGCAGGTCCAGGTTCGCCTTGAGGCCCCGTAGGGCCCGTATCCCCTACCGCGCCAATCGGTCCTGCCGGGCCCGTAGGTCCAACTTCGCCTGCCGGGCCGGTGGGGCCAGCCGCGCCGTCAGCTCCAGGGGCACCCGGCGCACCAGGAGAGCCAGGAGAGCCCGCAATGCCGGAGGGGCCCATATCCCCTTGAGGGCCTGTAGGGCCAGTAGGTCCCGCATCGCCATCAAAACCCGCAGGGCCTGTCGGTCCCACAGGGCCAGTAGCTCCATCAGCGCCCGCAGGGCCAGTAGCTCCATCAGCGCCCGCAGGGCCAGTAGCTCCATCAGCGCCCGCAGGGCCTGTTGGGCCTCCTGCCGGACCCGGCTCGCCTTGGGGGCCCGTAGAACCATTTGCGCCTGCAGGGCCTGTCGGGCCTGCAGATCCAGCATTACCCGCAGGGCCTGTCGGTCCCGTAGGTCCGGTTGCTCCAGGTTGTGGAGTTGGGGGAGGTGGGATAGGATCGCCTTCTAAAATGATTTCAAAAATCAAATGGTCATATTGAGTAGCGGAAGCCACTTCGAGTTGATCAAAAGTCAAAGGATAAAGACCAAAAGCAGGGACACTTAAGGACTCTTGATAAGTCGAGTAAGCCAAGGTGAAAACTTGCGGGATACCCGTTTTATTTCTAATGTTCGCTACGTATGCCATTCTTTTTCTCCCTCAAAATTAAAAATTTTTACGGTGCTGTATAATTCAAAACTTGTTTGGGTGTGAGCGGTGCCCCATTGTCTTGCTGAACCTGCAGCACGTTTTCATAAATCAAGTCTAAGAGTCGGGTTAAAAAACTTACATCCCCACCATTACGAGCATTGCTCACCAAGACTTCAAAGTCGGCGTCTTCGATCAAAAAAGTTTCACCGGGTCTAAGGTTAATTTGGAAAGCACTCCCATTCCGAATCGGATCTGCCGAGGAAGCGTTAATCGGTCTTGGGATCAAAACATTCGAGATCGGCCCTAACTGAAGAGCAAAGGCATTTGCTGGGGCCGTGCTAATAACCGGGTGTGAAGCAAGGGCAGTTGGGGTAAAAGAAATGTTAACCACAAGTTTTTCCTCTCCCAAGAAAATAACTCAATTTTTGTCTCGGTCCTCTTTTGAATAGAATCGTTATTCTTTATATATGTCCACTTTACGAGGTCCAGGACCGGTTCGAAGTTTAAGGCAAGCCATAGAAGACCGAAACGCGAAATTCTCCCGCACAGAAGTCTTAGAGGATGAACCGTACAAGCAAGCTCTAGAACAGCTCCTCCCTCAAATCGCAGCCGAAAGTGAACAAGCAGCCAAACCCGCAAGAGTCCCGTTTCTTTATTATCGGAAAAAAAGAATGGGCAGGCGCTGCTCTTGTTTCCACATCGAAACTTCTCCAGACGCAAATTGTCAGATTTGTTTTGGCTGTGGCTATGTCGGCGGTTGGGATTTACACGGCTGTCGATCCGAATGGATTGATGTGACCCAAGAAAATTTAAGATTGGTCAATCTTCAAGCCGATACCCAAGCAGGGACTAGACCAGTCTATTTCACCATGGAGGATGGAACAAACAGATCTTTCTTGGAACTCGATTTAGAGATTGTCAGAAACATCAAAAAAACCCAATGCCTTCAGATCGCGGTTGGAAACAAACGTAGGGGGGCTTCAGTCGATGCTTTTGTAAAAGCATCGGGGGATTTGAATTTTGTTCCGCTCACGGAAGCTAATTTGGATGCTAGGCTAAATGAGAGTAAGCTTTCTTTTCGAATCGAATTGAATAGAAACAATACTACAGTCGAATCCCCTAGACTCAGCCATGTCTTAATTCGATATCAATTAGTCCCAGAGATTAGAATGTACGGAGATATGAATCTTGGGGATAATGCTTTTGAGTTAGGAGATCTCGGTTTCTTCGATTCGTTTTCCACCTTGAATGTCTACGTCCCACCTAGCTTTGATCAGATTAACAATGAAGACTTTTTGATTCGGCAATCCGACCAAAAACGATTCAAAGTCACGCGGTTTCAACGCAATGCTCCACTCGAAGTATTAACAAGTCACATGGTCACAGCTCGGCTTCTGATCCCTGGAACAGATTCTTTGATTTATTTTCCTTGATCGTTTTTAGCGGTAGATAATTTGGTTAATAGTATTCATGCCGCTCAAGATCGCCGTTTACGCTATAGCGAAAAACGAAGAAAAAAATATTTCAAGTTGGTTGGAAAACACAAAAAATGCAGATTTCCGATTGGTCTGTGACACTGGAAGTACAGACAAAACCTTGGAGATATTGAAAGAAAACAATATCGAAACTTGCCAGATTACAGTCAGCCCTTGGCGGTTTGACATTGCTCGTAATACCGCGCTGAATCTTCTACCTTCCGATATTGATGTCTGCATTTGGCAAGACTTTGACGAAACTTTCAATCCGAACTGGAGAGAAGAATTGGAAAAGAATTGGGTGGGTGGGACCACGACCGTCTATCACAAGTATCGAAACAACAATTCTTCCTGGCAATGGCACAGCAAAATCCACGCAAGACACTACTGCATTTGGGCAGGCTGCGTACACGAAACATTGAAATGGTCTTGTCCCGAAAAAGATATCTGGATTGCAGAGATCTATCTAGATGAAAAGCAAGACCTAGAAAAAGACCGATCCGGTTACTTGAAGCTTTTGGAAAAGAAAATATCGGAAGGGGATAACCATTGGAGAACTTTTTATTTCCTATCCTCCGAGTATCAAAAAATTGAAAATTGGAATCAGGACATAGCTTATAAGATAAAAAGCTTCCAGTTTTGCCAAGACGGAGGAGTCTCCAAATCCTACATCGCAAGAAACATCGCTATTTCTTACCAGCAGTTAAAAAACTGGTCGGAAGCTGAGAAGTGGTTAAAGACGGGATTGGATGAAAGCGAAGAAAGAGAAACTCTTTTTGCCTTAGCCTATTTGTATTACGCACAGAAAAAATGGGGCGAATGCTACATCTACTCCAAAAAGTGCCTTGAAAAAAAAGAAAGAAGAGACGGATTCACTTTCGATGCGAGAGCCTGGGGAGAATCGCCTTTCGATTTAGCGGCTTTATCCGCCTACAATTTGGAAATGTATTCAGAAGCTTGTTCTTTGGGGAAGAAAGCCCTTGAATTAAAGCCCAACGACCCTAGACTTCTTTTAAATCTCAGAATGTACGAGAACAAAAATGGTCAATCGCGCTAAGACTTGTGTTTATGCCATCTGTTTGAATGAGATTAAATTCGTGGACGCTTTCATGAAGCATTCGAGTGAAGCGGATTTAATTCTCGTTTGTGATACCGGATCGACGGACGGAACTGCAGAGAGGTTAAAAGAACTCGGAGCTACAGTTCATCGCATCACTCAAAAACCTTGGCGCTTTGACGTGCCTAGGAATACGGCGCTGAGCCTTGTACCTAGTGACATCGACATCTGCCTCAGTATCGACTTAGACGAGCAGCTTCAGCCTGGGTGGAGCGCCGCTTTAGAAAAAGTGTGGCAAGAGAAACAAGGAACAATCAAGCGGGTGTCCTATGACTACACTTGGAATTGGAAAGCAGACGGAACGCCCGATGTCAGATTCTTTACCGATAAGATCCACCATCGCCATGGTTACCGCTGGAAGCACCCTTGTCACGAAACTCTGTATTGGGAAGGAGAAGGGTCTGAGGTTTATGTTCAGATCCCTGAGATCAAGCTCCATCACTTTGCCGACCCTACAAAAAGCCGAAGCCAGTATCTGCATTTATTGAAGCTTGCCGTCGAAGAAGACCCCAATGGGGATCGGATGCGGCACTACTACGCTCGCGAGCTAATGTTCAAAGGTCAGTACGAAGAAGCCATTAAGCACTTTGAGCATCATTTGAAAATGCCCCAAGCTACTTGGAAAGAGGAGCGCTGCGCAAGCTTGAGATTCATTGCTCGTTGCCACAGGTATCTAGGCAGAAAAGATCTCAGCCAAGAATGGGCCATCAAAGCGATTTTGGAGTTATCTACGACCCGCGAGCCTTGGTTGGACTTGGCTCAATCCGCCTATTTCAATCAGGACTGGCCCACTTGCTTTTGGGCTGCCACCAAATGCTTGGGCATTCAAAACAAGACTTTGAGTTACATTGCGGATGCGAGCGCCTGGGGATTTGAACCTTATGACTTGGCTGGGATTAGCGCATGGCATCTGGGCTTAAAAGAAAAAGCCAAGGAATATAGCCTAGAAGCCTACAAACGGTTTCAAGATAACCGATTAAAAGCCAACTGTTTAGTCTTAGGATGGAAGCCTGACGAATTACCTTAAGGGTTATTTTTTAGAGTATGAGAGCCTACTTTAAATTCCCCACCCTTGCTGCGATTGTTCTAGGGCGTAATGTTGTCAACGTTCCTGGGATTGAGGACTTTGTCGAAAAATTCGAGCAAAACGATCCAAGAATCGACAACTGGCTGAAGCGGAATCTGAGGAATTGGCTCATCAAGGATTACGACCGTTTCAGGCAGATCACACACCAAGAAGGAAACCCCGACTGGGTAGGCAAGGCCTTGGAGCGCGGTGAGAAAGTCTATGAAGTCAGACTTGATCGAGAGATCTTTGACAAGATCTCTCATGTGATCGATTGGTTCAAATCGGACGACTCGCCTAAAAGGCTGGATGCCGTAACGGTGCCCGAAGCCCTCAAGCAATCGGACGCCTGGACTGAGAAGCTTACCAAAAAGAAAGTCGATCAAGGGATTGCTCTTGCGGGAGAAGAGATTTTTAAAAAGTACGGTGACGGGTATTCTTGGCGCAAATTGGTTTCCGAAGAAGCTTTGGTTCTTGAAGGAAAGAAAATGGGCCATTGCGTGGGCGGTTACTGGAGTTCTGTGCAATCAGGGGAGACCGAGATCCTTTCCTTACGCGACCCTAAAAACGAACCTCACTGCACAGTTGAAATTAGCCACAACGAAGTACGTCAAATCAAAGGCAAGCAAAACAAATCGGTCATCAAAGAGTATTGGTCTTATGCACAAGACCTTTTGAAAACTTTGAAAGAAAACGGCGTTTATGTCGGTGCTAACAACTTATCCAATATTGGTCTCTATGAGATCGATGGAAAGATTGTCACTTTCAAAGAACTTGTAGCAAACCTAGACTTAGTGAAAGCTCTTTTGAAAAAACATTTCGGTATTGATGTGACGGATGAAATGCAAGTCCAAGTTACCGAAGATGGAATTGAAGTCGGATCTAAATTTGTGGATATCCTTTTGGGGTTTTTGCCTCTTCCACGTAGACAAATTGAAGCCTATAAAAATCTCATGGAGGATTCTTACGACACAGAATTTTCCATTCACGACCACGATGTCACCGATCTCTATGACTATGTAGAAAAGCATTACCCCAAGGCTTACAAAAGATTGGTGAAGCTTCTTGAAAGTGTCGCAACCGAGGAAGAAGCTAAAAACGAAGACTACTTGAGCCACCGCTCGGCAAGCACTTTCTTGAAGGTGTATTCCGATGAATTGCAGCCGATTTATGATGCCGCGATCTCAGGAATCTCTGACGGCTGGAGTGTTGGAACACAAGACGCTGCTCACAAATACGTCAAAGATAAATTGTCGGAGTACGGTTGGCTGTGCGATTCCTATACTTCCGAAGATGGAGACGGTACAGTTTGGCTTCATCTCAGTTCTAGCGCAATTGCGGATGGTTATTTAGGTGATCTCTACAAAGACCCCTACGGAAGAAGAGATGGCTTTAATAGCGAATTCGATGAAGAAGTTGCCAAGGAGCGCTTTGTCGATGCGCTATTTGAGAATGGTTTCCTAAATCAAGCGGATATGGCGAGTAAGAAAAAATTAAAATCCGCTTTGGAGTATCCGGCTTTGGGAAAAATCCTAACTAGATTTTAAATTGACTTATTAAGTCAATTAAGTTAAAATTCTCCTGTGGCAAAAAAAACTCGCCTTAAAAACTATCCGAGTCTTGAAATGGTTTTATCCATGGCCTTTAGTCGGGACCGTTGGGTGGACAAAGTTAGGCACCGGTTAGAGGGGGCTTTGGGCGAATACGCCAAGCAGAAGTTTGCCGAAGCCATTGGATACACGGGTTGGGATTGGACCATTGAAGTAGAAACGATTCTGGCAGGTGTTTCGGACTTAATGAACACTAAAAAAGTTCAAACCAAAACAAAATTTGACCGCAAAAAAGCTTTCCAAGAAGCTTACCAAGATGCTCAGGGCAGTTATGATCAAATCGTCCACGCTCGAAACACCTTGTGTAGAGAGCATCCATTCAACATGGAACAATACCAAAGAATTAGGCTTGTAAAACTAGATGCCGATACTTTGCTTAGAGAAATGGTTCTTAAATTTCTCCCGGGGATTTTGAATTAAACACGCCACTTGACCTGCTAAGTCATTTGATATAACATTGCTATAGCATGTCTTACTCTAAAAAGTTGATTCAGATTAGGTCCAAGAAAAACTGGAGCCAGGAAAAGCTGGCCTCCCACCTGAATGTCAGTTTCGCTACCGTGAATCGATGGGAAAATGAAAAATCTGAACCGCAAAGAGAAGCCAGAGAGTCGATTGATGTTTTGTGGGGAAGCCTACAAGAAGAAAACTACCCTGCCCTCAACCAAGTCCTCGCGCATTCGAAAAGATCCAAGCTCACCATTCTTTTGGACGAGAACCTTTTTCAGCTCAAGCCAGCCCTAAAAGACTCTGGGTTTAAAGTCATCTTAATGAAAAAAGGAACCTCCGACGAGGAGATTAGGGAGCTTGCCGAAGGCACTGCCATCCTCACAACTAATTCCAAAGACTTTATTCCCCACGCTGTCGCGGACGATTTCGATGTCATCTCGGCGGAACTGATCAAGTTCATCGATACTGAGCCCACTCGTAAAAACCAGACGGTTCAAAAGATAGCCAAAGCCATTCGAGAAAGTGGGATGGTTTTCACCCGTGGTAATTTCAATTTAGTCGTCCGAGATGACGGATCTTACGAACTCAAACCTTTAGTCTAAGTTGAGTCACTTCTTAGGCCGCTTAGCTTTAAAGAAAGCTCTCCCTAAGCAAATGGCATCTGCAATGTCGTTGTCTTTGATTTTTAACTCCAGGCCATACATGGCGTTAGCAGCCCTGACGGACAGGTGCTTTTTAGTAACCCTGCCACGCTTTTTACCGGCTGAGACTTGGCGGTTATTTTTCAGATCCTCTTTGCTCATCCGAAGCTCTAAGAGCTTTCTCCACTCGCTCGGATCGAGGTAATGAACCTTGACCCCCACAGCCCTAAAGTTCTCCAAAACCGCTTTATGGGTAAATTCTAGGATACGCTGGGTATGCCTGTTTTTTCCACGTACTGTATTCTCAGCCACTACTTGATCGGGCTTGTACTTACCCCAAAGTTCCATCACCTTGTGAGCCATCTTGTTTGAGGCATCTAGGATGTTGTAAGGGTACTCGGGCATCTTCTCAGGGTAGCCGTTGACGTTGAAGTTGGGGACCGAGATTTCGATCACCCCAAAATCTCCTAGGTTATCATCCTTGATAACTGCCCACCCTGTCGATGTACTTAAATCGAGCGCTAGAATTTTCACACTGATGTTTTACTAATCCACTTTGGATTTCAAAGCGCCCGACTCCATGTGCTTTCTGAGAGTCTTCATCATGAGCTTGCACTTCTTGCCGCGATCCTTGATCTCTTGCCGCCAGGATTTCACGTAGTAAGCGAGATCCTCTTTGGCTTGAAGATGATCTTGAGTCATGTGGTTGAGCTTCACTTCTTCAAGCTTTCTTTTAGCCTCAATCACATCGGGTTCTTGCTCAAGCTTTTCCTTGTGCGCTTTCAGTTCTTCTTCGAGGTCGAGCTTCTTGGCGTCATTCTTGAGCATCTCTTTGGACCGCTCAAGCATCAGTTGCTCACGAGCAGCTTCAATCGCCAAATCCTCAGGCTTCATGGCGTTGATCGCGTCCACGACTTCCTGAGGAAGGTCACCCTTCTTCTTAGGTTTCTTAGCCATGCTTCCCCCTAGGCTCTCTCAAATTGATTTTGAAATCACGCTAGGGGATTTCGGATCGTCTGTCAAATCAAAGAACCCGACTCACCGCTTCTTAAGCTTGGCCTTTTTCATGGTCGGGTATTCCATCTCCGCTTTAGCGCGAGCTTTTTTAGCTAAAGTTTCTTTTTCCTTTTTAGTCAACCGCTTCACTTTGGCTTTAGAAGCTTTTGCTCTTTTTCCCTTTTTGACTTTGGCTTCGATGACTTCCGAAACAGAAGCAAAGATCGAGGCAAGTCCTGGGTAGCGATTGGAATCCACTTGAACCTTGGTCACCATTTCTTTGACTGCACCACTTTTCTTCACAAGATTCTCCAGTACGGGTTCAATCGCTTCCAAGGCTTCGTCTGCCCACTTGCGGTCGAGATCCTTGGTGGTTTCTTCAAGCTGATCGTAAGGAACAAAAGATTGCTCCCAACGAGCGCTGCGCTCGGCACTAACTTCGGCTTTGACAGCCTTTGCCCAGTGAACCCACGCCTCGTGAAAAACTTCAGCCAAGGATTCTTTGATCTGATCTTTTGTTTCTTTGTCCATTTTAAACCTCAAACATCTTCGTAGGTGCCGTCTTCGAAAAGAATGCCCACATGATAGCCTTTGTCGATGTGCTCTTCGGCGAGATCCATGGCTTCTTCGTAGGTTTTAACTTTGACTTCTTTTTTTCCTTCACCTTTTTTATCAAGGATGACAGTCAGTTCTTCATCTTTCGCGGAAGCTTCTGCCTGATTGTCATATTTCTCGATGATCGACCCGATGTCAGTATACAAGAATTTATTCTTTTCTCGGTCATATACAACGGTCAAGTTGTAGGTATCGCCCGAGTTAATATACTGAAATCTTGGACGGGTCGGATTGCTTTCATTCGGGTCGTAGGCTTCCACACCGTGGTATCCCACTAAATCAGAAACGTGCTCCAAGATATTTTCGACATAGCTAGCTGGGTTATAAGTATTGTGCTTTTTGTCGTAATATCTTTCGCCGTTCTCATAGGCTTTTTTAGCTTCAGCCATGGCCGCTTTCAATTCTTCCAAGGTGGTTGAGGCTTGCGTTTTATAATAAGAAGACTCCACAACAGATATCTGAATATCCCCAATAATCTTCTTAATGGTTTCAATCGCCAAATTCGGATCGACCTTACCTGGAATCTTAAGAATGCTATCGTCGTCAAAGGAGATGCCAGAGACGCCTAAAGCTTTCTCGATTTTTTTGATCTGATCCAAAGAGACTTTGTCAAAACCAATTTTGAGTGCAAAAGCGGTTTCTGAAGCAGAGGCTTGCGTTTTATAAGAAGACTCCGCAGTGAATCCGTCAAACCAATCACCGAACTCTTCGGTGTGTTTGACATTCTCAGGTTTTTCACAAGTCTTAGAGCTAGTCTCGTCGTCGTTGCACCACTCTTTCGCTTCTTCCAAAGACAGCCCTTTTTTCATGACTTTTTGAGGGTGGCCTTCTTTATAAAAGCGAACGATCTTGTAGGTTTTTTCTTCTTCTTCTTCTTCCTCGTCTTCATCTGAGGAGGCTTCAATTTTCTCGCTAGAAAGGTATTCCACCAAGTCGTCAGCCACAACCGATCCATCGGCTTCGATCACGACCGGAACACCGGCTTCTGGATCTTCACCCATGGACTCAGCCCAGAAGATATAGACTTCATCGGGTTTAGCGGCATACTCGACCCCACGCTGAACTTCCATCAGGTCTGGGAGATCGCCCACTTTGGGTTCTTCGATGATGGTTTCATTTCCGGCCTTATCGACCAGGATGAGCTGGCAGCCTTCCATCACCTCGTCATCACCAAGCTGAAAGTAGTCTCCACGATTAGAGGAAACTTCATCTCCGTTCTCATCGATGAGAACAGCGCTCTTATACTTCACAGCGGGGTTTTCTTTAACTGGGCCTGAGAAGAAAAAATCTTTCACCCAGAGGCGATCAATCTTGTCGCTGTCTTTGAACACGTCGATGTAAGTGCCTTGATACTTATCGAATTCGCGGTGTTCGCATTCAAAGCCATGCTTCTCAAGTTCTTTACAGATCTTGTCAAAAGTCTCGTGATCGTAATCCTGATCGGCTTCGCCAGTGGCTTCAATCCGAACAGCGGCTTGCACCGAAGATTTGCTGGTCAATTCCATAGTGTTGCCTTTGTCGTCCTCAATGTGTTTTCCGAACGGGCTAGAGTCTTTGACCCATTTCCAGTTGCCGGTCCCAAAAAACTTGTTTGCTTTGATTTCGGCAGCTTTAGTTGGATCGCCAGAGATCAAAACCTCCCAAGGCTTTCCGATCTTAGCGGAGTCTTCGTCATAGATATGGATGCGGTCGAATTCTTTGGCAAGATTCGGGAAAGGATCGGACTCCGCCGACTTGACGGCTTTTTTGGCGGCAGATTCCATTTTGTAAGGGCTCACATTGCCGTGATCACTCACGTACCAAACGTTAGGCCAAAAGTTATGCTTTTGCATCCAAGCCTTGGCAGCGGCTTCTGCTTCCTCTGCCGTATTGAACTCGCCAAGGAATTCCCCATTTTTAATAGAGACAGAAATCTTTGATCCTAGTGGGCCTGAGTCAGAAAAAATAATGTCCTGGTCGTCAGGTTGATCATCTTGAAATTCTTCTTCTTCGGATTCTTCTTCTTCGGATTCTTCCGTAGCCGAAAGAACACCGTGTTCATAAACGTCTTCAGCAAATTGATCGAAATCCATCCGATCTTCGATTGAATAGTCTTGATCGAGTTTGTACTGCTGGTACATGGATTCAAGCTCTGTGAGGTTTTCTTTTAACCAAGCTTCAAAATCGGTTAGTTCTTCCACGAGTTCTCCGCCTTCCCAGTCTTCTTCAGCACCACTTTTAACTTTGTTTTCAGTCTTGGCTGTCCACATATCTTGGTTCTCGCTGTCTTCTGGCTTGGTGGTGATGATCAGAGAGTTCCCATCCACGTCACTCCACTCTGGAATAAGAGTGGGGTAGGTTTTCTTGGTTTTGAATCTCCAGAAAAAATCCGTAAGGTTATCCGCAAACTTTTCTACTCTATGCGGGTCAGCCAAGATGTCTCCGAGTTCCAAAGCCATCTTACCTTCGCCAAGCTCTTTCAAAGAGTATTCACCGTGGAGTTCTTTATCCAAAAAGATTTCCAACGTGGTTTTGAACTTCTTCAAATCCGAATCCGAATCGTCTTCGGCTCCACCCACAGCTTGATTTCCATTTTTAGGCAGCCTAACCATTCGGCTGTGTCCGGTGAAACCAAATTTCTTATAAAATGTTCTTAATTTTGAAATCGGCATTTTGTTTTTCTCTTTAGGTACGGGCTGTAAATCAAGAATCACGCCATACTTATCCGCTAAATCTACAATAAACTGCATTGCTCTTGTGCCTTGGCCTTGTCTTGGTTCTAAGGCTTGAATCCACTTCAGAGCAACTGAGCGTTCCCCTTTGGGTCCACCCAGCCAAGGTCTCAACTCGATCACCGCTTCATTGTTAAAAATTCTAATTTTATTTTCAAATGGGTGTGGCTGGGTTTTTCCCCAGACATCCTTCATAAATTTATCAATATTATCCGACTTCAAATCGGCTGGGCTAGCCTCTTGATCTGTTCGCAAGCGGAGTTTAAGTTTTTGAGTTTCGGAAGAGGTCAGCATCTTTACACTCTTTCCAAACTTGTCTTTAAGATGAGATGCGACTAGCCCCAAAAGATTCTTATTAAAAGGGGCATCCCTGTCATCGGATGCGAATTTCTTAATGCCCATTTTAGCAAGCTTGGTCCAGTCCAAAAGGGCTTTAGCTTCAGGGGCCGCTTCCTTCTTGTGCTTCTCGGCCAAGGCTTTGGCCATCTCAGAGATCTCTTCGTCTCGGGCGATTTGGTTCACTAGATCCCTGACCTGATCCCGATAGCCGCCTGGAAGCTTCTCTGGCATCGAAGTGTTGAAAAACTCTTCTGGCTTCTGCTCGATCTTCCAACCCGAGGAACTGGCAATTTGTTCCAAGTATTTGGTGTGCTTCGAGGTGGTTCGAGAATACTTCTTCTCGTTGACGTAGAGAAGATCGCTTGGCGCATCGCGTTTAGCGATAATGGTGCGATAGCTGTAAAGGGTGTCGCCCTTGGCCCAGATGATATCTCCGTCTTTGCCTACGCTTTCGCCGGTAGATAACCAAGAACGAATCAAGCCTTCTTCTTTGGCCCCAGCCATAGCCTTCTCAGCCACAATCTTTTGTCTTGCCATTCGAGTATTCCCTAAGTCGTTTGAATTGCTACTAAGAAAATAACTCGGCTTTACTCGTCTTTGACCTGAACCCCCCAGGCAACCCCACCCCTAAAAACGAACTCAGAATTAGTAAAATCAACCCCAAGGGGAAGCGCATGAGATCGGGGTTAGAAAATAAAAAGCATATCGTTTGCTATTCTGGTGGGCACTCTTCGGCTCTAGTCGCGGTGGAAGTCGTTCGCAAGTACGGCAAAGAAAACGTGATCCTGCTCAATCACGATATCCACGCATCCGTCGAGAGCGAAGACATCAAGAGATTCAAGAAAGAAGTAGCCGATTACCTCGAACTTGAAATCACCTACGCCAATCACCCCGATTGGGACAGTAAAGATCAGTTTGACGTTGTTCGCGAGGCCAATGCTTTCAAGGTCGGAAACGGCACCGCCCTTTGTACCAACCGCCTCAAGACCGCCCCTTTTGACAAGTACCTGAAAGAGAACTTCCCAGTCGAAACGGATGGCGAAAGCCCTTGTGTGATCTATTACGGGTTTGACGCCAATGAGCCAGCGCGTATTTTGAGGCGAAGCTCGATCCTAGGAACCAAGGGCTATTTGACAGCCTTCCCCTTGGCCCATTGGCCAAGGACGATTCAGTCCACAAAAGAGATCGGAATTGAGCCACCCAACACTTACAATCAATTCAAACACGCCAATTGTATTGGTTGCCTGAAAGCTGGCCGCCAGCACTGGTACATCGTCTACTGCACAAGGCCCGATCTCTGGGAGAAAGCCAAAAGCACCGAGGACGCGATCGGATACTCGATCATCAAAGACATTTACTTAGACGAACTCGAACCCAAGTTTGAGCTGATGAAAAAAGTAGGGGTGGTTCCGACCGAGCATCTTCACCACAAGACTTTCTGGAAACAGGTCGCCGACCAACTCAAGCAAAGTATGAGCGAAGAAGAGAAGTCCGAGAAACCTTGCGAGTGCGTGTTCTAATGAAAAAAATATTCGTGAGCTTCTCAGGCGGCAGGTCTTCTGCCTTGATGTGCAAAATCGTTTTGGAAAAATACCCGGACTCCGAAAAAGTCTTCGTGTTTGCCAATACCGGAGAGGAGCACCCCAAGACCTTGGACTTTGTTCACCAAGTCGATCAGCACTTGGGTTTGAACTTGGTTTGGGTCGAGGCTCAAGTCGAAAGAGCGGGTAAGGGATGCACCCACAGGATCGTCAATTATGAAACCGCATCTCGAAAAGGCGAGCCCTTCGAAGCGGTCATCTCCAAATACGGCATTCCCAACAAGTCTTATTCACACTGCACTCGCGAGATGAAATTAAACCCCATGTACTCTTATCTCGACAGCATTGGATGGAAAAGAGGGGATTACTTCATCGCTATTGGCATCCGAGCGGATGAGCCCAAGCGAATCCAAAAGACTGCAGAGAAGAAGAAAATCTTCTACCCATTGGTAGATGCAGGGATCGACAAACAAGACGTTTTGGATTTCTGGGAGAGTATGCCTTTTAATCTAGAGATCCCAGAGCACTATGGGAACTGCAAAACGTGCTGGAAGAAATCGGACAAAAAGCACGTGATGCTGATCAAAGAACACCCCGAGTGGTATGACTTCTTTTCGCGCATGGAAAAAGAATATGGCCTAGTCAAAGGCTTGCGCCAAAACGATACGGGGTCTAGAACCTTCTTTCGGATGAAACGATCCGTTTCAGACATGATCGCTTTGGCCCAGGCAGTTGAAAAACCCAACCTTTTGGAACTCAACAGACCAGATGAAAACAGCGGATGTTCGGAAAGCTGCGAGGTGACTTTCGATGATCAAGAGTAAGATGCACACCTTTTGGTGCAAGATCTATATCGCAGGGCCAATCGATATCGCCAAACAGCTTTTGCGAGAGGAATGCTCCAAGGGCCTTTGTGTGACGATCGAACCTACTTGGTATATTTACACAGGCGGGGAAGAAGCTGGCTATGTGGTTGGTCTTATCCAATATCCGAGATTTCCAAACTCTCAGGAAAACATCTTAACTAGGACTATTGAGATTGCCGAAATGTTGATGGAAAAAACCTACCAATCTTCGGCATCCGTCATGACCCCAGAAGAGACTTTCTACTTAGAATCCAATAGCATCCGAAAATCCTCCCATTCTTGACTTTTTTGGTTTCATCCGGTACTCTTTAAAAATGAAGAAGTATCCCACAGTTACAAAGGTTTTGACGCCTTTACGAGTAGAAGAACCTACTTGGACTCGTGAGAGCTTGCTTCAGAATTTCCGCCAACGCTCACGCGCCTTAGGCCGTTTGTCTCAAGGGCAAACTAGGATCGAAAGCCTTTATCCCAACGAGCACTTCTCCGATGATGACGTGGCGTTTGGGTATCTCACGAATTCTCAGGTCGTTGTCGCCTCCGATTTTGAAACCGAAGAGAAGGTCGCAGTCGGCTACATCGCTCATGTAGTGATGCTCGTGGCTTTGGGTTATGCCAAAGACGAAAACGATACGCACCCTAAGATTGACTATAAGGTTCGTGGGATCGTCAAAGCGGCTTTGCATCGCGATGTCATCTTTTGGGAAACTCCAGAGGAACTTCTTTCGGACCCCGATCGGTTCTTTGCCCTTCAGAGCTGCTTGAATGAACTTCTAGATCGTGGGCTCATCTCTTCTGCCAACAAAGTCTATGGCGCTGGCACTGGCGCTACTCCCTCGCTCGGAACAGTAGGCCAACTTTTGAAAGCCTAAGTGGTGCTTATTGTTTATAACAAGGCACTACCATGACTAAACTTAGTGAAAAGAAATACCCTGCTCTCAATAGGATTTTAAGCAGCAACAGCCTGATGATCAACATCGACGGCAAACTTTACACCCCCGAGCAACTCGACCAGATGGAAGGCGAGGAGATCAAGATCGAGGGCGATCTGATTTTACCCGATCATCTCGGGCTCACTCGATTTCCTGCCTGGGTATCTCGATGCGTGGTCTTAGGTAGTTTTTTATGCCCTCGGAACCGGCTCACTTCACTCGAAGGTGCTCCGCAAAGCGTAGGTGGGGATTTTATCTGCTACGATAATCAACTCACGACTTTGAAAGGTGGCCCACAAAAGGTGGGCGGGAATTTTTTGTGCGACTCCAATCAACTCACGACTTTGGAAGGGGCTCCTAAAAAAGTGGGTAAAGATTTTTCCTGCGCTAGAAACAATCTCACGAACCTCAAAGGCGCACCTCAAAAAATAAACGGCGTTTTTCATTGCGATCAAAACCAACTCACTTCACTCGAAGGTGCCCCGCAATCAGCGGGAAGTTTTTATTGTACCTCCAACCAGCTCACTACCCTTCGAGGCGCTCCCCAAGTAATCGAAAGTTTTGATTGCACCGACAATCAACTGGTGAGTTTAGAAGGCGCACCTGAAAAAACCAGTAAGAGTTTTCGTTGTGGCGTAAACAAGCTCACTAGCCTCAAGGGCGCACCTAAAGAAGTGGGCTGGGAGTTTGCTTGCTTTGAGAACCAACTCACTTCACTCGAAGGTGCTCCAGCAAAAGTGGGGTGGGGTTTTGACTGCTCCAAGAACGCTAAAAAGTTCACCAAAAAAGACGTTCAAAACGTCTGTCAGGTGGGTTTGAAAATAAAGGTATGAGTATGAAAAGTTTGAATAAAAGAAAGTTCCCAAAGCTGTCAAAAGTATTAAGCTACATCGACAAAGCCGTCCCCAAAGAAATGTGTGACTGTGGTGCGACCTCCACGGGAAGCAACATGCACTCGACTTGGTGCAAAGGCGTGAAACCGGCTGAAGCTTCTAGCCAAGAGATCGAGAAGCTGGCCAAAAAATTCAGCGAGCTTTTGCGCTCGGATCATACCGCCGAAGAGATGGAAGAAGTGATTGAAAAAAATCGCGAGCACAAGGCCAACGGAGATAATGGGATCTGCGCTACCCACGATATCTGTGACGCCAACATGGTCATGCTCGATGCTTTTAAAAGCGTCACCGGCAGAGAACCTAGCTTTTTAACAGACTCCGAAAACGAAGCCGATATGCCGCTTTGGAACAAAGCTTGGGAATTAGCCAAAGCTAATGAGTTCTGGGTCTAATCATCTAGGCATTTAACGTATTTGGCTTGACCCGCGTCATAGATCTTGTACCAGCCAAGTTCCTGTGCGTGCTGTGCTTGGGTTAATTTTCTCTCATCCATGTTTGCTCGACAGCGCAAGCGGTTAAAAGTGTTAACCCCATCTGTCCATTGCCATCCTAGTGTTGTCTTCTCAAGGTGAAAGCCGTGCTCCAAAAGATGTTTTCCTGTCCCATACCGAAGATCCACGTAGTTGATAATTTCCCCCTTTTTAAATTGAGAGATTTCTAAAGCTTTTTTAAGAAGTCTAGAAAAGCCTCCAACTACAGAAATAAAAGGCTTGGTGCAAAACCGACTGACGTGGAACTCTTGGCCCACAACACGATAACTCATGGCAGCTATAATTTCCCCCCGGTAACTTAGCGCTAAAGACTTTGCCGGAGTATAACCCATGAGATGGTTGGTATGGAAAAAAGCTTTTGCGTCGAATTCAGAAGTGATCTCGCATTTTCTAGCGAAAATCTTTTCCGAGTTTTTACCCAGAGCATTCCAAACAATCGATTTTACGATATCTGGTTTTTGGCGGATCTCATCCTCACGGAATTGAAAAAGTCTTTTTCCGTACTTTTTAAAAAGTTCTCTCCTCTTCAGGTGAGAATACTTATCCTCTACCCGAATTTCGGAGTGCCAAAAAATACCATCGGCTTCTAAATAGATATCCTCTGTTAATTTAAAGTCTGGTTTTATTTTAGATTTTTCTGGTAATAACCATTCGGGGGTAGCACCGTATCTAGTTATTTCTAATAGATCAGCTACTTTTTCTTCTAATTTTCTAAGGGTAACCGCTCGCGCAGGGTGACCGTGCCCCATTAACACCGAGTTTGGTTTTGCCCACCATTCCCCATATTTCTCATCTATAAAACGAGCGGGTTCCAGAGATTTTTTATAGGTAGAAAAGTCTAAAGTCACATGAGGGAATAATTTTTTAATGCGTTCTTGCACTTGTTCTGGAGGTATAATCGCTTTTTGACGTTGTCTTGCTTGATGTCTTCTATTTTTGTGTAGCATTAGCCTTTGTGGTTGGACCCACCATTCACCGTACTCGACATCTATAAAACGAGCCTTTGTTGTTACATTTACAAAAGTAGATTCATCGAGTGTTATTTCAGGCCGGTTTGAAAGAGCTTTTTTTACGTCCTCGATCGTATAAACGGGATTGCCAGTTCTTTTTGGGTGGCACTGCCCCTTCATGATGTTGTTTGGAAACGCCCACCATTCACCGTATTCGTCATCAACAAACAAAGCTTTCTTATCCACGGACTCATAAGTCTCTTCTACCAATCGCATAAAAGGCCTACTCGGGTACTTCTGATAGCCTTCTTGGATGCGTCTCTGAACCTCGGCTGCGGGTAGTGCTCGAATAAAAGCGTCCCGCTTAGGGTGCTTGGTTTGATGGTGCTTGATTACAAATTGAGGCTCTGCCCAATACTCTCCAAACTTTTCATCAATGAACCGCGCCTGGATAGAAAGGCCTTTGTAGGTGGACTCGTCCAGCCGCATATAGGGATGAATCCGAATCACTTCTGCCTGGATTTCGTCAACGGTCAAGCCGCGTTGATTTTTGAGCCTCTTCGGATGCTGCTTTTTACCCCTAAGAATCTCAGCAGGAACAGCCTCAAATTCCCCATGCTCGGAGTCCCTAAATCGAATTCGAGTCGCGGTATTGACATACTCCCCAAAATCAAAACTTAGGTGAGGTTGCGGGGGGACTGTTTCAGATCCCTTGTGGATTCTTTCTAAGATCTCTTGAGGGCTTTTTGGTTTTACTGCCATAAATACTCTTATTATTAGTTATATGGATAATAGGACTATAGTTTTAGGAAGCACAGTGTCAACCGAAGAAACGCGCATCTGTAAGCTAGATGACGTTCGAAATCAGAATTTTGTTTTAGCTGCGGAAACGAGTGCTGGGCCTTTAAGCAAGACCTTTTTAGAAATCGATTATTCATGGCTTCCTCTCTGTGCTGACACCTATAAGATTTCTCCGAACATCCAAGACTATGTTTTTGTTCAGGTTCCAATTATAACAAGCGATACTCCAAATCGCAATCTTCAAAGTTTTCCATTTTTAGAAATTAGTTCCTGGGACGTGAATCAGGGCTCTCCAGTTTATAAAACTTTCGTAGGTAAACCCACCTACACCAACCACAAAAACAACACGATCCCGCATCTTGCCAAAGGCGTTCATTTCGACTCAGCCCTCCAGTACGTTCCTAAGTACGACATCTACAAGATCAACGTGCTTTTGGGATTTGATAAGTCAAAAGATCCGGGCCTGTGTGAAGCGATCCTGAAGAACAAAGGCGTCACCGGCTACTCGATGGGCAGCATGGTGAGTACCTTCCTTGATTCTGTTACTGGGAAATATATCGGTCTCAACGATCCCGAGTACAAAAAACATCGAGGCGCAATCGACAAAGCAACAGGAAGACTTCGCTACTTGTCTTGTATCGGAGCCACCTTCTTTGAAACTTCGTGCTTAGGAGATTTCGGTCGAGGCGACCCAGGGGAGCCACCGGCTGATTCAGAAGCTAACAATTTGAATTCATTCGTCTTTTTGTAATTACGGTCTGGATCTCTTGAAAGCAAACAACTTGACATTCCGCGTTATGTTTGGTACTTTAACCAAAAGGATTGAGGTTTGAGATGATCCACGCAAATAAATATCCCGTAGTTGCAAAGGCCCTAAAGTCCAAGAAAAAGTCCGAGAAAAAGTCCGATAAAAATTACACTTTAAGCGTTTTGCCTTTCAGCGCATCACGGGCTATACCTTGGTTAATAAAATGATGCTTTGCTAAGATTTCGTTGTTTTCATCGTCACTGTTGCACAGCTCAGTTCCGTAGGTTGTTGTAGCGATTTGCTCCAACGCCTCCCGAAGCTTCTCTACCTCCATCGCTTGCTTGACGACTCTTCTAAAAACACCGGGATCAATCCTAGTGTGGTCGCGGTCGTTGTAAAGTTCGTTCAGTTCTTCCATAGAAAGATCGGTCATTTGTCCTCCAGTGCTGCCTTGGCTTTTGTGCCTATTTCTGTCATCCGGTTTAGCAACCCCAATAATAGTAGATTCCACCCTACCGAAAAACCCGTCCCACTTCTGGAATACCTAATCCGAACTTACACAAACGAGGATGAAACCGTTCTGGATAACTGCATGGGTTCAGGCTCAACCGGCGTAGCGGCGGTGAACACAAACCGCCGTTTCATCGGGATTGAAAAAGAGTTGAAGTATTTTGAGATCGCCAAAAAACGGATCAACGATGCCAAACCTATGTTCCCGTAATCATTGACCTATTTATTGAGGGCAGGTGAAATCTAGTATCCCGCCCTTTTTTTATTATTACACCAAAAAAACCCACTCGAAATACATTGATACTCCGGTGCGGTTTCAAGCGGCCAGGCTTTACACGACTCAGATGAATGCCGAGCGAGTCTGCTGGACCGTAGCTCACCTCATTTGCTTGAAGGAAGGCTACGAGCCGCAAGGTCCGATCGAGATTTAAAAACGAATGTTATAAGTGATGTGTGGGGAGAAATGAAACTTCCCACCTTTTTGTTCGATCGCTAAAAGGAGCATGAAGTCTTCTGCGCCGCTATTAAAGAATCTCAAGGAATGCTTATCTAAGAAGCTTTTCCTAACCGCAAAAGAGATCCCAGTTTGCATAATCATGGGCTTTTGAATTCCTAACCTAGGAATAACGTTCGTGTCCGAAGGATCGTAGCTCATTCTAAACATCACCACGTCATAGTCTTGGTTGGCCAATTCTTGAAGCTTCTCGATATAATCTGGTCTGAAAGTATCGTCGTCATCCAAAAAACAGACCCACTCAGTGGCTGCAAAGTCTAATAAAACATTACGAACCGAACCACCATGATTTAACCCGCCTCCGACTTTGGGCAGAAAGAAGTAAGAAATCCTAGGATCTTGCACAGTGAGATCTGAAACCGCTTCTTTTTTCAGGCCATCAAACCCCACGGCAGCCAACCAGTTGGGGTTGGTCTGTGAGATCAAGGAATTCAGAGTTCTGGTGATTGTTTTTCTTCCGATGCTTGGGATGATGACAGTGACGCTCATGCAGGGGTTTTACTAAAAACGAACCATTGCGGTTTTCTGTCATCTTGAATTTGAATGGTATCGTCATCAATAGCAAAGGGATTTTGACCACCCACGTTATACCACACGCCAAAAAGCGTCAACGGAGCAGAAGACTTGATTTCCCAGATCTTAAAAGCAACATCGAGCATGGATCGGTGGCGGATTAAATTGCCTGGAATAAAAATAGTAGTTTCAGCCATAAAAAGAGGCAGGCTAGGGGAAATGGCAACCCTAACCTGCCATTGAGCACGAAGGTTTTTGCCCTTGATGCTACCAAGCCCCCGACTGTTGCAGATAATTTTCGGAACCCATTCCCGTTGAGGAGATCTCAACTACTTCTGTCTCTGCGAGGGCTTTTAAATGCTGTATCAGTTCTGGCTGCGCGTGGAAAGAATCTCCTGGGCCCAAGATTTGTTTTTCACTCGTTTGTTCTAATTCCACTTCCCCAGAGATAATCAGAAGGGATTTTTCTTCGCCGTAAGAAAAGCAAAGAGTTTGGTTTTTATATAAATGCAAAACTTTAGCTGTGTACTTCTCCGCCTGAGCCCAAATCACTTCAAAACCCCAAGGTTTTGTGACCTTCTCCATAGCTAGCTTCCCCCATTATATATTTTTCTTTAATTCCTACAGCATTGGAATAGGTTTAGCAACTTAGAGATTGACTTAACGAAGTTATAGGATAAAAATTACCCTTTCGAAGAATCAATTAGTTAACTCGATTGACTGAGATTCTTCGGCACTCAAACAAAGAATCAATAGTTAACCTAGTGGTTGACTGAGATTCCACCCTTCTACAAGGAGCTAAGGGATGTCAGAAGAAATGAAAGTCCAGCAACAGGACACTTGGGCGGTCATGCAAACAAAGGCCGCAAACACCAACGCAAAAGAATCCATTATCAAAGGCGATCCAGTTCTTTGTTACCCATGTATGCGGGTCAATAAAGAATATAAGCTTTGCTCTTCCTACTGCAATAAATGTAACCGAGGCTTTTGTCATCACCATGGCAATTTCCAGCGTGGTGCGGGGATTTGCATCTACTGTGGTATGACAAAAAACGAAGTTGTGTCATTGGTCAAGAGTTTCAAATCCGTCAGGATCTTAGATAAAGAGGACGCAGCGGATCTGATCGAGAAGGCTTATTCTTTGCTTAAAAGTACGCCGGTTGAGTTAAGGACCCAAGCTTTTGAATTATTGGATCAAGGGTTAGACGCGCCCGAGATCGCTCAAAAGCTGGGGTTAAGAACTCAGCAAGTGGCGGCCTGGAGAGCGCATCGCACCAGGAAAACCTATTCGTCCTGATTGACCCTCTTACCCTCAGGGGATTATCCCCTGGGGGTTTTCATTGCCCAAGCTTTCAGATGCGCGGTGGGCTTTTCTGACAGCGACAAAAACTCTGCGTAAAGGGTACTGAAAAATCCCATCCTCTTAGCGGATAGGTCCACTGCCCCTTGCCAAACCAGTCTTTCCACTTGGGTTTGAATTAAAAGAAGTTCCTTGGAAGACAAAGCGGGATTCAATCCGGCGCTCACCATCCAAGAGGCTTCCAAATAGCGAAGCATCTTGTCGAAAAAGAGTTTCCGATTTTCGTCTTTAACAGCCTGAGAATACAAAAAAAGCTTTTTAGTGTTGTTTTCAACTAAAGCTTGAAAGAAATTCTCGACAACCAAGATCTCTTGAAGCAACGGGCTTTCTTGACCTTCGGTTGCATAGGCATTGCTCTCGGCCAATGCGATGGCTCTACCCGGGTTACCAGAAGCCACTTCAACGATTGTCGCAATGGTGACTGGCTTCAACTCGGCGGGCAACCCCGAGAGGATCTCAATCATCGCATCTTCGTCATAATCCGAGAGCTTGATCTCGTAGAAGCGGCGTTTGAATGTGGGCAAAAGCTGCTCGGGGTTTGAAGTGCAAGCCACCACAATCGTTGAAGCAGGAAGTTGCTCTAGAGGGGTTAAAAAAGCTTGCTGAGCATTAGAAACCATTTGATGGCATTCGTCTAAGATCAATACCCGGTACTTGCCGCGCACTGGCGAGAAATTCAGAGTGTCCACGAGATTTCGAGCGTCTTCTAGCGTTCTCATACTCGCGCAGTTGATCTCTTGGATATCGTTAGGATGCGCCCCTAAGCTTTGGCAGACGGCAATCCCTAAAGTCGTTTTGCCTAATCCCGATCCGCCTGTGATCATGAGGTTTCGAGACACTTGCCCTTCTGGGACTCCGCGCACCCAAGAGAGCACGCGCTCTTTCACATCGGCTGAACAAAACACGTATTGATCAAGTTTCGGACGATACGTTCTAAGACCGTTAGCTAACACTGATACTCCTTTAATAAACAAATCCGCATTTTTTGACTTGGAAAGCTTTGGACCTGCGTCCCATGCGAACATAGGTTTTCATACATTTGCTATGAATACCGTTCAGCGCCTGAGTCGGTTTTTTACAAACATCACAAGATCTTGTGTTTTTTATGGCTTCTAAAGTTTTCCTACACCGAATGTGAGTGCCGGATAAGGCTTGAGTCGGTTTATTACAAACCTCGCAATACTGAAATTTCTGTCTATAATCGTCCATCAATAAACCTCAAACCGGTTTTGTCTGGAATTTGAAATTCTCACCAACAGGGTTATTTTAAAGGGCAAGGAATCCTCTATCTATGCCCAATGATTTTGCCAAGCTGAAAGAAATTCTTAACACTGCATCCGCTCCTAGGGCCACACTGAAGATTTTTAAAGACGGCCACGTGGTTTCCGAAGCAGAAGCTTTGGAATTAGAGCAAGAAGTTCAAGCCAGGGAAGAAGCTTTAGCAGCCAGCTTATCTTTTGACGAAATCATTTCCGCTTTAGTTGACGAAGATTGTTTAGACATTGCTAAAAAATTGCACGAGATTTTGCTGGAGAATTAAATGTCTGATTTTAAAAAACTTTTAGATAGATTTGAAGACCACGAAAACAACCTGAAGGAACTCGGAAACGCGCTGGTCTTGAAATACCCTCAATCAAAAAACTTGATTGAACTGGCTCAAGAACTTGGGGTGGCTATCGAAGGGTTAAATGCGCTGAAAACTCAGCTCGGCCAAGCCATTCACGAAGCCGAAAGTCAGTCAGCCATGCTTTCGGACTTAAACGATCAGATGATGAAATCCGAGATCTACCAGCTTCTTTCTGAGCGCGATAAGAAAAAGCTCTCCGAGTATTTAATCCAGCAAAAAAAGGGATTGGCCACCGAGGAAGAACTCGAAGCTTTTGTGAAACAATCCTTAGAACAGAAATCGGAAACAGAACTCTTATCGGAGTTTTCCAAAGCCCATATTTTAGAACTCGGTCGATCCATCGTAGACGGTGAAGGAAACGAGTTTGAGGCTTATAAAGCGGGGACGGATATCTTAATCGAGCAATTCAGAGATCCGGCCAAAAAAACCGAGATCGTGAACGATTTAGCCAAGATTTTGCTGAAAGAATCTCCCGCGACAATCGTGAAGCTTTTTTTCTCCCCGGCTTTCAAACAAATTGAACAACCCAGAATGGAGATCGACCCGATTCCCATGATCTCCCCACAAGAGGAACCCGTGGAAGGTCCGGCTCAGATCCCAAATCCTAAAACCGTGCCTGCTCCAGAACCCGAGGCCGCCCCGGTATAGTAGAGTATGAAACTTTTTCACGGCACGTCTTCAAAAAAGCTTTCGATAATAAAAAAAGATGGGCTTTTAAATCCTTTTTTAACCAACGATATTAAATTAGCCGAATACTATGCGGATCTGACTAGCGAGATGGATGAATCCTCCCCTGTTATCCTTGAAGTTGAAGTTAATAAAAATTTCCTCGTTTACGACAAAGCTGCAATGGATGAGCCTGTTTTAGTGCCAGAAAAACAAAGAGATCAAGCTTGGGAAAAAGCAGCAAGAGAACACCCAGAGTGGGTGAAAAATGGTTTTATTTGTATCCCAAAAAACGCTTGGGAGTATTCTTTAGTTGGTGTGCATTCGGTGCAGTACCGTGGAATTATCCCCGCCAATAAAATTAAAAATAAAGACCCCTCTATCCTGTCCAAAAAATATACAGGTGCCCCTTCTGTAGACAGCTATCCTGTCACCACTTCTATATTGCGTAGCGGCATAGAAATTGATACATCAGGGATGTGGACGAAAAAGAAATCAGCCAGAAATTTTACAATGCACTCCTTAGACACAAAGACGAGTACATCAAAATCTTGGGCAAAGAGAAGTACGAGCAATCAATTGCCGAACTTCGCAATCGTCTTGACTCGATCGAGTCCCACAAAAAAATTTTGGAAGAGATTAGGAACCTGCCCGAATCCGAGCGATCGAAAATCAATAACTACAGCAGCCTTATCGCCTACCTTGAAAAACTTTGAAGTAAGGGCAGATTCCTTAGGTGGCCCGGGCTACGGGCTCTCCCAACCCAGCCCCCATCAAAACGGATCGGACACTCCGGTCAGGGAGGATTCTCTCCCAGCAGGGGCCCCGATGGCCATCCACGAGATGAATCGACGCGGGGTGGAAGTCAAAGAAGCGCTCATGATTCGGCCTTATTATTTAGATATGAAGACTCAAACCCCGAAAAAACAATATCCCACACTTTCTGCCATCTTAGCAGCCGAAGCCAAGGAAGAAAGAACCTTGGAAGAAGCTGAGAAGGCTCAGGGCATGGAAAAGCTTGGGATTGCTTCCCCGGAAGAGTTTGCGGTTAAGTTCAAGGGGAAGCTTCAAGAGTTGGCCGAGGAACATGGGATTGGGGATGCCATCGCTTACAGCTTCCGCTCTCGTAAGATCGAACTGATCGGAAGCGATGCCATCCTGCTTCTCGATTACGACATGAACGCTCTTTACACTCGTCCCATGTACCCGGTCGATGTGGACGGCATGATTGAACTCGATGAAGAAGACCTCGAATCCGAAGAGACAGAAGAGACAGAAGAGACAGAAACAGAAGAGACAGAAGAACCTGAAGCCGAAGAAACAGAAGAAGCTGAATCCGCCGTTCACGCTGGCATGAATCTTTCTCCAGATGAGCCTTTCGACGACGAAACTTCTGCAGAAGAGTTCAATGAATGGCTTCACAAGTTGCGTCAGGTTTGGGAGTCCTACGAAGGAAAACCAGTTCCCCATTTCGGCAAAGCAGATGAAGATGGCGGTGCCAATTATCGTAAGGACTGGGCAAATTTAGTTCAGGCAATGGAAAAGTTTTTAATCGCTTATTACGGATGATCCAATGAAAAATCTTAAAAAATACCCTACCCTTTCCAAAGTCTTGGCCGCCAAATCCACCGTTCAAGCGGGCAATTGGGATATCACAGCCGAAGACTTGGTGGACTTCACCAATAATGTCGAGCCTCTTTACTTAGAAGCTCAGTCGATGCGGACCATGCGCCAAGCCGAAGCTTTGGCAGAAGAAGTCATCGACGCTTATAAAAAACAATCCCCAGGACATAAGATTGTGACCGATGTTTCGGAACTTGCCGAGGCGCTCTGGGCTGAATTCAAATCTCAATAAGGGAAGAGGAAATAGTTATGATGCAAAAATTGATGAAGGGTTTGATGAACAAAAACCTCAAAGTGAAAAAAGCGCCAAACGTTACTGGCACTGTTTGTATTCACTTTCCTAATCCAGAGATTCAGGATTTTCAGATCACCGGTTTTGAAGTCGTGGATATTTTCGGTCGCATCGGCATGTCCGTTGAAGATGTGAAAAAATCCAATATCCAAGCTTTGATCCATCGTGGCGATTTGATCGTGGTCTAAGACATGAAAAAATACGAAACCGTAGAAAAAGTTATCGCCGTTTCAACAAAAGCTGACGTGTTTAAAGGCGATTTAGGTTATCTCGCTTTGTCACAAAAAGAAGCAAAGCCTTCTGAATTTTACAGAAGCTTAGAAAAATTTGTGACCATGCTCGCACCTGATCAGGAAGCCGCGAGTGAATGGCTGCAGAAATCCAACCTCGATATCGAAAACGGGGATAGCTATTACGTCTACGAGGTCAGCATTAAGCTGGTCGGAGAAAAGACGTACTCTAAAGACGAGGAAATGGAAGAGTAAGACTTTTGGTAAAACACGGGCATGAAACCTTCGCCTGTGTCTCGCCACGCTCTGGCTATCGTGATTGTCACCATCTGCCGAGAGAGTCTTCTTAGAGCTGTTCGATCCATTTTTGCGCAAACGCTTTCTCTTCCGATCCAAGTTTTAATTGGTGTGGATCATGACCCAGACCACAGAGCTTCGGATCTGAAAGCTTTACTAGAACAAGAACGTCCAGAGCACATCAAACTGACCTGGGTGGACTTGGGTTACTCCACCTCTCGTCGCCACGGTGGGCCCCACCCCTGCTATTTCGGGGGATCTTTGCGCTCCGCATTAACCTTCTTGGCGGATTCTGAGATCGTCATGTATCTAGACGATGACGACTGGCTCGCTGAGAGCCATAGCGAAGACATCTTAAAAGCCATCGAGGGTAAAAGCTGGGCCTTCTCCTACTGCACGTATGCCGATAGCAATCTGAGCCAAGGCCTTTGCGTGGATGAGATTGAAAGCGTGGGGGTCGGCAAAGGCGTCTTTCAAAAACACTACAACGGATTTGTCAGGCCAAGTGGCTTAGCTTTGAATAAGTTAAAGCTTTCCCCGATCCTCCATCTTTGGGCGGATTCACCTTTCCCTACCGGAGATGGCGAGGACCGCTTGATCTTCAACCAGTTAAAGACCCAGCCACACGGCTGTACTGAAAAAGCGACAGTCTATTACGCTCTCGATCCAAAAGACGGAATGCACTCGCTGAGAGTTCAATTCATGCGGCAAAAAGGGATCGAATTTAAGTCCGAACAAAAAGACGGCTCCGTTAGATAAGGGATCAACATGACAAAACCCAAGCTTACCGATGTCACGCTCATTATTGTGGATTGTGTCAATTATGAAAGAGCGCGAAAGGTATTTGAGCACTCCCTATCTCAATTTGATTTTGGGGCTGCTTTCTTTCTCACCGATGAACCCAAGAATCCTGGGGATGTCGGAATCGAGAAGATCAAAAGCTTAAAAGAGTATTCCAAGTTCATGGTGAAGAACCTGACAGATTACTTTCAGACCAGCCACTGTCTGGTGATTCAGTGGGATGGATTCATCATCAACCCGCAATCTTGGGACGCTGAATTTTTAAAGTACGATTACATCGGCGCTCCGTGGCCAAGCTATCTTTTGGACAAAGGCAAGGACTACAATGTCGGAAACGGCGGGTTCTCCTTGAGAAGCAAAAAATTGCAGGATCTTTTGAAGGCTCTGCCTTACGAGGTCACCGAACCTGAGGACGCTTATATCTGTAAGTTCTACAGAAAAGAACTCGAAGAGAACGGAATGGTCTTTGCGCCAACTGAAGTCGCCTCGAAGTTCAGCGTGGAGAGCGGAAAAATCCAAGACCAGTTCGGGCAGCATGGAAGACCATTTGGGTCTAAGATCTCCTCACCTAAGATCAGCACCCTGATCAACTACTGTACCAACGATTACAAATTCATCGGTGCTTGCATTCGAAGCGTTCAAGAGATCTCTGAAGAGGTGGTGGTTTCCTACTGCAGTCACTTCTTGAACGGCGATCCAGAAGATCGAGAACTAATCGAAAAGACGATTGCTGAAAATCCGCAAGCCAAGTTCGTGGAGTTTCCATATAGCCCACATCGTTATTCGAAGACTACCTTCTGGCATAACCGAGGCAGAGCCGAGGCCTATCAGGCTTTGGAAAACAAGAACGTGGATTGGTTATTGGTATTGGATGCAGATGAAGTGGCTGATCCCATCTTCAACGAGACTGTTTCTAGCCTGCTTGAAAATAGCAAATACGATGCGATGCGGATCTTGAGCTATTGGTACTATCGGGATCTTTGCTGGCAAGCGCAACAACATGAAGACAGCGCTTTGCTCTTAAGAAACGGGCCCCATGTGGATTTTGGTTTTTTCTTAAACTGTCCCTCCGAGCGTTTGAGCCTGATGAAAAACAAAGCTGCGCACGGGTTTCACATCAACTGGCTTGGAACAAAGTACCCCCTTTTCCATCACTACTCTTGGGCACGAACCAAAGAAGAGATGCACAGGAAAATCAAAGGCTGGGCTCACTTAGGGGACAAGGGACGAGACTGGCCTGGGATGATTGAAAAAGAGTTTTCTCGGGAGTTTGATGAAAATTGCCGCGACTATGTGCATGGGTACACCTACAAAAAGGTGGAACCAGTTCCCTACTTCAAGTCATAATTTCTTCCATTGATCCACGATCCCTTTGCGGCGGCATCGTTTTCTTCTGCGCTGTTCTCGGGTCTTGGATCGATGGCAGACCAAACACAAGGTTTGGAGATTATTTAATCCACACGACCCCCCGCCTTCGGCCACCGGGAGAATGTGATCCATTTCATACCAGTGCTTATCGAGGTGAAAACCGAATTTGTATTTACGTCGATACTGCCTGACTAAATCCAAATAAATCTCCTCACTCTCAAGTCTGACCGCTGTCAAAACCTCCCTAAGCTTCTCTGTGTCCAATCCACAAGAAGCGCAAACCCCTTTGTCTCGTTTGAACACCTGCTCGCGAGCATAGGAGGAGTTGGACCGGATTTTATATTCGTGCATACAGATGGGATCACCGCAGAAGGTCTTCATGGGCGGGTCCAATTCCTTGGAACACCAATGGCAGAGATTCTTGCCGTTGGGTCCAACCCTCTCCTGTACCGTCCAAGCCGATGCCAAGGTACGTTGAAATTTATTTTTGTAATCTGCGCTTCTCATCCAAAAGTTTTAACCAAAACGATTAGTTTATTTTTAGGGGGTATTGATGCAAACTCCAAAAGTAAAAAAACCTCGTTTTTCAAAACTAGACCCAGAAAGGGTCGGAAAACAGTTTTTCTGGCAGCCCTAAATTTATCAATGAGTTTTGCATTAAAGATAAGATCACCCCGGCGATGATCTATAGGCTTCAAAACCCTCGTTACAAGCAGGCTAGATTCTTGGCCGTTTGGAAAGATCCCCAGACCGACCTTTTAAAGAAGTTGGAACTGACCACGGCGGAGATGAAACACGAGCGATATCAGAGGGCCGTTCATTGTCGCGTGTGCGCTAGCGTTGTCTTCAGCCAAGGTAAAAATATTTCTAATTGGTGCTCTTGCGGGAACGTTTGCGTTGAAGGGGGTAAAACCTTTTTTAAATGGTGGGGAGATGATAGTCACGCTAAAGTCGTTCTTCTCGATCTCATCGATGAGATCATCCTCGGTGAAGATCTTGCAATACCCCCGGTCGATCAAATTGAGTTTTAAAATCATCTATTATCTTTATTAAGGTAAGGGCGGAGAAATTTTTGAGAGATGAAAGAAAACACCGACATCACCTATTTTGTCATCGTCTTGATGACGTTGCTGAGCTTATTCTTAGCCAATGCTCTCTTTCGCATGTAATATTTGTCGAAATGTTTTCCCTTCGTCTTTGGCCAATGAACACCATCGAGTACCTAAATCTCTAGGTGGCAGCGACGATCCTTCCAATCTAGTGCTGCTCTGCTCAGGTTGTCACCAGCATTTACACTCTGTGTCCTATATGATCGTCAACCCCAAGCGCCGACACGAGGTGGACCCTGCCACCGCCGCTCTTTTCCCAAATGATTTGCAGGCGAAAAAAAAGTTCCTGGAGTTTTCATCGTTGGTCGCCAAAGAGATGGCGCTCAAAAAGGAGATCAAAAAGAATCCCACCGAAGAGGTCCGAACGGTCCTAGAGCTTCCGGTCCTCTACATGGAGCTGCTTCGGCTCTCTGGTTATGACATGCCAAGTAAAACCGGGAAAGCAGCCGGGGTTGGTCGGATCATCCGCTTTTGGATCGCAGACCAGCTCAGCAAAAAGTTCCCATTGCGTCGAGCCGAGATCGAAGCCTTAAGAAAACCAAAGTAAAGTAACGCTTAGCGGCATGTTAAAACGCAATTAATTTAATGCAGAAGTGAAATTTAATTCGCAGTTTGCAATTTTTTCCCTCAACATTTTTCCATCATGTTCATGGAAAGAATTCGGCGGCTGGCAATGGACTGGGGTAAATCTCCGCAGGCACTAGATGGAGTGGCGCGTGAATCCCTCTTTTACGGGATGCGTCTTGAAACCAAACCAGGAAGATTAAAACAAGAACTCAAGCGTGTGGGGATCGATTCGAAACTGGCCACGCCCTTGTGGAGTGGGAACTACTACTTGTTATTAACCTTGCCTGAGATTCTCATTAAGAAGAATTCCAAGATCCCGTGTCTAGAGGATTACCTTTTCGCCAAGAAAACCCTCAAGCGCCCTCACCTATCGGTTTTAAGAAAACGATTTAAAAACATCCCAAACGCCTCTCGCGAAGACATGATTCAAAAGCTATTGAGAACCATTAAGCGAGAATCCTACCGGGGCAGGTATTTGACGCAATTTGATCGGATGTATGAAAAGAAAGCGGACATCCATCACGATCTGATTTGCGAAGCTTTGGCGGTGATGAACAAAGAGTGGACCAACTTCAAAAATCACAATCAAGTGGAGATGCTCAATTACCTCTCTTACTGCGTGGGGACAAAAGCAGACACCTATCTATCTGCTACCACACCAAAGATGAAACGCGCTCATCTAGAGGACCCCTCTGAATTAGAAGCCTTAATCAATGCGCAAAAAGAAGATGACTTGAACTGGGATAACACGCCCGCTTCCCACATGCTGCAACAAGATCTTCAGCAAATGTTGTCTAAAGAAGCTTACTTAGGTGTTGCTCTTTTAATGGATTTTGCTGAACCTGAGCAAAAAAATAAATTTGAAAAAAGCCTAAAGGAACGTGGTTTTAACAGGCAGCAGCTCTCTCATAGCAAATTAAAACTTTTAATTGAGCGGTATTTGGGTGTAAAGGTTTTTCAAAATCTAAGAAATTCAGAAGAATTAAGCCAGTATCTTCGCAGTTAAACCTATGACCGAAATCTCAGAATCTAGGCTAGAAGAAGTAGTCGATATCTTTTTAAAAGAAGCTAAACTGCCGCGCCCTCAAGGCTGGTCTAAGAGCGATGATATCGCGTTAAAACGCCGATGCTTGTCCGCTTTTTTGATAGCTATCAATCGACTGACTCCAGTTCAAACCGTGCAGGATTTCAACTTACCTCGGTTGATGGGGGAAGCTAAAATCCCAGAGATTATTCCAGTAGATAATAAAAGCGTTGTAACAGTTGAAGCCGTCACAACAGTTGTTGAAGCGGTGGTTCAACCCAAGGTTACCAAAGCTAGAAAATCTCACGCCGGAAGAACACGAATCTCTTTGAAAGAAACCACATCAAATAAAGCACCTGACTGCTGATTAAAATTCCCAGCATTCAATGGGGCTGTCGTGTGCCGAATCACTTGAAGCTGAAAAGTCCCAAGCTTTCTCGGGGTCAGGATTTGAGACTGCGGTTCATAGGTTGCGATATTCGGATCTGAAATAATCACTCGATGAAATTCGGGCTGAAAGGTTTCAAAATAAACCTTCACGCTGTCATTGATCGCAATGGTCTCTGGGGCAATAATCGTGGGCGGAGTATCCGCAATGTAATCCCGAGGGGAAACTGAGCCCACTCCTTGGCCGCCTATTTTATCCACGGCTTGTTTTACTTTGACGGTGTCCTCAAAAATAATATCTGGAATTTCGATAGAAAAAGTCCAGATCTTGTCTTTCGGATCGTCTGAGACGTTGTCTTGGGAAACCGTGCCTAGCTTGGGAGATCCCAAAGTCATCACCCAGGTTTCACCCAAGTCTCGGTTGCCTGTGATCAAGTTGCCCCCGGCTAGAAACCGCAGCTCCCCAAAAAGAACGGAAAGAAGACCGTGCAAAAAATCGGTCGAGGATTGATCCCGGGTTCCTGCCACCACCAAAATCGAGAGCTGTCGCACGATTTGAAGCGTCCCGTACCAGCTCCCTTGGAGGATATGTGCTCGCTCAATCCCTGTAAAGTTGGTGGGAACGTACTCAAAAGCGGAGTCCACAATGAGGATTGCGGGCAACTCCCGATGGATTTGCTCAAACAACCGAGCTAGTTGAGTCTTTCTTAAAGTGGGATCTGTTGTGGGGTCGAAAGACTTGTCCACAATATATTGTAGGCCCATTTTAGTCACAGTCTCATAAAGGCTTCGATTGCCTCCTACTGGACTCATGAAGCTTTCTATGTAACGCTGAATCCCCGATTTCACGATAGTTTTGATGTGATCGACCGTGTAGCTCTGAACTGCCTCTTGGACAGATTGAGCTACTTTTCGATTCAGGTAACCGTCTGGGGGAGAGTTTGCCATACCTTATAAAAATAACCTGTCCGAACCCTCGCTTGCCGAGCCCGGGTATTTTTGTTACTCCCAACAACTCTGCAACAACGTAAACGTGTGGGACTAGATGAACACTTTTGACCCGGTATTGGAAACCCGGATTATCAAAACGATTCTCGAACAAAAGGATTCTTTGTTCTTGATCAACCTCTCTTCGGATTGGTTTGGCCTCCCCACAACTCGCGAGATCTGGGAGCGCATCTCTTCGCTCAAAGCCAACGGAAAACAGATCCCAAAAACCATCACATTTGCAAGTGACCCGGTTTTGTCCGAGGACGCACGAACCTTGCTCCAAGGCGATGTCGAGCCTTTTGATGCGAGCGATTCCGAGCAGGCCATGGAGCAGCTCAACCACTACAGACAAGGCCGAGTCATCTCAGCGATGGCTAAAAAAGTGGTGGATCTGATGAGCGACCCTCAAGGCGACATCGCCCAGGCTAAACAGGTCATGGAAAGATCCTTGGCCGCCTTGCAGAATGCGGATTTCTCTCAAGACTTTTTAACCTATGGCTATGAAAGTTTTAAGGCTCTCGATTTTTACGACACCGTCATGAACAAGAACTTGGCAGACAGGTTCATGAAGACAGGATTTTCTTTTATTGATTCTCAGCAAGGGGGATTGGGTAGAGGAAGACTTTACACTTTGGGTGCGCCCTCAGGTGGAGGCAAATCCACTTTAGGTAATCAGCTAGGCGTCAATATGTATCTCGGCGGGATTTCTCCTTTCGAAGTCTTTCATAAAAAGAAGTCTCCGCTCGGATGCTATTCCGTGAGTTATAACTCTTTCGAGTTAGGTCGTGAGGAATGCCTTCTCAGAACCCAAGCCAATGCCACGCGCATCCCGCATGACAGATTCCAGCTTCAGAATCTTTCCCCGGCTGAGCGAACCAAGTCCGATCGGATCTATGCCCAGCTTTTGGCTCATGGGGAAGCCTACAACAAGCGGCTAGAGTATAACTGCCCCTCCAAGGATATCAATACACCGCAATTGATCTCCATGATTGAGCCTCTTTCTTTTGATGTGGTGATCGTGGACTATATCAATCTGATGGCCCCCATTAACCCAAAAGAAGGTTTGTGGTGGAATATCGGCGAAGCTTTCCGCTTGTGGAAACGTTTTGCCGAGCGCACCCGATGCGCCGTGATCATGCTCGTGCAGGTGGATGAAGAAACCAAAGACATCAAGTATGCCAAATCCATTAGGCATCACTCAGACGGAGTCTGGGTCTGGGATTATGGTGACGTGGAAAAAGAGACCGGGATCATCGAAATCAAACAAACAAAATTAAGAAATTTTAAGCCTGGGAATTTTAACCTTGCCGCAGAATTTGAATTTTGCGCATTTAATGAATCTCACGGGATGGGAGCAGATTCTTCGAATCCAACCTCGGCGAGCATTCCGCCCATGAATTTATGAGGAAGCCATGAGCACCACCGCTATTCCACAAATCGAGATCCCAGTAAAACCTTTTTCCATCTTTATCAAGTCGGCTTACCAGTGGTTGTCTAAAACCAACGACACTAAAAAGAATCGGTTGGAACTCAGGCTCTTCAAAGAAGATGACTGCCTTCATGTCTCCGTGGGTTTGGATTCAAGTTACATGGAAGCGGTTTTAGAGGCACAAGCTTCCGCACTGAACGAGCCTATCTTTTTAGACTTATCCCACTTATCTAGCTACCAGTTTGATTCGGAACCTTTGTATCTGGTGATCCCTAAAAAAACAGAGACTACAAACAACATCGAAAAAAGGGCTCAGTTCAAAGCACAAGGACATAACTTTCGAATTCCGATCCTGCCTGGAAAGACCTGGGAAAAGAACGAGCAAGATTTAAGTGAGTTTGAGAAGACAGCCGGATTTAATATTTCCAAACAAGCGTTTGATTCGATTCATCCCTTTTTGAAACTTCCAGATTCCTTTGACCAGAAAAAGCCCGCCCGGGTTGCCTTTGAGAAAATCTCAGACAATAAGTTTCAGTGCTATTCGGATGATCAATTCGGATCTTTTTGGCATTGTTTCGAAACACAAGACTTCTCGCCATTAAACGAATTTCAAAGGCTCGTTCTTTTGAATGACTTTCTTTTGCCTTATAAAAAGATCGACGAGTTCACCTCGCTCACGGTCAAGCAATCGGATCGGGTCTCGTTCGCTGAGATTCATGGGTTGAGTAACGGGTTTAAAAAGCTTCGATGGTTGCAGCCCAACTACGTGGGCTACATGGAGAATATCCCAGCGGCAGTAAAAGAAGTTCGAGCTAAGATCGATTCCAGCTTGACGTTTGATACGGCTGAGTTTTTGAACAACGTGGAAAAGGCCACCATCTTTTTCAAGGGCGAGGATTATCAACAGATCCCCCTGGAGTTCAGTGTGATTGAATCGAGTTATGCGCTAGCGGCAAGAACGACAGATAGTGAAATGCTGAGAGAGGGGAAAATTCTGAATACAGCCACAAGCTCTTTGCGTTTGAATTTCCAAGCCTCTTGCTTGACCGATTACTTGCGCTGTCTGGATCGCTCCCAAGAATTGAATATGGAAATTCTTACAGGCGGGGTCATCATCTACCAAAAATTACAAAATGAAAAAGACATCTTGTACTGGTTGCCGACTCGTACCGGGTAAAAAAGAACATGCGCGTAAAAAAGAAAAAAGCAAAGAAGCGGGCTCTTCGAATAAAGAAACCAGTCCATAAAAAACGACCGGCTAAACCAGCTAAGAAAGCGATCTCAAAAACGAGCACCTCATTTAGCCGTTCGACTTTGAGAGAGATCGAGCAGGTGGCTCAGTCCGCGCCTTTTAAGAAGATTGTGCAGGGTAAAAATTACCTCTACTTTTCTTTACAGCCCACGCAAGAAGAGATCACAATCAAAGCGGTCTACAAAAAGCCGCACCTGAAATGTTATGCGGTCAAAAACTTTAAAAAATCCATCATTGCGTACATCGTGCAGCTTAGTAAGAAGCCTCAAGATATTTGTATTCACGAGTTTGGGGTGGCTATTTTTTACTCGAAAGTTTCCAAGGCAAAGAATAAGAAAGTGAACTTCGATTATAAAAATTTAAAAGTTCCCTTTTCGGATGCGAAGTTTCGTATTATTGCGCTCGATTCAAAAGATTATTTTGTTTCGGTAAAATGGCGAAGCAATAACCCCACTGAATAGCACCTTGGAGTAGCCGTATGAACGTACAAGTCATGAATACCCAGCTCAAAGATTTGATTCGGCAAAAAGTTTTGTCCATGGCCGAACGCGAAGAACTTGAACCCGACATGGATTGGAACTTGGTCAATGAACTCTCAGAATTCATCATTGCACTGACCTTAGGCCATGTCGAAAAAGCTTTCAGGCAAGTCGATGCCAACTTGGCTAACAAAGTCGTAAGCCTTGCCCGCACCCGAGTAGAGACTCCTAAAGAACAGGCTACCCCATGAAATTTTTGCACACTTCGGATTTCCACGCCGGTAGCGGTCGAAGGTTGGTGAAGATCAACAAGACCGACCCACTGGCTTATCTGAAGCGAACACAATGGCACTGGAGAAAAGTGGTGGAGATCGCTCGTGAGCGACAGGTGGATTTTGCCATCATTGCGGGAGATCTTTTTGAGGATGCCTCCACCACGATCGAAGAGCTTTTGGCTCTTTACTCGGTGCTGACTGAATTCGGGGAAGTTTGCCCTGTGATTGTCACCCCAGGAAACCACGACGAAACTCGGGTCGGGGAATTTCAACAAAGCTATCTCAAGCTTCTTGGGATCAAAAACATCCATGTGACCATGGGGAAGCCCGAAAGTTTAACCATGCCCGGGAATATCCGAGTCTTGGCCTGCCCATGGACAGGGATTAAAAAACAAGATGAGTTTGATGCCTACCTTCAAGAGCATTATAGCGGAGAAGAGATCGTCATCTTACACGAATGCTTTGCCAAGATCACAACGGATACCGGGTGGGTGGCGAAGCTTGGGGTACAGATTCCTGACATTAGTGGAGTAAAATATTTCGCCTGTGGGGATATCCACAAAAAACAGAGACTCTCTTTGCCGCACGCTTGGTATTCTGGTGCTCCGGGGCAATGGAACTTTGGAGATAAACCGAATAAGGGGGTCCTGATCGTTGATACAGATCAGTATGAGTGGACACCTGAATTTGTACCGATCCGATCAGAAATAGAGCTGCATCAGATTACGGACCTTTCTCAAATCCCAGAGCACAGCTCGCACTGGTATCAGTTCCACGTGGAACCAAGTGCTATTCCCTCTTTCTTACCTGAGTGCGTAAAAGATATGGATATCAAAGCCGCCAAAATCGAAGCACCTGTGGTAATGTCCACGGCCCTAGAAAAAGACGAAATCACTCTTTCCATCGATTATTCCGATGGGGTGGATGAGATCTTAGGGGCGGCTGGATTTGATGGTGCTTTAATCCAAGAGATAAAAACAGAAATCCAAAGGGTGACACAATGACTAAGAAAACCGTGACTTTAGTAGATCTTTTACAATTAGTTGAACTCTTGCGCGGAAGCGAAGTTCGTTTAGGCGAAGAGGGCAATGAACTGATTCTAGCTTTAGCTAAAAACAATCTTCCTAGCGATCTCGATGAAGCATTGGAGATGATCGAAGAGGATTGGCTCTACCTCGAAGACCAAGAAGGAGAAGTGGACTCCGAAGAGGAAGAGGAGAGCGAAGATGAGGATGTGGATGCGGAGGACGAAGAAGACTTCGAATCCTTGGAAGATATAGAAGAAGAAGAAGAAGAAGAAAACGACGACGAAGAATATTGATCAATCAAGAAACTGGCATCAATCTCTTGGCGTGATGAGATCTCAAAATGACTTCATGTCTACGGCGATGAAAAAGATCCGAAGCTTTCTTGGCGGATTCGTAAATCAAATCCAATTGAGTTTGATCCAAACCCCCATGTCTTTTCCCAAGACTCGCGGCGAAATACAATACCTGAAGGGATTGTCCCAGTTGTTCTAAAAAAAGCTCTTCGTCGTTCATATTTTGGGTGTCTATAGCAAAAGTAGAGAAACCTTAAAAACAAATTTAAAAAAAATTTACGGTTAATGATTCTTAAATGCTTCAAATAATTCTTCACAACCTTCGACTTACGCTCACAGATTTTCTTTTGGCTTTGGCGTTGAGAGTAATTCCCAAAGACACCCAAGAAGCATTTTTGCTTGCAAAATGCCTTCAATTTTATCTATCTAAAGTCAAATCCCTTGAGCTTGAAAAAGCAGCAGACAAGTCTCAAGGTGCAGCGAATTTCCCAGAGTGACTTATGGCAATGGGATACATGGAGAAATTTGCGGCTACTCATGTGGTTGTCTAGGACCCCACGCCTAGCGACACTCTTGGCAACTAATCCAAGCGACAGATGGAAGCCAAGCGTGGTTGGGAGACGCGACAGAGGGAAACCTCACTCCCAAAACTTTACCACCACTTGTCTGGGCACTGAGCCTCAATTAATTTTGTTTTTACTTTCATATAACAAAGACATTCCAGGCAGAGATCCCGCTTTTTATCGTACTTCGGGCAAACGCTACAGATTTGAAGTCGTTCTTGGGTCACCTTGTTGGTGATTGTGGTTCTTCGAGTAAACAGAAATCGCCAAATCACACGCGCCCAAGTTTGCACGGCAAGACGGACTGCTTTTATCAACCTCATAGGTTTCCTCTACTATTTAAAATAAACGCCATTATTTTAGTAAAAAGATTGAAGAGGAGACTTCCCAATGACCGAAGAAATCATGGATTTGCCAGATATCGAAACCCCAGATCCAGAAGTCTATACGAAGTCTGAGCCTGAGGTGGAAGAAGATCTCAAGAAAACAGCCATCTCGTTTGGTTTCATTGGAGTCGGTCAAGCGGGTGGCAAAATCGCAGCCGAGTTCTACAACTTAGGTTATCGGAAAGTTGTGGCCGTCAACACCACGAAAAATGATTTCATGGGTCTTTCCATCCCTACCAATCGGCATCTAGTCGTTGGAGATGGCTCAGGCGCTGGGAAGAAGCCTGAAGTCGGGGCCAAGGCCGTTCAAAACGCCAAGGAAGATATCTTGTCGTTGCTTCGGAAAAGCTTTGGCTCGAACGTGGACAAGATCATTGTCATCGCCTCAGGCGGAGGCGGAACCGGAAACGGTGGCTGCCTAGAGATGATTCAAATCGCTCAAGACTACATGAAAGAGATCCAAAAAAATCCGGCTCGAAATGTCGGGGCTTTGGTGGCTCTTCCTAAAGACTCTGAAAAAGGCGCGGCTCAAATTCATTCGGCCATCCTGATGGAAGCTCTGTTTGAAAAAGCCAAAACGGATCTAGCCCCTTTGATCTTGGTCGATAATGAGCAGATCGCCAAGCAGTGGCCCAACGCTTCGATTGCCCAGGTATTCTCCATGGCCAACAAGAACGTCTGCGGGCTTCTCGACATTTTCAACACGTTGGCTTGCCGCCCGAGCCAGTACAGCTCGTTTGACAAAGCTGACCTTTGCTCAGTCTTAGACCACGGTGCGGTGATCTTTGGTTCGACCACCCTAAACGATATTAGTTCAGGGTCAGCCATTTCTGATGCAATCCGCCAAAACCTCCAGAAGGGGATTTTAGTGGAAGGGATCGACTTATCCACCTCCAAAGCCGGGGCTGGTATTTTAGTGGGTTCTTCAGAAATCTTAAACACCCTTCCCTCGTCTTATGTGGACGAAGCCTTTAAGACGTTGGCTCGGGTGATGGGTTCGGACAAAAAAACCATCACGGTGCATCAAGGGGTGTTTGAAACAACTAAGCCTAAGCTTTTGCTCTACACAATCTGTGGCGGCGTAGAGTTGCCTACCGTGCGTCTTGAAAAACTCAAACGGGGTTAAAAAACGGTGGAGGAGTATTACAAATGCCTGGGGGCTTCTCCGAAGGATACCCCTCAGGAGCTTCGCAGCAAGTGGCTTAAGAAATGCCGTGAGCACCACCCCGACAAGGGGGGAGATCCTGCTCAGTTTCGAGCTGCGACTCACGCCTATAAGATGCTCACTGATGCTTCATATCAACAAGAGCATAAAAAAGTAGACCTTAGCGACATCCTGACTTTCAATGTCCGAATGCCCGTCTCTTTCGAAGAAGCCTTCTTTGGGAAGAGTTTGGTCTTCACTTGGAACCGGATGGAACTTGATCAAACGCTCACGCCGATCCAGCCAGCCGATGGGAAGCTTGAGCCGCTTTCGATCACCCTAGTCATCCCGCCTGGATCGATGCAAGGGTTGCGTTTTTCAGAAGCGGGCAAGGGCTTGAGGCTAGGCGAGCATGTCGGGGATGTCCAAGTTCAGATCATCGTGCGAGGGCATCCCAAATTCAAAGCACAAGACCTCAACATCCTCTCGGAAGAGAAGGTTCCACTAGAGATGCTCTTGCGCGGCGGAAAGATCGACGTGCAGACGATGTTTGGAATCAAGGAGCTGAAGATTCCCCCAGGCACCCAGCCCGGCGAGCAGCTCAAGATCAAGCATTGCGGGGTGAATAAAAAAGGAGCGCATCTGGTCACAGTCTTACCTATCTTCCCCACCGGGCAAGACTTAAAAGACAAAAGAACACTCTCGGATCTCGACATCGACTGGACGGTCGAGGAAGAAAAAGAAGATGCCACGCCGAATGAAGACCTAGAGATGTTCAACGTCTTTCGGAAGATTTAATCTTATCTAGTGCTCGAAATAGATCTAGTGCGCGATATAGATCTCGTGAGCCATCCTAGTCATGAAGCCCACCAGTTCCTGGATATTCTGATCAGTCGGGTCAACGCCGAACTGCTCTAAGAGATCGTGCGCCTGAGCCAAAGATTGCAGCGTTTCATTTTGAATGAATTGCATCAAAGCTTGTGGGTTTTTGGCTTTGACAAAAGCCCCTGGATGGCTCTCGGTATAGGGATCTAAGCCTTGTTTTTTCAGTTCCGAACGGATGCGCTCATTGGATTTCTGAACCAAAAGATAGGCCTGATCGATCAAAGCATCCGTCTCATTCCCATCGAGGCCAAAATCCGCCAAGACACGCGCTTTCTGCGCAGAAGTGACAATTTTCTGCAGAGTAGGATACTTCCGAGAGATCGATTTCATAGGAACCCCTTTTCCTAGAAATACTCTACTTTTTTTGCATCCCGGCTAGCCTGAAAAATGAAAATAGTGTACTTGAGCTGCGTGGGTGGGAAATGGGTAAAAAACCAATGAAACCACGACAAAAGCACAAAAAGACACCGACCGTCGAAGAGCGGCGCAAAAGACTCTACCGCCTTTTTAAAAAGGAACGCGCCTTGGCTATAGCAGCCGCCTTAAAGAAAGCTTCCAGTCAATAAATAGTAAATAGAAGGCATGGATAAAATCTATGTCATCTATAAAGATGATTTTGGTTATTTTTTAAAAGCCATCCAGATCGGCGATGGCTTCAAGCTGATCCCCTTAGATGAAATCTTAGATCGAAGCCAAACCTTGGCTGAGATCCGCACAAAAATTCCGGCCAAAAAAATTGTTCGAATGGAGAGGTTTTCCGTGCCTGATCCTGCCTTCGTGGAGGCTTGGTTTTAAATGGACCTTTATCTGCAAATCGCTTGGACTAACGGGTATGGGATTTGTTAGAGTTTTGTTAGGTCTTATCAAAAATAATTTGAAGTTCTTTAAGTAGAGCGGCTTTATTTTCATCAGAAAAACGGTTTTTGAGCTTTTCACGAATAACAATTCTGTCGTAATCAAATATCTCACGCATTTCATCAACTTTTGCTGATGAGCTGGATAACTCTAGCTCCGCAATCTCCCTAACTAGCTCCCGTAAACTTGTTCCTTGGACTGTAGAGAAATGTTGAAAAACTTGAGAAAGAGTCTCAAATCCCTCTTTACTCATACTGTTCTTAACTTCAAGAGAATGACCCAAGCTGTATAAATCAAAATTCTTTTGGTAAACTTTCGCTAAAAAAATCACCATATCTTTTAAAATCTGAACCTTTTTTTCTGTTTCCATTACATACGCCTCTTTTAAAGACTACCATTCCAATCGCTTATCATATTTATCGGGTCGGTTTTGGTCGAACCCAATTAAGTCCGCATGGCTCGGAATGGAAGTCCGTGATGCGAAATCTAAAGCTTCCGCCCGATCGGTGCCACGATGTCTCTCGGAGTGAACTGAAGAAGCTGAAACAAAAATGGCAAATGGAGAAGGCGCAGCAATCCAGAGAAATTAACTCCAGCGATCCTCAGTTTACGCTAAGCGCAAACTCGAAGCCTAAAATTTTCCGTTTGACGGCACTTTGAAAATTTCCTAAGCCCAAAAGTCTCTGAACGAAAATTCAGACGGATTTCGTGGCCGCCATGGCCACCACTTCGCTGTCGGGGATTCCTCTGCTGGAATCGCCAAGGATGCAAAACCTGGGCAGGAAATTCGTGATCGGGGCCTACAGAACAGTTCGCAGGCCAAACGCCAGAAGCTCTCGGGTGCGCTCGGGATTGGGGAGGGCGTGAACTCGGTGCGAGATCAGCTCGCGCAAATGCAACCCCAGAAATGCCGATGCTGAATTCATCGGGCATTACCTCGACGGCTCGGCAAACCCCGGATTGGGATTTTCTTGAAGCGACCAGAGGGCACTTCTAGCGGCGATTTTCGCCGTTTAGAATTCGTCCCTCTCCGGTCGGCGACCCTGGATTGGTCAACTATTCTTTCTTTTCTGAAATATTCTGGGGAAGATCTGGGGGTTTTCTTCGCGTGCGTGCGTGCGCGTGAGACTAGGGCTAAGACTTGAGACTAGGCTTGGGCTCTAGGCGCGAGCGTAGCGAGCGTCTAGGGCACCCGTTCCCGTTCCCCGGGCGAAGCCTACCGATCTCGCTGAGCGCGAAGCGCGAAGCGAAAGAACCCCCCGCCTTCGGGACGCGAAGCGTCCCTGGGGGAACACAAGACAGATTCGTAGGCTTAGGGTATATCCCAAGACTAAGCTTAAGCTTAAGACCCAAGACTCGCGTACACGCGAAGGGTAGGGGAATGGCGTAGAATACGCGCCCGCGCACGCGAAGCGTAGACAAGGCGTAAGGGGTAGGCTAAGACTTAGGCTCAGGTCTTCAGCCTAGGGTGTCCAGGCTTTGGACACCGGGGTCTCGGGTGACGCTCTAAAATGCCCTAGAATCGATTTCTGGGTGTTGCTTGCGGGATAGGTATTGCCTTGGGGTCAAAATTCAAACCTGAGCCAGATCTGTGCGTCTGATGCGAAATGGCGGGATGGGTCTGAGGCGGAAAACAGGCAGGAGTGAGATTTGAGTTTCAGGAAAGCTCAGGCTGTTTGATTTCCTGAAAATAAAACCAAATCGGTTGAAAAGCAAGAAAAAAATAATCGATCTGTTCTCTCAAACGATTGGTTGGGAGCAGAGAGTCAATTTATTCTTTTTAAAATAATATAAGACGAAGCCTTCTCCGAGAGTTAGCCGTCTTCATTCAGCACCTCATCACCACCGAAATCTCTCAGAGTTATTAAAATAAATATAAATATATTTGATACTTAAAGAACATTTGTTTGGTCTTTAAAACCTGAAGCCACCTTAAACAAACTCCAAACTCCTAAGTTATTTGGTTATTTTAGCTGAGAAAGATTTCTGGTTATTTTTGGTAAAAAGGGATCTGAAAGGTAGGCGGCAAAGTGTTCATCAACAAATACGCACGTAAGCTTGGGGTGATGGAGTATCTGGGGACGTGGAATGCCTCCACGAATCTGACTTCTTTGGGCACTTCATTGACCAGTGGCGTGGGTCAAAAAAATGGATATTTTGTCGTTTTGGTCGGGGGTTCCACGGAATTGGACGGGATCTCGGATTGGAAGCCACAGGACTGGGCCGTTTTCAACGGAACGCACTGGTTGAAGGACGACAATTCGGAGCCTGTGACCTCGGTGGCTGGCAAGACCGGGGATGTGGTTCTCACAGTGGGGGACATCGGAGGGTATGAGGCCTCGACCCAGAGCCTGATTGCGGTGGCAGAGACCTCGCTCTATGCGGCGGTAGCTGTCGAGTATAGCCGAGCTGTCTTGGCTGAGACGACTCTTCAGACCCACATTGACGCGAAAGTGACGGCCAACGCTGCCATCAGCGGGGCGACTAAAACGAAAATCACTTATGACGCTAAGGGATTGGTGACCGCAGGGGCGGATGCCAGCTTGGATGACTTAGGGGATGTGGCGATCTCAAACCCCTTGACCGATCAGTTTTTGGCTTTCAACGGCTCCAACTGGATCAATTCGAGTGGCGCTGTGGTGAACGCAGGCCCTGGGGTGACCTACTTTCTCTCCACAGTCTCAGGTGGGGTATCGGGCTACGAGACGATCTCCAAAACCCCAGACACCGCCAGTGAATCCGACGAGACGGTGACCGTCAACAACAACACCGTCTTGTTTCACGCCTATATCTCCGATGCCGCGATCAATAAAACCACGATCGATGCCGGGATCTGGGAGTTCAATTTCTTCTCTTATGTGAGCACGCTGCACGCCCACTTCGTGGTCGATGTTTATAAAAGGACTTCAGGCGGGACCGAGACTCTGCTTTTCTCGGTCGAAAGCGGGCTGGTGAACTGGACTTTCATCGATCTGCTCAATGTCACGACCGTTCAACCTCAGTTTACCTGTAATGCGACTGATAAACTCGTGGTGAAGATCTCGGGCACGACGACTAAGACCAGCGATGTCGTGCTTCACTTGCTGCATTCGGGAAATACCCATTATTCGCATTTTCATACGCCCTTGGTGGTTTCGCATAATGATATTGCGGGATTACAAGGCGGGGTTTCCAATGAATATTATCACCTGAGTTCGAGCGAGTACACTGGGGTTGGAAGCGGGGCTTTTGTCCGGTCGAGTGCCTTAGGTGATTATGTCCCTAAGACCACCACCGTCAACGGACATGCACTGTCTTCAAATGTCACTGTGACTAAATCGGATGTAGGCCTAGGGAATGTGGATAACACCTCGGACCTAGATAAACCTGTTTCAACTGCCCAGCAGCAAGCCATCGATAAAGCTGCTTATTATTTCGCTATCGTGTTGTGAGGAGCTACAATGAGAACTTTAATTCAGAATTATACTTTTAATAAGTCTGCTAAACAGATTACCTTTACTGATTACGCCTCAATTGTTTTAGAAAAGGTTCTTTTAGTAACCGATGTTACAAACAACACAACAATCTATCAAGCAAATGACCCATCTAAAGGCGGGACAATTGCAGGAAATGTTTTAACTTTAACATACGATACAACTGGCTCAAGTTTTGCTAACGGGGATAAACTTCAAGTATTTTATGAAGCCGATGCTGAAAATGTTTCTGTAACTTCTTCTGCACTTCCTACTGGAGCGGCAACGGCGGCAAAACAGCCTTCACTTGGTACGGCAGGTACGCCATCAGCAGATGTAATTACAGTGCAGGGGACCACTTCAATGACCCCTGTAAAAGTCGATGGTTCGGCGGTAACTCAGCCTGTCAGCGGTTCTGTGACCGTTTCAGGTACGGTTACGGCAAATCTAGGAACGATTGACGGTGTTGCAACAGATACGACACTTGCTGAGACTCATGGTTCTGTTTCGGGTGGTACTGCCGCTACGAAGTCTGATTTAGCTGGCGGTGTTCATAATTCTTCGGCTCCTTCTTTAACAAATGGGCAGCAGGCAAGTCTTCAGCTTGATGCTTCTGGCAGTTTGAAAACCACGCTTGAAGGTGGATTTGTAAGCACGCTAAACAGCACCACAACCCCTCTTTCGGTCAGCGGTGTGTTCACGGGATCGTGGGAAGACGTCACTAACTACGCCTCGATCACTACAATCACAAAGTCGGATGTAGCGAGTACTCTTTACGCTGAGTTCTCGCCGGATGGGACAAATGTAGACCGTACCCTCCAGCTCAATGATGGCACTTCTGGAGACATTGGGATTCACACTCTGATTCCTGTCGCTAAATATTTCCGAATGCGGCTCGTGAATGATGGCTCGTCGCAGACCTACTTACGCCTTCAAGTCCTGTTGAACAAAACAGGCCGCGTCGCGTTGCCAGTTTCGCGTTTTAACACCGCAATCGGTGAGTACACCGATGTTCTGAACGTGAGAGCCGGGGTGGTGGGCAAGTACAATACGACACCGCCTACTCTGACAGACGGACAACGCACCGATATTCAGCTCGATAAAAACGGGAGATTGGTGACGAGTTTTGTCGCTTCAGTGAAAGAATCCAGCACTTCAGCGTTGTCTGCTAATGCGACGTACACAAGTCAGACCTTTGACACTGTTAACGGTCAAAATTTCATGTCGGCTTCTGTGTTCAGTACGACAGACATGCTCATCTACTACGATGAGAGTTCAGACGGCACGAATTGGGCGACTGTTGACGAATCGTTTGTAAAATCTGGAGAGCACAACGACGCCTCTCACAAAATCTCTTCGCGCTACTGTCGCGTTCGTGTACAGAATGGAATCGTGGCTAATGCTGGTGGTATTGCAAATCTGTATATTGCAATCTCACAAGATGCGTTCGGTGTGCAGCAAGACGTTGCGTTGGTCGATCAATTTGGTGGGCGCATTACGTCAGATACGAGTTGGGGTCTGAGAGTTAGAACGCCGCAGGACACTGAAACTTTCGGTGCTGGCATCAATCATGCCCGAATCTCTCAAGTCTCTGCTAATTTTTCGCAGTCACTAACGTTCAATGATGTAACCCAGACAGTAACTTCGACGGGAACGATCGCAGCAGCGAACGGTTCGGCGACGTTAGCAACGGGGACAAGTACGTCTTCAACTGCTAAACTAAATTCAAACACCACATTATCATACACTCCTGGTCGCGAAGCTTACGCAGTTTTCACCGCCGCATTCACAACTCCGACCAACGCCAACTCGTATCAGCGCATCGGTCTTTACGACACGTCGAACGGGTTTTTTGTTGGCTACAGCGGGACGAGCTTCGGTGTGACGTGGCGGCAAAATGGTGTTGATACGTTCACCGCTCTGACGAGCGCGAACGAAGACACCCTATCAGGGCAAGTGAACTCATTCTTTACTCGCGGCGGTGTACCCGAAGCTATCGACCCAACTAAAAAGAACATCTACCGCATCCGATTTGGCTGGCTTGGAGCCGCACCAATTCGATTCGAAGTCATGTCCCCTGATGGGCGCTGGGCCAGATTCCACGTCATTCGCTATCCGAATACTGCTATAAATCCATCGCTGTATTCCATTTCTATTCCGGTCACTGCTGAAGTGAGCAAGACCACATCAAACGCAACTAATCTTCAGCTCAGTACGTCGTCGTGGGATGCTGGTGTTGTGGATGCACCAGACGTTGATTTGGACTATAACGGCACGATCTCTGCTGTGAATGGTGCGGTTACATCACAAACAAAAAGTAAGGGAACTATTTCCTTTTCACTAACAGGAACGTGGTCAGGTACGCTTGTGATTGAAGCGCACAACGGCGATTCGAGCTGGACACAGGTCACGGGCTACACATCCGCAGGTTCTCCAGTTACCTCGATCACAACCAACCAGTTCTTTTTCGTGAACTGCGCCGCTTTCACACAAGTTCGTTTAAGAGCGAGCGCACTCGCATCCGGCTCCGTTACAGTACAGACTACAGCGACACACTCGTTAGTTTCGATCTTCACACAAACGGAAGGTAACTCTGCAGCAGGGGTGACTGACACAGGCAATCCGTTAAAGGTGGGGGGTCTTGGTAAGACAACACAGCCCACAGCGGTTACTGATGGTCAGAGAACCAATATTTTGACTGATAAGTTGGGTCGAGTAATTGTAGCTCCGGGTCATGTTAGAGATTTGGTAACTCGACAGTACACGCAGCTTACTAATACGATAACTACAGCCATTGTAACTGCTGTCGCAGCGACCTTTAACGATATAACCACGTTAGTTATCACAAACGCCTCTAACCAATCGGTCAACTTGACTTTGGCAGATGGCGCTACTACTGTTGCCGTTTTCAACCTTGCCGCTAACGGTGGTTTAGTATTTAACCCAACTGTTCCTTTAAAACAATCGGCGGTTAATACGGCTTGGAACGCAACGTTGTCAGCTACGGCCACAGTGAACGTGACTGCAATTGCAGTTCAGAATATTTAATTATGGCGTACACTTTCGATACATCAGCTTTTCTAGCAGGATCGACTAGCACGTCAATCACAGTTTCGTTAACCCCGACAGCAGGGGCAACGGCGATCGTGTTGGGTATTGCTGTTGGCTCCCCGAATCCTCGACAAGGCGGTTCCCCTACTTTTGCCGGAATCCCCATGATCCTATCGACCACTCAAGCCAGTACCGGGTCTAACGGTAACAACGTGGAGATTTGGTATCTGCCACGACCACCCATCGGTGCAGCGAGCGTGGTGGTTCCGAACACCAGTGCATTAGCTGTGACCGCAGTGGCTGCCTCTTTCAAAGCTGCGGCTGGGTTAGACTCAGCAGTTGACGCGTTAGGAGGTAGCGGCGGTAACGCGGCCACCCCTACTGCCACCCTCACCACAACTGGCTCAGGGGACGCATTATTTTGTATTGGTATGTCAGACGGAAGTGCCCTATCCGCACCAACACACACAAATATCACGGCGGGAACTACATCGGTGACGCAGAACCACGCTGTTCAGTACGCGCTCCAAGCAACGGCTGGCGCGATCACAATGAGCTGGTCTGCGACAACCGGGAAATACTCCATAGCAGCCATCTCTTTAGTAGAGGCTTCGGGAAACCGGGGGATGATGACTGGAGTTGGGGCTTAGTGAATCCAGCTCCTACGCTGTTCGCTCTTTCTCAGTGGCAAGAACAGCCCCAACAGGAACTTCTTTGGCCCCCACTTTTGCAGGCATTGCCTTAACTCAGGTCGGCACTGTCCAAATCTCGGGGGGGGGGGGGGGGAATGGGGCGCAAACGGAGCTTTGGTACTTATTGAATCC